AAGCGATCGCGAATGCCTTCCAACATGCCGTGGAAGATCTCACGCAGTTGTTGGCCACCCTCATTGATGGGTCCCAGCAAGCCCAGACCAAACATCAAGTTACTCAGGTGGGGATTCTCCTCTTCGGAGATGGGTTGTTTCTTTTCCTGACTCATCGCCAAGGCAGCGATCTTCAGGCGCAGGTAAATACAAGACATACCGTCCCCTTATTTGACTTTTACCGATACGCTGCCACGGTAGAGGGTGGAGTAAGCCGCATCGATAATCAGTTGATCGTCGAGCAGGGCGAGGTTGACTTCGGAACGTGGCAGGTCAGAAATACCGACCAGGCGTTTCCAGTTACAGAAATGCACGGAGTATTCGTCCGCACCCACTTCGTAGCCAGGCACCACGACACTTTCTTCCGTGTCTGGGTTACGACCCATCACGATATCGGTGTCTACCTCCTGAGAGGCCTCAGGAACGTCGCTGAAGGTGATTCCGGTGATGTCCTGTGGGATATCACGGAAAAGCTCTTCCAAGCTCACACGCTCCACGATAAGCGCTTCCTGAGGCACCCCCACAAGGCTGTACTTGAAGGCTTCGTCGCTTAGCGGGGTTACGGTACCGAAACGAGGACTCATGTCGAGGACATTAGCCTGGCGCATGGCGCTGTAAACAATCGCCGTACGGTTGATGATGTTCAGTCTCATTTCTTGTCGTCCTTCTTACCGCTGGTGTTGATGGTGGCTGCGATGATGTCCAAGGCCCCTTTGGTCAATTGCATGAACAGCAGGTCCTGAGACTTCACAGTGACCATGTAATCGCTCGTGACACGCTTGAGCTTGTTGATGATGGCTTCCGTTTTACCAGTAGCCTTCTCGAGGTTCAGGCTTTGGGCGAAGGTCAACCCATCTTCCATGGACTTGATCATGTTCTTTTCCAACCCAACGGTTTTACCCAGCAAGGTCTCGAACTTCTCAGCGGCTTTGTTGGCCTCCTTACGGAGGTTCTCTACCGCCGACACGTTGGTGGTGAAGTTGGGGTTACCCTGCTTCTTGAGTAGCTTGGGATCATTGACAATGACCACCTTGCCGTTCTCACCCACAATCGCCTTCGACGCACCCACAAAGGATTTATCAAACCCTTTGAAGATCCCGTGGACTTTAGTGTTGTGGGACTTGATGTAGTCCTCCAACTTCGAAGTGCCATGGGAGATGATCAGCACCGACTTAACGTTGTTGCAGAAGTTCTGCATGGCATCTGCGTGGTCGGTAGCCGCGTCAAGGGCCTTGTTCAGCTGTGTCAGGAAGGTCTTCATCCAATCCAGGTTCTTGGGTACTGGCTTTGGATTAGCCCACAGTTGCGCATAGACCAAGGGGTATGGAATGTCCCCACTCTTCACACCGTGAGTCTTGAGGTCATCCTCAATGTTCTCAGACTTCTTTTCCAGCTGCTTAGCCTTACCAAAGAAGAACGACCAGATCCATTTGAAGAACTTCTTGATCCCTTCAATGAAACTGCTGATGGCCGATTTGGTCCATGACACCAAACCTTCGTTACCCGAACGGGTAATTGCTTCCTGCTGGGGACGCATGTGTTCGAACAGGAGTTTGTAATAACCCTCGTTGCCCGACACCTTGTTGTACTCATCGGAAAGATCTTCCACTTCCTCATCACTGAGGTCTACGGGAGACTCCGGGTGTTCTACTTGGTACGACTCCATGACAGTCGGACTGTTGATAAAGCGGTTAGGCAACGCTTGCGTCGACATCCTAAATTCCTCTTAAGGTGAATATTCGCTTAGACCCATAGCATCCCTAAAAATCAAATGGCGGCATAAAGGCTATCGCCCGGGTCAGCCCCGGGCGATAGCACTTCTTTTACGCTTTGGTCACGTAACCTACTGATTAGTAGGAGATGTGAGCCTGGACGCCGTCCAGAGCGGCACGCAGACCGCCAGCCAGCATCTTGGTGCCGACCTGGGTCAGCGAAGCACCGGCGGCGTAAACAGCACGCACCAGGTTGACCTGCTTGTTGACTTCGGAGGCCTTGTCGTCGTCGGCTGCTTTAACAGCGTTCAGGCTACCAACAACACGGTCACGCTCGGCAGCCGAGAACTTCTTGGCGATGTTGCTGGCGCGCAGAGCTTGAACGCCGCCGCGGACTTCGGAGATGGCGCTCAGCAGGCCGGACTTGTCCAGCTTGGCCTTGACGCTGCCCGAGGACAGTTTCTTGGCTTCCGGATCCTTGCCGAAGGTCAGCTTCAGCGAGCGAGCGGCTGCTGCTGCTTCGGTCAGGTCTTTCGGATCGGAATCCTGGTAGCTGGCGCGGACGCGCAGGCCGGCGTGAACGGCGATCACGACGTTGGTCGAACCGTTTTTCTTGGCTTGCGATTTGCCGATCTTGGTCGCGTCGGATTTGATCGACGAAACCACGGAGCCGTAAGCCGACTTGAAGGCGCCCAGGTCGATGCCGCTGACGTTCTTGCCCAGATCGATCAGCTTGGCCATGGCATCCATGGTGGCGTCGAAGGCTTTGGCGTTCTTGGCTTCGGCCAGGCCGTTCTTGGCGTAGTCGAAGTAGACGTTCCAGCCACCCAGCTTGATGTCCTTCTTGATGGTCGCGCCATCGTCGATGCGCTTCTTCAGCTGGTCAGCACGACGCTGCAGGCCGTCGGCCTGGTTGAACAGCGACACGAAGAAGTTGATGACGGTGTTGAAGATGTGCTTGATGAACTCGATGGCCTTACGACCATATTCCTTCACCTTGTCCATGAAGCTTTCGACGCCCTGGCGAACCATCAGCTCGGCAGTGGCAGCGTCGGAGACGGACTCGGCACCGATACGCTCGCCGTCGATGTCGGCACCCAGGCGGTTGGCCAGCTTCACGCCGCGGTTGTACAGCTTGGCGAAGGCAGCAGGGTTGTAGTTGCCCGAGCCCAGCAGCGATTCCAGACCTTCGACGGTTTCTTCCAGCTCTTCGACGGAATCGTCGAGCTCGGCAACTTCGTCAACCAGGTTTTCGACCGCCTGGGAGTTTTCTTCGATTTCGGCCGCCAGCTCGGCGACTTCAGCGCGTACCACTTCTTCGACAGCGTCGACCACATCGGCGTTACCGCCTTCGAGGTTCAGGTCTTCAGCGCCTACGTAGAAATCCAACATGATGTGTTCCTTTTCGTTAACGAAAGAAAGAGTGTTTAATTAAACGGTTAAGCGAAGACTCCCAGCACACCATGAATGTACCGGTCAGTGTAGCTGACCACCCGGGGGGTGAATCCGCTATAAAATGCCAGGGCATTGGGTTCCCCGGCAAGAAGCTTCTCAGCTTCGCTCATTGCGGTACCGCTCACTTTGTCCAGCTTAGCCAAGTTCGCATCCACAGCCTTGACCATTTCTGCCCAAGACTTGAGGAAACTCAGGTAACTGTCGTAAGATTGCTTTAACCGCTTGTGCATCGCGTTCACCTTGTTCAAGTTGTTCAGCACAGCGCTGACTTCGGACTTGGACAAAGTGATCGAAGCTCCTGCCCCTTCGGGCGCGTCTCCGTTCATAAGATATTTAGGAGCACCGTTCTCAGCGGTAACAAACTCCCATACCTTACCGCCTGGCAGCACGTCAGACGTATGCTTGTTGCCGCTGGAATGCGACAGGCCAAAGACTGGATACTTCAGGCCATCGAACTCCTCGGTGATCTTCAGGATCTGATCGGCAGTAGAAGCCGACTTCAACTTGCGAGCCACCAGCAACTGCTTGTCGAGGAAACTGAGCACATCTTTGCTGTGCTTGTCCAGTTGTTCCAACGCCCTGATCAAGGTATTCATGTCGCCGCTGAGTTTGTCGAAGTCACCTTCACAGGTGAGCAGTGCTACCTTGGCGGCAGCTACTGTTACTTCTTGCTCTTGCTCGCGACTGATATCCTGCAACAGTTTCCGGATCAGGGTGTCGTTATCACTGAACGCCCGGACCAGTCCATTGCCAGCAGCACTCAGGCCTTTGGAGAAGAGGGTAATTGCTTGACCCCCTACCCACTTGCTGACTTGGAACAGTCCGGACCCCAGGTTCGACATGCCGTTCTTCAGACCTTCAACCAGGTCCTCGTTACCGGCCACTTCGATTTGGATACGGTTCGGTTGCTTATTCAGCTCCTTACCGATGATCTCCATGGCCCGCAGTTCTTCGATCAGGTCCAGATGGTTCTCGAGACCTTCACGATACATTCGACGTGTCGACATACCACTCTCCAATTAAGGTGCGTTGGCCTTAATCGAATCATGGCACAGTTCGATCAGGCCATTGACGATGAGGACCAAATAGCCGTTGACCGCTGTACGAACAGACAGCAGTTCCATTTGGTTCTTACGGACAAGGCTGGAGAAAGCCATGAGGGCTTTATCCTTGAGGTCTTCGGACATCGCCGACTCATAGATGCCTTTGGAGACATCCTGGTAGTCTGCGTCGACCAGCTTGAACTTCTCAGCCGCATCGAACGCCTTGCGCCATTCCTTGAGGACTTCGCGCAGGTGCTTGATAACTGCCTTGATTTGGCCGGTGCCGAGGGACTTCACCTCGTTGTTGAATTTCGGGAAGATGATCGAGCTGTCGTTCTCGAAACCGGAATACTCCCGCTCGATATGTTTGCCCAGATAATCCATGGCATCGTCTACCGACGCCAACTTGCCACGTTGCGGGTTGTTCAGCCGAACATCCAGGAAGTAAGCACCCCCCATCAGTTCAACCGATTGCTTCGCAGTGACTGCACCGTCCGAATGACGCTTGTTCGGGTAGGTACATTCCTTGAAGCGTTCCGCCGACAGAATGCTTGGCAGGAGCTTGAAACGCTCGATGGCCAGTTCTTCATCAGCTTCCGCAAAACCACCGAAGTACGACAGGGTGGTGTTGAGGGTATTCTTGCTGGTGAAGTAGTAGCTGGTCGAAATACCGGAAATGGTACGCGACAGCTTACTGAGGTTACCGGTCCAATCCTCGTTCACCTTGTCACCGATCTTGAACAGGTTGAACAGGCGGCTACCCAACAGGATGCCTTCCTTCCCTTCAAAGCTCGGGGTGGTGTTGATGGTGTTCTCGAGGATGTCGAGCGCTTTCTCCAAAGAGTCTTGCGACTCAGTGAACATCAGGTACGCGTCTTTCGTTGCGATACCGATGCGCTGAGCCACTTCACGGGACTTCTTGTAGAATTCACCCAGGAAGCTCTCGCAGCCCACCAGACGCGTGAGGATGTAATCCCCTGGCATCAGGGTATGGCCGAGGGCTTCGTAGCCTTCTACAGCGTCCGAGCCTGCTGCTGGAGGGATCTCGATGTTGGAGCGAACCAATTTCTTGTCGAGTTCCGCCGCCAGCTCAGGGGTAACGTCGTGTGCGGACAGTGGGGTCAGGATCGACTTGACCATGAGGACGCGGTCTTTGGAGTTGTCCAGTTGATTCTGGAAACGGTCCAAGTCCGCAGCCTCTTTCGCCATGCCGACAATCACTTCCGACTTAACCGCAGAGATGGCAGCCATTTCAGCTGCCAGTCCGATGGACTTGTCGACTTCATCCATAGTAGCTTTCCCCTCCTACCAGCAAGAACAACCGCCCCACAGCCAAAGGACCAATGCCAGCCATGAGACGATACAGGTCGTAATCGTACACCGCCTCGCCCTGGCGCAAGAACACTTCGTTCCCTGCTACCCGAGCCGACGGAGAATAACTGCCGGCCTTCATCCGTGCCACCGAGTGAAGCTTGTTCTCGTGGACACTGATGGAGGTCTGCAACTGAGCATGGCCGATGCGACCATTGAGGTAGTGAAGCACGTCACGAACAACGTCCGCAATGTGACCCCGACCCCCCTCGAAGTTCACCGCCAACCAATTCTGGAAGGATTTACCGGTGAGGCGATTGACATCGCGCAACACTTCGACGGCAAGGTGGGTTTTCATCACCAAACCAAAGTCCACGTTGCAATCGGTCTTCAGGAGTTTGAGGTTCCGGAAGATACCGACCATCTCGCCTTCGTCCAAGTCGGCGGCAACGTAACCGTTACTGACGAGTCGGTAGTCAGGCATAGTCGGCCTCGATTTCCTGGATCTTGTGTTCGTGCTTGATGATGGCTTCCTGGAGCACTTCGATCTGGTGGTCGAGGTGTGGGTCCGGGGAACCGTTGCGCTTGTTGATCGCTTGCGAGATCTTCATGGCGAACATCTCGTTCTTGCGACGCATGTTTTCAATGCGCCACAGCTGGATCTTGGAGTAACCCAGAGCCACCCAGAAGTACGGGTTGATCAGGTGAACACCGAAGCCCTTTTGCAGCAGGTCAACCGAACCCTTACCGTCGGTGCCTTCCAGGACGCCGATGGAGCTTTCGCTCAGTTCGATATCCGGGATCTTGGCCAGGTTCTGGATCAGGTTACGTGCACCCTTCATCAGGTCCAGCGAGAACGAACGATACATCTGTTCGGTGCCGTTGATAAAGCGGGTGTCGACCTTGTTCAGGTAGCGCTCAGGATCCGTACCGTCGTTGCTCATGGTGAGCAGCACTTCGAGCAGCGTCTGGGAATAACGCACCCAGAAGTTCATGTACTCGATGAGGTTGAGGATGTTGGTCTGGCGCAGGGTGATCAGCTTACCGTCCCACAGCTTCTCATTGTAGCCCTTAACCAGCTTGCTGACTTCAGGCTGGAGTGCAACCAGTACCGACAAGCAGAACTGAATGTTTTCCACCAGCGAGGAGCTGCGGTAGCCCTGGGAGTCGAAGTGCTTCTTGATACCACGGCTAACGATCCAGCGGTCGGACACCCCGGACAGGTCAATGCCGTTGGCCTTGATCGAGTCGAGGTTGTTCGACAGGTCTTGAGCGGACACCTGCACCTGGAGCAGGGATTGGAGGATGTCCTGCTCTTTGAACGTTTTGACATTTTTGGTGTAGGCCAAGATGTCCATTACATGCCTCCGTTGAGCAGCTTGACGAGGTCAGCCAGGTTGTTGGACCCGTTGTCCTTCTTGGACTTGATCGCGATGTCCTTACGGGTGTAAGTCTCGACCATGTCCATGCCATGGGTGTAGAAGGTGAAGATACCGCGGTCTTCGTCGCAGACCACGATGGTGTTGGCGTTGGTCGCCGAGAAGATTTGCTCACGCGACTTGTAGTCACGGAAACGCTTGCCGATGGAGAGCTCCAGTTTGTTCTGAGTGCTCTTATCCATGATGAAGCTGTTGGCCATGGTATTCATCGAAACGGTACCAGAGCGCAGCGCAGCGAGCTTGTTGCCAGTCTCACGGCGCATGGCTTCCTTGTAGAAGCCCGACATGTCATCGTTACGGATCTTGAAGCGATCCTTGATGATGTCACGTCCACCCAGGAATTCAGGCCAGGTGAGTTCCTTGGTGTCCTTGGTCATGAACAGACGGATGAAGAAACCATCTTCCTGCTTGACCGCGGAGAAGATCCGTTCCATGTCGACCTGTTGGGTCGGGATCGGGATCTGGCGGAAGGTCAGCGGGATGTCCTGCTTGACGCCTTGCTCGGTGACGATGGTGGCTACCACAGTCTTACCCACGGCGAGTGGGGTGTACTCAGACACCGAGTTCAGCGACTTGCTGTCGACGTTGATGTATTCCTGACCCGAAGGATTCTTCGACTTCGGTTCATCGCTACCGTCTTCATTACCAGCACGGCGGTAGTTCGGCAGGTTGTCGTTGAGCGCTTCACAGCCCGACAGCGACATCATGCCACCACGGTTCGGCGAGATGGAACCGATGAGGTTTTCCATCTTGACACCGACCGCCACCGAGCTCTGCATCGACAGGTGAGTCAGGGTCGCGACGATGTCACGAAGCATGACAACACCCATCACATCCTGCATGTATTCCTGGTGCAGGAGACTGGCTTCCACACCCACCAAAGGCGCGATAATTGCACGGTTCGCGGACTTGTGGACCGAGCTGGTCGAGACCACATTGTATGAATGTCGAACTTTGCCCGCCACGTCGGCGGCGGCACCTATGTCTTTGCTATCCGGATAAATCTGCTTCGCGATATCCAGGAAGAAAGACCCCAAGTTTAATACTGCACCAATCATAGTCTTTACCTGTTAATGGGAGCCAATGTAATGGCTGATGATCCAAATGCTTTCGATGGATGGTATGTTAGTACCCCGGGTAACCAGGAACCGAACGATCCACTAAGCGCCCAAAACCTTTACGAGTGGATCGAGTACGCCTTCACTGAGAACGGTGGCCCCGGTTACCAAAGCGCACTCATCAACATGTTGAAAGGCGTCCGGATATTGGGTCCTGGGAACCAGATGGCCCCCATCCCAGACGACACCATAGGATTAGTGTTCATGAACCGGCCGTTACTGAACCTTTCCGATGAAAATGTCATCAAGCATCCCCAGCTTTTGACGTACTACAACCCACCCCGTAATACCTTGCAGCACTACATCAAGGGTCTGCTGGACCCAGTCTGGGGTCGGGGTAACAGCGGTAACAGTGATTTGCTCGACCCCCTGTATCCGTGGATTGCACCGATCACCAACTTGGTGAAGGTTTCCACCGGCTTCCCTGATATCGGGTTGAACGTCTCAACGAGTCAGCCGGGTATTCGTAAAGAAGTTTATCAGTATGTCGACGGCATCCTAAAGGTCAACTACAACTACGACATGCGGATGAGCTTCTACCCGTGTAAGCCCAATATCATTCCTACCATCTTCGACGTGTGGAACCACTACATCGAAGGTGTGAAGTTGGGTGATGAAGGCATGGAGCCTTACGCGGAAGCGTTGATCCAGAACTACCGGGACTTCGACTGCCGGGTGTACCACATCATCCTCAACAAGAACATGCGTAACATCGAGGGCATTTACTGTAATGGCTATGCGTGGCCAAACAGTTATCCATCGGGTGCGTTCTCCACCATTGACCGGACAGGCACTACCCTGCGGGGTCAAGGTCAGGACGACGTGGAAATCAACTTCCCGAGCGTGGCCTTCCGTTACAACAACCTGCAGATCGCGGACCAGTTCAACCGCACCACGTTGTTCTTCAACCCAAACATGCACCCAAGTGTACGGAACAGCTACTACCGGAAGTTAGCGTTCAGCGAATACTTCGGTGGTGGTTACCACGCCTACCCTTGGATCAACCTTAACACGATGGAAATGGAATACTGGAGTAAGCTTGATGGCACTCTCTCATGATGACATGATCAAACTGGTCAACAACCCAGGGCGGGGGGTTCAGACCATTATCAATGAACTGGAGACCGCGTGGTTCGACAAGCGGGTTCAGGTCAACAGTAAAGGCCACCCGTTCGTGTTTGCCACGGACGTGATTATCGGTTCGAGCTACGGTGTACTGAACCGTGTGCTGGATGGCATCTCCCGCAACTTCGGTGTGCACGCCCGGAGCATCAGTGAACTCAGCCCGCACATGGCGGATGATGAAAAGGTGGGGATGTTTGGTAACCCGTCGTCCATGACCTTGGAGTTTGCGATTGAAGAGGATACCCTCCTCGAGATTGCCAAAGAGGTCACGGTGCAGATGGGCAAGTCCACCTTCACCTACCAGATGATCCTCATTCCGAAAGACACCGAGATTACCTTCAACGGGTACACCTTCTGTGTCGAGAACGGTGTGGAGATCCGCTGGAGTGACAAGACCGGTTATCAGGTGGTGTACGATGAAACCACCAACAACCCGTTCAACCCCATCGCCAACAACCTCCTCACCAAGGAACGTCGTCCAGGGCGTGATAAGTGGTACGTGGTGGTAGCGGTCCCTGTACGACAGTTGTCGTGTAAGGCGATCGAGAACATTCCGTCCAACCAGTCGTCGGGTTGCCGGGACACCGTGGAGTATCAGGACAACCTGTACGCCATCCGTGCCTTCCTCACCGCCAACGGGGTTAAGCGTGAGATCAAGGTCTCCTACGACCAAGATGTCTTCGCACCACTGCAACCTACACTGGCGATCAACCTGAAGTCGGCGAACTCGTTTGATTACGAGATCCCGGATGTTTACATCGAGAACGGTTACGGCATTGGTACCCTGAGTATTTACGTGTGGACTACCAAGGGTGCTCTGGAGAAGAACTTCCAGGACGTTGACCTGAGTACTGTGGAAATCATGTACCAAGACTACCGTTACGGTGCAGGTACCCTGAACGAGTTCTCAGCGGCGCTGAAGTCGGTGGGTGGCACTGCGTGGAAAGCATCTACGGTCACCACGGGTGGTAGTAACGCACTGCCATTCGAGCAGATCAAACGTACCTTCATCCAAGGTCGTCGCCAGCGGGTACTTCCGATCACTGAAAACAACTTGGCAGGTACGGTGGAAGAACGGTCTTACAACTCCGTGAAGACCATCGACTACATGACCGGTCGTAGTTATGCGGTGACCAAAGAACTGCCGGTGCAGGACAACAAGAAGTTCTACGCCCCCATGGCAACCTTTGTGGGCAGTTACCGTGCTTCGGTAGCTGATCTAATCCGTAGCAACGTCGTGCTGGACAACGGTGACCGTGTTACCATTCCGCACAACGTGTTGTTCGACATCACCGAACCAACCACTGAACTGATCAGCGCCTACACCAAGAACCAGTACCTCGGTCTGGCAAAGGAAGACTTGGTGGATCTGGTGCAGAACAAGACCTTGGTCTACACACCGTTCTACTACGTACTGGATATCACCAACACCCAGGTGACCCTGCGCACGTACCACCTCGACCAACCAGTGATCAACTACCAAACTTTCATCCAAGAGAACACCGCTCTGGGTCTGGAAGTGGGTGTAGGGTCGATTGCGGTCGAACACGAGGAAGACGGTTACTTGATTACCCTGACCACTGCATCGGGGCAGTCGTATAAGGAACTGGCTTCGGATACCCTGGGTATCCAGTTGTCGTTCGAAGCGGTGGACACCAACAGTCTGGCCAGTGTGGCGGGTACCCTGTACGGTGAGACTCCGGACGGTGAGCGTATCTGGCAGTTCAAGTTGGCGTCGCGGTTTGACGTTGACGTGAACCATGTGTTGTACTTCACCAACTTCCACCAGTTCGGTGAGCTGCAACCCCAGACCGGTACTGAGCTCCAACAGAACGTGAAGTTGATCTTCACCTTCAAAGGCGACAAGGAGTTTACCCAGTCCCCTATCGACGCCAAGATTGATGACACCATCTTCCTGGACGACATGGTGGGAATCATCGAGACCGACTACAACATCTCGTTCGGTAAGTACATGGGTAACCTGTACAGCCGCATCCGTCCGTTGGTGGGTGAAGCACAGTACCAGCGTTACCCAAGCGATGTACCGGCGACCTATAAGGAAACCACGTACAAGCGGGACAGCAAAGGTCAGCTGGTGTGGGTCAACGGCAAGATGGTGGTGGAACACACTGCGGGTGAGGTCATGAAGAACTCGGCGGGTGATACCATCCTGGCGTTCCGTGCCAACGATGTCATGTTGGACGAGCATGGGGATCCGATTGAACTCCTCCCCCGTGACCGTCAGTACCACTGGGACTTCATCGGCTTCGATGCAACGTACTTCTTCAGCCTTGATGATTACGATCACCAGTTCGCGCAGGACACCAAGGACTTCTTCGTCAACAACATCAACAAAGACATGGATTACTTCTCGTCGATGGCGATTAACCAGACGACCCTGGTGTACCAACCGCGTAACAAGCTGGGTTACCAGAAGGTGGTGATCAACAGCAACGCCCAGACCCTGCTCAAACAGGACCTGAGCTTTGTGGTGACGTTCTACCTGACGCAGTCGGGGTACAAGAACCAGAACCTCAAGGAAACGTTGCAAGCAGCTTCGCCACGCATCATCAACGGCTGGCTGTACAACGAGACCAGCGTCGCCAACTCCGACTTGACCGCCCTCCTGAAAGACATTGCCAGCGCTGATGTGAAGGCCGTGAAGGTGGACGCACATTCGGGTAACACCATCATTGACATCATCAGTAACGCAGACTCGCTGTCGGGCTTCAGTGTTCGCAAGCTTCTGCGCCTGAGTGGTGACGGGCTGTTGTCGGTGCAGGAAGACATCGACGTCACCTTCCTCCCACACGACGTCAACATGGTTGACATGATTGGTTAACCGCCAAGCGGCTATAAACCCTACCCACTCCTTACGGGGTGGGTAGGGTTAAGCCTTTATGCCGTCAGTTGGTGTTGTCACCAATCGAGATCTCATCCAGCAGACCGTTCAGGTAACCACCGAACAGGATCGGTAGGCGCAGCATGGCTTGCGTGCGTTCGTAGTACCAAGAGGCCGAATGGATGCTCCAGTCATAGTCCATCTCGATACGCTCCTTCTGCTCTTCCAGCCAGTTGGAGTGAGCGCGTACCAGGTCATCTTTGAAATCATCGATGAACAGGTAATCGCCATCTTTCTCGCGGTGGGTCTGGAACTTCAGGTCAGCCCAGATCTTGACTTGGCTGTCGTCACCTTTCAGGTCATCCAAGATCTCCCAGAAGTTCTCCGTGGTGTACCCGCAGTAACGCAGAACGTTACGACGCAGCTCGTTGAGGAGCGCCATGCCTTCTTCGTTACCAGCCGCGCCAGCAGTGAAGTGTTTGAGCAGTGTATCCACAGCTTCATGGATATACCCGAACGAGATCTGGGCGTAGTCGGTCAACGCGGTGATTTCACCGTGGATAGCGTCTACCAGGTCACGGGTCATTGTGGTACCCGCAATTACCTGACCGTTCTCTTTCGGGAAGCCTGCTGTGAGGCGAACACGAATGCGTTTGGCCGCCGAGGTATCACCCCACAGGTCAGTCACAATTCGATTCGCTGTGGAGATATCTACACCCTTTTCGAGGGTTTCCTTAACCACCTTAGCGGTCTCGATGGCTTTACGTGCAATGCCATCCGCTTTGCTGTGGGCTTCGAGTACCCCAGCCCATTGTTCCGCATGACTCATAGCAGGGACCCCCAGCCAGTTTGCTTGGTGAAGTTGTTGATGGCCGTCTTCACACCACCAATGTCTTCCTTGATGATGAAGTTAACGTTTGCCGATGCTTTCTCCGCCAACGTCTTCGCATCAGCGTCTCGGATGAAGACGCAGTTGGTCGGAACGTTGTACGCATCAGCAGCCGGGTTATGACCCTTGGCACGCGCATCACCCACAGCCTTAACGATACCTTCAATATCGTTGACGACCATGCTGTAGAAATACGAGTGCGCACGGTGGTGCCATTCCACCAAGCTGGTGATTTGCTTCTCGACGACCATCAGTGCCTGGGAGATGTTGAAGCAGAACTGCGTGAAGTTGCGCAGTGCTACCGACGTCTCTTGGTACATGGCGAGGATCTTCGGGAACTGGAAGTAATTGGCAATCGCTTCCACCTTCTGCATGTCAGAGGCATCGATGGTACCACCCAGCGCCTTCCAATTGATCTTCGAGAGGTCGATCTCGTTGTGGTTGATCTCTTGGTAACGGGCGTTGAGGTAGTTGATCTCGTGCATGACTTGCGAGACGTTCACCGGGGTGAGTTTCAGTTCGGAAGTCTTTACAGTTTCCTGCAGTTTCTTCCGGACTTCACTGAACCCGTTGGTGAGTTCCTCGTCGGAGAACTTCACGTTGTAGAGGGCCTCGTACAGCTTACCCACCACTTGCGAGATTCCGCCCACATCCAGCGAGACCTTGACATCGTCGCAGGCCTTGGCCAAGCGGTTAAGCTCGGTGGAGCTGCTGGTGCTCGTTGGGTTGTTGGTGGCGCTCCGCACACGGGTCCGGTTGAACTCGTCCTGGATGGCCTTCTTGAAGACCTTGCTGGTGGTAGTGGCTTTATCACCGGCCTGCTTGATCTTCGCCATGGCTTGCTGGAGCAACGGAATCGATGCGCTCAAGCCTTTGATGGAAGCCTCATCGTCTGCGAACTTGGACTTCATCATCAACAGCTGGAACTTACGGTCTTGGCCTGGCTTCAACTCGCCGACGAAATGCTCGACGTTGTAGTAGTCAGTAGGGAGCCCGAGGCCACGGCACATCTCCTCGAACTCTTTCTTCATCGCGTCCAGGTTGTCATCGATCTCTTTGGTGATCCGCTTGCTCTTGCGGAAACCGAAGATGGTGGCGACAGTGTCTACCACCCAGTCGATGGCCATCTTGATGTACTTGATGATGGTCTCAATGAACTTCCTGAAACCTTCGTACACCGTGGAGAAGAAACCTTCCGCTCCCAGGCGCGCATTCCGCTCCGACGGGAACGGGTCGTAGTTGGACACCCCCTGGAGACCCAACAGCGCCGCAGTGCGCTTGGAGAGTTTACCCAGGGAGAGTTCTTCACTACCCATGACCATCACGGTGGCTTCAGCCTGACCGGTGTCACGGTAGTACTCGGTGAGGTCTACCTTCTGCTTGTTGTTACCCGGCTGGTAGCCGTCAACGTTGTCGGAGTTGCCAAGCTGAATGTAGTCGTCCAACAGATCGACGTCACTCATAGCAACCCTCGAATTCTTTCTTCAGGAAGAAGACCAGTTCGTTGAAGGACGGATCGCTGGTGAAATCGATCTCATCACCATTGGTGGTCTTGACCAGGGTGGTGAACTGTTTCGCGCACGGCAGGCTACCGGTATCACGCAACGAGCCCACCAAGACGTTCATGCGGGTCTTGGCCAACTGGATGATGTACGCAGCGTTGAGGGGCGCTACCTTGTTCCACTTGTCCAGCTGGATGTACGCTTTGTCTTGAACAGCGGCGGTGAAGTGGGACTCACCGGTACGGGTCGCCTGGGTCAGCAGGCAACGCACGAACGCTTCCTGGATGACGTGGGAGTGTGCAACAGGGCACATCACGCCAGCACTCTCCAGTGCGTCTTTCACTTTGACCATATGAACGAGATGGGACATGACAGCTCCTTAAACGAGTTTGAGTTGGGTGGGGAGGAGGTTGAGTTCGTGGTTGGCAAGGACGTTGGTGTAATGCTCAACTTCCTGCAACTTGAAATCGCTCCCCGAGAACATCCACCCGAACATACGGTGGATTACAGTCGATTCATACCATGGCTTGAGCTTCTTGGTCAGGACGATCAATTGCTCGACCTCCTTGACGATCTCTGCCTTGGCTGCGTTGTCGAGACGTTTGTCTTCACGCAGCTTGGAGATCAGCTGGCGAGCAGCGTCTTCCAGGCGACGGTGGTCGGCGTTGTACACGCCGGAGTAGCCTTTGCTGAAGTAGTCGAAGATGAAGAAGAACCCGAAGATCAGGAACCCACCTGCGGCCAGTACAGAGCCTGGTACCCCCACCGCGATCGCAGAGATCAAACTTGGCAAGGTGAACAGACCCACCAGGACAGTCAACAGGACAGCTGTGAACAGGGAGCTCAGTACCGTCACGATGCAGCCGTGGTCGACCAGGATCGAGATAGCAGCAATGATACCCTTGTCGCAACCCATGCGGATGGCGTACATGTCGGCTACCACTTCCGACGTCATCCGTTCTACACCCACCGACAGCGCACGCTTGGTGTTGCGTTGAGCTACCAGCTTGTTGAAGTAGAGGATGAGGGTTTTCGGGTCTTCGTCTTTGGCCAGTTCCTGGAGTTCGGAGATCTTGCCTTTGCCCAGGTCCAGGATCGACGCCACGTCTTGCATGACCACCACACGGTCTTCAGCACGCTTGGCTTCGGTGTAGTGACGGATAGCTGCTTTGGCCAGCAGGTTGTCCGACGCCGTAGTGAGGAGCATCATGCAGCCGGAGAACACATGCCCCAGCTCGTGTGCAATGGCCCCCGCCAAGACCCCTTGGAGTGGGACCCCGAACTTAGCGATTTTATCGCTAGGGAAAGTCTGATGGAGGTTGACGTTGATCGCCAACTTCACGGGGACTGTGCAGAAGGCCCCCGACACCTTACCGGTGCGGTAGTCGATACCTGCACGGAAGACTTTGTTGGTGTTCTGGGTAAACCAGCGGTACAGGGTGGATTGGGTGGTCTTCAACAGTTCATCCACACCAGTGTTGTTCAGCACATGGTTAGGGGAGAAGAAACCGGTGTCAACGGACAGGTTGCCGCTGTCTGTGTATTCCACCGTGATGTTGGAGAACCCAGTGTAGTCTTTGATGATCTCCAACAGACCTTTGGTAGCTTGGCGACTCAACACACCCAAACCGTTGATGTTCTCTTCGAGATAGTCGGAGAGTTTGCGGTAAAAATCGGTAGTCTGGAATTCGATGAACTCCATACCCCCCACGTTATCCCCGCGGGTTAAAAAATCCATCGAAATCATCTACTGAATTCTCCTTAAAGAAACAACTGAGACGCTATTAATATAGCGCTAGAAAGCGGGCATAAAATGCAGGGATCCCAATGGAACATACTTCACCAATCATTGCTAAAGTTTGTAAGCATGCGGCCTACAGTGTCCATAGGCATGACCGTGGTCGGGACCTGACCTGTGCGAAGATCACCAACATCCACGAAGACGGTTCTCGCAGCAATTCCTTCATTTCGATGGAGAACTACAAACAGCCTTACTGGATCGTAAAAGAACAACACCGTACCTTCAAGCAACACAAAGATTACATCGAAGAACGTCTGGTGCGCGAGTACAAAGGACCTCGGTGTAAGATTCCGTTTGAAGTCAAGAAGCAGCTGTTTGGTATGGCTGACTACAAGGCTTCGATTCATGACGTCAAGAAGTTCCCCCATGTATTCGGTCTGGACCAGACTCCACCGGTGCACTTGAAACGTGCGTACTTCCAGCGTTACGAAGAGTACCAACAGAAAGAACAGTACTCCATGGCCGCCTACGACGTAGAAGGCGACATGTTCAAACCGGGTGTGCCGATTATGATGGCTTCGGTAACACTCAAAGACAAAGCCTTCTTCGCTGCTGTACGTAGTTGGTACGGCGAGAAGGATGATGCAACTATCCTTCGTAAACTGAAGGAAGCCGAAAACGAACACTTGGCTTCACACTTAATCCGTCGGGGTTGTAAGGTTGAATACTTACTGGTTGATACCCCGGGTCAAGTAGCGGCCGCTTGCGTTGCGAAGTTCCACGAATGGGAACCGGATTGGGTTTCGTCGTGGAATGCGGTTTACGACATGCAGGCCAACGAGCGGGCATTGGAAGAAGACGGGTATAACCTCGCTGACGTGTACAGTGATCCGTCGATTCCGAAAGACTTCCGTCATTACCGTTTGGATGTGGGGCGTACTCACAAGGTTAAAGAGAACGGTGATCGGACCCCGCTGGAATGGCAAGACCGTTTCCCATCGATTCGCACCATGGCAAAATGGCAATGGGCGGATGCAGGTTCGGTGTATGCCATTAAACGGTTCCCGTTCGGTAAGCTCGAAAGCTACGCGTTACAAGCGATTGCAGACCGCGAGAAGGTACCGGGCAAGCTGTACACCAAAGAGGGCGCTGAGCACGACGTAGGCTCCCCACAGTGGCACCGTTACATGCAGAAGAACCACAAGTACATCTACTCGATGTACAACATCTGCGACAACTTCGTCATTGAGGAAATCAACGAGGCAACTCTTGACTTCACACTGTCGTTGCCAATGCTGTTGCGTTACTCGGAGTACTTCAACTTCGTATCGCAACCAAGCTTGATCTCGGACACCCTGAGCTTCATTGCACGGGACCAAGGTTATGTTTGGGGCAGCACGCCGTCGCAGCGTGATAAGTACTTCACTGACCGTCTCCCAACCTTGGGTGATTGGATTGCCCTGCTCGATACTGAGAAGAACGCACCGAAAGGGCGCCTACTGTTTAGCGGTCTGTACGACGTTATCAGTCAGGGTCGATCGTCTACCTCTGACCTTGACGTTGAGGGGGCGTATCCAACCGGAACCCTTGCACTCAACGTGGGGGCGAAGACGACGCAGATGGAGGTCTTTGCAATCCAAGGGGCAGACTCCATGAAGTTCCGCGAGATTGCTGTCAACTATGCCAGCAGTCCTCAAGCGAACGCGATTGGTCTCAGCCACGACCTGTTCCGTTTCCCACTCGTTTCTCAGATGCAATCCGTGTTCGAGAAAGCACTGGTCGAGAAGGGCAAAGAAGAACTGGTCAAGCAACTGCAAGAGAATGCACCGAAGCCAGTACAACGTTCGTACCCAGCACCGGTCATTCAGTTCAAACCGAAGTTCCAAGAACGTCCTATCGTTGCACCTGCTGTAGAAGAAGTCGAAATGAAGCAAGCTGCATAAGCAGCTATAACCCCTACCCCTTCCCTTTGCGGGGAAGGGGTAGGGGTATTCACGCCTTACAGACCAAACACACCAACCAGGTCTTTGTGCGCCGCGGTTACGCGGGTGAAGTTGGCGTGAATCAGCTTGGAGATCTGAGTCGCGCCGACCATCACAGTACGCATGGCCGCGATTTCGGACTGGAGGCTCTTCTTGTCGCTCGCGTCCTTGGCCTTTTTCATCTTGGCTTCGGTAGCGGTGATCAACGACTGGATTTTGCCTTTCTTGGCGTTGAAGGTGGACGCCAACGCTTTCAGCGCGTCGATGTTCTTCTTCGCAGCTTCACCGAAAGCAACGGCCGCTTGCGGGGTGTTGATGCTGGTAGCACCTTCCAACGACTTGAGGAAGTTGGCTTCACCCATGGAGAACTTGGCAACTTCGGAACTCATCTCAACCAGCAGGTGAGCCGCCGCATGGTCTTTGTCCGCCAGTTTGGCAGCAGCAGCACCTTGCTTGGCGTCGCCTTTGGCCGAACCGAAGGAGCCGCTGAGGAATGCTTTCTTGGCCTTGACCGCCGCCCCGACGGTGCCTTCCAGCTTCTTCTTCGCAGCGCCCGACATGGAACCCATCTTCTTCAGGGCATCCTTGATCGCCTTCTTCTTCTCGGCAGGGGTCTTGGCTGCCTTCAGCGCCTCGGCCTCTTTGCCATCAACCTGGCCAGCCAGCTTGGTAGCTTGGGCGTTGGCCTGTTCGTCGGTCTGAGTACCGGCTTCCGCCTTCTTCAGCTCTTCGTTCTTTTCGTCGATGGCTTCTTTGGCCTCGTCGCCTTCTTTCGCGGCGTCGCGGTTGAAGAAGAAGTTCCAGATCGAGGTGAAGGTTTTCTTGATGTAGTCCCACACGGCCTTGAAGCCGTTGCCGATGGCCGAGAACACACCTTCTTCGTTACCCGCACGCATGCCGTACTTGATGCCGTTGGCGTCGAGTACAGCCACCGCGTAATGCTGGGCCTGGGTCAGGTTGTTGAAGCGGGGCAGGCTTTCAGTGCCCTCGACAGCCGCGGTATGCTCCAAGGCGTCGAACATGATTTCCATGTGCGGGGCATCCGGGACAGTGTAACCATCCGGGGATACTTCGTAGTCTTCTGCGTATTCCATGATCGTTCCTTGTGACCCGACTTAAATGTCGGAGAGGTAGTTGATGTAGCTGTCGATGTTGGCCTTGGCCGCGGAGTTGAAGTCTTCGACCAGGGTGGTCACGTCCATCATCTTCTTCAGACGCGAACGACGGTTCCAGAACTTCGCGATCTGGGTGAGGATCGAGATGTACTTTTGGTAGTTCTGGATGTACACCGCCGGGTAGATCTTTTCCAGCCCCGGGATGAAGCGGAACGCCTGGTTGTCGGCGAACACCGGCAGGTTGTTGCGGATGTGCTCGAGCAGGGTGTCGGTCACGAGCTGGTACTGAGGATAGTCCAGCTGGAAGGTGTTGCCGATGGTCTCGATGAACGTGACCTGTTCCTGAACTTCCTGGTCCTTGTCACGGAACGCCGTGTGGCCGGTCAGGAACTTCATGTGGCGCTCGATACGGCTGATCATGATCGCAGTGACCACAGTACCGCCTTTGGTGGTGCTGCTGGTAAGCTCTTCGGCACCGACGACCAGTTGTTCTTCAGCTTCTTCAGCGAAGGTGGGTTCGGTAACGGTAGCAGCAACAGCTTGTGCAACGGGGGTCTTGGTAGCAGCCACAGGAGCAGCAGCTTCGGTCGACTTGGTCAGGTCTTCTACAACAGGACCTTCACCAGCAGCTTGTTCGGGAGTACTCATCGGAAGGGCCCTTTCGATTGAGATATTAGAAATAGGTGTATCCGTTAAACAGCATAAAATACCCCCGGCAGCCGAAGCCACCGGGGGTATTTTAACTAGAGCTTGACGTCCTTCAGGGTGTCTTTCAGACCCAGTGCTTTGATGATCTCGTCTTGGGCTTTCTGTATCGGGTCTTTATCCGTGGTAGGCTTCTCTGGGTTGTCCAGTTTGTAGCGAGTGCTCTCGCCTTCCACCAGACCGTCCAGTAAAGCATCTACCATGGCAACAGGCCACGTCATGTACTGTTCCAAGGTCATGACTTCTTTGATCTTGTTGAACCCGAACGTCTTCCCACTCGACTCCCACGACCACGGGTGATAGAACTTGTGTTCACCCGGGGTGTAGGCAACCGAGGCATGGGGGCTTCGCTTTTGTCCGCTGTAGCCCATGTTGATTTGATACAACATGAGCTCGTTGAATACCAGCGACTCTGGCAAAACCCCTTCTAACGATTGACCCAAGAGGCGGCTGTTGATGGTGTGATAGAGATCACTGGTCCACAACCGCCCCTTAACCATCGGCGTTAGTCGGAGAGGGCTCCTTGGAGTGCCTTCTGAGATACGACCGCCAGGTTCACAATCATCAATTGGGTGTGGATAAAAAAACTCATGATCGGATCGATCGGAGTGTAGCCCAATGGACGGTCGAGGAACTGTTCAGGGTCCTGGTGGTCAGCGCTGTTGCCACCGCACTTCGGACACACGTAGTTCGCCACACCGGTGAAGGTACGGGACATGTACGGCGTCTTGTTCAGGATGAACTTGGTCAGGTTGGCGTTCATCGAGTCATGGTCGAGGACCACGTCATAGATGCCCTTGTAGTAGTCCGCCAGGTCTTCCTCTTCCTCGCGAACATAGACGATATCTTCCTCGTCAGTGTTCGGTGGAGCCAGGTCAACAAACTTCGACACCCAGTGGATGTACTCGGTCGCACCGATGTCGGCGTACGCCAAGCTGATTTGGGTGTCGTATTCGTCCGGGCTGGTGACCTTGGAACGAATAGCACCCAGGCGCGGGTTCACCTGACTGATGAAGTAGTCGAAGCACTGGAAGGCCTGCGACAGGGTTGGGGCAGCGATTTCGAAGTACATGTTCTTCTCATCGTTCCATACCCGGTCATCTTCCAGATTGAACTTCGACGCCAGGCTCAGCGCACGGGTTTCTTCCAGCGTCAGCTTGATCAGCTTGTTCTGGAGGTTACCCAGGATGGCCAGCTCTTCGTCAGTGGTAACACCCGGGCGGTTCTGCGACAGCAGGGTCGGGTCCACCAACGAGAAGTTGTCCCAGTCGCACTGAGTGTTCAGGCAACGCAGGTTCATGTTGGTGCCACGATGGCTGGTGGCTTCGATCAGCGCCGTACAGATACGGTCGAAGTCGGTGATGGTGATGACTTCAGCCAACTGGTTATAGTCGACAATGTCAGACACCGACGAACTGTTGATGTACTGCACCAGGAAGTCCCAGATGACCTTCATGGCAGCAACACGCGCCAGCACGGCGTTGTTGTTGTTGATGGAACGCACGTAACCAGTAACGGTACGGCGGATGTCGTTGACCAGGTTGCCCAGCAGGGTACGGTTTGGACGGGTGAAGTTCAGCTGCACGAACGAGTTGCGCAGCAACAGGTCGAACTGGAGGGTTTTACCTGCAGCCTTCGCCGAAGAACGACGCATGCCTTCCGACGTCTTGAAACCGCTACGCTTACGCGAAGGGGTTTGGGCGACGATGTCGGCGGTTACGAATTCACCACCACGGTTGTGGATGTTGGTGATACCCTTCTCGGTCATGACCTTGGAGCGCACGCGCAGTTCGTCTTGCACTTCGCTCATGAAGACGTACAGTTCTTTGGCGTAGTTCGCCACGTCTTCTGCAGTCTTGCCAGGGAAGGTAGTGGTAACGTATTCGTTCCACTTGTCTTTGGCCTGGGCCATGGCGGTGTCGGTCATTTGATCGGCTTCGAACAGTTCCACCACCGCACGGTAGCCCAGCCATTCCTTGATGACCGCTTGCGCCGCCATCACATCTTTCTTGGAGTTGCCCAGGAAGATGCTGATGAAACCTTGTTCCTTCTCTTCCTCGGTCAGCTCACGAATGATCGGGCTGCGGGGAGGAAGGTAGTCCTTCAGCGGGGTGGTTTCCGCCGTTTGCTTGTCCTTGAAACCAGCACGGGTTTCAGGCTTTGCAGGAGCCTGTTCGGCAGGTTGTCCCTGTTCGGAACCCTGGTCCATTTCATGTTCGCTCATTGCTTAGCGCCCTTATTAGCAGGTAACTGGGTCGTGGATGTTTTTGGCCAGTTCGATGGCGACGTCAGCATCAACGTCATCTTCTTCTACCAACTCACCGCCCAGAGGCGCGGTCATGTCGGCGTGGACGGTCTGGCCGGTACGGTACTGGTCAGCCACACGGTTCATACGGATTTCGTGCAGGCCGTAGCTGAACTGCACCATGGTCACGTCTTCCGGGGTGTGCTCTTTCACGAACGCGTCCACCAGCGGTTTGATGCCGTTCATGGTGCCGCCGTAGATGCTCGGGATCTGCAGCTGCATCACTTCGGCCATCAGGTCGATGTAGTGCGTGAAGATCTCCATGTAGTCGTCTGGCTTCTTGCCGACTTCGATGAAGTCGTACATCGCATTGATGTCTTCGGTGATGCCGACGACAGCGCGGTCGTAACCGGCGAACTCGAGCAGCTGTTCAGTGGTCAGGGTGATCTTCTTCTCGGTGTGGAGACGATCAGCCACTTCGATCAGACCGTGGAAGTGGGCGAACACCGGGATGGTCTCGGTGATCATCTTCAGGATGCCGACGTTGGTGAACTTACGACCGGACTTCTTGCCGCCTTTGCGTTGCGTGGCCAGGTCTTGGGCTACCGCCAAGATACCTTTGGTGGCGATCTCCAGCGACAGCTGCTGATCAGCTTGTGCACGGGCCTTACGCTGTGCAGCAAACTTAGTCTGTTCCGCCTGATGTTCTTTCGACTTACGGGCAGCGTCACGGGCTTTGGCTTTAGCCTGTTTGCGCTGTACTGCTTTCTGATTCTTACCGGACATATGCTATGATTCCCTTAACAGGTAGACGGGTAAGTCCCAATGATTATCGAGACTGATGAAGTTGTATTGATGGGAGAAAACGAAGATCTTGCAGCCAGCTTGGTTGGTGGGATCTGGCTTTCTTTCCGAGAATCCATTCCTGAGCCACAAGCTAGAATATTGATCGAGGGGTTTAATTTAATCATCCTCAGCGATCCGTCACAGGGCGATATGGACGAACTCGCTGATGATGATCGTCTTGCAGGTCGAGTAGATTCTCTGCTCCCTGGGATGCTCACCCAAATTCTGGTTGATGACGCCACGACCACCCCAATGAAGAAAATGGCGGTGTTCGAGCTCATAACTAACAATATAATCGAAACCCTCACCCGGATGGGTTTCACGCTCGACGACGACATCGTTAACCACGAGTACCTCCCCGAGCTGAATAAGATCCTGTCGTTCTTCTACGACATGCAGCAATACGAAGACGTAGTCGGTATTGCGCACTTGTTGGAATCACAGGACATCCCTCAGGTAAACCGTTTCCTCTTGGCCATGTCCAAGTACCTTGGCGATAAGTTCCCGCTGGACAACTACGAGCTCATCCTGCTCGATGTGAGCGAGGTTACACTCAAGGCTATACGTGATGGCCTGGAGCTCCCAGACGACTCTGAGGGGATCCCTGAGGCGGTCATACAGCGTATCCGTGCCAACGCTGAACTTATCGAGGGCACCAAAGGTTACGAGCACGTCATCATGAACGGTGGCGTGGGCGGTTCGGTTGACAGCTACATGGAGTTCTTCAAGAGCGACCTGGCTGAAGTCTTCCAACGTAACGACCCGGTGGCGTACGCCAAAGAGCTCGCAGCGATCTACCTGATCAGCGACCTCAACACACCGGTGATCAAGAAGGCGGTGTTGGAGTTCATCTACACCGTGGTTACCGACCATGCGGCCCTCTACAGTGTGGAGGCGTTTATGAACAGACTGGTACTCGACAATGACTAAACTTGAATACCTGAAACACTTCTTTAACGAGAAGGGTTACGGGTCCAAAGCAGCCATTCAGTCTATCATCTCGATTCAGATGGAAGACGAAGATTCCTCGGGGGCTTTTAAGAAGATCCCGTGGGCGATATTCGTGGAGGGGGGTAAGTACAACGTCCTAATTGAAGGTGAACAACACACCGTCGATGGGGACGTGAAACTGCCGTTCTGCTACATGGACGACAAGTTCGACTTCCCATCTGACTTCCACGCGTGTCTAAAGGACAAAGCCATTACCTCGACCTTCGGGTTGATGCTGGCTAACGTGATCCTGTTGTGGGAACCCTTCAAGGAGAAGGTTGATTACGTCAACAAGTTCTTCAGCAAGGGTTTGATCCAGGGTACCCTTGACCGGTTGATGGTGGATGATCCAAAGGAAGGTGAAAGCGTTCCTGAAGGTAAGGCCTCGGTAAAGGATTGTTTGTTGTTCTCGAGCAACAGCCAGTTCCTGCACGGTCTGGGGACCTTCTCCATTAAACCGGGTGGTATCGACGCCATTACCGTCAGCCCTACGGTGCTTGCTTTGCGTGACAAGCTGTTTGCGCAACTCAAGGCTGAAGGCAAGATGAACGACTCGGTAGCCTTTACTGCGGCGGTGGAACAGGTGGTAGAACTGGACCGCCAAGAACAGATGAAGGGTCCGAGCAAGAACTTCTACATCGCCGACAAGTACATCAGCACAGCCCGTAAGCGTATGTTCATTGCCTTCGGTATTGAACAGAACCCTACAGGCGACGGCTGGGTGGCGTTGCCGAACTCCCTGAACGAAGGTATTGATCCTGAACAGATCGTTACCTACGTCAACACCGCAGTGGGTGGTGCGTATAGCCGTTCCATGGCTACGGGTGAGGGCGGTTCGCAGGTGAAGGAGGTACTGCGTCTGATTGGTCGTTCGCGTGTGGAAGGCGAAGACTGCAAGTCGCCGGTGGGCGAAACCATCATCTTGAATGCGAAGATCGCCAAGAACTGGATCGGTAGCTTCTACATCGGTGCCAAAGGCGAACGCATCGAGATCACCAAAGAGAACTTTGTTAGCCTGATTGGTCTGCCGCTTAACATGCGTGTACCACAGCACTGCATCGTCAAGAACGGTAACTACTGCCGTACGTGCTTGGGCCTGGGTCTGGGGGCTTATGAGAACCGGTTGAGTGCCGAGGTAGTTCGTCTCCCTACCGAAGCAATGCTGACACGTATGAAGGCTCACCACCAAGCTGGTGCGTCAACTCGTCGTCTGGACCTCAAGGTAGCTATCCGGCGATAAGGCAAAAAAAGAAAACCTCTAACCTCTACCTCCCTTTTAGGGAGGTAGAGGCCAAAGGCTCTATTACGTCAGCAAGTCCAGCATACCGTCAGTCGGGATCATGGTTTCACGACCCGGTTGAGCAGTGAAGAACACCCGATCGGGGTAATGCTTGGCTGTGAACACCATGTGTCGGGCGTATTGTGGTTGAGAAAGTGCATCCCGAATCACCGTCAAGTCCAGCAGCGAGTTTGCATACTGGATACATGCCATGGCCTCGTGGAGCTTGTTGCAGAGCACTTCGTGCTGCTCAGAGTTGAACTCATAGAGTTCCCCATCTTGCAGAACACCTTTCTCTTTGTCATGATCAGCCAAGATGTCCAAGAGATAGGTCACGGAGTTATCGAAGTAGCTGTCGGGATCGTCGCAGAGGTGAGAGGAATCGTCCATTACCCGCAAAGGTATGAGCTCTGGATTACTCACCACATTGTAGATCGCCTCCAGCATTACGAAGGCCAGGAAGTTCTCGTCGATGTCGGAATACAGCTCTTCCTTCAAATCGGGATGAAGGAGAACCATAAACGCGTCCATCATCAGCCCACCTCTACCTCAATGAGGATTCGGACACCACCCAGGCTGATGCTGTTGATCGAGAACGAACGACCACAGTACGGCTTCAGCAGGGCGATGGCGTCGGCGTAGCCCGGGGTGGTTTCCTCGAACTTCTTGAACGCCGCTTTGACTTCCTTCGCTTCCGAGTCGATGTACTTCTTGACTTCTTCAGCCGTCTGCAGCGCCGGCGGCACTTCGAGGTATTGCTGGATCATCGGCCCGACGTCGTCGAGGAAAGGTTCGTTGGTCATGATCGAACGAACACGACCCACCACCAGCTGTTGCATGATGGTGTAGTGGCGGCAATTCTCGATCCCCGGGGTGGGGATGGTGTGAGAATTGATAACTGGGGTGGTTTGCGTGGTCATTGGATAGCTCCTGCGAAGCCGATAATGATGTGTTGTGAGGTTACGGAGATGACTCGGAGTTCATCAATGATGAGCACCTCCCCGTAATAGTTGTTGATTTCGTCGCGGTTCCGATCCAGCACTAACTGGAGGAACATCGCAACCTCGTGGCCGAAACGCACCAAGTGCCCTTCTGGATCCTTGATGAATTCCCGCCGTTCTTGAGGACTGTAGAAGTTCAGATGCGCAAAGGTAGCGTCCTCGTCTTCCTCTGCGTCGTACGCCTTCTCACGAAGGAGGTAGTAATAGTAACCGTCGTCGATCGGAGTGTCCGTATCACCGAAGTCCAACAGGAAATCGGTCAGGGCATCAAGTGTAACTTCCTTGACCATCTCCGTGGCATTGATTAGCCCCGGACACTTCAGGATCAACGTCTTGTGGGCGTGTTCTTTATCTCGTGCCATGGTCGATCTCGTCAAAAGCCTTTCGCCGACTATGCGGCCAGCGAAAGGTTAGCGTCAATGTTCTTCCACGAGTTCTGCTTAGGCGCGAATGCAATCTTGCGCTTCTTCTGGCAGTCGACGTGTTTATCAATATCAACACAAACAGGGAAACCAAACCGAGGCTTGATTCGGCCACCGAACTTCCCGCGTAGATCCCGCAAGCGTCCGATCATCTGTTTGTTCCTTTGAATGGAGAACACAGTGTGGAAACAAATGGTTGTGACCAGTCCCGGAATGTCCTTACCAGTCCCGCAACTCCCCGGAGTAGTGATGACAATTTCGTGTTGCAGGTACTTCTGGGGTTCCTTCTTATCCAGTGTACCGAGGAACGTGTCAAAGTCCCACCCGGGGTAACGTAACAGGAACTTCTCCTTCATCACCTGGCACATCTTGATCAGGGAGAAGAAGAACAGACACTTCGTACCATCCTCACGTATGTCGAGGTAGAGATCTTTGAACATCTTGTCCGCGATCTCAAAGTAGAAGTCAGTCAATACCGGGGAATTCAGGATCGACTGTTCCACCGCCATGTCGTTGTAACTGCCAAACTGCTGCGTCTTGATGCGGAACTTCCGCAGGTCAATCTGGTACAGGTACGCAAAGATGTCGATGTAGTTTTCCGGGTCCGGTTCTTTCAGGCGCATGTGCACAGGCAACATGGTCTGATACATCCGGTTCATGAACGGGTCGTCGGCCGTTAACGTTGCAGACAACAGGAGGAACTTCTCCAAGTTGCCGTACATCATTGACAGCGAGACTTCGTGGAACGACTCATGGCCCTCGTCAAGGATTCGGTACCCAGGCTTGATTTGCTTGAATATCGTGTCGAGGCACGGCGCATCCGGATCCGTACGGTTATCCCGTAGGTAACGCGCAATCCGTGTGGTTGGCAAGATGATGATCTTCGGACTGATTCGTCCAGACTCGATCGCTTCCCCAAGCAAGGGGAGTGACTGTTCCCAGACGACCACGTCACCGGGTTCAGTGTCAATCATCTTGTCAAGGTCGTTAATCCACGTCGTGATATACCGCGGCTGGATCGTAATGATCGTCCGCATACCCAACATCACCATCGTGAACAACGACATGTAGGTGTTGTGGGTTACCACGTAGTCCTGGATAACGTACAGCCGACTCTCGTGAGCCACCGAGATACACAACGTCTTCGCTGGCACGCACTGCTCGATCTTGGCTACCATCAGCTTCAGATCGGGGAACTTCATCCCTACCAGCTCATTGACCTTCTCGTCGAGCGTAAACAATGACGCCGGATCTTTGTAGCGGATCGTGACGTAGTGGTTGTGTTTCTTGCCTTTGTAGCGTGCAATACCGCCGAGACTCCATACGAGTTGCTGCACAGTTCGTGCGGTTTTTTCGTAGGGGGTAAACAACACAATCGACCCATCTCGCTTCGGCTGAGCATTTCGATCAAGAAGCCCTTGGAGGAGAGCAAGCCGTTGAGCAGTAGAACCTTCAAGATACTTCTCCGTGAGGATACGATCCGTGTAACCGATCATGTACGGATCAATGATGTCCATGCGATCGGCGTTCTGTTCACTCGTGACCAACGGGAGATAGAAGTCTTGCTTGTCCATCTCGTCGAAGATCTGCTGGGAATTGAGGATCTCTCCTTTACCCCGCACATCACGGTAAACTTCCCACAGGTGCTCAGGGCAAGTCACCGCCGTTCTGCCGTCTTCAAACGTTACCTTAAGGGTAGGAGTCACCCCTTGAGGATAAACGCCTGTAACGGCTGTGTAGGAGCCATCAATGGTGAGGACCTGATCCCCTACCTCGATGTCCTTCATTTCTTTCCAGCCACCCGGTACTCTGACCGGTGTGGTTTCCAGCAGGGCCTTACCTTGACCCGTTGCTGCGTTGTTGACCTTGATCGGGCGTGGGTCCAACTGGTAGTTGATCCACTCCTTCTGGTCTTCTCGTGGGGTTTTATATTCCTCTTTGAGTTTGAACGTGACCCGCTCACCGCGGATCACTGGTTCGTCCTCAAGCTTGACGCGTGCTTCTTTGTACCCACAATGGACCGCAAAGGCGATCAGTTCATTGATTAAACTGGCCGGGATCCGGTACTCCGTCTTGTCGTGGTTAGACCGCGCAAAGACGTGAGTGACTTTCCAGACTTGTTTGTTGCTGCCCGGAACAGGAACTTTGCCAAACTTGTACAGGTGTCGTTTGCAGAACGGGATAATCACCCGGTCCTTGAACTCTCCGTAATAGCCGAAGATGCGCAGGTAGTTATGCGCACGACTTATGGTTGCCACATGCCGCATAGACCAGCCTCTACTGTTAGGGGAATGGAGCCCCCTAACAGGAGGCTCCACGTTTAACTTACACCGTGCTGGAAGAAACACTCCAACGGAGAAGCTTGTCGATCTTTCACCAAGAACGTCTTCACATTGTTCAGTACGTTCTGTTGCTTTTCGAAGATCATCAAACCGCCACCGCCGCGATGCTCAATGCAGCTGATGAAACTGGAGAAGTATTTCTCCCCAGGGCCATTCGCCAGAGCAAAGGACAGGTTGTTTGGATCCCGCGTCAAGGCACAGGCCAGGATGGTTTCAATGTGGATCGCGTTGATGCCTTTGGTCTCAGCGTTGATCAGGGTCCAGAACTCACCCATCACTTCACCGAACACCTTAGGCGTGACCACTTGCTTCCTCCAAGCGTTGTTACGCTTGTTGAAGGTGAGGAAGTTCTCCACCCGGGACCGGTGCGCATCCAAGTCCTCACGGGTATACGGGAGTACAAACATCGGCTCGAGGTGGTTCCACTTCGAGAGGTCAACCGAGATGAAACGACGGTCGTCCACGTTCCAGCCGTTCTCCAAGATATACCGGAGGAAGCCCATAGAAAAGCGAGCGTGGCGAGAAGATACTGACGTAATGGCAGGGTGCTGTTGGGTAGTGGTACCACCCATCATCACATCTTCCACGTCATATTTGAACGTCACTTCCGTGAAGTACGGTAGCTTGTCCAACGACACTTCGTCCAACACGTCCAAGCTACGCAGGTCAGCCAGATCTTTGGTGATCACCGACCGCATAACCAGACGGGTTCCTTCCTTCACGAGCTCCGGGGACATGAAGATTTCATCACCATTACTGGTAATGATATCCCGATCACGCTGGTGCGGTACAAACTTCTTCGCACTGGCGTTACGGATGAAGTGCTTGGTGGACAGCATCTTCTGACCCAGCGGGTTACAAATGGTCGTACCCGAGTACATACCCACGTTTGCGTCACGACGCATCAGGGTGTTGTACGGGATATGCGCCTTCATGGCCCCGTAACATTTCCCACAAGGCTGACCCGACTTACCATTACGACAGAACGAGATACTGCGAATCTCGACTGTATCACCGGCTTTGATCTTCTTAACCGTTTTGTGGTCAATCAGTTCAGTGGTACCATCTTCCACCAGCCGGTACTTGCCCATCAGCGCGGACGCCATCTCCGTCGACGTCACACGGATAGGCACCAGGTCGTTGCTACCACAGTCAGTCATGTGATCAATGGAGTGGATCACTGCACCGAAGATGTGAATCTTCCGGTGGAACCATTCCGAGTCCTTCAGACCTTTACCGTTGGAAATCAACGACTTACCCGAACCACGGGAGTCACCCAGCACGTCAGCCAGGTTAACAATACCTTCCGCGTAGTTGGACATCACTGCGTTAGGCAGGATGGTGTTGTTGAGATCGAACACCGAACCACGGATAACCGCTTTCTGGTACGCTTGGTTGATACTCACACCACCCGTACGTGCCATCAGCGCCATGGTGTTGGTATTCAGAGAAGGAGCTTCCTTGAGGTAAGCCCCGAAGAGTTCCTCCCCTTCGTCGATGGTGACCTCTTTCTCGTTCACCTGTCGCCGGATCTCAACGATCCCCGGATCCTCCCGGAGTTCCGCTACCGACTCTGCCGTGGCCGAGATGACTGAAGTCTCCGACATCACCACGATCAGGTTGTTGAGCTTGGTCTGCCAGTTGTACACCATGACCTTGATGTAATCGTTCTCCACCGGGTCATGGATGTGCGGCATTACCTCGCCCAAGATATAGTTGACCGGGATCGCCAACGTCTTGTCGTTATACACGACATCCTTACCGGTTCCGTCTTTGTTAGACGGGATCAGCTCCTTAACGGAATACGGCACTTCGTTGTACCGTGGATGCCGGTGGATGTGTAGCCCTTGCCACGTCAGCATGAGCGCAAACGTGTCCGTCCGTCTGGTTTCGCCGAAGTCGTCCGTGACATCGGCAGCCATACGGAAACCACGCCAGCGCAACATCTGGGCTTCAGACAGGTTTGCGAATTCTCGCAAGTTGATTTGCATCACGCCCATTACACTGGCTCCTTCAGATTGCATTTATAACCATCCGCTTGATAGTCCATCGACCAAGCCGGGTTGATACCTGGAGCAAGTTGAGCCGGTTCGTCCAGTCGCTCACGTTTAATCAACGCGTCTTCTGGTTCCGGTACAACAGGTGCCTTAGGTGGTTCGAACTTGACTGGTTCCTGTTCTGGCATGCGGAAGCCCAGGTCCTGTATCCCGTAATCACCCGGAACACCTTCAGTCCGGTCAGACGGTCGTTCATGCCGCAACGTGAAGCCGGAGTCCGACAACATACTCGCCGACATCTGCACCGCACGGTTGTACCCGTACTCGTTCTCCTTAACGATCTGGTTGATGTTAAACGGATCATCAGCCCGGATAATACGTTGTGGCATCAGCACACGGAGGACTGGCGAATACGCCATGGCCAATTGCTTAACCACTTCCTTCGCACCCACCTGGCTCACACGGAGACGACCTTCGGTCTCACCCATGTTGCGGTTCCAGGAATCCCGGATAAAGCTGTTGTACTTGTTGGTCTCGTTCAGTTTGGCTGGCATGCCGAACGGGTTAGCGACCGGCAAGGACTGAGCACTCATGTCCGTACCGAACTTGTCCAACAGCATGAAGTGCTGGTTGGTGATCAACACAGGGTTAACCGACCGCACTTGTTCACCGAGGGAGCTGGTGAAGGTAATGCACTCCGGCTTGTACGCATAGACCTTACGCAAGGCATTGATAATCGCCACACCGTACAGCTTGGTGTCCGACCGTACCTGCACACTGATCTGGTTCTTGGCGGTGTAATCCACCAACTCCCGAATGTCCTCGGGATTCACCAGGGTCTGTTTAACCAACTCCGCGTATTCCGGGAAGCCAGTCTCGAAGAACTTCATCAGCTTGGCGTATGCCGTGTCATAATCGCCCTGCTTGTGAGCGGCGATCACTTCCTTGTGGACGTTAACGTTGATGAAGTTGATCGACTGTTCCATCAGCATGGAGTAAATCTGTCGACGGAAGGCTGGTGTGTTGTTCACCATGATGTCGGCAACCGTACCGTCATCATACCGCGGTGCTTCGTGTTGCGGAATAACCCGCACGATTACACCTTTGTCACCGTTCATACCCGACATCTTGAACTTGGTACGACCCGGGACAATCTCACGCATGGTGATCGTGATGTTCCAGTCTTTCAACTTGTTCCGCTTGATGCTGCGGCTCAAGGTGTTGTGCTTGCCGGTGTACAGGTCTTTGGTGTAGTTGCCGTACGCGAAGTTAACGAAGTTCGTCAATGCTTCGGTCATGGCGATGTCTTGCCCACGGTTGGCAGCAATACGACCTTTGTACCAGCGCAGCACATTGTTCCACATCTCGTTCTGTTTCTTCTCGTACCGGTCCAGTACAGCGTTGTGGGCCTGGTCGATGTATTCCGTCGAACGGTTGTTGGAACGGTTCTTCATACGGTCGCTGAGCACTTCCACGCTCATGACCTGCGAGTTAACCGGTGCCTTGAACAAGATGTCGTGGTCGTGGTCCGGTACTTGCAGCGCCTTCTTGGTCAGGGCTACCAAGGCATGCTCGGTAATCCGACGGCGGAAGCCCATGACGATACCGTCTGGGCGTACCATCTCGCCCGGCTCTGGGAATGGACGAGTACCGTTACCGTACAGCATCAACGGAATCAGGTCATCTTCGTTCCAGCCGTGTTTGCGTTCGTGCTTGAACATGCAGCGCAGTTTCTCGTGTGCGCACACGTCGGTAATCCAAATACCGTCCTCTTCCGTCCCGTGGAAGGATGCCGGAGCGACTTTAAGGTCCATCCCGAACATCCACTCACCCGATTTACTGATGCGTGGACTCTGAGCAAAGATGTAACCTTTCGGGAACGTCGCACCTTTCTCCAGCTTACGCCAGACTTCCTTGTTGTACACGTACTCGAAGCCGACGTACGTATTCTGGGTGTTGTACCGCGGTAGCTCCAGAATGTCGTACATGTTCTTTTCGTCATTCTTAAAGATGACGAACACCGGATTCCATTTGTCAGTACGTTCGTCGTTGTTTGCTACGAGCGTCTCGACGTAGAACAGTTCCTCCACGATCATGTTGGAGGGTGCATCGATGCGGCGAGCGGTTTCAGCGTATTGATACTCAAAACCTGTAGTCAGCTTACGCTCACTCGCACCGGATGTCACCACAGCTTTAGGGATCATGTTACCGACCATGTAAATACGAGTCGGCGACGATACCCAAGGGAATGCCACTAGGTTAGCACACACCCCGACGATGGCAGGATGCAGCTGGTTCTCTTGAACCGGGAACTTCAGATCAAACTGAAATTCGTCAGACTTCTTGCCCACGGTGTTTTACTCCCTTACCAGGATCTGATATCAGATCTCAAATTCTAAGTTTCACACTGATGATATAGGTTTAAAAACAGTTAACCCAGTTCCCACTACTCACCAGAGGTCGCCATGCCTATTTCTGATGCTTATAGCACCGAAAAGGACGTTTTCTATACCGACCGATATAAAACGTTGGTCAGGTCCCAAAAAGAAACATTGCTAAAAACAGCTCAACAGATCCCCATCTTGGACCGTGCACAGCTACACGCGTACCGTACGGATGTGTACCGTGTGCTGCGGAGTCTGAAAGTCCCTCCCCACTTGTACTGGACGACGGCCTTTATCAATGGGCTGGAGAACCCAGACGCAGACGTTAGCGGGCTGAAGTTTATCTACAGCGTGCAGGAAAACGTCTTGGAGAAAATGATCTCGCGTAGCAATACGCAGCGTGGCTAAATAAAAAATTGAAGGTTAGGAATAGCAGGTGGGGGAGACCCCACCTGCTTATCCGTTATGGCTGCTTAGAAAGTAGCCGCGTTGGCATCGCTACCGCCGTACTGTACTGCGTTACCGCCACCGGAAGTGACCGGCGCCGACATTTGGTACATCCCCATCATGTTCGGTTGCATGCCCATCATCGGCATCATACCTGGCATACCCATCATGCCCGGCATGCCCATCATGTTGGGTTGCACCCCCATCATGTTCGGCATCATGTTCGGGAGCATCTGCTGTTGCTGCATGCCCTGGATTTCGGAGCGCTGCAGTTTGTTACCCTGACGGGTGCACAGGTAGATGACCGGAACGCCGTGCATGGTGACCGCATGGTGGATCACACGGTTACCGGCCATGTCGATTTCGGACCGCACATAACGGTCGCCCATTTCCATAACCGGTGGCGTGGTGTCGAAGCCCATGTTGGACTGCTGAACCGGAATCAGCTGTTGCTGTTGCTGCTGCATCTGGTTCGGCTGCTGGAGGATCGTCACATTCTGCTGCGGTTGCTGCTGGGTGTTCGACGACGACACCGACATGAGACCCGACAGGTCAGACTGGCTGCCCGACGTGTTGGTGTTCTCGTCGTAGGTGTTGTGGCTGTTGTAGTCCAGCACTGGTACCTGACGGTAGATATCCGGCAGCTCTTCCATGTGCTCTGCCCAATCAACGTCGATCGGGTAGACGCCGGCCTTGTCGAAGTCGGCACGGAAGATGTTCTGGATGCGGTTCAGTTGCTCCGCGATGTCGGTGTAGCAACCCAGGTACGACACCAGGCGAGCAGCCACCGGATGAACCGATTCGAACTCGTAATCGTTCGGGTTGAGCACCGCCGGAATGATCGACTGGAACAGGTGAGCCGCCACCTTCAATGCCGCACGCGACACGCTGAAGTTGTTGATCTCGACCAGCTGGTTGTCGGACTGACCTTCGGAACGCACCAGGCGCTTGATGACCTCGTCGTAGAACGGGAAGGTAGGACGAGTCTTGTAGTAGACCTTCTCACCCGACCGCTGGCTACGGCCACCGCCCTTGGTCACCTTGAGGTGCATGAAGCGGTTGTCCAGGCCGTTGTCGTCGATCTCGACCTTCATCTGCTTGAACAGTTCGCTCAGTTCGTCACGCACAGAACGCTTGATCTTCTTGAGCGGTTCCAGCAGGTCCAGGGTTTCCTGCTTCCAGGCTTTCTTCTCGGGACCACCGGCCACGCCGATCAACACGATCGGGTACTTGCGGAACACGTCGAGGATCTTCATGCTGGTCATCTTGCGGATGATCTTGAAGACCTCGGTTTCCTTCGAGGTGATGTTCTCGCAGGCCGGGTGGAAGAAGACCTTGGCAACACAGTTACCTTCCAGGACTTCCGACGTCGGCAGGTACATGTCCTGCTCGTCGATGCGAATGTCGATCTCGGCGTTGCTACCGGAGACCGTGAAGACGATGCGGCCGTCGTCCTTGACCAAGGCTCCCCACGAAAGGAGCATGGCTTTATACAGCTTGTTGAGTTCGTTCATGGGGAAACCTTATGCAAAGTGATCGCGAATGTTGGTCATCAGGTTCTTGGCCTCGGCGAGACCGTTGTCCGATGCGGTGATGTTGGTGCTGGTACGGTTGATACAGTACGTAGCATTGACGAAGCGCTGCCCGTTGTTCTGGTCGCCGTTGAAGAAGATCTCCACCGACGTCTCACCAAACACCGAGCACGTCACCATCACGTTCATGATGTGGCTGCTGTGGACATAGCCGGTGGAGTACTTGGCGAAGAAGTGGGCTTTCAGCAACTGCTTGAACTGCTCTACACGGTTGATGGCGTAGTCGTCGTTGCTCAGTACCGAACCGAACTCACCGTTGATGATCTCCACACCGTCGTCCGAACCTTGCAGACCGTGGAAGTCGTGTGGGTTGTTGGTAGCCGAGAACACCAGGTGAGTCAGACCCACTTGGATCAGCAGGTGTACGGTGAGGAAGGCCAGTTCGCACGCGATGATCTCGTGGTTGGTAATCCGACCATAGTCCATAGAGTCCATCAGGTTGTTGACTTGCGTGAACGTAGTAGGGTTCAGCAGGTCGAGGTTCAGCACTTGCGGCAGGTTGGTAAAGACCGACGCAATCTCTTGCACCGACCAACCTTGGAAGCCGTTCATCATGTTGCTGGTGCCGAGGTTGAACATCATGGCCTGGAAGAATTCGTTGTCAGTCAACGAAGCTTCCTGAATGCCAACACCACCCATGCTTTCCGAGAAGGCATTCTCCATACCGATCTTCTGCGCGGTAATGCCGGTGTTGGTGGCCAGCTTAAGCAGTTCCTTCGCATGGTGCGTAGGATTGAGGTTCTGCGTCTTGGACGAGACAACCGTCTTCGCCAAGTTGGTACCCAGGGTGCCGTCGTACTGAGCACCGATGCCGTCTTCTTCACAGGCCATGAAGCCGAGTGCTTCGTTGGCCACGTCCATCGGGCGAATAGCCTTGAGCTTCTTCTGGCCGAATGGGTCACCCAGCAGGAACTGTTGCGACGACGTGATGCTGGTGCTGGCCAGTGGGAACCCGTGGTTGTCTTGTACGTTTTTGGTTTCCGACGACCATGCCCGCACTGGTACGAACAGGGTTTCTGGTGGAATACCTTCCATCGAGGCACCTGAGCCACCGGTCAGGTAACCGAGCACCACCAGTTCCACGGAGCTCAGCGAGTTGCGGGTAACCTGGAAGCGGAGCATACCGATACCGCGACGGATGTTGAAACCGTCTTCGATATTGACCATACCGCCAGGCTGTGCGCTCAGGCCACCGGACTGTTCAGCGACGGCTTGCAGCGTGGTACCCTTGATACCTCCCTGGAACTGTTCCATCTTCAGCGTGTCCATCATCATGCTGTTTGGATTCATGACGTTATGACGATGGTAGTGGTCGTGGTTCGCGTTGCCCATACCGAACAGTGCTTGAGTCAGGATTACTTCTTTTTCCATTTTGCTGCGCCTCTACTTAATTCAGATTAACCGTTTACGTGACGAACCAACGACATGAATTCTTTCTTGATTTCCACATCAATGTCGATTGAGAACATCGAACCTTCTTTGACCCGGCCGTAGATTTCCTCGTTGTCCAACACCCCGTATTCCAAGTTGGACATCCACTGGCCGTTGCCAAACAACTCCAGGAACTGTTCTGCCGAGACCAACGCTTCATTGAAAGAGCGCCCGTCATTGTTCCTGGATTGGACTTCACAGATCGAAGCTAAGTAATCCTTCTCTTCGGTGTTCAGTTTCAGTCCATCTCCCAGCGCTCGCTGTCCGTTCGGGTCGTGGATTGCCCCCAGCAAGGATGGAAGGTATTTGTAGCCCATCTCGCTCAACCACACCTGCGCAATGGCAATCGCTGCCATGAGCTGAGGGTAGTAGGCCGCATCATAAATGAACGGCGAAGCGACGATGGTTTCTTCGGTCAGTTGACCTGCGTACGTCAGTTGCAGGATCTTCCGAATGTGGTCGGTCAACTCGAAGTCCCAGTTAGGTGGGAGATTGTCGTAGACCTTCTCGATCAGCTTGTGACGTTTGATCCCCAGTGCCAAGGCCTGGTAGTAGAAACGGTCACCGCCACGGGGTGCATCATTCTCGTCGAACAGACCGAAACTGAAGAACTCCGCTTGTACCGTTTCGTTGGAGGACTTCACCTCTTCGCTGATCTGGTACTTGTCGAGGATCGAGCGTTTGTCGTCATCGTCATCCGACGGACGATCTTTGTCGCGGAAGGTAGAACTGCCCGCTTCGTGCAACTTGACAGCTGCGTTGATCGCGGTGGCGATGTTCTTGCCTTCTTCCGTTTCTGGAATAACTGCACAGCACAGACGGCCGAACACGGCGTTGTACAGAACCCGATCGACGAAGTTCTCTACGCTGGTCACGCTGTCAACTTGCGAAGGAATGCCCCGCTTGTTGAACGCGAACTTCACGTAGGTCGACAGTTTCAACCAGCCCTGCATGGCTGACAGCACCGGGTTGTCTTTGATCAGGCGACCGCACACCAGTTCTGCACTCGGAATACCCATGTGCGGTTCGAACCGTGCAATCAACCCGAAGACGATCGGGTAGATGGTCCGTACCGAGAACGCGTACTTCACCATGCCGATGTAATCTTGGTCCATGATGGTCGTTTGTTCTGGATAGTCGCCTTTACTCGCGGCTTTGCTCAGGTCCTTAGGGATCCTGAGGTATTTGTCCGAGTATTGAATGAAGTCACAGTATTTATACACGTTGATGAAATCAATGATCTCATCGCAGATGGGTTTCAGCCGCTCCAGTTCGGCGTCGTATTCCACGACCTTGCCGCTGTCCACGATCTTGTGCGCTTTCTCGTAGAGGGCAAACAGCTTTTCTTGCTGCTCGTGGTTCATGGTGCTCTGGACGTAATCGTTCTGGCAATCGAAGAGATTACTCTCTGGTTCGTTGCGGTCCTTGATCACCTTCTCGAGCTTGATGGTGGCTTTACCGTTGAACTTAAGCACATGGCTGTTCATGGTAATAACAATAGCTTCCAAGGATTTCTTGGAGCTACGACGTGTGTCAATTGAGAACATGAAAAGAACACTCCAATTGCGTATGCTCAACCAAATAATGTAGGTTTCAAATATTGTTACCTGAGCATGAATCGGCTATCGGCCATAGATAAAGTAGGGTAAGGGGCAGTGCCCCTTACCCTATTCAGGAGACGAGGATCAGAAGTCGTCGTCGAAGCCGCCGCTGTCGCCGGAGTCGAAGTCGTTGGACTGGCCACCGCCACCGCCACCGTTGTTACGGTTGTTGTAGCCACCGCCGCCACCGCCTTGTGGTTCACGCGGTTTCGGTGCTTCCCAGCCGTTCTCTTCCATCTGGTTCAGGATACGCTCGTGGAACTTGATGTACGCACGTACCGAGAAGCGGGACAGGATCGAGTGGTCTTCGACTGCGTTGCCGTCGGCGCCGCGGGTCATGATCACCATGTCGCGCGGACCGCTGAACACGAATACAGCTTTGTAGTCACCCTTGGTCCAGCCGAGGGTAATGAAACCGTTGGCTTCACGACGGATGGTCAGCTTGACTTGGACGATCGGGCTGTCCGACATTTTGCCGCCGCCTGGCTGATAAACGAACTGCTTCTTGCGGGGAACCACTTGACGCTCTACGAACTCCTTCGAGTTGGCTGCTTCCAGCAATGCCTCGAACAGCACGCCACGGTCGTGCCAGTCCATGTCGACTTCTTTGTGGGTGTTCTTGCCACCTTCCTTGAACACGCCATCGTTGACCTTGAGGACAATGGCGCCGTTGTTCTTCTGCTCCCACATCAGCTGGGCCGGGTACTTGCCGCCTGCGAGAGGTTCAGCAGTAGCCGGCAGGGGCTGACGGTAGTCGTTCAGGATGTGTTTCTTGCGGGGGGTGATCGGAGCGCGATTGCCGTTCATTCGAGACATTCCTTGAAAAGTTTTATTCTGCCAATAGTAATAGGCACGTGAGTAAGAATACAGTTGGCTTATTTAGCCACATAATCCGGCATCGGCTTCTCGTCGAAGTGCGCCTCGATGGCAGCCTCCAACCAGTCGCGGTGACCTTGCTCGCCATGGGCGAGCTTAGCAAACAGCTCGGGGATCAATTCAACGAGTCTGATAACTTTATCAAAATCCTTGTAGTGGTACGTCGTGGATTCCATATCAGCTGCAAGTTCTCGCATACGCTGATTAAAAGGCTTAAGTTCAGACATGGTGGTTTCCTTACATCATCATGAGGAGCCCAGATCGATCCACACCCAAAGGTAAATTGTTAATCGAACCCCTTACTCTACCGACCGTAGAGGCTGACGTCCAGTGGTTCTCTTCAGCGATCTTCTTCACCAAACTCTTGATCTTCTCAGAGGACGACCGGAAGTTGGTGGACTTATCACCAAAGATCTGAAGGGTTAAACGGTTGAAGGGGATGTAATACAGCTCGTCCCCTCCGGTCAATTTGGTGTACCATTGGGTAAAGGGTTTGAGCACACCGGTGTACGACTCCAGCAAATGAAGCCGGGTGTAACCGGGGCACTCGGCCAGGTCAACCACATGGTTGGTCATGACCACACCTTTACCTTTAAAGTCGGGCATACCCACATTGGTCTTTTCAATCAGCTTGTCGTATTTGACAACCAGATTGTCAGCAACCTTGTCAGCCACAGCCTTCCATGCCTTTTGTTTGGCAGTCCTGGCTTCCCATAAAGTAGCGTGTGGGTATTTACCCTTGAGGCCTTTGTAGGTGGGGTAATACACCACCAGCTTCAACGGTTTGCCCCGGCGGGCTTCTTCAATCCACTTCGCCAAGGCAATCATGTCGGCTTCTACATCTTTCGTGAGTTGGTCTGCATCACCCTTCTCACGGTCTTCTGATTGGTAGGCGTCGCGTGCGTTACGGATCAATGTCCGCAGGTTAAACAACACAACGTCTGCACTACGCACCCCCTGACCTCCACCGCCCTCGAGGGCCAGGGAGGTACCGGGGGACATTCCCAAGGTACCTACGGTGCGCATAAGAATTCCTCCAACACAGCGTATGCTTCTTCCATTGGAATACCGAGTGCTTTAAACTCTTCTTCCACTTCGGGGGTTAAAGAAGCCGCAAGGTTCTCACGGTTCAAGGTAACCCCTTCATATTCTTGTTGCTCGTAGATCTCGTCTTCGAGCAGGTGATCTTTGTTGGCTTCGTTATCAGTCATGAAGCCAATCATGGGGAACTCCTTCGAGAGGACGTCCACCACAGGGTTTACAACTGTCGAAGTACCACCGCGTATTTTCAGCTGGCTGAACGGTGGCATCTTCTTGCTTCTAATGAACTCCACGATCTTCGTCGCGAGAGCTCCTGGCTCGACGTCTGGCGTCGTTTCCATGGTGAGGTAGGGTAAGGCATTCTTGTTCTCGTAAAACTCCACCTCGCACTTCTCAGAGGCCTTATCGAGCGTTACTACCAACCCACCCTTCGGATGTTCTTCACCGTGGGCTACACGGTCAAACGAACCGGAGGTGTGCAACTTACCTTTCTGAACCGGGGTGTGTATATGCCCCGCCAAGATGACATGCCGGGTAATCGTTTCCCACCGTTCCAGCAAATGGCCTTTGTGGCGTGCAGCAGAATGCAACTGGAAATCGAAACCACCATGGAGGGCGATGATATCCACCTGATCCATGTTGTTGTCTTTCAGCACCTTGAGTGCCAATTCCCAAATGGCATCCGTCGTCATGGTTCCCATGTTGTCCGGAACATACATGATTGACAGATTGTCCAACTTTTCGTACACATGGATGCACAGGGTATCCACGTAACGTACATCCATCCCCTTAGGTGCCACGCTGAGGAAGTGTTTCGGTTGCCCCCGGTCGTGAGAGGAAGTTCCCTCCAACCAAACAGCAATCATGTCCGGATTAGCCTCGTGGGCTTGGTCCAGGAACTCACTCCCCCAACGGAGTACACGCTGGGCGTCTGTGTTGGGGAAATCAACTTGGTCTTCCATGAAGTCCCCACCAAACAGGACCATGTCCGTTTTGGCAAGGTCATGATCAGTCACCAGGAACTTCGTCAGGTTACCCAAGATGTGTGGCGTGGGTGTCCGTTTGTGTAGCGTGTGCTGATCACTTGTCCAAAGAATCCGCATTTATCTCCCCTTACAGTCCTTTAGCAATCCAGCGGATTATCCGGTGCTTCTTCCCGTGCGGCTTCGCCTTCTTTTGCAACGGCCGCAGGGGTGTCGTCGGTCAGGCCTTCAATCGAGAACTTGCCGCGCATCACTTCAGTGACGAAGGCTCGTTCTTCTTTGGTGATCTTCTCGCCCTTGTGGTGCTTGTACATGATCGGGCGGAGTCTGTCGTTGACGTCGGCCATTTTGATCGGGTCTTTTGGACCACGAACGACGTCCTTGATATAATAGATCTTCTGTTCAACTTCAGGGATCACGCCGTGTTTCTCGAAGTACTCCGGCAAAATCATGTCGGTGTAGGTGATGCGCTTGGTGTCTGCCAGGCGCTCATTGATCTTCGAGGCGATCTGCATGTTCAGGTTCGGGTCGTTGCCGAACTGGGTGTCTGCAGACTTGTGGTGCATGTGCCAGCTGGCCGCACGCAGCAGACGGAAGTCGTCGTTGGTGAGGTTGTGAGAGATCAGCGGTTGGACCAGCAGCACCGGCTCGTGGTCGTCATTACAGACCAAAACAGCACGGGTGCCGTTGTTGGTCAGCGCGCACCACTGTTCGACGTTGAAGTAGTTCACGCCGTGGTAGTTGCCGAGGGCGAATTGCATCAGCCACTTGGTGACGAACTCTTTCTCGTAGAAGACGTGACCGATGTTGAAGGGGATCTCATCATCGCCCATCATCAGTTTGCCGTTGATTTCGTGGACCTTGATCTCGTTCAGGAAGCGGAAGTCTTCCATGATCATGTCTTTACGGAGTTCACGCGACATGTGTTGTCCAGCCATTATCCTAACCTCTTCTTGTCAAGTACACGGAACAGTTCGCCCGTTACGATTACAGTTTCAGCCAGATCGTACCGCACCCCGTCAGACACCGCCTTGGCCGTAAGGATCAGGTGGTATTGAGACTTGCTGTTGTCTTGGTAGGCAATGTCTACTTCGACTTCAGACGTCGGGAACAGTTCTTTGATGTAGCTGTCGAATGCTTCTTTGGTGCGTTCAACCATCGTCTCTGGCGTTGTACCATACGTCGCCCAGAGATAATAAAAACTAGGGACATTCCCAAAGACCTTGCCTTGGTTAGCCCGGCTGGTAAACCAGTACATGAAATGCAGCGCCAACGCTTGCTGGGGAGACTTTACTTCCCACCCGTTAGCAGCTGACATGGTGCTCACACAAAACGTCGCCATACCCTTTAATCCTTCGTGGTTAACTCCTATAGAAATCAAAAGGCGCCAAACAACGTAAGATGGCAAAAAAATAAAGGAACCTAGGGGGCCGTAGCCCCCTAAGTCTAAAATGCATCAGAGGCTGTTACTCAGCCTCGTCTGCACCTCCCCATTTCGCATTCTCCGCACTACTGATGTCAAACATCGATTTAGCGCGGTGGTAGTCGATCGCCGTAAAGGTTTTCTGGAGGTTGGAAATATCCCGCCACTCCAGCCGACCACCGATGCTTTCTTGGTAATGCGTGTGCAGAAGACGACGTTGGTCTTCCTCACCGTCAAAACGCAGAACCCCGTCATGAGCTCTACGCCAGAAGATATTCTCTTCTGCTATCCCCGTACAACGTTGGTGGAAATCGCCACCATAACCCGACGCACGACCATCCAGGTAATCTTGTTGCATGCCTGGGTGAGCCATGATGAAGTCCCGCATATACCCTTGCGAGTTTTGTAGACCGTGTACTGTGCCGAGGTACCCGATCTCAAAGCGCGGAACGTACTCGCCGTCTTGCTGGTTGAGCAACCGCTTACCCAATTCCCAGGCACGGGAGTTGAGAAACGTATTGAAACTCTCCATGGCTTTATCGGCTTGTTGGGCTAACCAACCACCGGCCGACCGAAACATAGCCGCACCTTGGTTGACATACTCGGCATGGTTCTGCATCTGGGAATCAGTATAAGCTCCCGAAATTGCATAGCCGAATGCGTTTGCGCTGTTCATTGCACCTGCCTTACTCGATTAGCTCGGTTTGAGCCATGAGCGTGTTGAGGTTCATAAGGTTAGTGGCAGCCTGCCCGGCATAGTCACCCACCCTGAACGGAATGTTTTTGTCCAGCGTCTGGTGATGACCGAAGCCGCCGTACGCTCGAGCTTTGGACTCGTTATCGAAGACGAGCACGATGTATTCGTTATCGCCGTCGAAGTCAGCGTTCTGCTGCTTACATGCCAGAATCGGAATCTTGATACTTTCGTCTTCAAGGTCCCGGTTCACCTTCAGGAAGAAGCAACGCAAGGACAAGAATTCAATCGATGGGTTTCGACCCGACTGAATCAAGCACTTACGGTTCTCTTCCATGTCACGGAAGAACTCGTCGATCAATGGATCGATGTGGTAAGCGGCTTTGTTGATCCGCGTACGCGCCTGGTAAGGCGTATGGCCACGACGATACAGGAACGACGTGATGTGGATCTCGAGCATTGCCAAGCACATCTTCCACGGTACCAACAACTGGTCCGTATCGATAATACCGGTTTGCGACGTGATCACCGAACGACCGGTAAACGGCAGTGCACCAGAGCACACGTGTTTCCGGTTGATCGCAGGTTTGTTGAAGAGGGCCTTGGGATTGTTTACCTTACGGTATTGATCCGCCAGCGCCACCAAGTTCTTGCCTACAATCTCGACGTTCTTCTTCCGCTCTGCGTCGGACAGTTTCACCACACTGTTGGACTTCAGTGTGTCTGCGATGGCGATATACAGCTTCGCCGTAGCGGGTTGATGCGCGTAAGAATAGATCTCCTTGCCGGACTTTTCCAGCACCATGTTGTAACGGTCTGGCACCTTGATGTAATTACAGAACGCCAAGTGCCGGTTACGCAGGTAGAGCTCGTAATACTGCATCCCATCTTGGTTGGGCTTGTTGAAGTACCGCCGACCATTACCCACCAAGATCCACTGCATGATACTGTCGCAATGCTCGTGGAAGGAGTTGAGGTCGATTTCTTCGATCCCCAGTTCTTCCAGCATCGTGGCAATGATCACACGGGTTGGGTTGGTCTGTTTCTTGACGACCTTCCGATAGACCGGGTCAATGAAGTACCGCGGAATACAGACCTTCGGACTGCCGATCGACACGTTGTTGAAGAAGTTCGAGAAGAAACCAATGTTGACGAAAGCTCGAACACCCTCAGGGACCCGCAACCACAGGTTCGTGTCTTCCCCTTTATCGAGGAACAACTCAGCCTTGTTCCCACACATGGGACAGACCTTGTTACTCCCGATCAAGTAGTTACCCCGCATCTTGGGGTTACCGCAACCACAACTCGCCACGGTGTCGAACGAATTGCCTTGGAACTCCATCCGGGTAAGGCGGATCAGTTCTTCCCGATCCTCTTCCAGGTTGAAGTCAAAGTTGTTCAGGTAGACTGGAGTATGGCGACTGGTATCGTGTTGGTAGTCGTAGTCCTCGTAATCCATGTACAACGGACGCGAGTACTTGGGATCATCTTCCAACGAACCGCCGAACGCTTTGGCGTACTGTCGAAAATAAGGAAGGGGATCCAGATTCTCAGCACTCAGCTTGCCGGTTAGCGCTTTAATGGCTAATTCGTTTGAAGGAGTCAGGTCAGGTAAGTACATACCAAACTCCAAAAGTGAAAAAAGAAATAAAGAGCAGGGAGGCGAACCTCCCCACTCTTTTAGTCAAACTACCGCAGGCCGAACCTTACAGGAACGGAACGCCCATGTTGTAGCCCATGCCCAGGTTGGCGCCGGTTGGGTTGTTGGAGCCGGCGGCTGCCATGGTGGCCAGACCGACACCTGGAGCGAACACCAAGCCAGTGGTACGGAACGAACCGATGTTGTTCGCGACGTTCAGCTGACCGATGCCGTCCATTGCTTCACCCAGGGCAGCCATGAAGCCAGGAGCCCAGATGTGCGGCTGAGCGAAACCGTTGATGTGGACGGCGCCGTCGAAGATCGACGAGTGCAGTTCCACGCGCAGTTTCTGGCAACGCTGCTTGAAATCTTCCTGAGGGTTGGAACCGTAGATGGTGCTCAGGTAGCTTTCGATGGCAGGCAGGCCGTTCTTGCCCTTGATGTTCGAGATCATCATCTCGTCCAGTTCTTGGGTGTTCAGCTTCTTGCCAGCAGCTTCGGCCAGGCCGTTGACCGCGATCATACCGGTAGGCATGAGCACTGGGTCTTTCGGGGTCCAGCCGTTCTTGCCCGGCTCGGCGTTGCGAGCGATGATGGCCGACATCTTGTTGTTGGTCATGGCGTCGATGATGGCAACGACGGTCTTGACCTGCGCAGCGTTGTCCTTCTTCGCCAGCAGCAGCAGGAAGTTGTGGATGGACGCGTGCGGACCGGATTGCAGCAGGTTGACCTGGAAGGTCGCGTGCGGCGAAACGTTCTGACGGATCCACTGGTTGACCAGATCGGTGTCGCTGATCTTCTTGTCGTCCAGCACGATGCGCTGAGCTTGCAGGCCGCCAGGCACCTGGGTGAGCAGGTGTTGCAGACGGATTTCCATGGCGGACAGGTTGCCACGCGAACCGACGCTGTGCTTACGCAGGGCTTCCGACCACACGAAGTTGGCGTTGGTTGCCATCAGCAGGTACAGGGCGTAGAAGTACGGGTACAGGCCGCCGTTGTAGCCCAGCATTTCACCAGCTTGCACGGCGTCCATGGTGATCACTGGACGCAGCGGGCGGTAGCCGTTGGCGTAGACCGCTTGACCCATACCGGCACCCAGGAACGCTTGCAGCTGTGCGATCTTTTCCGGGGACTGGTGGGACATGTAGAAGCGGCTGTACTCTTCCCAGCTCACGCCGTTCAGGCTGACGGTCGCTTGCACGCGAGCGATCTCTTTCGAGTTGCCCTGGTAAGCGTTGTTGCCCGACTGGTTGTTGTTGATGGTGGAAGCGATCACTTCCATGTTCGCGGCGGTCAGGGTCTTGCCCTTGGTGACGCGACCGGAGATCGCGGTAACACGAGCTTCGGCGCAACCGTCTTTGCCGTAAGGCTGCTGCGGGTTCTGGAACGGGTTCGGGGTTTTCATGTTCGCCGCAGCGGCGATTTCCTGGACCGACTTGACCAGCAGTGCTTCGTCCCATTCCGACGCCAGGAAGTTGGCGACGTTACGCGGCCATTCCTTGGTGTCGCCCGCTTCCGGGTGGTGCAGCATGTCCATGTCCTGGACGAGCATGTTGATGACGGCCACGTTCTTGATGCCCTGGGTTTCCGCTTCGCGCTGGTAGTGCGATTTCAGGGCTTCGTAGAACTGCTGGTTGGTGTACTGCACCGGCGACAGTGGAATCGAAACCTGGGACTGACCGAAGCCGCCTGGGTTGTTGATGGTGATGCGCTCGGAGCTGATGTTCAGTTCACCGGTGGAGAACAGCGTGGCCATCACGTACAGGGTGTCGCCGATCTTGCAGCTGAAGCCCAGGCCCGGCAGCGTCGCGGAGATCGAGCTGGTCAGGGTTTTCAGATCCGGGATGGTTTTGCGCTGCAGTTCGTTGGTGGTGGAAGTTTTCAGGCGCTCGTAGATCTCGGTGAGTTCCTTGAGTACGTCGCCGACGATGTTCAGGTTGCGGCTGTCCGAGGTCATCGATGCCAGGGAGAACAAACCCGCCAGACCGCTTTGGACGGTACCAGCAGTGAAAGCCGCGTTGGAGGCAGGAGCTTCACCGCCAGCTTGGGCGTTCGCTTTGTTGGTGTCTTCGCCCCAGGAAGGGTTGTAATCGCTGTTCAGGCTCATGAGTAGTTTCCTTGTTACTGAGATAGGTTTGCTTAAGCAGAACCGCTTTTTACCAATTGTTAAACATCAGTAGTAGCGATCAGACAAGTGATATAGGTTCCAAATTTTCTTACCCACCCCCGTAAAGGATGATATAGGCAAGGGTTAGAACCCCATCACAAATTTCTAAATTGCGCACTGGTCTCACCCGGGAAACTTCCCAGGCTCATCAGTGTGTATAAGATAGTAATGTATTGGAAAATTACTTATGCTCACACTCACCTTACCAGATGACGACCAGACGCATTATCCCCGAAGTAACTTCATCGGGATGGACAATCTGCTGCGAATCACCGAACTCAACAGAAGGGATTTCCGTGAGGTGGTAACTCGAGACATCTTTGTCCTCGAGGATGAACACGTCTTGGTAGGTCTGTTGCGCATGATGACCATTGACCCCGAATGGCCTTTGGAACAAGTTGTCGCGCAAGCACGCTTCCGTGCTAATTCATTGTGTTCGCTGTTTAAGATTACTTGCATCAACCGCGTAGGTGATCCCATCGAGAATGGTTTCTACCGAAACGGAACCGTAGAACAGTGGACCCTGATCGACAACAACAAGCGTTACGTGGAAGGTGTCGTTGATCTGGATACAATGAGACCCGTAGTTCCTTTATACAGCACAGTCACGAAACGCGGCTATAAGCACAGTATACTCCAGCCTGTGTTAAAACAAAAGGGTCCTGACTTCGCCATCATGGGGATCGACCCGGTAGAGCTCGCAGTAGGCTGGTGGCGCTACATGCAATACACCACCGGTAAGAACGAAGGGATCTCGGCGTATCTCTGCCAGCACCCGCTGTTCGTGGCTCAGCTGATGCACAACCAACTCAGCCTCATCAACATCATGTACGAGTTCCTGACCAAGGAGAAATCCTTCGACCAAATTGTGGAGACGGACGTAGTATCGTTTACCACCATGAACGAAGAGAAACTCCTCAAGGAATACCTGACCCATATTCTCAACGATATGACAGGTCCTCGGCTGAAGAGTTTCAATCACCTCATCAGTAAGTTCGGCAGTGTCTACCGGCGGTCACAGTTCAATTACTACACCGGTGGCCGCATGCAGTTGTTCAACCAGACCCGTTGGAGCTGGGAGCCTGCTGCGTTGAAACTGTTGGCGGTGTACCTCTCTGTGGCTAACCGGATGGGCTACCGTGCGTCGGATGTCAATAACGACATCACGCGTGCAGCAAACTCCATGCGGAAAAACTACGGCCGGATTGCGGATTCCTTCTCGAGGAAACATATTCTCGAATTGTTGGCGGAAGTCGAAATCTTGAACAAAGAGAACATGAAATACTAAAAACCATCTTGTAGGAGAACACTTCATCGGAAAAACCGGTGAGAATTTCTCCTACCTGTTTGATTTTTAAATTGAATCAAAAATAAATAAGAGTACTACTCTGGGAGCAGCTGCTCCCAGAGTAGTACTTATGGCTGCCACTTACAAGATTGGGATCTGTTCTTTCGGGAGCCCCGCCAAGAAATGCCAGACCCCATTCACCGGATCAATGTCGACTTCGTCCAGAAGCACGTCCGGTTCTTCCTCGGTGCAAATGCTCTCCAGCATCTTCGTAGGACCCGAGGTAAACCGAAGACGTCGGCCGAGCATGTCAGTTACCAACAGCGTACTGCCGGGTTGCAGCGGGCACTCGATGCCAGGCATCATGAGACGCATCTGGAGTGGGAAGTTGGAAGGGTCACTCCAATCTGGTGGGACCCAATCGTTCACGCAATAACCGAACTCACCTTTCTTGATTCTCATGATTTCGCCTCGCGTGCGTGTTGGTACATTTCGATCAGAAGGTCCAAATACCCTGGGGAGATTTCGATGCTGAATTCACGACCCTCGCCGATCAATTTGGTAAGAAGTTTAATGCCCTCGTAGGAGGGCGCGTAGTATCGTTGGGGATGATCACAGTAAATCCAACTAACGCAGATTCCTTTCTGGATATAGATTACATCCAGGTCAACTGAGGCCGCCAGTTCAACTTCACCACCCCTGAAGAGGAACGAGGGATCGTGTACATCCACGAACGCACCGTCCCCAGGAAAGACCATGCCTGATTTCTTGTCACGAAACCAAACAAGGTCTTTGCGAGTCACATCCAACTCGCTTTCAAACAAGCTCGTACTCATTAAACACTCCCGTTAGTGTTCGTCAGAGACCAACCGTGTGGTCTTACCGTTCAAGATGTACAACCCCAGTGCTTCAAGGATTGCATAGATCGACTTCAAGTTCTGCGAGATGATCAACCGGGTGTCCACTACCGGCAGGATCTCTTTGGGAATACCACCCATGCCAGAGATCATGTCAACTGGGATATACACCGACGTCAGGTTGTTACGTGACTCCAGTGCCTTTTCCAGTTTCTCGCCAAAGATGGTTCCCTTCATCGAATCGAAGTAGTTCCGCATCTTCGTCTTGTTGCTCATCGACAGGTTAACCTTGTAGGCCTTGTACGGCAACGTAGGTGCATCGCCATAACGACCTGCAAAGACTTCCTCCCAGATCTCGTGGTAGAAGAAGATCGACGACGCTGGGTTGCTGTAAGCACTCTCTTCCTTGATGGTGTTCTTGGTCAACCAGCTGTAACCACCACTTTCGATCTCTTCGATCAACGAACGCTCAATGTCAGCAATCTCAGCCAACAACTCAGCAGGGTCAATCTGTTTACGATCATAGATCGCATCCAGTACACTCCGCATAAGCTTGCCAGTAAACTCCCGTACTTTGAGTGCGATCTTGACACCCCGTAAGTGAACACCTTTCAGTTCTAACTTCGGTACGTCGTACAGGATACCCTCCAGCATCAACTGCAATGCGAAGTAGTGCTTCGACATCGAAGTCGTTACGTACGAGCTGAAGAGGTACTCGTTCTTCATGTTCGGGCGATACAGGTACTTCTTCGCCACGTTCATGTTGGAGCTGAGGCGCGCGTGCTGGTCGACTGCAATCGAACGAATGAAGTACGTCAGTACGCCGTTGAAACTCAACGCCATGTCAAGGTCATTCTGGTCGACGAAATCATCAATGATCATGTCAACCGAATAGATCATCGAGTCCGTGTCAGAGGTCAGTACGTTCTCACGCACCAGCTCTTTCACATCGAACATACCCGACGGCGGAATGTCTGCCTTGAGGAATGCCCTGATGAAATCGTCCCACTTCACTTCCAGACCAATGTGGTACGCGTTCAGCGCAGCAATCTGATCCTTGGTGGCCTTCTTACCCATCTTGGTGACACAGAGGATCTCGTAGTCACTGTTGGCAGGCTTACAGCTGTTGTTCTCGTTGAGGTCCGTTGGGAGCTCAGGGATGTGGCACCACTCGCTGAAGAACTGCTTCATCAGCTCGGGGTTCGTGACGTACAGACCACGAATGTCCATCGAGCACAGAACAATGGTCAGTTCCAGCGGCGACAGAATGCTGAAGAAGTTTTCGATTGCATTCAGCTTGGTAGGGTCGTTCCAGTAATACGACGCACAACGACGCACCATGTCCATACACTGGTCAATGGTGGCGTAGTTCATCTTGTATTTCTTGATGACCTTCGCAATCTCGCCACGACGTGCATGTGCCAGGGTACTGATAAACAGATCCATGGCTTTGTCGTAACTGAGTAATAATCGGTTACCCGTAATCAGACGTTCGTTCAGCATGTTAGCTGTCGACGTCAACGACCGGCAGAAGCTGGTCAGCGAGGTGTGGCCCGACTTGTTGTACAACGGAGTACCCGAAGACGACATACCACCCGACTGGGCGTTGTTGAAGATCTTCAAGGCGTTCTGGATTTCGTTGAACGCCTGTGCTGCTTCTTTGTCGCTAACGGCGATCGCTTGCTTCATCTTCCCTTTGTAGAGACGACGGAAGTCAATGAACTGCTCAGTACCCTTAGCGTTAACCGATTGCTCATCGTTGGTGTTGGTATACGCAACCAACGAAGGCGACAGGTGGTAGTTCTTTTCTTCTACTTCACCGAAGAACTCACGTGCGGTCATTACCGTTGGAACACGGTCGCCGACTTTGTTCTTCTTAAAGACTTTGAACTTGGCTTCCTTAAAGCCATTCTCATTGGGGATGAAAACTTCACGACACAGTTCAAGGATATGTTCGTAATCGTGGCCGTACATCACCGACAGGTAAGCAGCTGCCAGTTTGTGATATCCCTTGACGATATCGCGATCAGGTGTATAGGCTACCTCCTGGAAAGGAGATAAGTGTTGTGCCATCGCAGTCATGCTAGACTTCTCTCAATCCGTTGGGTACATAATAAAAAGATTACCAACCAAAAAATAAAAAGTAGATTACCGTGCTCCCCTAATTAATAGGGAACACGGTATTCGGTTACATTCAAGACGCTTTGTCTTGGACGTTGAGGTTGATGCTCGCCCCGATGCTGGTGAAGAAAGCCAGCGTAGGACCACGCCATTCTTCCCGCCAGTTCTCGATGGTGATGTCAGCCCGACGTCCTTCGATGATCTTGAAGGTAGTGTCTTGAATCCACGGTACGCCGATCACTTCCAGCTGACCGTTGACCGCGTCTTTGAGGATCAGGTAGTCGTAAGCGTTTGGATCGTCAATGCCGTTGACCTTGTTCTTGAAGAACGGGAACAAGTTCTTGTGCTTGACGTTCAGCTCGGGGTCAATACGAACGGCCGTGCTGTAACCCACGGTATTCGAATCGACCTTCGAGTTGATGCGCTCGCCACCGATGAGATCGTTCCGTACCAGTTGGAAACGAACGATATCACCTTTCTTCGGTAAAGTGATTGCCATGATCTCTCCCTAAATGTTGAACCGCAATTCGATAATCACCAGGGGGAGCAAATACGCCTGCCCATCCCGCACTACCCTGATCCCCGGACCGCTGGTCACGGTAATGTCATGGACGATGCCAACGCGATAATCAAACATGAGGATTTCCGACAACGTGCCGTCTTCTACCACATTGTCTTGTGGATCGTCGATACCGCCCCGCAACATCGCCTCTGCCTGATCTGCCAGTGCGTTCCTGGCAACTTCAAACGACAGCCCTAGGGGAGAATCGTAGTTGTGAACGTGGAGCAGATGATCGAGCACGCTTTCGTAATCGATCGTCAGGTACAGGTATTTTTGTTCCCTCATGGGCGTTACTCTACATACTGGAATACAAATGTGAGAGAGGCCGAAGTACACCGCGCGTTAACAAGCGTAACGCTCCCATAAGAGGCTACTGCCGTTTGCAACAGCTGCATGGTGTTGAGAAAGTCACGCTGCAGTTGTTGTTGGCATTCTTCAATCGGGTGAGTAAAGCCAGCCGCCGGTGGAACGTTGATCACGCCTTTGATTTGGCATGCTTGAAGCAGGTTGTTGTACACCCCCATCATCTCACCCACATCCGTCAATGGAGGGCAAGAGACTACGTGAGTGAATGTGCGTACTTGCGGTTCAGTCATCTTCAATCTCCACTACAACTGCATAGGCGAGGACATTCCAGCGGTACAATGAACCCGCCAGTTGCAATTGCCGAATCTGGGTTGCCATCTCCATCAGCTGTGGCATGGCTTCGTTAATCAGTACCTGCGCCGACAAATCGTTCAGGTCAAGTTCTGATCGAATGAATTCTGCAGTCACGTCGTAATTGTGATCGTTGTGAGCCCAATACCCGATCATCGATGAAATGACGAACGTGGTCTCTTGGATATTGAACCCACACTTTTCAAAGATCACTGGAAGCGTCCCCATGGGGAGTGTTACTCGCTTCATAGCCACTCCCCTCTGATGAATTCTTCCGGAGTGTCGACAAACTCGTCGACAGGTAATGATGCAAGGTCCCGTGGGTCAATGCCAATGAGCAAGTGCGCATTGGGTAAGATCCGAAAAGCAAACCCGTGTTCCAACTCGGTCTTGCTGGTTAACTGGCAAACAAGGGTATCAATTTTCGCTACAGCATCCTGAATGATATCTAGTAGGTCACTGTACGGAATGTAGTACTTTGCCAATTGCCCAGTCGTGTAACGACCGTCCATCAAAACGCCTTTCTTACCGGCCCACGTCACCACACTCTGCTCGAGCAGGTCGTAAGCCACTTCCCCATGGCGATGGAAGTTAGAGCTTGAAATTGCCGCCCCACCCTCTACCCGTAGGGTCGTTAACAGTTCTTGCATATCGATCTGAAAGAACCGGAGTTCGTCGCTTAGGTGGTTGTTGGCTAAGACTAATAGCGTCAAGGAGTTCATTGATTTCGTCCGATCCGGGGTTATCACTGACAACCTCTGCAATAGGCTGCCTGGCGCGCGGTGTCTTCCTTCTGTCCCCGTTAATACGGAAGGTGGCATCTAGGTCCATTTCAATCGTAATCCGATGGAAATGAGGCCCCAAGCGCTTACTGGTCATTTTGATCTGCAACCGCTCGTCCCACCCGTGTTTCTTTTGTTCCTTCTGAATATGCTGGATGTATTCCACCATGGTCAGGTCTGGTGTTACCAGTTGGTAACTGTCCTCCATGATATCATTCAGCGTCCCTAGTATTGAATCGCGCTTCCGTGGATCATTAACGACATCTACCGCAGCTTCGACCATTCGAACGACAATCTCTTCCCGCACAGATTTATCGATCTTCTCTCCCGTAACCAACATCGAAGCCAAATCGTTAACGTTAAATGCAATCACGTTCCATCTCCCCTAGTAATCAAACGTCACGATAAACTTACCACGGATTCCCCCCAGTGAACGCAAGCTCACAGTTGCCTCCCGGGGAATGCCAATAGCCTGTTCAGCGATCTGCTCTCTAAAGGAGTTAAGGTCGTCGCCGTACATGCGATGGTAAGTCGTGCCGTAGGTGATATTGCTGAATCCCTCATCCGTCAGGACGGATATCAAGTCAATGACATCCAAGCCTCTTGCGAGACGTTTTCCTTGGCCACCAATAGGTAGGGATAGGGCGTAGTCGTCTAAACTCACAGTGAAGCTCTTTGCCACCTTCTAGACCCCTTTGTGTCAGCTATGTCCTATAGATATTAAAAGTCCGTTGAAAAGAACTGTGAAATATCAAAAAACAACATAGACCCCTAGAGCACCGAGGATCTCTCCCCGGCACCCTAAGGTTCTACTACTTCGTTACACGAAGCTCAGGCCGTTGCCGTCCAGCTTGGCGCCGCCGCTGAGGTCCTTCTGTGGAACGTAGGTTTTCTTGGTTTCCGCTTTCAGCGCGTCCAGTTGTTCCATCTGCGCTTCCAGCTCTTTGACCGCTTCGCCGTGGTCGAGCAGCATGTGCAGCTCTTTCACGTTGCCGGGGCGGTTGTTCTGGTCAGCAAACACACCGGTGGTGCGCACTGCCACGCCCTTGAAGCGAGGGATCACGTCGTCGCTGCTGGTGAACAGCGAAGCCACCGCGATTGGCAGACGACCTTCGAAACCGTCGCCTTCTTCGAAGATGCGCTGGTCCAGGAAGCTGATGCGGCTGAGCGCTGGCGGGATCTGCTGGTAGCGGGAGTACTCGAGGAAGTTCTTGATGTCCTGGTAGTCCATCTCGCCGTTGGACTCCGTCAGGAACAGGCTCAGCATGTCGCAACGATCAGCGACGCGCTTGTTGGTTTCGCCGCGCTTCTCGTTCTCGGTGTTCCAGAACTCGAGGTACGGGATCGGCATGTTCAGCAGTTCAGGTCGCACTTGGTTCGAGAACCAGGTCAAGGTGTTCACGCCGTTGGCGAATTCAACCTGGGAGGTTTGGTCACCGATGAACACACCCACCGCTGGCAGGCCTTTGTTCTTCAGGTAGCGGAAGGTCAGCAGTGCCAGCAGCGAACCAGTACCGCCGGTCAGGTTGCAGACCACGATGTTGAACACGCCGGGTTTGTGCTTGGCCAGGGCCGAGTCGACGAACGGCTGCGCAGCTTCGTAGTTGGTGCTTTGGATCTTGCCCGAGCCTTTGGCGGCTTGGTTCGGATCATCCGGCAGGGAGATGCGCTCGATCGGGAAATCCGATACCGGGATGTTGGCTTCCGAAGCATCGAGGCCGACGAAGGTGGCCTTCTTGTTGCCGAAGGCTTTGGCGGTTTGCTTGATGAGGTCGCCGATGTTGATGCCAGTACCGCCGCAGAGGTAGTAGGTCAGTTCCGATTTTGGTGCGGACATTGTGAAGTCTCTCTTCAAGTTACCGTTGGAAAAAGATCATTGTGATCTCTACCGAAATGATGTAGGTCTGAAATATTCTTTCCCGTTGCCAAACCTACATTTGCTGCAATTCGTACAGGCCTAAAAATAACCTCCCACCGCCCCAGCGGGGAACTGCCTAGCGGCAGGAGGGTTCCCATCTAAGAGAACGAAGAGCCTGATAAAGGATACCCGTCTTGCTGGAGAACCTAACCAAAAGCCAACCAGCCGTACACGAGTATAAGATATGGTCAGCCAAGTAACAAAAAAATAAAGTTAGTACCTCACCAACTCCTGGCCCGAGACGGGGTTGGCCAGGAGAGGTGAGGGGGCAGGGCACAGCAATGGCACAGCAACAGCAAGGGAGGCACAGCAATGGAACTATCACACGGGGCACAGCAGGGTGGAACGGATTCAGTGGGGTTTTTCTGTAGCCTGCCGATGAACGCAGACCTAACCGGCTTTACGGGACACTCGCCGGTTATTGCGGTAGGTTTATCACCCCCAACCTTGCCACGAACCTTCAGCCACTATCTCAGAGCAAACTTCATGAGTTCACATAGGATAACAACAACTCAGTGGATCGTTGCAGGCGCTTCTGCCACTTCAGGGGTATGAGGGGTAGGGGCAACTTCTGCGTCGGTCCGTTGAGCCGGTGGAGCTGACGGTTGTACGGTTTCCAGTGCCGGTGGGCGCTTGCTCAGCACTGCCGGAACCGGAGGAACTTCAAAGATCTGCAGGTTACCGCCGCAACCTACGTCGAGCTTGCACGCTGACTTGACACCCAGGCGCGCACCTTTGCCAATGGCCATGACACCCAGGGCAAAGTCAGTACCCGAACCAATCGCCACCGGTGGCAGCATCGGCAGGAGCTCATGGCGGTCCCGGTTGCGTTCTTTGGTCTTCACGACCTTCCACGTCCAGAGCTCGCCCTTCTCGTTGATCACCAGCGCGTGGAACGCGATGTTGTCCTGATCTTCGAAACGGGTCTTGTGGGAGATACCCTCCTGGAGTTTCTCTTTGACGTAGTCAATTGCCAAGGCATCCCCAGCCAAGCCGAAGGCGATTACCTTGACGCCGTTGATTTCCCAGTACTGGTCATCCTCCGGGGTGTAAATCTTCCGGAAGGGGCTCAGGCATACGGTGTCACCCAAAGTCATTTGGGAATCGCTGACAAGTTCTTTGCCGTCGAATGCGATGATGGTCATGTGTATACAATACTCCGTGACTTGGTGTTTCGGTTTGGTTAGGTTCGTGTAATATTCTTTTTGAGTTACAAATCAGTGATGTAGGTTTGAAATCCTCCCGTCCCCTTCTGTTTACCTCGCGTGCGCGTTTAAGTTAATATATCTTTTTAGATATTTAAGTAAATTAAGATAAATCTTAAAAGCAAATTAGGATACTACTACTACGTAGTAGGTTCTTTAGCGCACGGAGCGCGTCCGCGCACGTGCACGCGGAATAGAGAAGGGAAAGGATTTTTCTGACTGAGTAAATTGGGAAATAAGAATTTTTAACACTCTGAATTTTCCGAAGGAATTGTCTAACGACAAATCTTCAAAACCCCCGCCAGGAAAAATCTTCTATCCCCGCCCCGCCGAGGAAATCGATTATAACACCCCGACCAGCGTCGTAGACAACGAACAAACCATAAACCCACCCAACCCTACCGGGTTGAGCAGATCGTTGATTTAACGCGATTCTAGAACGTTTTAGATTTTGGGATAAAAACCGTCAAAAGGGATGCTATAGACCAACTTAGTAGAACGGGGATAATGGTGTTCCTGTAGCAGAATAGGGGTTGAACATGAACTGTGTTGATTACGCCATCAACCGGATTCTGAACGGTTCAGATATCGACCAGTACCTTCTGGAACTGGCGTTCAAGAATCCAAACGCAAACTACGCGGGTAACTGGTTTAACCTGGTCAACCAGACCACCGTTGAGCAGGGCATCCGCGAGAAAGTCATCCACCGCCTGGTACTCCCGGCCTGTAACGTGAGTGGTGGTAAAACCGAGTTCCTGGACTTGTCTGGAGCCACCACCACTGACCTCGGTAACGGGTGTATGGAGGTCAACGTACCAGACGTCTCCACCGGAGGTCGGAAGATCATCTCGGTGACGGAAGTGTATCTGGGTGCCATGACTTCGGCCGTCGGTCAGCTGGGTATGGCGGTCAGTGAGAACACCATGTGTGGGAGCGGTGCTGGTAACGACATGCTCCAGGGTTTGATCGATGGGTTGTCCCCTCAGCGGAACTTCCCGTTGACGTTTACCAACTTGCACATGAAGGGTAACAACTGCTTCGTGATCTTTGGTATCCCGAACGGGAACATTTCCCTGTCGGCCAAAGCGGTCATGGAGTACGACTCCGGCATGAGCAGCATTTCGCCACGTCACTACGAATACTTTGCCAAACTGGTAGAGCACGCAGTGAAGGCGTATATCTACCGGACTTGCAAACGCCCAACCAACGAAGCCATCATGCGTTCCGGTGTGAGCCTGAGTGACATCAAGGACGACATTGCGGAATACCGTGATGCGTGGACCAATTACGAGGAATACCTCAACGACACCTGGCGCCGTTGCATGGCGTGGAGTGACCGTCAGTTGGTGGTGGATACTGTCAACGCGGCTGTTCCTCGTCGCATGTAACCGGAGTTCCCATGACAGCCTTTTTCGATCCATTTGAATCAGAGTTCTCGTTGTTTGAAGGCTTGGAAGATCACGGTCCCGGTTGCATCAAGGGTATGCGTGAGCTTTTCGAAGCCATGGGTGGTATGGAAGCCCTGTTGACGGATGTCAACTTCGAAAGCAACGGTGCGATCCTCCAAGTCTGTGAACGGTTTGGTACCTACCTGGAGATTACTCCAAAGTGGGCCTTGACCTTGCAGAAGTACGTGTATGCGTTCATCACACGTAAGACCGGTCTGGTCGATTACATGGAGTTCTTCGGTAGCCCTTACCTCGGACTCCACAAGATCACCTTCACCACCGCTGACCGTAACCAGTGGTTCACGGACATCTTCGACGTGGACGAGGAGGAACTCAAAGAGAACCTCCACAACTGCAAAGCGATCAACAAGGATTGGTCGGTGGTCGGCGATGTGTTCAACTTGACGGTTCCGTACCTGCTGTACCGGATCCACAAGTCAACACTGGATGCCAAAACCAAGCACCAGGCCATGGTCGACGTGGTGAGCATGTATCACTACAAGTGCTTGACCTCGATCATCCACAACGACTACCCGTTCCAGGCGCGCCGTGAAGTGGCGATTGAGACCTACAACCGACTGAGTCTGAAGTATGACATCCGCCGGTACGGTTCGTGGAAGAAGCTGATCCAAGCACGGGCTGAGTACATCCTCGATCCCAAGACGGGGATTCACTACGAAGCCTTCACCAAAATGCAAGACGACAAGAAGATCGTCTACATGGTCGGTGACATCCAGAACCGGTTGCGTCGTGCGATCAACGACATCAACAAAGTGTTCCACGATGTGAAGAACAAGACGAACATCGTGAAGCTGGACAACGCGAAGGTGAACCTCGGGGACGAATTGAGTCTGAAGTCCGTCTCCAAGGAAATCACCCAGTACGCCATGTACCTCGAACGTATCCTGACCGAGCAAACCTCGTTCTACAAAGACGAGTTGGTCGGGTACGCCAACGAAGCCCTGGAAGGCTCTCCTCGAGATAAACTGGCATTCGTGGTGCAGCGCTTCCCGGCGTTGTACAACAACCCGAAGAAGCCCAAGTACAAGGAATTCGCAGATGCGGTCTTGACCCACCTGTTCGAATACCTGCACGCCAACAGCATCCAAAAGACTAACGTCTACGATGTGTTGAACAAGATGCGGGGTGCGTATGGGGCTCCTCGTAGCAAGAACGACACCGTCAAGGTTATCCGTACTGTGGGGGATGAGTTGGTCAAAGAACTGACCGGCATTAAAACTCCACAGAAGGTCCAATTGATTAGGACAGCGCTGAGTTTGTATTTCGTGCTACGGATCCTGTCCAAGGACTATTACGAATAACTTGGCTTTACCAACTTCCCAACGCTTTACACAAGGATGCAACACATGAGCCTCGCCACTCTGAAATTCGCCAACCTCACCCAGAATGCCAACGTTGTCATGGGTCACACCCAATTCGATATCAAGGGCCAAGTTGAAAACGTCATCGCCATCTCTCCGGTCGGCGAAAGCGAGTTCACTGACCCCAAGGCCACTCGTTTTTACCTGAGCCCCATGATCGCTCAGACCGCGTTCGACGACCTGAGTAAGGGCGGTGATGTACTTACCGCGTTCGCTGGCCGTAGCTACGATGAAATGCAGGCTCATCTGCTGAAGAACCAGAAGTAACCAGCCGTAGCGTTTACTACCCTCTGCCCTTGCGGGGCAGAGGGTAGTATTCACTTATGCCGCTCTTCGGTTTTGCAACATCCGCTTGGAACGCTCGACCTTGGCGTCTGCCAACAGCTGGTCGATGGTCAACAGCTTGTACGTTTCTGGTGGGAGCAGTTTGCTGAGTTTGTAAACCTCGGCTTCCAACCGTAGCGCCAAGATGTTGTCCCGGGTATTGAGCAACTCTTCGGTGAGTTCGTTGATCCGTTTCTTCAGGTTGTCGACAAACGCCTGAATACTTGGATCGATCTTCGGTTCTTCCTTGGTCCGACCCATGGTCAGCAGGTTACGCACATCCGACAGCGCAATACCCGTTGGGATACCGTACATCGGTTTGTTTGCCCCCAGCTTGATGAACCAGTAAGTCAACAGCCACGCAATAACCAAGTCGTCGTGTTGCTTCGAATCGTGGTCGATGCGGTCGCCTTTAGTCCGCAGGTTGATCAACTCGTCCGCCAGCTTGTCGTAGGCAATACCGTAACCAGTTACCCCGACCGCTTCTTGCAAGAGGCCGTACAGCACAGCCCGGCTCTTCGACGTCGTGTTGAACCCGAAGTGTTGCTTGAACTTGAGGTAGAAGTTCTTGTTGCGGTAAGCAAACTTGGTGTTGTTCACTTCCGCATACTCCTTTTCATGGTTCACCGGATCTTGGTAGATCTGGTTATAAATCCGCGTAAACGGATCCATCCCTTTCATGGGGAGCATGATCAAGAGGTTGTCGATCATGTGGTGAGCATAGTTACGCTCGATGATGAGCATGCTGTTTTGCAGCACTTCCAACATGTCCACGATGATCTTCGTTACGTCGTCCAGGAACGCCAATGGATAACGTCCTACCCCAACCACCTTACCGGTCCGTATACTGCGGATAATCAACGTACAGGCGTCCTTGTTGATTGCCGATGAGGTGTCCACCCCGATGAGGAAGAAGTCGTTATGCTCTTTCTTGCTCATCTCCATCAGTTGCTCTTGGGTCACAAAGAAGTCCATGAAGAGCCCACTGTCCCGGTACTCCTTACTCCAGATCTTGTCCCGCTTGATGTTGTTGATGGCCTCCCGGGTTACGTCGTCGAACACCCGGTTCTCACCGTCCTCCACCCACATGAGCAGCAAGTCGATTTTCGCCTTACTGATACTCAGGTTCAGCAAGTCGATGGTTTCTTTCACCCACTCCCTGTCCTTACCGAGCTGCAGGTAGTTATACACCATCGAAACCGCAGGTGCGGTAGTCTTCTTAGGCGAAGCCCTGAGCAGGCGTTCCTTGAGATGACTTTCGCTGTAGGAGTCGAAGAACTTCTCCCGCCATTCGGTAGCGTCCATCAACTTCTTGAACATGAACTCCCCACTTGGGTGGAGGGTAGTGTTCGGCGTGGTGATGTGGGCAATACCGTACGGCTTACCTTGCTTACGGGCGTTCTCCATCGCGGTCAGTGCAGAAGGTGCACAACCGTTAATGATCTCTTCGATGAAGTTGATGTAACCGCTTTCGTCGTAGATCGTGGTTTCTACCGTGAGACCACGACCCAAGTCACCAGCAGCATCCCGACCCATTTGCGGCACAGAGATGGTGAGGGTGTTAACGTTCTCATCACCAAAGGCCTTGTAGTTCAGGTAGTTACCGGAGTCCTTGTCTCGCCACGTTGGGTTCACCAAGTAGTCCGGCATACAGGTCCGGATCTTCTTAACCGCGTCAATGAACTGAGCCCGGTTATCCGACTTCAACGTGATGAGGTGAGACTTGTACCCCCGGCCGTTGATGTAGGTCAACCAGAAGTTGATAACCTGAACCGACACGGTGTTGTGCGTGACAATGAAGTCATCCGTGATGTACAGCTGTTCTTGGTCATCAACCTCAATGCACGTCGCGTTGTCGTCGAAGGCATAGTCGATGCGGTTAACGTACAGCTTGTTGGTGAGAGGGATCATCACCGCCTTGCTGTAGAACTTGAACGGTTGAACGTTGTGTTCCTGGATCGGCAGGGTGATCTTCAGTTCACAACGGTTCTGCTGAGCGGTGCCACCCAGGCTGTTCACCAGGTACTTCACATGACGCCCTACGGTGACGCTAGGGGCACGATAAACGATTCCCTTCGTCGCACTACCACCTTGGTCCAAAAGACCGTGTAACAGCGCGATGCGGTCTTCCAGAGCACCGTCGAGGTACTCATGTGGCAAACCGTGTTTAACGTCGAAGTTAATCTCCGCACCGTTCAGACGGCGAATGATCCGTTGGTCACCTTCACCGATCAGCTCGTAACCTTCCGGTAGGTGTTCCCGGACGTAGGTGTCTTGAGCAACGCCGTGGCTGGTGTAGTACAACCGACCTTTCGATTGCCAGGCGGTGTACATCAGACCCATGATGTACGGATGGATCTTCAGCTTCTTCTTGGGCCCGTCAATGGGTGCTACCAACGGGACTTCGAAACGACGTCTCCCACCCTTCTTGTCCAGTTCCAACGCCAAACGAGCGGTACTGAAGTCACCGGTGATCCCGTCCTTGTTGTCGAACAAGGTCCACAAGTGTTCAGCCCCCACTTGGGTAATACGGCCGTCACTCATGGTGACGTTGTACAGACGCATGACACCTTGTGGATGGATGCCCATCACACGGCTGGTCTTACCATGACGGTTCCAGATCTCGTCGCCAGTACGGAGTTCGGAGATCTTCTTCCAGCTAACGTTACCGTCTTCACCCACCACAGCCACTTCGTTCTGATCCCACTGCATCTTGCCTTGCTGACGCGGCATGATCATGTACGTGGTGATGTGGTTCAGGTAAGTCCAGATGAAACTGATGTTACCCCGGTTGGCCATGAAGTTCAGTTCAGGCTTCAACCGACACACCTCTCGCAGGAAGTACCAAAAGTTAGCTCGGCATTCTTCTGCAATCCAGGTGCGTTGTTCGTTGGTCAAATCCTCAGCGTAAGGATCCACCCCTTTCAACATAGGGTTGTTCAGCTGGAGGAGGAAGTAGTAGTTCTTGATTCCTTGCTTCCGGAAGACTTCGGCTGTCCGGAGGAAACTGGCGTTCTTGGTAGAAAGGTCAGCCGCTGCTTTGTAGCGAGCAAAGTCTTTCAGGAAACGGACGGTCTTGATACTGCTCAGACTGTCTTCGTTGAAGTGTGCCATGATGAGTTCATCACGGGTACGCTTGGTGTGATCGATCCGCAACCTGCGATCATCGATCAGCTCGGTTGGAAGATTCTGACAGCCCAGGTAGTCCACCAGGTCCGTCGCGAACTTCAGTACGGGATTGTCAGATTCTGAAGTCATGCGTAACTCCGACAAAAGCGGAATGATGAAAAGGTAGCCTAGGCCACTGGCCTAGGCTACCCAAGGGGGTGTTACTCGCTCGCTTCGTCAGCGTCACTGATATCAGTGATCTCGGCACAGTCCTTACGGCGCTCGTAAGTCAAGACGCCGAGGTCGTCGTAGATGTGAACGTCGCGGTGCTCACCGTTCTGGAGTACAAACTCCTCGCGGGTTTCCTGCGTTGCTACGTTGTACATACGCACGACAACTTCTTTGTCATCGCTGCAATGCGCTTGAACTTTTACGGCTGAGGTCATACGCTTCTCCTACGTTAAAGACAGAGCAGCCGGGTCGTAACCCGGGCTGCCCCCACTGTAGAATTTAAACCTCTACAGTGACACCTGTGGTAGCCAGCTGAAGTTCAGTGCCATTGGCCGCTTTATTTACCCAGTTGATATACCACGTTTTACCTTTCTGCAACTCGATGTTGATCGGGTTGTTCTTGTTCCAGTCGGCGATCGCAAAGCGCCAGCGACGACCATCTTCGTGCATAAAGTCGAAGTGGGTCGGGTTTGGAGCTTTGTCTTCGTCGTAGGTGTCGTAGCTCGGGTTGACCTTCCAGAACAGCGCATCCAGCCACGCTGCTTGGTTGGCCATGCCGTTGGTGAGGTTGAAGGTAGACGACGTACCATTGTTGACAGCCTTGACGGTGAGTGCGTCGTAGGCAGCCTTGGCAGCATCGAAACCAACCGTCCAGCGGGTACCTGGGCCGTTGACATCTTTGTTCAGGATGATCTCCGTGTACTGGACGTACGTGACACTCTCGTACGTCTGTGCGACGTTCTTGAGGTTCAGGTTGAAGATCATGTTCTGAGCCACCCCGTACGACTTCGGACGGAACGCAGGGCTCTTGTCGTTCAGCGTAACCATGGCGGTCACATCGATGAGCGTCTTGCGGTCCAAGTCGAACAGGAAGTGTTGGAGCTTGTAACCCCCGATCGTCGCGTCCCATTGCGGGTACGTGTAGATCTTCGGCGAGTAAGCACCTTTAACCGAACCGGCCGTGATGGTGTACAACCGGGCCTTGTGGTTCGGACTGCCTGGTTGGGCAATGTAGTGCTGCTCGTTGTCAGCGAAGTTGTAGTTGAGCGACAGCTCACCCACCATACCCGGTGCCTTCGGACGCCACTCACGCAACCCGTACAGCGAGAACTTCGTCCCGTTGACTGGCAGAGCATCGGTCTTGGTACCGTCGGAGAAATGCGCCACTGCGCGCAGCTCCACCGCCAACAGCGGTACGTTGATCGGTACCATGATGTTGTCGGGATCGCTGGTGTTGGAGAACCATGGCGACAGGAGCTCGATCTCGGTCACGTACTTCATGCCGATCTCGTGGTCCTTCATGTACGCGCAGTCCTGCACCATCAACATCTGCACAGGCGGAATGAACTGACCACCCTGGTCGTAGAAGACCACGGTGCAACGCGAACCATCCGGCAGGGCTTCTTTGTTCATGGTGACACTGAACGGCCCGGTGGTCATGATGGTCTGGTTGTTGAGGTCTTTGATCGCTGCCAGCTTGCACGGTACTTGCTTGCTGATCATAACTTGACCGGCGTTGTACTGCGCGCTGATGATCTTACCCGTGTCCTTGTCGAGGTTGTTCCCGTAGAACAACAGGGCGTAGGCTGCATCAGGGCGCATGATGGTCGCGTCGATACGCGCCACCGGAGGACGCACGCTGTAGTCGATTGCCAGCAGCGCCTCACCGGCCATTGGACCACCCCGCAGACCGAACAGGGCATCCTGGTCAGCAGTGTTACCTGCATTCCCATTCTGCAGCGCCCAAGGACTCAGGGTAGACTTCAGGGTAGCTTCCCAGTCGACCTTCTCCACAACAAGGATCAGACCATTAGGTTGGTCGAAGACCAGCTCCCCTTCTTGCGGGACCACGTAACGATCACGCTCTTCGATCGGGTGCTTGTCCGGATCGTAGATGTGTTCGATGTAGTGGAAGGCACGCCGCTCACCCGCGTTATACGGAGTGATCGACGTACCAGCAACGGCATTGGTAGCCGAGCTGTTGGGGGAACTATCGAACTGTGTTGTTGACATTGAAATGCCCCTCAATGGCACAAGCAGATTCCAGGTACATATCGTTCACCTGCTTAATGAAAAGAAGCTCCTTGGCCGTCACCACCAGCTTACCGAAGTTCGCATAGGGCATGATTGCAAAGTAGCGTGGGTCATACTTCATGATGACAGGGTCGAACTCCAGCCACCACATGTAGGCTTTCACCGCGTCCTGGACGTCTTGACCGCTGTACGCAGTCTCACTGCCCTTGAGGGTAGGGAGTTTGATGAAGCCGTTGATCAAGCCGTTTACCACCACGCTCAAGAACGGGCTGAACACCCGGTACTTGTCTTGCAGGTTCGGCAACACCGGAACGTTAGGCCCTGGTGGTTGAGCAGGACCACCCGGTTCCCAAGTGATCTCTTCCGCCGCTGTGGTGGGCTTAGGGAGGTACTTGGTCAGGTAATCACTCACCCGTTGGTCGACTTCCCGACTGCGTTGCCGCAGGTAGTACGTGTCGTAGTCCTTGACGAACCGAATCGGACAGAAGACGTGCTTCACCATGTAAGGCAACCCGTTGAGGATGCTCCACTGGTTGTCCGGTACTTCACGTTCAGCGCGAGGAACCTCGTCGCTCATGTAAAGCGCTCCGCCAATAACCGTACGAGTAACTCGATCACCGCGCAGGTTATAACGACTAACACGGCCAATGACACCACCGTCAATAAACCCCAGTTCAGTTTCCGAATTCGGGTTATCCACGTCCGTATGGAAGCCATGCGCCCTCACTGTGATGGTCTGGGGACCGTCAACAATGAACTGCTTATTGACGATGTAGCAGTACTTATCCTTGTACACCCAATCCACTTTGTCGATCAGTGGATGGCCATTCAACCAGATGTCGATCTGGGCAAACGAGATCGGGAAGATCAACCCGCCGTCTTCGTAGATGTGCGTCAGCGCAAACGCCAAGCTGTGATCGAGGTGATCCAACTGGAACGTATACGCCAAGCTACCTCGGTTACGGCAGATGATGCCCCGCTGGTTGGTTTTGTCCAAACCCGTCCAGATGAGCTTACCGTTCTCGATCTTGTAGATCGCGGTATTCCCAGTGACGTTGGTCAACGGACCTACCAACTTGCCCGTCGAGATGGCGTATGCACTGGTAAAGACTTCGTAGTCCCAGTTACGGTCTACCACTTGGTCGGTGTTGACGATCACGTAGTCGAGCTTACGGGCTGCATGACCGATGGTGAATTCCACCATGGCACACGTCGGGTTGACCGGTGCGTAGTAACGGGCGTTGGTCTGGTTGTAGTAACCCAGGAACTGTCCGTTCGCATCGTGTTCCCACGCTGTGAACAACTCACGGTAGGAAACCGGCACTTCAATGCCCCGACCCCCTGCCTCGTAGGTAGCCCGCATCGGCGTTTCACTGAGGACCCGCGTAGCCGCGTTGTAACCCACCGACAAGATCGCGTCTTCCCGGTTGATCATCATGTACTGCCTGCGGAGCAAACTCATCACAGGGCCGCTCTCCAGCGCGTTAGCGGTCCACTCAGCCATGTTAGCCCGAGCCCCGGTAAACGCCAGCAGGATGTTTGCGTCCGTCATACGGTACAGGTAGCGAATGCGGTGGTGCTCATTCGGCCACTGGTATTCCCAATCCGTTTTCCGAACCAAGATCCGGATACGAATCTTCGACACCACGTTGAGGTCTGGGTGGAACGCCGACTGGTTGGCAATCGCGTCACTGGCAATCGCCACGTCAACGTGGGTCAACTGACGTACCGTGCTCACGTCATTGCGGTGGAGGTACAACCCGTTCTTCCCAGCCCCCAGCAGGAAGTAATCATTGTCGTCGAAGTAACGCAGTGTGAAATCCCCTTTCCGTTTGGTCGGGTGGAGGATCACCTTGCGTTTCTTGTCGAGGTCCGAGTAATAGTCCCGCAGGCTGGAGTAGTTGTACGTTTCCGTACGGATCACAGTAGGGTCATGCCAGAACTCGACAATGTCCCCCACCTTGATCCCGGTGATGGTGTTAGGCGCCCCATCGAAGAAGGCCCCGTTCCAATACACACCGGTGAACCCTGCCTTTGCCTTGAACTTGTTGTAGCGGGTCATGAAGGTCGCCAGTTCAGCCTGACTCTCATAGACCATCGTTTCATAGACAAAGGGGTTACCGGTTTCAGCCAACGCCAGATCACCCACGTCAACCTTCTGACTCGGGCCGTAGGTACGGAAGTACATCTGCGTACCGTCTGGCATTGGGTAGCCTTCCAACTTCTCGAAGGCAATGAAAGTCAAGCCGTCCTGGGTGGTCATGAACCACGAGTGGCTACGGCTGTACTGGTAACCCTTTTCGTTGTAGAGGTCCAGCTGCAGACCCCGTACCTTGGCAGTTGCACCTAGGTTAACCCAACGGTCCAATGGGTTACGGCGGAGGATGTGATTCTGGAAGTTCCAAAACCCTGACTCCAAGCCACCCACATGGAAGATGTGGAAGTAACGGTTCCGCTTAGGGAGGTCCCGCCACTTGTTCATGAACGGGAAGTTACCGATACCACCGAAGTAGTCGGTAACGCGCACAAGCTTTACTTGATACTGCTGGTTTTCTTCAGGGTTCGCCCAGAGGTTCTGTTCGATGTAGTCAACCAGTGGTGTATCGTCTTCTGGTGTCCGACGCGCCATAGCGATTACCCATTGAGGTTGTAGGTATAGTCAATGTTCTTTACGAACGACTCGAGGGTGTTCTTGTTGTACTTGGGATCCAACGCCGTCCCAAGCGGGGTCTTCTGGTAAGCACGGAAGCGAGTGCAACCGTACACCATCGCCGTCATCAAGCACGGCAGTTCACACGCAGCACCCACCACACGCGGACCGATCGACATGAACATGATGGTACTGATCAGTGCGGTGAAGTCTTTCAGGGTAACCGTCTTCAGCTTGTACAGCCGAGGGTTAGCGTGGATGGCATCGAGGAGTTCTTCCAGCGTACGCAGTTGCGGAAGTTCTTCGATCACACCCAGGATGTAACCTTTCTCCGCACCGTAGATGGTCCGGATCACGTTGGTCGCCACGAACTGGAGGTCCGTGTTGTTCTCTTCTTCCAAGCAGATGAAGAAGAACGCCAGCAACATGTTGAGGGTCATGACCTCATCGGGCAGCAGGTGGGCTTTACTGGCCATCTTGCTACGCACCGCTTCGGTGAACGCCTTGGTCACTTGGATACGACCGTTCTTCAGCGGGGTCAGGTTACCCTCGGCCACGTCTTGTTGCAGGAACGCCGCCAGCCGCATGATGGTGATCTCGTTGGGAGAGGTCACCTGGTTGTTGCCTTTGTTGCGGTAAGGACGCTCATCGTAGACGGTAATGGTCTGACGGTTGTACGCCTGGAAGGTCATCGGGAAGGCGAAAACATTCACCCCCAGATCCGTTTCATGGGTGATAACGAACACGTTATCTTTCTTGGTGGGAGTCAGGCTACGACTGACGTGCAGTGCCGCCAGTGTGCTCTCCACGTTGTCCGTGGACTTGCTGAGTCTTCCGACCGTCGAATCATAGCCATTGAGAAGCATGCGAAAAACCCCTAAAAATAATATGTTATGTGCCAGTGGAATATCACACTGAATGGCCCAGAAATGGCTTGCATACGATTGTTTTAGGACCCCTTCTCAGAACTCATGAGGTTCTCCCATGACCATCGCTTCCCAAATCGTAGCGGGGAAAACGGTAAACAACGGGATCAACGATCAATCGATCCCCCCGTATTCCGTGTCTTCCCCTACATTCCCGCTTCATATGCCGGTTGTTACTCTGGTTACACCAAAGGGTCCACTGGCAAAGGATAAGGGTACTACCTGGATCAACCTCGCCGACTTCACCGCAATGTTCGGCAACGTTACTGACCACACCTCGCCGTACTACAACCCAAGCGCACTGCTGATTCAGCAACTGCGTGCGGGTGGTCAGTCGACCATCGGTGTTCGTCGCGTAGCGGCCAACGACAAAGTGGCGCGTACCGCACTGTCTGCCTTCGTGCAGAAGAAAACCGTGCAGGACTACGAGCGTGACCTGGCTGGCAACTTCAAGCGCAATGCGCAAGGTGCCAAGATCGCGACCGCCAAGACCTACACCGACGGTTTCACCATCGTCATCAAGCCGGACCCGGATGCGGCCACCAAAGCGGTGGGTGGTCTGACCGTCCGCACCATCCCGGCCGTTCCTGCGGCTGGCGGTAACCCTGCAGTGCCGGAGACCTATGTCTTCCCACTGTTCGAAGGTATCGCCGGTGTGGGTGAAGCCTACAACTCCAGCGGCCTGATGGCTGGTGTTCGCGATGATTCGGTTAACTACCGCGCCATCGCCGAGTTCGTGAAGGCGACCGGTGTTTATCCGTTCGACCTGAAGGAGTTCACCGAGTCGGCTTCGGGTACCCGTACCTTCGCCAAAACCGCCGATCGTCGTGAGACTGTTCCGTTCACCCTGATCCAGGTTGACTACAAAGGCGAGCAGTACAACGTCAAGCGTGGCTTCGGCGCGTACACCGGCACCAACGTGAACCGCAAGGTGACCCCACGTGCCGCGCCGTACAACGACGTGCACGTTTACACCGACAGCATCAACGCGCTGCTGCAGACCATGTACGCGGTCGAGAAGAAGTACAACACCACCCTGCTGAGCGTTACCCAGCTGGGCTTCGAGCAGATGAACCCGTTCACCTGCGTTAACCACACTGGCGCGCCGTACTACGCCATCGAAGTGGGCACCGGTGGCAACACCTGGGACCTGAGTGGTTCGGTCCGTGCTTCCGGCGGTGTTCACCCGTTCTACGACAACGCTGGCAAGCTGCCAACCTACGTGACCGTTGACCCTCTGGTCGACCCACTGGGTGTGCTGGCTGCAGTGAAGTTCCCGATCACCGCCAAGCAAGCCTGGCAAGTGACCAACGAACTGATGGTAGGCGACTTGACCGAGTACCTCGCCGGTACCGAGACCAAGAACTACACCCGCAACCGTCAGTCGTTCTTCTGGGACGTTGGTTACACCCAGCCGGTGAAAGACCTGGCCGTCCAGCTGCTCGCCAGCCGGAAGGACATCATCGTCGCGGGTTGCGCCACCGTTTGGAAGCCGGGTGCGGCGAACACCCTCTCCGAGATCTACAGCCGTGCTACCGGCCTGGTTAACGCCATGCGTCTGTACCCGGAATCGGAGAAGTGGGGTACGCCTACCTGCCGTGCGTCGATCAACCTCATCGAGGCCAAACTGATCGATGAGAAGACCGATGGCTTCTTCTCGATGAACCTGGACCTGGCTTACGCGTTCGCGCTGTTCGCCGGTAACGCCCAGGGTGTCGTCAAGCCAGCGTTCTCGCCGGACAGCAAGAAGAACCGCGAGCTGCGCACCATGCACACCCCGAACATCGAGTTCGAGGAAGATTTCACCGCAGCGAACAACTTCGACATCGGCGCACTCACGCTCCGTGTCAAGGACTCCGAGCAGCTGTTCCGCCCGGCGTTGGTCACCGTGTACAACAACCCGGACTCCGTGTTGAAAGACCTGGTCACCACCTTCCTCTGCGTTTGCATCGAGAAGATCGCGCAGGACAAGTGGAACGAAGTGTGCGGCGACACCACGCTCAGCGCCTCGAACTACGTCGCTACCTTCAAGGACGAGTCCGAGAAGGATTGCCGCAACCGTCTCGGCGGTATGGCAAAACGCATTACCTTTGACGGTTCCTACAACGAGACCGCCCCAGGCGGCCGCGCTGTGATGAACGCCATTGGCCACGCTTACTTCAACAAGGGTAAGTACATGATGAACCTGGATCTGTTCGCGTACAACGAACAAGATCTCGAAGCCGCCTAAGGAGTGAGTGGTTATGGCTAACACCAACCTGCCGCACCGTACGCCCACTACCCTGATGCCGTCTTCGGACCCGTTCGTTACCGCGATGGACATGCAAAACCGTCCGGTGATCAACGGTGAAGAAGGGGGCATGTACGGGTGGGCTGGTAACGTTTTCGAATACCTGTCGGCCCAACCGCACGTCAGCCAGCAAGCCTGGTGCATCGTGCTGTCCACCCCGGCCATGTTCTCCCGCCTCCCAGGCGGTGACCGTCTGCACTCCCTGTGCAAGGCGTTCTTCGAGAACCGTTCGCAGTCGTTCGAAGGCCTCCGTGACCAGACCGAGATCCAGTTCGGTTCGATGGAATGGACTGGTCACAAAATGTCCATCCCCGTCGGGGCAACCCGCCAGCTGGGCCCAGTGACCCACACCGTCTACGACGTCGAAGGTGAACCATTCACCAAGATGTTGAAGATCTGGTCGCAGTGGGGTCTGATGGACCCAGAAATCCTCAACGCCAAACTGGTGTTGCTGGACGATCCGGGCGACATGCTGCTGGATGAAACCTCCTACTCGGCTATCTACTTCGAGCCGACTCGCAACATGCGGGACATCGCGCACGCCGCGATCGTTGTGGGCGGCCAGCCGCTGAACACTGTGCCGATCGAGCTGAAGCGCAACAAGTCGGAAGAGAACCAGATCCGCCAGATCCAGATGGAGTTCACTGGCGTGATCGAGTTCGACACCTACGCGGTGAAGCAGATCGCGCGTCAGATGCTCCAACTGCTGCCGACCTACAACCCGGATGCCGTTGCTGCTCCGACTGGCTTCCAGCAGCGTACCTCGATCCTGGAGTCGCTCACCAACTCCGGTACCATCGAGCGTATGACCACTGCGAAGTCGCAGGTCGTAGATCCAAACTACATGGGTTAATCCCACGTAGAAAAAGAAACACAGTTGACAGCCCCTACTACCGCCCTAGGGCGGTAGTAGGGTTATGTCTGCTACTTGGAATTTCTGAAACGGTAAGGTCTGAAATCGTTGTTGTCATACACAAAGATTTGACCATTGATGGACACGAGTGCATCGTTGTGGTTGTTCACCACTTCGTTAAAGATTAACAAGTCCTTGGAATGCGACTTGTGTTTCTGGGCGACTGGGAGTTGGAACGCAATGTACTGGAGCATGTCACGGTTGGTAAACTCGACAGGGAATTTACATTCCCAACCAAACACATGACCAGCAAGGTGAGGGTCTTTGGTTTCTGGGTCACGTATCAAAGACACCCGCCCTGCGTACACGCCCAGTTGGTACTTAAAGATAAGACCTTCTGGGACCTGTTCCAAGGAGAACCAAAACCCTCGACTTTCCCGCAGTCTACATACCAGCAGCAGTCCTGCCAATGCCCAGACCACCGTCAATAGTAGGTTCAGCACGATCTCTGGAATCTCGAACATTGTGAGGTACCTTCTTACCAAATATCCGTGTGTAGTTGTCTCTGACGAGTGTACCAATCAAAGCTGGATTATCCGCCACTGCCATGAAGTCCGCAATACTGCCTGGCTTGCTTTTTAAGACGGCTGCAGGAATACTCTGCCAGATGGTACCGTTTCTACCGTACATCGCTGAGAAGCCTTCTGAGAGCCTGTCACACCACTCTTCAGGGGAGACGGGTTCCTCAGTGATGACAGTGTTCTCCCGCACGTACTCCACCACCGCTTTCGCCGGGTTGGAAAACAGTACGTCGGTCATTACCCGTACTTCGTGAGCAATGGTAATGGCTTCAGTGTCTACCGAGAGCCGGAAGGCCGACATACTCCGACGACGGCAGCTGTTCTGTATCTGTTTGATCTCTGTGTCGTCAAAGAATTCTCCAGCCTCCTCATTCAGGAACACCATGGCAAATGCCGAAGATGCATCATGCGGATGTTGACCTTGGTACGTCCTTCCCGTTTCCATCAAGAAGGTAACTGCATAGATAAGCGACCGACGGTCCTCTTCAACCTCATGGATGTCACACATGTCGCGTGTGACTAAAACGGCATTCCGTAGCCAGTGATGATCGAATCCTTCAGGGTTACTCTTCATGCGGTTAAACAACTTCATGATGAAGTTTAGAGGAAGGTACGTTCCCGCTGTTGTTAAGATGTCCTGGAAGGATTCCAGGTCCTTTAGATCTTGTGCGCGAAAACGACGTCCTGACATAACCAACTCCTAAGAAACAAAAATAAAAAGAAGCGAGGCCCGAAGGCCTCGTGCTCAATCAACTTCCGTGAGGTTCTCGAAGTACTCGTCACGGTCAAAGTGATTCACAAGCTTCTCTGGCTTGCATTCGGCGTTGAGCGTTTTCACCATCTCCACTTGTTCGTAGAGGTAGCCAGTGATCACGCCACGCTGATCGTTTACTCCTACGGTCGTCATGCTTCTGCCTGCCACGATGTAGATCTCGCGGTTATCGACGCCTTCTTCTGCAGAGTAACGGAATGACTTACCTATGTTGTTACCAGCGGCCGCTACGCTGTACTCAGGTTTACGGAGGTCCTCCCCATACAGAATGGTGAAGACATCGGTCACGGGGTTACGCGAAACTTGAAGGTGTTTCCCTTCCTTGGTTTCACATTTCAACACGAGGTCTTCAGGCACAGTAACCACTTGGTTTGCAGAGGCATTGACCGCAAAACCCAGCACCATCAGAACAGCCATGTAGAACGAAGTAAACAGTTTCATGTCATCTCCAAAGATTGATTAGTCAATCTCCCCAAAAAATAAAGACTGAGGAATTACCCCCAGTCTTTATTGATAGAGAAGTTGCATAGTGGTTAGATCATGCTGCCGCGAGGGATCGGGTTCTGGGAAGCGCTAATCGGCATGATGTGGGTGGTGCTGTTCGCCACACCGATGTGGTTGGTCTTGCATTTGACCATAGCACCGTAAAGGCTCTCGAGGTAGGAACCGATGTTCTCCTCGATGTCCCAGCTGGTCACCACCAGGCTGAACTGCGCCAGCGACAGCGCGCTATTACCAAGCAGCAGGGCCAGTTGTTTGTGCGAGTTGTGGACCAGCACGAACTTCTGACCGGTCCTGGGTGCATGGCGTTCAAACACCACCACGGTACCCAAGCAGGTGCCGACCAGGATCAGTCGACGTTCAGTGTGGGTGCACACCGACTTGACAACTTTGCCAGCTTCCAGAGGGAAGTCCATGGCGTTCTCGAAGTAACCGTTCTCGCTGCGCCAGGCCGAATTGAAAGGAACGGATTCCTTGATCTTCAGCAGGGCGTATTCAAAGGCTTTTTCGATTTCGATAGAAGGATCGTTACGCATGATTTGTTTTCCTATATAGGACAAAGGGTTAGTAGACTTTAATAGTCTCATTCACCCTAGTTATATAGGTCTGAAAAAGAATGTAACTTAAATATAACCCGCACAGGCCAAAAGGCCTGTACGGGTTATAATCAGGATCAGGACATCAGGTGGCTTGGAATCTTGATGCTGGGTACACGGGGTTTCACACAGTCAGGGCAACCACCCTTACACTGACCCTTTACTGGCTTGGTCAGTGGGCGGATGATCTTCATCAGGTGCGGGAACAGTTGCTCGCGCACTTCATCGAGACCATACGAAGCGTCGATGAGGGTGTAACGGTCAGCATCGGTCTTGTACAGGTCCAGGAAGACCTGCTGCATGGCTTCCTGCTGTTCCAGACTTGCCCGGTCGAACTTGTCACTCTGTTTCTCAGCGTCGCTGATACGCGATGCTGCGATGTACGGAGGGCAGGTGAAGATGAACGTCTTGTCTGGGTTGACCCCTACCACCAACTCGTGTAGCTGTTTCAGCTTCTCGAGTGGTAACCCGTCGTAGGTCGACTGGTAGGCAAACGTGGTATCACAGTAACGGTCGGAGACCACAACCCGACCGGATTCAATGGAAGGACGAATCACCTTGTTAACGTGATCCACCCGCGCAGCGTTAAACAGCAACGCCACAGCCATGGGATCCAGCACGTCCAAAGGTTCTTTCGGATTAGCTCCTGGGAACCCCTCACGCACCAGCTTACGCAGATGCTCCGCGCAAAGGGTACCACCAGGCTCACGGGTTAACACAGGATCGAGGTGGTGATCCTGGAACAACTTACCGATGTAATTACGAGCAGTGGACTTGCCCGTGCCTCCGATCCCTTCGAGGGTGATGAATGGCGCTGTCATGATATCCTTACTTCTTTGGAGGCGTGAGATCAATCCCAAACTCGTAGGCACGAGGTGGGTTAAGGGGTTTAACAATCCCGCCAGCGTCGAGACTGTCGTAGGTAGGACGCTCAGGTGGAACCGCCGAGACAACACGTCCCAGCGATTTCAAGAGCTCCGGGCTAGGTCCTGCTTCTTTGGCCATGGAAGGTGCTCCTATTGATTATTTTCAATAGGATTACCCGCAGAAGTCACGACCCTGAGCAGGCAGTTCTATTTCTTCCAATAAGTGGACGGGGTTCACTTTGTCGACCTCATCGACCAATGCACACGCAGGTTCATCAGAACCATCCTGGAGTACTTCTACTTGCCCCCGGAGTTTCTCTTCTAGCTGCTTCTTCTGGTAGACGCGTGCTTCTTCGATCAGTTCGGCGTCGGCAGTTTCAACGATTGTGTCACCGACCAGGATAAAGACCTTGTCATCTTTTTCACGAACCTCAACCTTACGTGGCGTGTAAGCTTTCAGTTCCTTTTTGACCAAGGCCAGGGCTTCCTCTTCCTTGGTCGGGTACTTGATGCCCTTCGCGTTGAGCATGTCAACTAGGCAGCGGGTCCAATTAAGGAACTGGTTTTCAACCTCGTGTAGGTCTTTGGTAGGACCAGGGGACACCCTTAAACCATAGCCTTGTGCTACGTCCATGGCGAACTGGTCAGCCTCAGGCGGCAGTTTGATATCCGCTGCAGTGACTTCATCGGCCAACAGACGATAACGGAGAGGAATTTCTGAGAGTTTGTATTCCCAGTGCTCACCGCACAGTTCGTTCTTCATCTTCGAAGCACGCCATTCGATGCGTTTGGCTTCGGTGATGTTGTAAACGATCTTGCTGTCGTCACCAAGACCACGGAAGACCTTCGCCTGACCCGTGTGGATAACGAACGGGTGTAGCTCAGGCGGGATCATGTCGAACACTTGTTGCTTGGATAATTCCCACAACGGAGCACGGTAAACAGTGCCGGTACGGTCAGCCACCGCCAAACGACCCAGTTTCTTTGGCAGTTCGAGCAGGTCGCGGTAGTCTTCTTCTGTGTGGTCGTATTCGAGGTTACTGAATTCAGCGGCATCTTGTTTCAACCAACCGATCCAAACACCTGGGTATTCAGACAATACATTCCAGCGACGCAGGTCCAACATACCCACAACAGTGGCGAACTGCTGGGTAATGGTGCTCACAACCATGTCACCATGGTCGTCGTAATGGTTCATAAGTCTACGGCTGTTTTTCTGGCACGGGGCCCAAGGACAACGTACCGATTGGTAGATGTTCTTGATGGAGCCCTTAAAGCCCAGCGCTTCCATGTTCTCTTTAACGTACTCGACGAACTTAACCGTGTTATACAACTCGAACAGGAAGGTGTCGCGGTTGTTGCTTACGTTGATCACGCAGAGGTTCAGGGTGTGCCCGTCACGCAATCCCTTGGTTACCATTGCAACTGATTCCAAACCACTGCTGAACGCTACGTTGATAGTTGCCATTCCCTTTCCCCTTAGAACCAACTAAAAATGAATTTGATAACACACGCAAACACGTAGGCAATGGAACCCCAAACGAAGACGATCAGGCACTTTGCCTGAAACAGAATCCATTTGAGGGTCCGAATGTCTTCATCGGCCACTGCCAGTCGGCGCATGTGGTCGTAATAGGCTTTAAGCTCGTTTACCTTGTAGGACATTACCATCAGGACAATGAACAACCCGAATCCGATCCAGTAGTTCAGCATTTTTACCCCCGAAGCAAAAATAAAACAGGGAGCCCGAAGGCCCCCTGTTACGATCAGCCTGCGCGCGACTGGATGCGATCCACGAGGTTGTGCAGGTTATGGATGATGTACTGTGACCACGGTTCGAAGTCGCCTTCCAGGAACTGCTTGTACTCCGGCGCATCCAGATCGGTCTTGTTGCCAAGAAGGCTGACGTTGGCAACGTTCAGGATGTCGCCGCACGGGAACTGGACTTCGGCCAGGCCTTTGACATGGGCACGGGCGAAGATCAAGTCGACCAGGGTGTCGTGATCCAGCCAGGCTACTTCGTCGAGATTCGGCTCGTTCATTTCGAAGGTGGCGTTGGAAGGCGCTTCGGCCGCGTAGACGATACCGAAGTGGCTGTTGCCGACGAAACCTTGGACATCAGACGAGTCGCAAACGAAACCAACCGGGGTGCCCGTCTTCATCACTTGAGCCGTGACGTCAACGTCGCCTTGGTAGATGGTGACTTCTTCAGGGCCTTCACGGTGGTAGGAGGCGTCCGTGGTGGTGTGGAGGTCCATGATGTTGGTGTGCGTTACCTGGGTATCGCGGGCGTCGGTGACATTGCTGTCGTCATAGGACATGTAGTCCATGAAATCCGGGATAGGCTCCGCATGGCCGCCGATGGCGATGGAGAACACCGATACCATCTGCTTCTCGCCGTTCAGCTTGTTGCGCTTGTAGACGAGGAATTCGACCTTGCCTTCACGGACACGGAACACCAGGCCGTAAGCGATCAGCTGGCGAACCAGGTCGTTCTTAGCGATGTACTCACGGCGACCACCCATGGCAGCGCGCTCGAGCACTTTCAGACGCTTGAGGACCTCGGCCTTTTCCATGCCGACATCACAGAAGTGCGGTGCTAGCACTTCGGTTACAAATGGAGCGTGAACGCCGAGGGTGAATTCGGCTTTTGCAGGTACTTCAGATTTGGCGATCAAAGTCACGAGACGATCCTTTTCGGGTGTGGTTGGAATTTTGTTAGTAAGAGTATCACCTTCCCAGTCGTTTTTAACGAACTGGGTGATGATGGTCATGATGTCTTTCATTGCCGCGCGGAGATCGTCTTCACAGAAGACCGCCACGTTAAGCATGACCACCTCGAGTGAGATGTCCTTGCTAGTTTCTGGTAAACGGCATTGCACTAACGGCTCAAGGCCGTCAGCAGAAATCCAGAACGCCGTGCTCGGGTAAACATAACCACCCGGAACAAAACGGCGCATGGGGAAGATGACCATGAAGGTCGACAACTCGTCAGGCTTTGCTTTGGTCTTTAACGTGAAAGTACGTTTCATGTTCACGTTTTCTGCCAGCTCGGTTCGTAGACCTGCAAACCACGCATCTTTAAGTTGTGGATTGCCGAAGGATGGATCATTTAGTCTTTCAAACATATTTCCCCCCTATGCTTTCTGTCGTTGCCTACGAAGGTTTTCCACCCCGTTGACGTGAACCTGTTCGTAGGTTGTGTGAATACCCGCCGTAATACCAACATTACGCATAAAGATCACCCAGGCCAGTGACAGATCACCTGAGGGTGTTGTAATGGGAGGTTCTTCAATCTCGTGGACTTCAGCCAACGTGTACTGTTCGGTGCGGAGGTGTTTGATCAGCTGCTGGCGGAGATAACGGCCATGACCAAGATTGTTCTCAGGCTGACGGTTGGCCCATGCATCCCAAACGTTGTCGAGCAGTTCCTCCAATGATTTGCCAAAACAAGAAGGTTCGTCATGGCGGCACACGTAAGCTTTACCGTAACGCTCAAACATGGACTTACGACTCATTGGGATTTCCCCGCCTCAGCCATTGCAAGACCAGCTACGTGTAAAACTTCGGAACGAACTGCAAAGAGGACATTCCGAATGGTCTCAAAAGTGTAACCCTGCGGGATAACAAAATCAGAAGAAACAATCTTCATGAAAGGTCCGGATGAAATAGCGCATGGACCAAGGTGAGTGATCTCGATCTCCCAACCTGGCGCCGGATGACACTTGACCAAGAACTCTGCGGTTATCGGTGGCCGTTTCCAAGCGAGATCGTAAAGAGCTACTTCTACTTGATGTTCACCCTTGCCATTGAACGCCCCGTAGTTAAGGAGGTCGTGGTAGAGCAGTCCAATTTCTGCCTTCTCTGAAATGTGCGACATAATCAAGTACCAAAAAAAAAGAAAGGGGCTTGCAGAATGGCTAGAGACGAATCCCTAGCCACCCTGACCGTTATTTGTTAGCCGAAGAGCTTAGTAGCTTCCGCGACGCTGGTTTCACGTTGCTGGGTCAGCCAGGTAGTTTGTTCGTCGCTGTGGACGTAGCTGACTGCGGTGGTGCTTTCGCCGAAGACCCATTCGTCCCCGCCGACTTGTTGACGCAGGTGATGTTGCGAGTTGATGTTGACACCGCCGATGTGGTAAGAGCCGTCAACAGTCGACAGCTTGTCGTTGTTGCCGTGTTGTTCGCGGGCGATGAGTGCAGTTGCGGTTTCCAGCTGGCCGGAGGTCTCGTTGATGAAATCGACGTGTTGCTTCATCGATTCCTCGGTGATGCCTTCGGGAAGAGTTACAGCGTCGGCGCCGAAGGTGATGTGGTTGGTCAGGGCGTCGAACTTACCCTTTTCCTTCATCTGGTCCACAGCCTTCTGCATACGTTCGCTGAAATCTTTATTCAAGCTCATTGTGAGAAACCTCTTCTCTGTAGTAGTTATAGATAAACACCCAATAGGACTACCAACGGAAAGGTGGGTTACCCGTCCGCCAGGAGGTAGTCCTGTTCGGTTCATGCAAGTGATATAGGTCTGAAATATTCTTACCTAGTTATCACTCAAGCCAATTGATACCGCGGTTGGTGAGGAAGGCAGCACGCACTACCTCGGCCACGGACAGATTGGCATCATCCAGCAGGACCTGTAGATCCGGATTGGCTTCGTAGAACTTGGCGCGGTTTTCTGGCGCTGCCTCGAAGTACTTGGTCATCCGGTCAACCTTTTCTTTCTCGTCGTCAGACACGACGTCGGCGAGACCCATTTCTTCAATACCGGCGTAGCGGCTGAGTGGATCACGGCCTACGGGTTTATCACCCGCATGGAACTGGGTAGCCTTAGCACCGGCGATGTACAACTTGCGGGCTTCTGCCAGCGCGGCGAAGCAGTCGACATTCGGACCAGGCTTGGTACCGGTGAGTTGTTCCAGAGCGAAACGCGCTTGGCGTTCTTCACGCGTAGGAATGCGGCTGATCACGCCGCCTTTGTGGACGTAGTGGGAGCCGTCAGGGCCGGTGACGCTGATGGATTCGAAACCTTGCTTGACCAGCTCGTTAATGGTCAACGACGGATCAGGATCAGCTTCGTCGATGGTCACTTGGATCCAGTGCTTGTCGAAGACTTCCAGCATGTCGAGGAAGTCAGGCTTGACGTTCTGATGTGGGTACTGCGAGATGTTCAGCGCCAAGCGGTCGAAGTAGCTGGAGTTCAGGAACTTGCCGTCCAGCAGGTCTTCGAAGTACATCACCGACGCTGGGTATTTGCCCAGTGCGTCTTCGAAGTTGTCGGCTAGATCGAAACGCTGAGCCATGTAGGCTACCAGATGACGCGCTTGTTCTTTGACGTCGTCGATGACGGCCATGTCCACCAGACTGTCGTCCAGGCCGATCAGACGCGTTGCCACGATCTTGAACAGGTCGTAGTTGGTCTGGAATTCGATCGCGCCGATACGGTTGCTGATGGCCACGTTGGTGTCGTTGTCGCTGGCAATGGTGCCCTTCGACCACGCCGTCGCGCGCACACCGGTGGAACGCATGTACTGGGCGATCAGTTTGGAGATGTAGACACGGACCACGTCAGTTTTACGGCTGCTGACGAAGACGCCCTTGATCAGGTGGGTGTCCGGGTCATTGACGTCGAACATGTTGGCCCATTCCTTTTCCGCGGTCGCGTACAGCGCTTGAATCACTGTGGCGGCACCGATAGCATCGCGCAGGCTGGTCAGGAAAGTCAGGTGATCCAACCACAGGTTCTGCTGTTGCACGAGAGCTTGATCTTGCATGGGGTGTTACTCCTAATAGTCAATTAACGTCCAACCACATATAGATTAGCCGTAAGTACAAAAACATAATAAACCCAGGACCAGGGTTTCCCCCAGTCCTGGTGATCTCAACGGAACAAACCGAGGGCGCTGCTGCTACGGATAACGGCAACTTTGTCGTTGTGGTGGTGGCGACGCTTGAGGTCCTTAACCATGTCCATGACACGGTTGTGGCTTTCAGTGCCTGCAAAGCGAGCCATCACAGCATCCTTCGCCAGATCACGCTCCATGACGTAAAGGAACTCGTCAAAGGAAGCGGTCATCTCAGCATTCACATCCGACACAGCCAACTGACTGGTCAGGAGGTCTTCCAGACCTGCGGTACGGTGTTTGCAGGCGTGCAGCATGCCTTGCTCAATCACCATGTCGTAAGTCGAGAAGTACTCCACCTCCCGCACCATGTCGCCCAGTTTCTGTGGCTTGGTAACGGTACGGATGGAGAAGGCAGTGTTCATGTCAGGGTCTTCGAGCGAATCCTGCATGACCTGCTTGTGAATACCGAACGGGCGTACTTCGATCTTGTTGAAGACCGGGTCACGTGGACCGCCGGTTACTTCCCAGTGGATCTTCCGGATGGAACCACAGACATGCGGCTCCAACACAGTACGCAAACGGTGGATCCAGGCGAACACTTCAGTGATGGCCGTCTGGACGATAACACCGTTCTTGTACTCGAAGTAGTACTGTGGAGGGTGGCCCAGTTCACACTGGACCTGACCTTCACTGACGCGGCGGTTCAAGTCACTGTCCTCGCCCATGCACTCACGCACATAGTCGTTGAAGGTGTACTTGATCCCCATGCGGTTAGGGATGTTAAACCCACCCGCGTTCAGCAGGTAGTAATGACCACCCGGCTCCATTGGTTTGAGGATACCGCGTTTACCACTTTTCGGAAGGATGGTGTTACCGAAAGACAGAACTTGACTCATTCAGGCACCCCCTTAATAACTTTTTCCATGTCGGTAACTTTCGTATCCGGGTTGACGATAGCGGCAATGGTGTTGTCCTGAAGGTAGCCGCCGGTGAGTTTGGAGAACGTGCCGTCGATCAGCAGAGCGCTGTTATTCAAACCAACAATGATCGGCTCACGTCCTTCCAGCATTGCTTTGCTGTTTCGGTACGGGTTGTTCAGGTTATCAGGATCCCTGTACATCAGCGAGTTGAAGACCCGTTTCACCTGGGGGCTGCTCCCCACCTTACCACCGCACTCGTACTCCGCGTAGTCGACCATGGACGACAGGTCTTCTTTGTTGAGGTACCACGGCTTCTTGGCGTAGAAGTCAAACTCCAGGTAATACTGGTAGGGTTTGTTTGGATCTTCCAGCACATCCAAACTCTCGATCACGGTATCACCTTTGGTGAACTCCAAGATCAAGTACTGCACCCCACCAATAGCCACCTCACGCATGCCGAGAGGTTCAAGGGTGATGTCCATCAAGGCCACCAGGGGTGCGTAGCACACCCCTGGTACGACAATCCCCAACACCGCCACTGACTGAACCTTTTCACCCACCGTAGCAAACCCGTTATCCACGAAGCGCTTCGGCAGATGGATCTCAAGATCCCGTGCAGCGGTCACAGACGAATCTGCGTTGATGATGAGAGACTTGTCGATGGCATCCCCATCACGTTTGAGATTGCCGAGTTCCATGTAGACTTACCCCAAGCACTTGTCGACGATGAGATTCACCACAGCCACGGCCATACGTTCGCGCTTGTCGCCAACGTTGTCTTCGGCCGTTTGGATGTAGGTGGACGAGATCAAGTCTGCCGCGAGGTTGCAACCGATAGCACGCAGGAACTGCGGCACCAGTTGGGTTTCCATCAGGATGTCTACACGATCGCCATCCGGATCCTCACCTTCGGCAATAGGCCGGGTATCATCACCACCGCAACGGGAAGCCAGCAGGTGATACGCAGCACCCAGTTCCTGGTGGAACTTGCCCCGCAACCAGTTGTCGTAGACCACACCTTGACGGTTGGTGGCTTCGATCACACGGTCACGGATCGCTGGGTGTTCCTGGATGAACTCGTGGATGGCCTTCAAGCCGTCCTTGGTGAAACCTTCATACCCGTCTTGGATCAGGGTATTGTGGACCGACTTGTAGTACTCCTGCGCCAACGCACCCATACGCTGCGGGTTGGAGATCGCCGCCATCAGGTCGACACCCTTGCCGGACAGACTACCGAAGTAGTAGCCGATGACCAGCTCCTGGAAGCCCAGATTGTCGCGGGTGATCGATTCCAGCATGTCGTTGGTGTAGAACACCTTGACCGAACCGGTGAGGATCTTGGCCTTCTTGTAGCTGGACATGATGGCCGAGTTAGGGCCATTAAACGCCACAGCCTTTTCCTGCACCAACACCAGTTTCTGACGACGGTACGCGGTGACCACGTTCTTCAGTTGCAGCAGGTACGCGGTCACGCCGTTCCACAGCAGGTTGACGTAAGCACGGTAAGCGCTCAATTCACCCCGTGCCAGCCATGGGACTGGGTTCTCGCTGTGGTACATCTTGGTGAGGATGGTGTACAGCTTCAGCAGGCGACAGATACGAACTTCTTTCACCTTCTGGAAGTTGAAAGAGTTCTCGCTGTTGATAGCGAACATGTCCGCCAGCATGTGGTTGTTGCCGATGAACTCAGCGACGAAGGTAGTGTCCTCGTCGGGGTTGTTCATGATCTCCAGGATATCCGGGTGGTTGGAATCCATGAAGGTCTCGATCTGCTCGCGGCTTGGGTAGTTGAATTCCAAGCTCTTGCCAACGCTCAGGTCGATCGCGGTGTAGGTCAACACCTGGTCCCGCACAGCCGTCGGGAACAGGTCAGAATCGAAGAACGGATCATCGACGTTGGTGTACTGGATGTACAGGGCGCCGTTGGCGACGTTCTGCAGTTCTTCCGGCGAGTACAGGATCTTGGTGCCTGCAACGACCTTGGCTGCCATCGGAACACCGTAGTCCTTGATGGTATCCATGGTGGCGCGGACGATCTCGGCCAGACGGGTACTGGTCGCATCGAGGATAGCGCTGTGCTCGTTGTCGCCGGTGACGAACAGGACACCCTCTTTCCAGCTTTCGTTGGTGTACTGCAGCGAACCATACGAAAGGTTGTTCAGGCCCTGGATGATGTCCGTCGGTTGCAGCGAACCACCGCCGGTAACGATGAGTTCAGCAATGCCCAGACTTTCTTTACGAATCATCTTCAGGCTTCCTTCTTGACGTGGCGGTTGATCGCCTTGCTGATCTTCTCTTCCACGATTGGATCAGGAAGAGGCTTGAGGTACACGTAACCCACTTTAACGAGGGTCCGCTTGGTGAGTTCCACCACGTTCGCTGCCGTGATGGCATTCCGGATGAATGCTTCGTTGGTCATTGCTGGCTCCTGGAAGAATCAGTACTGCGTAGCCGCTACAAACCGATTGGTCGGCAACAGGCCTTCGTAGTAGGCGGTGTAGATGAGGGTGTTGATCTCACCCACAGTGATCTTTCCGTCCTTGTTGAAATCGAAGCCACGGTTTTGGGTATAGCCGAGCTTTTCTTTCTCAACGTCTTGACGGAAGATAATCTCATCCGGCTTCTTGCCTACCGCAGCAGGGTAGAAGATGGTGAGGTAGAAATCTTCGAGGCGAGTGAAACGTTTACCACGCTTCATCCACATCTCGAAATACTTGAAGACCCACTCCAGCTGCTCGAGCTGGGACAGAGTGATCAGCCACTCCACAGTGACCCGTGGGTCATTGTAGGTCTGGGCGAGGTCTTGTGCCGCGGCCTTACCGAATTGGATCAGACCGAAGTAGTACGCGCCCGCACCATTACGAATGGTGGGGGAGAAGGTACGACCCGTTTCGAAGGCAATGCAACCCATGACAGCAGAAGGTGCATCTGCCCACAGATTGTGCTTCTTGCACCAAGCCTTGATCTTGGCCAGGAATTCAGCCGGCACGTGGGCTGACCAGCCGATGTCGTAGAACTTCAGCTTGTTGTAAGCCCGGAAGCTGGAGAACACCCGGTAGAACCCTGCATAGGTATTGGTACCCATGCCAGAGATGCCGTCAATCTCGCCGCCATACAGCTTGTACGACTTGAGGTTGCTCTGAATGTTCTTGATACCTTGCAAGGCACCTGCTTCGCCCGTACCCGCAGAGATCGGCAGCGGGGTGGTGCGACCGCCGTTCACCCGTTGGTCGTAGTCCTGGAACAACGAGGTCACCCCCGCTGCGGTGTTCTTACCCCAAGCACCGTCGATGGAGCCGGCGTAAACGCCGGCCTCCTTCAACAACACCTGGATGTCTCGTACAGCGTTGAGCATCCGGTAGTTCATTACTTGATACCTCTGTATACCTTGACAGCCTTCAACGAGAACTGCGTCGAGAGCTCGTTGCTCGCCAGCTTGTCGCGTAGGCTCAATACCATTCGGTTGAACATACCCTTAAAGCTCACTTTCGCATCGACCTTACGACCGTCCAAGGTGAATATCGGCTTCTCCATGATGTAGCCAGCGGTACCTTTCATTTGGTTACCGATGACATATTTGTCGGCAGTGGTGCTGTAGTCCATCGACTCCACGTACACGGTGACCAACACTTTCTCAGGCGACAACGTCGGTTTGTTAACGTTCAGGCTGTTTGACACAGAACCCGACTTGACGGTGCTGCCCTCGATCGAGGCGGTGCGTTTGCGATCCTTGTCAGCGTGGGCAATGAACTTACGCACACTGTCCGACATCTGTTCAGGGGTCGCGTTGTACTTGACGTCGATGTGAATGATCTTGCCGTGATGGTTAGACCGTTGCTGCTTGATCCCCAAACGGTTGACATCTTCCATAAGGGAATTTTCTGCCGCGCCACCCACGAGGTGGTCGTCTTCGACTTCGCATAAAATCGAGTCATAGTCGACCTCATCACCGATCTTCACTTTCCAGTTAATGATCTGTTTCGAACCCATCAAGAACTGTTTCTTCTTGATGAATGGGGTGATGGATTCCATGGCCAGTTCTTTCGTAATGGCAATGGAGTCTTCATAGGTGTCTTGGTCTTCTACCATCACTACACGGATCATGCGACCCGCTTTCCAGACCACCTGACCCGGACAGAACACATCCCGATCAAACCACTGGCGGTCCCAACCGACCACGTCACCGGCTTTGAACTTATCACCCACCTTCAGGTCAGTGACACGGGTATGGCGGTGGTACTCACCGCTGGCCTCACCAATCTTCAACCCCAACGGATAAACGTCAGTGGTCTTGTCGGTGTAGGTCACGGTCATCGAGTCTTCAGTAACCTCGGTCACCTTACCGTCGTCGCGTGCTACCTTACTGTAGAGTTCCGACGTGCGATGAGCAATCATCGAATCGTAACCCGTCCGGGTAATGTTCGGGGTGTAGTTCTCAGCACTCACAGCTTGCGAAGCCTGAGTACTGGTGAACATGCCTCGCTTAGGGTCGTCTTTCGACATACCGAAGGCCAGGTTACCCGTTACCGATGCCAAACCTGTCAGAGTCGGTTTCTCTTTCACGGCGATGTTGCCACGGTAGTCTTCGATGCACGGGTCAGACGTCAGGTAGGTAACGAAACCTACTTTACCGCTGTCCTTGTTCGCCTCGGAGATCTTGCCCTTGTAGCTGTCCAACTGTACTCGGGCACGTTTCACCATGGAGATCTCACCACGACCCCCAACACCACCGAAGGTCAACTCTTCCTGATCCTTCAGCTGGTGGATCGGGTTCACCTCTTCCACCAAGTTCACCGAAGTGTCCGTGATGATGTTCATGGTGACGGCTTCAGGGTTAAAGTCGATCTTCTGCTTACGACCCTTGCCCTTGTTCCGGTACATCCGGATAGCCTTGACCCACTCGCGGTACATATGGCCTGCAAAGCGCTCATACCCCACGATACGCTGTTCTTCCAGTTCCACCTCATGACGGGTCCAGTCCGTCTCCAACAGCTTCACAGCGTCAATCAGGAGGTAATGGAAGGACTCCGAATAGCCCAACTTCTTCAGTTCCCCTTTGGTGATCGGGTCAATGAACAAATCGAACAGGTTCTTCATTTCGAGGAACTGTTTCGGGCGTACCTTGTCGTCACCCATCAGTGGAACCCAGACACCCTTTTCGTTCAGGTTACTGCGGCTGAAGTTACTGATGTTGTTCAGACGTGGCATCCCACCGAAGATCAAGGTGGTCAGCTTCTCACGGCGGTTGAAGATCAGGTACTCGTCGTTGAAGGTAATGGCGTATTCGTCTTCACTCAGTTTCGGACGGTTACCCATCGGTACGGAGCGAGTGGTGGCCTTAATCACCTGCAACAGTTTGTCGATACCGAAGTAGTAGCACAGCACTACACCCATCGGGAACAGATACCCGCCGATGTTGATCACTGCATACTCGGTAGGCGCTTTTGCCGTACTGATGCCCAGCAGGTTCTCAACGGTGTTAAACTCCACACCATCGAGGTACAGGTTGCCGTAGCCGTCCACGGTCACTGGCTTGTCGTTCTTCACGCCAATCAGGAAGTCATCCTTCTTGGTGTGCTTGGAGAACTGCGGGTGTTCAGCCAACAGTTTGTCAATACGGAAGTCAAAGGTTACACCCTTGTCACCACCCGCATTGATCCACTGGAACTTCGAGGCCAGGATCGAATAGACCCGGGGGCTGTCGTACTTACCGCTCAATGAACTACCACGGTTGTACGTGATGTCTGAACCCGAACGGTTACCACGGCTTGCCACCTGCTTAACCAACCACGCACCCAGGTCGTCTACCTTCTTCAGGCTACGACTCACCATGAGCTTGCGGTCATAGTAGCTGGTCAATGCTACCTTGAACTTGTTGATCTTGCGGATCGGCAATTCCATGCGTTGCAGCTGCATGTGCGACTTCACACCGTCAACGGTAAAGGTACCGTCTTTACCCACCCGTGGCATACGGATGTGGTGGGTGGTCTGATCGCCATCTACCGGGTGGACCTGGATGGTGTAGACGTCGTAGCTGCCTTCGACACCCTCAACCACCTCATGCTTGAAGTCGTTGATGGCGACACCGGCGTTCTGCAAACCAAGCAGCATCATCACGGTGTCTTTGTGGAGGAACTTGTCCACGTAACCTTGCTTGAGCACTTTCGCCCGGCTACGCTTCATGGACTCGTCCAGCACCACCGGCAGATCAGCTTTGATCTCGGCGTCAGCTTTGAGGGCCTTGTACTCCTCTGGCTTCACCTGGATAAACTCTTCCAGGCTTTGCCCGTTGGCCAACTCGATGTGCTTGAACTGAGTAGCCTTCCGCATGAAGAACTGTTGTTCCGCTACGGTCAGTACCCCTTCCTTCGCACGCTCTTCCAACGCCAGCGCCACACCGCTTTCGTACGTCGGGAACGGATCCTTCGCCACCGACGTATCGGTAGTGATCTTCTCCTGTTCCAGCAATGCATCGTCTACTTCTGCGGTCCAGTCTTCAGCTGCTTCAGAATTATCTCGAGTTCCCTCTTCTCCCGCCCCTTGAACAGATCCTCCGTCAGGTTCTTCGCTATTATCGAAAACAGCAAGCATAGGAGCAGTAGTACGAGCAGCTGTGGCATTGTCATCCTTACCAGAAACCCGTCCTTCTTTGGTTTCCCGTTGGGATCCTTTTGCCGCGCCAGCTCCCTTCGCTCCTGTAGCCACTTGGGTATCCGCCGTGGCTTCTTCTCGGTTCTCATCCTTGGCTTCCTCGACTTCTCCCTCAGAGAGACTACCATTTCTGGTAAGGTTCATGAGGGCAAGGTAAACACGCTTCGTGACAGCGAAACGCTTGGGGTGGCTTTCCCGGTGGCTGCCGACGTCTGGAGTTTTATCCTTGGCCAACTTCTCGAGGAAACGTTTATCGTCCAACTCATTCAGCCAGCCCTTGAGGGTGGCCAGGTTGATGATGAGGGAACGGCTGTTCGACACAAAGATCAGATGGAGGGATTGCTCGGCCTTGGGTGTCAGCTTGCTGAACAGGCTGTACTTCCAGTCGCCAAACAGCAAGGCAATCCAGTCCAGCAACCAATACGAACTCTCCGCCTTGTTCACCCGCACGGTCTGGTTAGACGGAACAGGCAAACCATTCTTGAAGCTCTTGACATAATGGTCAAAGTCAATCAGCAACTCAGACCACGATGGCATGTGAAGTGGTAGGTCGATACGGAAGAACTGTTTACGCTCTTTCGATTTCGCCGCTTCTTCGTTGATGCGGTCCATCAACATCGAGTACTGGTTGTAATGCCGCTCGAAGTTAACGAACATCGTTGGACGCGGCAACCACATCTTGTTGATCAAGCCGTAGTTGTTGACCACCAACACGTTGTCTTTGTTGTAGACAGTGTTGATGTCTTTGGTCCAGTTGAAGTTGTAGTGGCTCGCGCGGTACGCCTGGATCGCCTTACGGACATCCATGGCCAACATACGACCATTACCGATGACGGGTTCAAACTCCGTCTTAAAGTTGATGAAAACATCACCAGTGAAGTTACTGATGAAAGCTTCCGACGTGGCAGGGCCGTAGTCTTCCGTGTTCTTTGGGAAGAAGTGGATCAGGCTCGCACGGGGCAGGCTGATCTCCCCGATGCCGATGTAGTTGGGGGTGACCAGCTCTTGCCTTTTGCGTTGTACGTACCACTTGAAAAACTCGGGATATGTCGCTGCAAGGGCTTCTTCGCCTGTGACAGCTGACAAAGCGGGATTCGCTCCGTTCAGCATCCTCATTCCTCCATGCCACTGGTCATGGCTTTCAACATAAACAAGATGGGTTCGTTGACAGGGTCATACAGGAAACGACCACTGCCACTGATGTAGTACTCGCGCTTACCGAACAACTCACGCACCTGGGCCTTACTGTCTTCAGCGCACACGCTGTTACAGTTCAACTGGTCACCGTCGTGGTCGGAGTCGTAACCGGCTTCACGGGAAGGGTCCACCGACATGGCGTCGAAGTAGTCCGGGTTAGCTTGCTTGTGGGGATAGCGCATGCACACTTCCTGGACGTTCCATTCGGAGTCCATGACGTTACGCTTAGTCGCCCCTACCACGGTCAGCAGGTTAACTTCTGCTGGCACAATGGAACCGATACCAATGATCGGGTAACGCGTTTGCTGAGCAATCTGATCCATGATCGTGCTGTGGCACGACAGGTAGAACAGCTCCATGTACGTCATCGGTGTAACCAACCGACGGTCTTTGCCCTCAGGGAGGTCATTGATGTCATGGAGCACACAGACGTCAGTGCCGTCGTCATACACCAGCGCCAGGTAATGGCCACTGATCATAATAGGCTTGTGACGCAAGTGGGTGTTGGAGAAGCCATTGAACAATTTGGTCAAGCCGGTAGCCGTGGTCCACTTCTCAGCCGTGTTCGGCGAGACTTCCACGTACTCGTATTCAAACGTCTTCGGGTTAACCAAACGCGCGGAGTTGGAACCTGCGGTAAACACCGTATCCAGGTACTTCGTCAACAACGCGTTGATACACGAGTACGAGAAGTTCAACATCGCCTGGTACAGACCTACGTCGGTACTGTTCGGCGATACACCCGTCGACTCAAACAGATGCGGGCGGGAAACCTTACGGGCGGTAATAACGTTACGGGTACCGTTCGCTACACCACGGGTCGACACACGACGCTGGAACAGACCACCCTTGCCATCCATCAGGCTGAACAGGTACTGGTCGATCTCGTTGTACGAGTTCTGCAGCCCCCACCTTACGTTGTCGTAAAGTGGATTGTCCCGATCTTCTTGACTCCCGATGGCGACGACTCGCGTGCGGAAGAGAAGCTTTCGATAATACTCGGTGAGTTCAGGCTCAACCGTCGCCCCGTTGGGCTGAAATTGGATGTCGCGAAGACCAGCTGGAGGAACGAGGACTTTAGCAGCTGACGCGATGGCTTTGAAACGCTCGACAAGTTGGACACGTTGTTTCCTTTTGTGTGATTCGGTCATTGCCAGAATCAATTGAGGGAAATGGGACATAAAGAAACTATATCCGGTTTGCCCTTCAATGATGTTGGATTTTATGAAATCCTTGGCGTCTTTATCCCATACCGCGTATTCCGTTCCCTTGAGAATTCCAAGGTACAGGCCCTTCAGCTGAGTGATGGATTTGAAATACGAAGGGTTAAAAATTTCCAGCTTGGTATCGATGAAGGCTTCGGTCTCGTCGCGCTCTTTGCTACCGAGTTTACCGAAGATACCAACCGAGTATAACCCTTCATCGTTGAGATTCTGGGTCATCCCTTCGAAAGCGTCTGTCGAGGTTACCTCTTTGTAGATACCCGGAATGACCTTTCGAAAGTCCAACAATGTTAGGTTAGTTGGATTCATTAGTTTGCCTTTAGGAGTTTGAGATGTCCGATGATTTTGACGATTGGGGCGACGACCCCTTCGGTGGTGATCTGGACTTCGACGACGATTTTGATAAACCGGCGTCCAGTAAGGGCTTCATTCGCAGTTTCGCCACAGGGTTCCTCTCCGGTCTGGTAGAGAAAACGGTGGGGGATACCGATGCCCGCATCAACACACTGAAGATGGCGCTGCCACGTACCTGGATCGGTACGTTCAGCAACCTCCGCACCTTAAACGACCGTCGTCGTGAGGTGTTGGAAGACATCAAAGCAGAAAGTTTTACCACCGTACAGGACCTGCAATATTTGGCGGGCCGTGCCGCCAAAAAGTTGTCCGGTGGAGCTACTAATAAAATCTCGGAGCAGCTTACCCGGTTCAGTGATCACGACTTCTCTGATTGGGAAAAGCAAGACGGTTCGGTTGATGACTCCGTCAGTATGGAGGACACGTCTGACGAAGACGTAGCCAACATCCTCCAGAATGAAGACGCCAACTCCATGCTCGAACGCGAGACAGTGGAGTCGGTGGGTCGTCGTACCATCAGCGCAATGAACGAAGTCGGTGGTCGTCAGATCGCCGGTCTCCACCAGCTTGCGTCGGAGATGGTCCGCACCAACAACCATCTGCAAAACCTGGTCGACTACCAACGGAAGGTACAAGCCCGTAACGACGCAATGATGCTGAACGTTACGGCACGGCATTACCTGACCAGTGCCAAGTTCTACAAGTTCATGGAAGCGAGCCAACACCGGTCGATCCAAGAACTGAAGATGATCACCAAGTTTTCCCGGATGTCCGATTACGAGAAGACCTCCACCGGTGACGCCTTCAAACGTTCCATGCGTGAGTCGATCTTCAACACCGCCAAGAGTTCCTTTGGTGGTATCCGTGATTTCATCATGGATAAGTTCGGCAAGGACACACGGGACGGTGCAATCAGTTCGGTAGGTGAGATTGCCGGTGCACTTCGGATGGCGTCTGAGATGTCCGAAGGCATGCCGATGGATTACGGCAACATGCTGGGTAACGCAGCAGCCGGTATCTTCATCAACAACTTGCCGAAGATGATCAAGTCGGATACTGGTCAGAAGTACCTCGACAAGTTCAAGAAGCAGTTCCCGAAACAAGCGAAGTGGGCGGAAGACGCTTACATCCGTATCGAGGACTTGGGTAACGTCGCGACCTACTTCACGGGTAATGCCGAGGGTACGGTTAACACCATGGCGAAGCATTACCGCTCCGACATGATGAACGACGAACCCGAGACCTACGAAGAGTACGTAGACAGCCTGGACGATCCAGAGAAGGCTATCTCGAAGCTGGACTGGACCCTGACCCACCATGGACGTAAGGTGGCTAACAAGGGCTTGTCGAGCGTTCTGGAGAACATGTGGAACAGCGACGGCAGTAGCTACTCGTTGACCAAGCGTTCCCTCAAGGACAGCTTCGAGCGTCACTGGTGGACCCGTCAGTCTGACCGTACCCTGAACGAGATCATCCCGGCATGGTTCTCCAAGCTGCACCTGTCGCTGGAACAGATCCGGACTGGTAGTGATACTGTCCAGGCGGAGTCTTACGACTACGTCAAGGGTAAGTTCATCAGTGAGAAGCAGAAGGTTGCCACCGCTGTTAACACGGTACTGAATCACGACCAGTTCAGCATGCAGGCCAATGCGGCGAAAGACCTGGTTACCAACATCGACGTCGACAACGCATTGAGCCCGAAGGCTAAAGAAGCACTGGCCTTCCGCTTGGCGCGGGACACCGACAAGAAGTTGGGCTTCAACCCGTACAACTACCTCCGCTTCGAAGACGACGATGAACTCGACCGCATGCCTAAAAAGGTGCAGGACGAGATCCGTAAGGTCATGATGGCGAACTTCGGTATTACCGAAGACCACATGAAGACCTTCTTCGAGACGGGTACGAACTACGACGTAGGCAAGATGTTGAACTACATGCCTACTGAAGAAGGTCGTAAGTTGCTGGCCAACGTATTCGAGCAGGCAAACACCCTGTCCGAGTTTGTACCAGATGTCAGTAACTCGTTGGACGTGATGCGTTCTACCGGGAGTTACGATGCCCTGAAACAAGCGGGTATCATCCGGACGAACGAACACGGCCAGGAGGAGGTTTCGAATGACCTGCTGTGGAACACCTTCCGTCAGTACATCAAAGATCCAACCCGTAAGTCGGCAGCCATGCCGAAGGACCAACCAGTCCTGCCTACCAGGCCGTGGGGAGGCCACAACGGTGGACCTGATGCATTGCCACCGGTTCCAGGCAATCCTTCTCCTAATGGCCCTGGCGGCGCTCCTGCTGCTATCCAAGTGGAAGGGATGGACAAGGTCGTTGAGTCGTTGGGTAACCTCGACCAACTGAAGCAAGTACTGGCTGGTTTCCAAGGATTCCCGTCGGCTTCTCAGCTTGACCTGACCCCGGTTTCGACTGGGTTGGAAAGTCTTAACACCAAGATCGCGGAGATCGTTACCCTCAACGGGGTGAACAACGATCTGTTGACCAAGATCCTGGAACGCCAACCGATTGCTCCGACAGGGGGTGGGCCTACCCCTCAAGAAGAATCGACCATCCAGAAAGCCAAACGAAGCCTGATTGAAAAGATTAAAGGGTTCTCGGTGAAAGACACCTTCAACAAGGGTGTCGAGATGCTGCTGGACCACGAACCAATGATCTTGGGTGGTCTGTTGGGTGGTATGGGTATGCTGGCCTTCCACAACCCTAAAGCGGCTGCTTTGATAGGCGGCGGTGCAGCGGTTGCGTTGGCGTACGGCAAGATCCGTAACTTGGCGATGGCCCGCAATGCGGATGACTCGGAAGACCTTTACGAGGAAGGGAGTACCACACCTATCCTCGAAGCTAACAAACTGGCCAACAAGAACTACTACGACGCGACGAAAGGTTTCCTCATCGAGAGCTGGAGTCAGATCACTGGTAGTGTACGGGACGCAACCAACGACACCGTGATTGGTGCACGTCGCTTGGCAGGTAAGTTGTTCACTGCCGAGAACAAGGAAGTGTTCCTGAAAGGTTTGGACAAGGTGCGGGAGTGGATGGTCAAGGCCTTCCACATGATCGATCCATTCGGTCGCATGACCCGCATGAAGGACAAGTTGGTCGGTCGCTTCAAACAGATGGACGTCTATAAGGAAGGGGATGATGAGCCTACCTTGCTCGGTAAGAGTTTTGCGGGCGGTGCTTACTACAAGCAAGTAGACGGCAACATGGTCGTGTTGAATGGGTGGGATGAAATTGACGGACCGGTCTATGATCGAGACGGCAATATGCTGATCACTCAGGAAGACTACGACCGTGGGCTGAAAACGTCCATGGGTGTTAGCATCAACAAACTGGGCGCCCTTGGTAAGCGCTCAATGGGTCTTCTGAAACAACTGGGTCTGAAGATCAAGGAGAAGGCTGCACCTTACGCTGGGAAAGCGAAAGACGGTGTGGTCAGTGCCTTCAAAGCCGACTACTCCCCTATCATTACCTCGGTTGACCGCATTCATAACCTGCTGTTGAAACACTGGGGTTATCAATCCGAAGCGCTGCCAAAAGCAGATGCCAACGAGGAAGTGGATCAGGACGGTAACCCGAGTCAAGAGGTTCCTCCTGAGGAAGCGGCTCGTCGTGAGGAGGAGGACAAAACGCCGAAGGGTGAAGCGGGTAAAGGGTTCCTGGGTAACATCACTGATGCGGTACGCCAGTCCGTGACTAACCGGCTTAACTCTGCTGCTGACAAAGAGCAGAAGGCCAAGGACGCCAAAACCGAAGAAGCCCAAGATGCCCTCATCAACATCAGCAAGAACTTTGCTGGTATGGGTGGGAAAGAAGATAAGAAGAAGAAGACCGGATTCTTCGGTATGCTTTCGAGTATCTTCAGTGGCATGACCTCCGCGATGCTCGGTATCTCCAAGTTCATGTTTGGCCCGATGTGGGGCGCCCTGAAACTGATGGGGACCTTTGCGTCGGTGGGTATCAAGGCGCTGCCGTTCATTGCAACGGGTATCGGTGCTTTGACCAAGGGGATCTTCGCACTGCTCAGTAAAGGGGGTGGGGTTGCAGGTGACCTGCTGGGTGGTATCACCGGTAAGGGTCGTCGGGGTCAACCACCACGGACGAATAAGAGCCGGATGTTGTCTGGCGCTAAAGGTGTGGGGATTGGTCTGGCAGTACTGGGGGCTACTGATGCCCTGGCTGCTAGCGGTGCAGTGGATCCAAATGGTGTGGTAGGCAGCGTACTGGATGGTGTGGGCACTGCCGCGAACATTTACGGTGGTGTTCAACTGGCTAGTGCGGCTGCAGGCTTGGCTGGTACCAGCCTGACGGGTATTGCAACTACAGCGGCTGGTTTTGCTGCGCCGTTGCTGTTCAACCCGATCACGTTGGGCGCGTTGGCGATAGGTGCTGCGGGTTACGGGATCTACAAATTCGTGACGCGTGGTGCAGGGAAACAACTCGAGATCCGGATGGCGCAGTACGGCTGTCAGGACATCGAGAGTGAACTGGCGAAGAAGATCCTCAAAGCGGAAGAGATGTTGACGGAGTTCGTGGTGATTGGTAATGCCCGAGCGTCGATGGACCGTCGCGCCCCACTGGAAGAGGTCATCAAGCTGTTCGTTGAAGATCCAAAGAACAACAAGGAAGTAGGCTCTGTCTACACCTGGTTCAATGGTCGCTTCAAGCCAGTCTTCCTGACGTACATGGCATGCCTCGATGTGGTCAAGATGAAGTCGTTGAAAGAATACGACGAGTCGAAAGACCGCAACGTGTACAACGTGGCGAAGCAAACCCACCAAGCGCTGTCTGCTGTGATGCCTTTCCCGTATGGGGTCGTGGCAAAGGTCGATCGGGATACTCCTATCATGGGAGAGAAGGCGACGGTCATTCGGATTAACAATCTGTTGCCGGAGCTTAAGGCTTACATCGACCGCCACACCTCGAAGAAGGATGAGATCAAACCAGTCGACACCCCAGCAAGTATTCCCGTCTTGCAACAAGAGAAGGCGAAGCTGGAAGAGGCCCTGAAGAACCCTGCCAAGAACTTCGGCTCTGGTGTGGAATCCATCAAGCGGCAGGACGAAGCCCGTAACCGGTTGGCGACGATTGATAATCAGCTTAAACAACTGAACAACAATTACAAAGCCGGTAGTGTAGTGGCGGGTGTGTTCATCAAGGACTTGCTCCCTGAAGACCGTGCGATGGACCTGATGACCGCCATTCGTGTGGCGTGCTACGGTAACGATCAGGATGTCCCATGGCGTGTCGAAGCTGTCCTGCGGTTGGAGCGTTACTCGGAGCAGTACCTCGTGTACAACGGGGATAAGGTAACCTTCAATGGACAGATCGGTGATTTGTTCGGGCAGTTCAAAGATGCGTTCCGCTTGGACGATGGGGATGCAGAGGACTGGTGCAAGTGGTACCGTGATCGTTTCCTGCCGGTGTTCCTCAACTACGCGCAGACGATGATGCAGTACCGTAAGGGTCGTCCAGGTTTGGTGTGGAAGTCCCTGTCGGCCACGGCACGTTACGAAATCAGCCGAGCCCTGATCGAAACCAAGGCGGAGATCACGAAGGCATTGATCGTTCCTATTTGGAACGTGAAGGTCTCTCCGTTCAAGGAAGGCGGTCGTTCGGCGGATCGCTACGACAAAATCGACCGTATGCTGAAACTGCTGGGTGAGGCCAGCACACAGGCTAAGCTCCGTGATCCTGAGGCGGAAGCAGGTCGTACCAACAGCAGCACGTGGGCCAATGCCATCTCCCCCCACAAGACGGGCGGTGGTTACACTGAGAAGCAGTTCAACACCATGACTGCAGATCAGGCACAGAACAAACGTGATGTAGCTGCGGGTGGGATGTACGGAACGAACACAGTTCGGGGCGCTGGCACCGGGAACACCTTCGGGGGCGGTGGGGTTTACAATACCCCCGCAACTCAATACGGTTATAAGCCGTTGACAGGTGACTCGGACACTAGCCACCTCGACATGAGTGGTGTTAAACCGCACGGTGCTCAGGGATCTGACACCGGGGTTAAAGTTCCGAAGAAGTTGGCGGAACAGCTTGTCATTCGCGAGATGTTGAAACAAGGCTTCACTGACCCTCGCGAAATCGCCATGTTGTTGGCACTCACCAACTACGAATCGGGCGGTTACTCCCAGACTGTTGAGAACATGAAGTACAGCAGTCCGGATCGTTTGGTCAAGATGTTCAAAGAAGTAACCAGCATCGAGCAAGCGAAGCAACTGATTGCCGGTGGTGAAGTAGCCATTGCGAACGCGGTGTACGGTGGGGCTAAAGGTGCAAGCCTTGGCAACAACGAACCGGGTGACGGGTACAAGTTCCGGGGTCGTGGCTTCAACCACCTCACCGGTAAGGCTAACTACGCGAAGTATGCGAGGGCCTTGGGCGTTGACCTGGTTAACAAGCCAGAGTTGCTGTCGACTGATCCTAACGTAATGGCTGCAGTAGCTGTCGAGTTCTACAAGAACAGCAAGCAGATGCAAGCGATCAAGGCTAACGGTGACTTCGGGTATGCTGCCAAGGGCTTGAACGGCGGCAATGCGCTCCCAGGCATGGACAAGCGTTACTCCATGTACTTGGACTACCTGAAGCAACTGGAGTCTGGCACTCTGAAGGCGGACCAAGACAGTGCGGCTGGAGTGAATGCTCCAGATCCTGCTGCTGATCCGGGTGCGGGGGGTATGTACGCACCGATACCGAAGAGTGCTGCTCCGATGTTGGGAAGTGGCGCTGCACCGATGGTGGGTGCTGCTCCTGGTGGCGGGATGATGGGTGGAGGGCAGTACACCACACCATCTTCTGCTGGAGGGGGTGCCCCTGCGGGTGGTGGGGCTTACAGCGGCAACTACGGCAACCAAGGTGGCCCTGCTCCTTTGGGTACAGGCGCACCGGGTAGTGGGGCGGGTCTCCGTCTCAAGTCGCCGGAAGCGGTTGCTGGTGGTGCTCACCATCCGGGTGTAGACGCAGCGTGCAAAATGATTCAGCAGCGGGTGCCTAACTTCCGCTACTGGTCTGCATTGAACGACGCGTACCATGTGCAGAAAGGTTCGAAGGGCGCCCACCCTAAAGGCCTGGCTGCGGACTTCACGTTAACGAACGGTGCTGCGGGCAGTGATGTTGCTGTTCGTATTGTTCAAGAGATCTTCGGACAGGCTGGGTTAACCGGTGCTGACGTAATGGTCATCAATGAATACCGGACGAAAACAGCCATTGGTACCGGCGGGCACGTACACTTCCACTTCAAGTCGCCACAAGCAGCGCAGAAGTTCCTTGCAGCTGCTGGAGGATCGCAAGAGAACGGACAAGACACCACACCGGCCGGTGGAGGCCCAGTACAGGAACAGGACCGCGGGCAACCCGCAGCCCCTCCTGAGCAACCTACCGGGACAGTCCCAGCAGACACGGCGCAGCAGATGGCAGCGAACAACGCCGCCGCTAATGCTCCAGCTGCTGCGGCTAGCCCTGCAGGCCAAGCCTCCAATGTTCCACCAGCCCCAAGCCCTGCACCTCAACAGGCCGCTGCTCCAACGCCAGCACCTCCTCCGCGAGCGAAAGCTCCTGAGCCGGCACCGGCGCCACAAGCAGCACCGCCGATTGATACGGCAGCCTTAACCCAAGCCATTGCGCAAGCAGTGTCTGCGGGTGACCAAGCAACGGTGGTGCTCCTTAAGGGTATCCTTGAGGAGTTGAAGAAATTCAACGCCAACGCTTCGAAAGCCAGCAGGGTGACAGTCTAGTCCTTGAACCGGGTGGGGGTCACTCCCCACCCTTCCTTTTACATAAGCGAGAAAACCATGGCTACGGTGAGTACGCGAGATAAAGACATTATCACCAAATCCTTTCGCATGCTCACGAGAGGTGCCCCGCCCAGCGACTTGCTTGAAATGCTCGACTGGGACAAGTATTTCAACGTCTTCAGTACCGCTACTGGAGATAACCGTTATGTTAACACGGTAGCCCAATCCAGCCCTGCCACCGACCCTCGTTATGGGCGGATGATGCAGACCCGTGAAGGCGGGATGGGTAGCATGCACAAAGCCACCATTGAGGACAACGTTACCCTGCTGACGTTAACCCCCGGTGTTCCTCAGTTTGCTGGCTTGCTCAGTTTCATTACCAACATGTTCAGCCCCACTGCAGCGATCATTGCGAACAAAGGTCGCGCACCGAGCTGGGCGTTCTATTTGGGTCAAGCAGCAGGTTCGTTCGTATTTGCTCCAATGCAGTTGGCGAGCATTGGTGTGCAGACCTTGGCCTTCTTGTTCGATTCGCCACGTAACAACTTCTACACCGTTAAACCAGCCATGGGTGCGTACACCATGGCGGCAACTGGTGTGCTGAACGACCTCTGTGTTAAACTGGGTTACATTGACCCTGTGTTGCCGAAGAAAGCCCAAGAACAACAAGACCCGCTGTACGGTCTACGTCCTGACTACGACAACAGCAAGTCCGTCTCTGACCTCAGCATGTTCATGCCGGATGTCGTCAACGAGAATGGCACGATTGACTTCATGCGTCTGTTGATGAAGGGTACCCGTAAGCACCGTGTGATGTTGCGGGAACTGGCGCGTATGGACAACATGATTGACCTGTACACGCCGGATCAGAAACTCCAGCGTGCGCAACAGTTGATCGAGACCGTGCAGTTTGACGACACGGTTAACTCGGGCGATCCAACTCAAGAGTTCATTGAGAAGGAAATGCAAACGGTAGGTCGCTACCGTGGTGAGGGGGAAGGCAACTACACCGAACAGGACAGTGCGTACTACAACCAGTCTGCTTACGAGAACATGAACAACACTGCAGCCGGTGTTGTGAGTGTGGGTGAGAGTGGCGGGTCATCGGCTCCGGTACCAACCGGACCGACTACCATGGGTAACGCCATGCAGACGGGAGCAACCCCTCCCCTGAACCCGAACGACCCCGCTGGTCGTCCTGTTGCATCTACCCCGAGCAACAATACCGGTGTAGCAGGCGGAGAGCAGATCTTCTACGAGGATAACCCCAAAGACCGTACGTGGTTAGGGGATGTGTCTGACCTCGTTCAAACGGCCTTTTACGGCGGTCTGGATGCATTGACCTTTCGGGTTGATGGTAGTGTGGGCCCGGTTACCGACAGCTTCTCCAGTTCCCACTCGCCATCCCCAATGGCGGAGAAGTTCAACTCCGTGGTGAAAGCAGTCAACGACTTCAAGTTTGACGTCGCTGGCGGCGCAACCGGTATTGGCATTATCGATACCTTCATCGGCACCATCAAGGAAGGTGCTATCGGTGCATTGTCGGGTACGGTGATCGGTAACATCCCTCTGGCCTTGGCAGGTAACTCCTATGTCAAGATCGCCGACCACTGGGACGGTTCTACCAGCAACCTGCACAAAGAGAACTACACCATCTATTCTGACTGCACGTACGCTCACCCGTATGAACAGATCATGAAGATCTGGGTGCTATTCGCTGCGTTCTTGCCAATGGTGGCTCCGTTCACTGCGGGTGGTTCTACTTACACCTCGCCGTTCCTGGTGCGTGCGTTCTGTCAGTCGCGTTCGATCATCCGTACGGGTTTGATTACCCAGGCCACCTTCACCTTTGGTGCGGGTGATGCGGGTTGGACCCGTGACCGTAAACCGTTGAACCTGAAGATTGAATTCGAAGTCACTGACTTGGAACCAATCCTCTCCATTCCAATCGACCGCTCCATGAGTCTGTTGGACCTGACCAACCCTGCGGCAGTGGTACAACGTCTGTTCAGCGATGACACAGCGTACAACAACTACCTCGGTCGTTTGACCGGTCTGACTTACCTCGACACTGTACTGCGTTACAACAAGCTGAACCGTGCCCTGACCGGCATTGTGTTGGACATGCAGACCAGTATCCGCGCTGACAACATCGCGGCTAAAGTGAGTGACTCGATTGTGGGTGACTTGGGTCGTATCTTTACAAAACCAGTAGCACGTTGAACTATACCCTACGGCCCTTGTGGGGGCCGTAGGGTATAGGTTACTTAGAACGGGTACTTCGCTGCGTCTTTGAACTGACGACGTAACTCCGCAAGGGTGTTAACGTCTTCGTACATACCCGCCATGGCTACCAACGGAATGATCTCGTCCCACTGGATCAGCAACTTCTTCATGTCGGCGCTGACACGGTTCATTACTGCCAGGTTGTACACCTTGCCAAATGAGGTCGTCTTCAAGTACCACTCAGCGCCGAGCACCTGGTTAAGGACGATCTGTACCTTGGCCAAGATAGCAGGGTAATCTTCAGGGTAAACGTCATCGTCGAACTTGAAGTTACCGAACAGTTGTTCTACAAAGTTCGGGTACTTACTCAGTAGAACGTTACGTCCTTCTTCACCGATCAACCCGATGATGGCTTGGAGACTTTCGATGTCACCATTGGTAATGGCCAACCGAGCGGCTTCCAAAAAGGCGTCCCGACGAATCAGTTCCATCCCTTTCGGGTAAGAACCCCACAGCGTGCCATACGCGTTTGACATGCCATAGCCAACAGTCTCGTAAAGGATGGAGTTGTACAACGCCCCCTTCACGCTGACGTCAACAAACTCGTCAATCCCCACGTAGTTACCCAGCATGTTGAGTAACTGGTTACCTACTTGACCCCGCCAGTTCTTGTTAACCCGGAAGGTCTTGCCGTCAGTGGTCAACAGTGAACCGATGTTTACACCGGTCAACTTCTTGAACTCTGCAGTTGCCTGGCTGGCAATACGCCGCATGGCACCGGTCTTACCGTTGACGGGGTAACCGATCTCGCTACCCACTGCACCCAGGATTGCGTCATCGCTGAAGGTAATGCCATCACGACCCACCCGTACCGCTTTGGTCAGGTCCTTGGTGTTCAACAACCCACCTGACATGGCGCCGATGATACCGTCCAGCTCGTTCACAACCCGGTCTTTATAACTGGTCATGCCGGTGGTAGCGCTGGTGTCACGAGCCGTCTTGAGAGCAATACCTTCTTTCAGACGCTTACCGGTCGTATCAGCCGGGGTAAGGGTGTTCTCCTTAACGCCTGACATTGCTTGGGTGGTGGTTTGCTTAAAACTTGAAAGCTCCTTCCCCAGATCGAGACCACCGAAAATATCCATAGGTCATCCTCAAAAAACAAAAAATAAAAGAAGTAAGGCTGGGGATTACCCCAGCCTGTAACTTCAAACCTGTCAGTCTTCCGGAGGCTCTTCAACGATTGGAGAACCCCTGTCTTGACCCATGATGCGAATCTCTTCAGAGACCTCGATCACGTGACCCTGTTTGTCTTTGGCACGGATGATAATCTCGCACGAATCCATCTGTAAAATTGAGAGCCCTTCCAAAAGCTTGCCAAAGGTCAGCGAAGGTTTCTGGAAGTAGGTGTCCTTGATGTTACCCGTGCGGGTGGTACGTTCAGCCCTGGCCTTCTCACGGTCAGGGGTAGTGACGACCCAGTCCAGATAATCCCGCAGATAGTTACCCCAACGTACAGGGTTCATATCCAGTTTGTTCAGAATGGCTCTGTACAACCGGGCTGGTGGGTCTCGTAGGTCTGCGTCTTCGACGTACTTCTTCGAGACGTTTCTGAGTTGTGCAGATCTAAGTCGACGTTTAGGATCTATTGCGACCTTTTTGGGCTTTAGCATCCAGCCTCCTGATATTTGAGTCCAAGGCAAGACGAACCATGGTGACCAAATCATCGATCATCATTTTGAAATACGGACCGTTACAAAACTCCGCTGCCCCATTACGCCACCTGATTTGATCGCCCAGTTCGAACTGGGGTCCTAGCTCAGGGTCCCGCGGCTTATGGTAGCAATAGTTCTCCAACACAACCAACATCAAGGTAATGAAACCCTGATAATCGTTTGCGTGACTGTACCAGTTTATGAACGGAGTTTCTTTGGCGTGGTCCGTTTGGCGGAGATGGTCTTCTGCCTTCAGGAAGACATAACCCTCTACCACCTTTCTAACGAGTTCGTAAGCCTCTGCTGCGGTTTTTGTGTGAGTGGAGATACCAAGACCATGGAACCACCTGAAGTCTTCATACAGCGCAATTTCAGCGCCTTTCAGGCAATCGTATAGATCATGTACCGTGTCAACAAAACGGGCTGTTGCAGAGTTAAACCTTTCATGCACCCGTTGTACTTCTGTGAGGAGCTCTCGCTGATAGGCGGCAGCCACCCAACGCTTCATGAACGTGTTGTTCAGGAAACCAAGGATCTTCAGCTTCGTTACTTCCATGAAAACACTCCAGGTCTAATCTCTTTAGTAATATAGGTTTGAAAAACTATGGACACCCCAACTCCAGCCCCGGTAGCACCGGCGGCTAAGCCTGCTCCGGTCGACCTTCTGTTGCTGGAGGAAATCGGACCCCGTGAACCTTCTCCTACCAAGATGGTACCCGCCATTGGCCACGACGAAGTCGGTGAAGCCATGGAGAAGATCCGTACCGCTTTGGTAAAGAAGGTTGAAGACGAAGACCAGACCCAACTGGTAGACGCCATTCAAGAACACCGTACTCTGTTGCTGAAATACGTGACACAGCAGTACCTGTCTAACCCGAAGAGTGCGTCTTTGCTCATCGGCCTCATCTCCCTGATCAACGACATGGAAAAGACTGTCCGTGACGACCGTAAAGAGAAGATGAAGAAAGAGGACAGCCAGAACAACATCGTGGCGTTCAACCAGATGGTCGACGCGATGAAGTCTATCTCGGCGGGCAAGATCGATCTGCCGGTGTTCGACATGCAGGCGTTTATCCTTGACCCTACCAAGTCCCTGATTACCCCAGGCATGGAAGGGATCAACCCGATCACCGAGCAAGAGCTGGTGCAGGGCAACGCCATCGTCGATATTGATGGTAAAGCGGTTTAAAAGATAGCTAGCCCACTGAAGAATTACTACCGTCCTGGCACTGCCAGGACGGTAGTATACAGGGTCTATTACGCTTCCCGGTAATCGTAGAACGCATGTGCGACCGGCACCATCTTCACCACCAATGCCAGCACCTTGGCCACCGCATGGATACGGTCAGAGATCAACCCGATGATATGCTCCGATTCTTCAATCAGGATATCAGGGATGACAATGGTGGTATCTGGAATCGGGGTTTCGGACAGCGTTGCGTTAAACGCTTCAGACGCTTGGCTCATCATCAGGTCGTACTTGAACACGTACGCAAACTGACGGTAGAACAACGGCGTGAGGTTGGTGTTGTTGACACTGATGACCTTCACATCCGCCAACCCCTTGAACGCACTCTTTGCGTACTTGATGAAGTCGGCTTCGGTTTCCTCGTCGAACTGGTAAGGCCAGATGTTGACGTGGAGATCAATACCCTGGATGTTGATGGGTTTCTCCGACAGCCCTTCTTGGTCGAGGATGACCTTGATCATGTCGTCCATGAAGTTCGTCGGGTAGTACATCAGGAAGTGTTGCAGGCTGCGTTTCTCGAACAACTCGTCGAACCGTTTCCGGTTGATGTTGAAGTCCGGGTATTCGAAGAAGTCGAAACGACGTTCTTTGTAGCTCTTGGCGAAGTGCACGTCCCACAGACGATCGCCTTCCGCTTTACGTGCTTCGTCACTCCCTTGGAAGTCTTCGGTTAAGAGCCACTGGATCAACCCCCGACGGTAATCGTAGAGGGTATGGAGTTCTGCATAGACGTTCAGGCGACGGTTCATGCTGCAGGTTCCTCCGGTTCAACTTGGAGAATCAGCTGGTCACCGTAGACCTTGATCATCAGCAGGATGGTGTGACTCACGGTAGCCCAATCATCATGGACAACGACTACCTCATCACCCAAGGTGCCCTTGTAGACGTCGGTCATGCAGGCCCTGAATTTATTCAGGAGCTCGGTACGCGTAGGACCAAGGTCAGTGTACACCTGCATCTGGATCGTCATCCAGCGGTGCATGGCGTCAGAGCTATCACTGACACTCTTCATGAAGTTCGAATACCCGCCCGCAAACTCGATCAGGGGTACCGAGGCCAGACTGAACAAAGGACCCTTGATCGATTGGCGGGTATCCTCTTTCAGGTCCTTAAAGAGTTCTGCAATTACCTGCTTGGCGTGGATCAAGTCTTCCATTGTTAGCCGTACCGTTTGTGAAGGTTGTTATCGATACCACGAGCCCGGAGCAGGAAGTGAGCGGTGCTCAGTACCTTGGCAATCGAGCCACGACGCAAGCTGGCGTTCGTGGTGGTTTTACCCGTCGTCAAGATGTCGTTCTTGTATGCCTTCAATGCATCCAAGTCACCGCCCTTGACGTTGTACAGTTCGTTGGCCATGATCGTAAGCCCCAAGTTCCGCAGTACGGTGATCTCGGGCATACTGATACCGGTGGAGCGACTGTCGCCCATAACCTGGCCAGTAAGGTCGTCGATTTGACTGTCATCTTTCGATGCACTGAATTTCTTCACGAGCATCTGACGCTGTTTACGGAACTCGACCATTCCGACCACTACCTTGTGGGGGGTAACGGATTTGATGCCAGTGTCTTCGTCATAGATGACGAGGTGTTGTTCCAACGAGACCCCGTACTTGTCTGCTAGCTTCAGCAGATTTTCGTACTTGATCATTTCTTTCGGGTTGTAATTGCTCGCCCAAACTGCCAGCGGCATGCCCTGTTCCATCCTGACGACAAACTCTTCGATCTGCTTGTCGTTCATCTGGCCGAACAGGTTTTGGTAAATGGTACGATTACCGCCGCCGTCGGTCAGAGCTCCCATGAAATCGTACACGTATTCTTCGAAAGCTTTCCGATGGGCAGCCATGGTGTTAGTCCTTTTTGCGTTCGTACTTGTATTGGGTGAGGATCTTGCTGGTGGACGTACCCACTTCACGTACCATCGACATGTAGGGATCGTCCGGGGTGTTGCTGATGACCACGAGCTCTTCGAAGAGCATCGAAGCGTTTTCCAGCGTTTGACCAAACGCGGTTTTGTTCTTGTCGTCAATGTCGATGACATTCAACGAACGGTCGAGGTTGCTGAGACCGTATTTGCCCGAGACTGTAAACAGACTGAACACACAGGCCATGCGTTCAGCGCGTGCTGCCAATACCTGACGCAGGCGGTTGATGTAATCCACCGGGTCCTTGCACAGGTTCATGAAGTTGCTGTCTGCCAGCACCAGTACTACACTCGGGGTTTGAATAGCTTCCATTTTGTCCTTTCCTCATGACGGGGGTGAATGGGGACCAGAAAAGAAGTCCCCTTTATAGATTGAAATTACTTCACCCAGTACGCTTCACGTTCGCCCAAGGCTACCTTGAGCAGTTCCATGGTGGAGACAGTTTTCTTGTCGATCTCCGGGTTGATGAACCAGTAGTCCACCGTGTTCTCCAGGATGTCATTCCAGTCCAACCCGAGGTCTTTGATCTTGGTGTACAGTTCTTGCGGAGTGATGCGGTACTTCTTGTCCATGCCGAGCCAGAAGTATTGCATGAACCACATCTGGTAGCAGATGGTCAATGCACGTTCCAGCTTACGGTCTTCGAGGATCTTCTTCCGGATGGTGGTGCGTCCCACCTTGCAGTCCGGGTAAAGCACGCAGGCGTGACTGATCGCGCTACCTTCCAACCCGAACATATTGTTGGTTTTCATAGCATGATACATCGTCAGGCCTTCTTGGATCCCTAGTGACTGGGAACCAATAAAGAAGAAATTGCCACCACTACTGCCATTCTTGTTGCGGTATGGAGTAAGGGTGTAATAAATGAGATCAGGGTTTTCACGTGCATCTGCATCGATTACTACGTCCTTGCCAAATGGATCGGGGTACATCCATTCTTGGCCTTGCTTGAGTGCGGAACCCCGGATGATTTCGAGCCCAATCGGCGGACGACGCATGAGCGACTTCGGTGCCTTGAGCTTCTTGCCTTGACGGATGAACACCGACTCTTTCTCGAGCGGCTTACCCGTCATGTTGATGATGTCGACTACTTGAGCCAACCAGAACTGGAACATCCCACAGGTAGCCCCCATGGTGTCACAGTCTTCGTAGACGATACGGCGCATGTTGCCGATCTTCATGTCACGGGTGTTCTGCGTACCACCGGCGTCGACGTCTTCGTCCTGGAAGTGTTCGGAGACCTTGATGAATTCCATTTCGGAGATGGAGTCAACCACTGGCATACACGGGTTGAGGATCTTGAGGTTACCACCCTCGTTGTCCGGGTACGGTGTGGTGATGTACACGTCTTCCTTGTTCTTGATCGACAGCTTGACCTGCTCACAATAGTTCTTGAAGAAGTTGTGAGTCCAAGTGCCGTCGTAGTCGTCTTTACGACTGAAGTAGAAGAAGCGCTGGTCGAACAGCTTGTCGTAGAAGTAACCCGGAATGCCGATCTCACGGTCAACGAAGTCAGCCAGGCGCTTCATGTTGAACGTGCCTTCTTGGTCGATGAGGAACACGACCGAGGTATGGATACGGAGCAACATCCGCGCCATGTTCAAAACCGTCCACCCAGTCTTCTGAGTGTTGTTACCGCCAATGATGGCGTTGTTGCTGCATGCACCACCGTTCAGGTAGGTGACCCCATCAGGACCTACAACGTACTCCCCCGTGATCATGTCCGTAACCGGCGAGGTGTTAATCGACGGATTGATCATGTCGGACGATTTAAATTTCTTCAAGAACTCGTAAGGCGTCGCCATTTGATCATTCTTCCTGATATTTTATGAACTTTAACCACAAGGGCTTTATTGCCTGTTTTTAGGGCAACTCTCAAAACTGCCCTCCCCAAACTATACCGATACCGAGGACAGTAATGGAAAATTTTATCCAGCTGGTTAAACACCCTGAGCCACTCTCTGTTCAAGGCTTCGAAGCACTGAGCATTGGCGAGAGCTTCAACCTCTTCTTCAAAGAGATGGCCAACTCCATCGACAAGAAGATGGCTACCCTCAGCAAGAGCATTCATCCCGTGGATATTGATCACGTCCGGAAATACCTGACCAAGAACAATATCCTCTACGTGAAGAACACCCACACCGAAATCCTGACCCCGGAAGCCTTCACCCCGGGCATGGGTAATATGATGGCACACACCAAAGCCATCACCGAGGGTGTGTACGTTATCACCACCCTGAAGACCGAAGCTGCAAGGCTATATGATTGGCTGAAACAGATCATCAAGAACGGGCGTATGTCGGCACAGTTCTCGTGGTCTGTGGGTGACTTCGGCAATGCGGTTACCAAAGCCGAGAACTTCATCAAGAACCTGCCTGACAGCGGGCGGCAGTCGCGTTATACCCTGGGTCAGGTGTACATCAACTTCGAAGAGTTCTACGAAGCGACCAACCTGTTCAACCACTACGTCAAGACCATCGGTGGCCGTGACATCGAGCTGATGGCAAAGGACCTGGGTAACGTTTACGACCTCGGCCAACTGCTGGTGAAGAAGATCCATGCCAACGACATTCGTTTCTCGCAACAGGCGATTGACGACATCGAAGCCGTGGTGAACAAGTTCATCGAGCTCACCAACATCAGCGGTGCCCTCATGGTGCTCCTGAATGAGCTCACAGCGGTGTTCAACGCACAAGCCGAGACCCTGATGAAGCTGAAGTACTAAGCGGCTATAAGCCTACCCCTACGGGCTCTGAGCCCGTAGGGGTAGTTACCTATAGTTACTTCCGACCTTGATCTGCCAAACTCAGGATCTTCAGTCCAGCTGCTGCACTGGTATGGATGTAGATGAATTCTTCCGTCTCCACCAACGTGCAGTAACGAATACCCGTGTCATTCCGAGTGTCCGTTGCTACCCATACCCGCACTTCTGGATCTTCCACCGAGTTGAACGCGTTCCGCTCAGGGATATCCAAACCGACCGACAACATGATCTCTACCGGCCGCACTGCTTTCGGGTGTTCAACCTTGACCTTGAACACTGTTTTCAGTTGATTGAAGTCAGGATGAAGCTTGAGCTTCTTCACACCCTTGGCGTTCTCTTCCTTCACGTAGATCTGATCCGTGATGTCGTAGAACTTGGTGTAACCGAAGGTGTTGTTCTCGTCGCGTTTCAAGAACGCTTCGAACGTCACGTCAATGCTCACCAAGAAGTCGCGGATACGGTACGACATCAACACTGGCTTAATCAGCTCGATCAGCACAGGTCGTCCGTTGTTCTTGGTAATTGGCGAAACGAGGTTTTGTTTCTGCGGAATGGCTGGGAAGGTATCCAACAACCGCGCCACATCTTTCCGCACAAGGTTGTTCAAGTCCCCTGCACTCAAGTACCCGTCCGGGTTCTTGATCTTCTCACAAGTGAACGAGAACAACTTGTCCAGCAACTGGATAGGTCGTTTCGAATACAACTTGGAGTAGGTGACGTCAGGGGTGAGCTTCCCGTAATAGTTCTTGTCAGGCTCTACCTTGCCGAACCCGTACACCCGATAGCCCTCGTACTCGTTAAAGAACTCTTCCTTGTTGTTCGAGTTGAAGTACCACCGGGACGCACTGACAATCTTGTTAAAGTCAGATTCTGGATTCTCGTATTCCTTACGAGACATGATCGACACAGCAGGGTCGGTTTCTTTCGACCACACTGACGCCACTTCTGCCAGTTCGAGTTGGTCGTGGGCTTTCCGGTTACCCAGTCCACCCTCAGCCGAGCCGTGCAGGTCCACGATAACCTTTTTGTCCAAGGACGCCATGGTTTCGAGGTGGCCAATGCATTCCAGGATCAATTGAAGTTCGGACGTACTGGGGATGTGTGTGCCCAGCTTGAAACCTTCCTTCTCTGCCGTGGAGCGTTTCAGTTTCAGCAGAGCATCCAACTCCTTATGCGGAGTGATTATGCACAGGTTCTTATAGACGGACCCGTGGACCACGAACGGACGAATGGCTTCTCGGAAACCCTTCAATACCGCCTCGAGGTGACTGGCTGCATTAGGCACAACCATGGACACAATGTCTTGTACCACGACCACTGTGTTCGCTCGTTGTTTGTTGCCTGTGTAGTAACCGTTGGAAGTGGCAACGTCTTTTGCCAGCTTCTTTTTGCCTTCCTCGTTAAGGTCGTAGGTGTACCCATGACCCCCGAGGTAATGAAGTTTCTTGGGCTTACCCCCAGTGACTTCCAAGACATTTGCAATCAGGTAAACAACCATGTTTACCGTCGGAGTAATTTCTTCCATCTGTGCGGCCTCTAAGAGGTGAAGTCTACGTTAAGATTGCACTGGGGTAAAACTTCACTTCTTCAAATTTTATACACTAAGACTAACCCTACAGCGGTGTAGCCATGATTGAATTATTAGGAGTTGGCCGGGTGCAAAAACGGCCAAAAGGGTTTGTTGTAAAAGAACCTGTCGCGATACCAACCGGCGTTAACGGCGCCATGGCGTGTGTCCACAACGACGACCTCTTTTTAGCAGGAGGCGCTAATGGAACCGTCACACTCACGTCTTTCAGGAAGTTTAACCTGCTGACCCGAAAGTGGACAGACTTGGCATTGCTTCCAAGAGGATTAGAAGGAGGCGTGCTTTCGGTTGTTGGTGGTAACATCTACCTGTTTGGCGGTGGTGTTATGGTCAACGGGGCTATCTCTACTTATAACGCAAACCTCTACAAATACGACATCGAAAATAACGTGTGGTCTACGTTATCGGCGAGTCCTCTCGGTGGACGTCGGTTGTTCACGGGTGAAGCCATCGGTAGAGTCCTGTATTACTTTGGTGGGTGGAACGGGGCAGAGATCAGCCGCGTTGAATCTTTCAACCTTGACACGGGTGCTTGGACCACACTCCCGAACCTACCCGGTATCCGGCATGGCAACTACTGTGCAACCGATGGATCAAAGATTTACATCTTTGGTGGTCTAACAGACGGAGGGGGGACAAGCAATAACGACGTTCTTGTATTTGACCCTTCCGTGAGCACGTCTGTCACTACACTGGTGACTACGCTTGCGAAACCACCTGTACGCAGCTATTCAATGCTCTACGTGGAGGAAAATAACCTTTACGTCTACGGCGGGTATGAAAACGGCAACGGCACTGCCGTCCGCAATGATTTCTGGGTATTGAATCTGGCCACTAAGGAGTGGAAACAGATACCCCTCAGCGGGACACCGATCGACGGTCGAGGAAGTTCTGCCTACACTTACTGGAAAGGGGAGCTCCACGTCATTGGGGGGTATAACCCAACCCGAGGGCGAATCACAGACCATATCTACATCATGTAATAACTATTCCCCCACACCCATCCAAAAGGAAGGGTGCGGGGTATATAGTTTGATGCTTACCGCCGGGGATCTCTAGGCGGTGCGTATTTGTTTAGCAAGGCTCTGTTGTTTTCGCGCAGTAGATCATTTTCCTCGAGGATTTTTATTAGGTGCAGTCTAAGCCAATGGTTCTCCTCGGTCAACTTAGCATTAGACTTCAACAACAGAATGTTTTCTTGCTTAACTTCATTGTTCTGGGTCGACAGCATATCGTTGATCCGGAGGAACCCATTGATGGGGCCCCCACCCTCCGTATCGAACAACATTTTGACTTTAGCCACGCCAACTTCCATGTCAGAGATCTCAATGCTCTTGTTCAGGTTCGACACAGCCAGTGCGGCCACGGCGCAACCCAAGACAGAGATCAGAAATATACATGACTTCAGTGCTGAAGTTAATTGCTCTTCTACGGTCTCCCCTTTTACCATTGCCAAGACAAATTCTATGAATCTGTCGGCCAGCTCTTTTATGAGCGCTAACATGGGAAATTTCCTTACTTCAGAGGTGAAGATTTATGAGTGTTGTCTACTTATCGTTTGGCAGCATAGCACAACTCCACAATAACAGTCTACTCAAGACTTCGCCCATTGGCGAGCTGTCGAACAAAGCCCGCACTTATGCAAAAGACCCGGGGGTCTTCTCGATTACATCGAGTGCCAGTGCAACAATTCTCTTCAACTTCTTGAGCCAAAAAGATAACGTCGACATTGTACTTCCACAAGCCCTAGCGGAAGTTCAGATCGGCATCGTCAACTGGCTTTATGCACAAGCGGTCCTGGGTAACATTACTGGGAACCGCCCCAATACGTTGGCACTGCTGAAAGCACAGTTCACCAACAACGTCGAGATTACTGATATCGGCGAGATGGTTACCAACAACACCATTTGGTTGCCGAGTTTCGTTAAGGGTACCCACACGGTCTCTGGTGCGAAGCAAGACTTCTACGTGTGGTTGGCGGATGCCTACTTCCGGGATCAATATCCGAAAGTACTGTTCACAGTGGTTCACCCGGTTCCGATTGCGGACATTGACGTCCTGGTTAACCTCAATTACCAGGACCTCGCCACGCGGTTGGCCAAAGAAACACCCGACGTCATTGAAGCGCGCACGAAGTCGCTGACCAATGGCTCGGAATGGCCGTACACCGAACGGAACGTTATCGGGTTTGATGTCATGGACCTGATCAACACCGGCAAGTCCAACAAGGGCTACTGGCGTTATCTGGAATGGGGTAACGGGGACGATGCGGAAGATCAGCTCTTCGACCAGATTCAAGCCGAGATCCTGGCCAAGTCGAAATACCCCCGCCCTAAGTGGGAAGAAGTAATCCCCGATCTGTTCAACCCGATCGAGTTCTACGTCATTCCGAACTACAACCGTTATGGTCTGACCAACAAGACCAACGGTGCAAAATCGCAGTCCCCGATCGTCGATCGAGAAACCATGATGGCCCTCGTCGACAAGTACCTGACACCGAATATGACTTCGGCCCACGTCATAGGATCGATGCAGGTTGTTCCATTCCTGTACAAATCCTTCGCAGCGGCTTTCGTAGCCAAGGCAAACAACCGTGCTGAAATGAAGAAGGTGTACAACCTCTTCCCGGATTATTCCCTGATTCCATCGGGTGATCCAGAAGCCGGTCAAATGAACGCGGGCACCCTCGAGTTCATCATGGGGATGGAGAACCTGTTGGCAGCGGCTGAAGTGGTCACTCCAATCAGCCTGCCTCCGTCGGGTGTGACTCGTATCGAACGCTTCGGTAAGGTGTACGTTGCCAAGCGTATCGGTAAGGCGAAGTTCATCGTGATGACCCGCTGGCAGATGGTCGAAGACAAAGTACTGGTGGATTGATATGGCCGATACCAACATGATCCCCTCGATGAATGCGGCTGGTCGCTTTGAAGCGATTGCTCCGTTCGATCAGGTAGTGGATCCCGCGAAGTACTATGTGGTGGAGGGCTTGGAAACCATCGGCAAGATGGAGTCCCTGCACGTTAACCTCTACGACTTGATGTTTGCACCTATCGGTGTCCCGCAGGATCAGTACGGTACGGTACTCAGCCGTGCGCGTTCTCTGGGGGCCGTGGTGGTAACACTGATGGACCGCAACCGGGTACCGACGTATGTGTTCAGTACGTACTTCAAATCCTTCCCGGTAACGGACGGTGTGTTGTATGAGAACATGGTACTGACCGCATCCCTGGGTCCTTGCCATCCTGATATGGCCACCGAACTCACCGACACCATGGAACACGTCAAGCAAACGATCCTGAACCGTCATGGGATCGATGCGACAGTTAGACTGGGTACGGTACCGCAAGTTGCTTACACCAGCCGCCTGCAACATGAAGCCTTTGAGAACACCCGTAAAGCCAAGATCACTGATAACCAAAGTGACGTGGCGCGTGTGTACGAGATGGAACAGTTGTTGCTGTCCAAGGATGCCTACATCGCTCAACTGGAAGCCAACCAGGTAAAACCATAAAGCAGCCATAAGCCCCTACCCCGCCCTTATTGGGTTGGGGTAGGGGTTACGGTTGATTGCTTAGGCTTGACGGATCGAACCCATCGGGATGCCGTCATTGCCGTCTACCACTTCGCGGTGGTTGTACGGACGGATGTACGGCGATTGGATGCCCAACAGGAACGCATACAGCGCGTCGATGAAGCTTTGGGTGTAACGCTTGTACAGCTTGGTCTGGAAGTCGAGCGCTTCTTCCTTCAGCGGTACCGGCAGACCTGGGGCTTCGTAGGAGTAAACCACCCACTCGTTCAGGTCGAGGCCGATGTTGCCACCCTTGCCGTGCAGCTCTTGCAGGATGTCGTTGGCGGTCGATTCGATCCAGTCCATGCCGAACTTGGCAGAGAAGATGTAGATCGCCTTCATGAAGTGGCTGGAAGCCAACAGACGGGTCTTCACCACTTGACGCCACAGGTCCAGGATAACCTTGTGGTTGCGCAGACGGTTCTGGTACTTGTCCATCATCCGGTTCATCTGCTTGTTCATCACCGTGAGGCGACGGACTACCAGTTTAACCGGGTCAGGGAACGTCTGCCAGTCGTCCAGATTCACCGCGTTGTCGCCCAGGATCACTTCACCCGATTCAGGGAGTTCAGGGAACACACGGTCCAGGCCGATGTTGATGGCCGAGAAGTCGTTGACGCCCTTAAAGGTGAGGTACAGGTCGTGGTCTTTCCGGGGGATCAGGTCCTTCAAGCCATCCGCCAACTTGGTCGCGTGAGCGATCTTGTCATCGAATTCCTTGTTGAACTGCTTGGCCACACGGTCGAGTTGCAGGAGGTCTTCTTGCAGGATATCGTCGTCTTCATGCTTGCCCGAGCTACCCAGCCAGTGGAGGGGCAACTCTATAGGAGACAGGAATTCGTGCAGGCCATCGCCGTACTGATAACGCCACAACAGCTGGTTACGGAAGACGTTGATGATCTCGTCGAAGCGGTGGTGAGCGGCCTGTTCCAAGAACGTTTTATAGTTCTCTTCCATGGTCACGTAGGTGTAGGAAGCACCTTCCGCAATGTCGTAACGGACGTAGCGTACGTGACGCTCACCCTTGTAACCCTCGTACAGACTTACCATCGGTACGATGCCTTCCATTTCAGGGTGCTTATGGAAGAAGTAGTTGAACACGCCGTCGCACAGTTCACGGAATTCCGGGGTGCGGTTGGATTCCGGGTGGGTAAACTCGGTTGGCGAGATGATCTGAATCCGCGGGATGGTGGTCTGCCAGACTTCAGGAATAGGCACGTATTTACCAGGGCTACCCAGGGTAAGGTCTGCCGCCAACACCCGGCCGTACGTAGACTTCATTTCGTTACCCAGCACGAACTTGTCGCCGCTCAAGGCTTCAGACACAGCAGCCCGATCTTCCTCGACGCCCGCGACCAGTTCTTCAACAGTCGGGTATTCCATTTCTTTATCAGACATTGCTGTACTCTCTTTTTCAAGGATTCGATATGTTAACTGACTTTTTCTCGGTAGGTGTTAAACAGACTGGGAACTACGTGCACATTACCGGAGTTTCCTACAAGGCACTCGAACGCGATATCAGTAAGTTCTACAGCACCAGTCTACTCAACAAGTACCAAATTCGTCGTGAGTCGTGGGACACCATCAAGGTCCACAACTTCTTCTTGGTGGAGCTCTATGAGATCCTCCGTGAACTGTTGCAGCTGCGTACAATGGCCAGCCGCCGTCGGGATCTGGCAGAGCTCAGACACCTGCTGGAAACCGAAACGTGGATCAAGGATACTGTTAACCCAGTAGGCACTCCTTTTGATTTCAGTAAGCTGGATCGTTTTCAAACCAAGCTCTTTCCGGAACAACGGATGTTCTTGGAACAGTACCCGTTGTTGGTTAAGAGTTTCCACCTGAAAGGTTTCCTGCTGGACGCAGTACCCGGCAGTGGTAAAGCGATGCCCCTCGACACCAAGGTTAAAGTCCCCGGTGGGTGGCGAGAGATAGGAGACCTTAAAATAGGCGACCTAGTAATAGGACCCAAAGGGAACACCACTACGGTCACTGCCGTCTACCCGCAAGGTGAAACGGATGTGTACCGGTTCATCTTAGAAGATGGTCGTACAGTGGATTCTCACCCTCTGCATTTGTGGGAAGTAGTAGAGACTGACTTCGAGGGTACTACTGAACCTCGTACTGCGGTGACTACAACGATTGATATCGTTAACCACTTCAGTCAGTTCAGTTATCACCTCCCCATGGTCGGTGAAATAGGAGGTATTGACCTCTCCACAACCACTGACTGCCTGGGGGTTGCCCAAACCCTTCTTCGCTCTGACGTAGATATTGGGAGCTCAGTGTTAGAACTCCCGTACAACGATCGCTTCAACATTACCAAGGCCATGCTGGAAGCATCTGGCATTCAACTGGACGGTAAAGCGATTGCCTTCTCCAGTGATGGACACCAAGCCGCAGAGAACTTCCGAGACCTCATGTGGAGTCTGGGTGGTCGTGCGATAGTAGGTACCTTTGAAGGTAAATCGGTTTGCTGGTTCTTCCACCGTGAAGTGGTCGCGCTAGTGAACAACCTGATCATCGGTGATCCTGCTTTGACCATCAACCTGGAAGAACACCAACGCACACTGTTGGGTATCCGGGCAGTACACAAGGTAGACCCCGAGGAAACCGTCTGTATTGCGATTGACAGCGAAGATAAGCTGTTTGTGGTAGATGACTACGTCGTCACCCATAACACGTTCACGTCGCTCGTATGGAGCCAATTGGTGAGTGATGCACCCACCGTGGTATTGGCCCCGCTGAACGTGGTAGACGAAGTGTGGGTGAAGGAGTTTGTCAAGCACTTCAAGAAGCCACCAAAGGTCTGGACAACCAAGTCCGGGGTAGCCCTTAAAGAGGGTTATGATTACTACATCGTGCACCACGACTACTTGCAACGGGAAGGGTTCAACATCCTCTTGCGGTTCCTCGAGACCTACTGCAAGAACAACAAGGTCAAGCCTAAGCTGATCATCGACGAGTCCCACAACTTCAACGAGATCAAAGCCAAGCAGACCCAGCGGCTTATTCAGTTGGCGGATGCAAACGTGTTCTCGGATACGTTGCCAATGTCGGGTACGTTGTTCAAGGCCTTGGGGAGCGAGCTGTTCCCGATGCAGTGCCTGATCGACAAACACTTCGACACCATTGCCCGTCAGTTCTTCTTGGCGAGCTACGGTCGTAACCGACCTGCACTGATGACGTTGCTGTCTCACCGGATCGGTAAGGTGAAGTTTACTATTCCTGAACTGGTCGGGATGGGAGCGGCTCCTCCATTCGAGATCGTCAAGGTCCAAGTACCAGGCAGTGACAAGTACACGCTCGATGCGATCCGCTTGCAAATGCAGACGTACATCGCCGAACGGGTCAAGTTTTACAACCACCACATGCCTGCGTTTATCACGTTCTACAATGACGTGATCAGTCGTTACGAGTTCTCCATTCGTACTCACCCAAAGGAACTGGAGGAGCTGCGTCGCTACAAGACAATCGTTCGCCGCTTCCAGACCCAAGGGTACAACAACTTCACTGATGCACAGGACAGTGTGTTCTGTAAAGAGGTGGAGGTAAACATTGAGCGAGACCTCAAAGGTAAAGAACTGGCAGATTTCCGTAACGTGAAGTCAGCAGTGAAGTACCTCGGGTTGAAACTCCGTGGGGAGGCATTGGGTAACGTACTGGGCAGGGCCCGTATCAACGCGATCAAGGATATGATCGAATATGCGGACCTTCCCAAGTACATCGACAACGTGGAGAAGAAGACGGTTATCTTTACCTCGTACGTCGAATCCCTTCAATTGACGAATGACCATTTGCGAGCGAAGGGTTACAACCCAGTCATGGTGTACGGGGCTACCAACCACGAACGGGACATGCTGGTGGAGCAGTTCAAAACGGATCCTCGGGTAAACCCCCTGGGTGCGACCTACTCCAGCTTGAAGGAAGGCTACCCCCTCCTGATGGCCAACCAGATCATCTCGTTGGATGCACCGTATCGAGACGGGGAGATCAAGCAGGTACAAGCCCGTGTATGGCGAACCGGCCAGGACACCCAGTGTTTCTTCTGGATGCTCGATCTGGACACCGGCACAAAGCTGAACATCACCACCCGTAGCTTGGACATCTTGGCATGGAGCCGTGACCAAGTAGACACCCTTCTGGGGCGCTTGGACACACCTGTAGCGTTCACAAACGTTACCGGGCAGGAGATGTTAGACCTGAGTGAAGAACCCTTCTCTAAACCGCTCCGATCCAGTAACAGCGTTTTGTCTCTCTTTAACTAGGACGATTCCTCATGGTTGACATCGTAGAAAATGCTGAAAGCTTCCCGCCCGTGCCACTGCTCGCGATGGGTGATAAAGCACTCGGTGGGGGCGAACAAGCACCCGCTAACAAACAGGCTGTTGCACTGGCCAAACGCACCGCAAACGTCAAGAAAAACCTTGATGATTTGATCGGGGTGTCGATTCATCTTATTGGGAAGCTCGGGGGTCAAGATGAACTCGAAGCCATCGACACTGACGGCCTTCTCAAGTGGACTGGGTACATCGTTAACGGTGTTCTCACTGTTTGGGACGGCGCAGAGTGGGTAGGTATTAACGCTTTGGTTAGTGAGGCTCCTGGCAACGCTCTCTCCTTAGGGGAGGACGGTAAGCTGTACGTTTCAAACGACATCAATGCTGACATTGTTCAGTCCTACAACGCCGCAAAGGAATAGTCTCATGTCCCTCGAATTGCAATTGGTTGCACTTGCCCAAGCCGTCGCCGGTGACGTCAAAGCCCTGAAAGCCGCCCACGGTGATCTGTCGGCCCTCGACACCACCGCCAAGGACAGCCTGGTTGCCGCCCTGAACGAAATCTTCGCCCTGGCTCAAGCTGGTGGTGGCGGTGGTGTGGCGATCGACGACGCCGCTGGTAACGGTGATACCACCGTTGTCTGGTCGGCCGACAAAGTCTTCGACGCGATCGAAGCTGCCAAGACTGCCGTTTCCAACGCAGTCAAATCCGACCTCCTGGGCGGTGCCGGTGAAGCATACGACACCTTCAAGGAACTGCAAGACCTGCTGGTCGGCCAAGACGACGCCGTCGCTGCACTGACCCAGCTGTTCAACAATGCCGTGCGCTTCGACCAGGCTCAAACCCTGACCGACCCGCAGAAGGCCTTCGCCCGTGGTAACATCGGCGCTGCTGCTGATGCCGACCTGGATGCTCTGGTCAGCGCTGTTGGCGACACCGAAGTCGACCTGGTTGCTGCGTACACCGCCGCCAAGGCGTAAGCCGTGAGCCTCGCCGGTGCGATACTGGCGTTCGTTAGCGCAGTGGGCGCCGACATCAAAACCTTGTTTACCAACAAGGTTGATAAAGTCGCTGGCAAGGGGTTGTCGAGTAACGATTATACTGATGATGACAAGACTGCGCTTGCGTCGTTGGTATCGGGTGACGAGGTGGTGCAGCAAAAGCTGCTCGATCTCCAATCCCAGATCGATGCGTTGAAAGGCCCCTGACAGGGTTTTATCTAACTATAAGCTCCCTGGCTTAGGCTGGGGAGCTTATAGCCACTTCTCAATCCTGTTGGACACAACTATGATCGAATCACATTTGTACCAGACCAAAGCTGCTCTCCCACCGCCTGTTATTGCGGGTGAATACAAGCAGAAAACTTCAGCTGCTGTTAACCGTACCGCGCACGCTGCCGTTGCAATTGACAACAAGATCTACGCGTTTGGTGGTAGTCATCAGATTCTTAACAGTGTCATGGAGGTCTATGACATTGAAACCGATCAGTGGGCCAATCTTGCCACTCAGGGCACACCTTCCCCGAGACACTCCATTGCCAGTTGCGTCTTGAACGGTAAACTCTACATCTTTGGTGGTTCGACCACCACTGCTTGGAGTCCTACCGCTGAAGCTTACGTGTTTGACCCAGCCACCAACATCTGGACCAAACTGGCTAACCAACCTGCTGCGTTGTGTATCCAAACGGCCGTAGCCATCAAAGGTAAGATTTACCTCTTCGGTGGATTTAACGGGGGTAGCTCGGTTAACAGCTTCTACGAGTACGACCCTGTCAGTAACACGTACCGGACGATCCCTAACAGTCAGTCGGTCAGCCATGGTCACAGGGCAGTTAACATCGCTGACCGGATGTTTGTAGTGGGTGGAGTGGCAGGCACCCCCTTGTTGAGTCGTTGCGTTGCATACGACCCGACGGCTAATACGTGGGCGACATACGCCTCGTCCCCATTGGCTAACACGTACACGTTTACCGATACATTGGGTGGGTACCTTTACATGTTTGGCGGGAGTCGTAATACAGACACCACCACGCATAACAGGTTATTCAGGTTCCACCCACCCAGCAACACTTGGGACGAACTCCCTACCGGGGCTCAAGCGGGTTACTACGGTGTTATGATTCCCGTCGAAGATCGGTTGTATCTGCACGGTGGTCGGAACTCCACCACGTTGTTCCCTGCGTTGTGGGAAATCACCTAAAAGCAAAAAAGAAAACCAATGGCCTACCTCTCCCAATTGGGAGAGGTAGGTAAGGAATTCTTAGTTGTTTTCTCGCAACTCTTCCAGTGCCAAGATAAGCTGATCGCGTAACTCGTCAAGCTTATCCATTTCGGGATCGAGGTTAGCCATTTGGATCATCAGCTCGCCGCGCTCTTTACTGACCGTGCTTTTGTTACGCTGCTTTTCTAGCTCACCCTGCTTCTCGAAAAGGGTGTCAATTTCTCGTGTAAGCTTTTCGATGGCGTCGACGTGTTCTTGTTCGGTTTCGTAGCCTTCTACAGCATACTGCCTATTTTTCTTTTCCATAATAGGTAGCCTTTAAACAAAAAGAAATGGGGAGTTTCCTCCCCGTAAGTTGCAGTTAGAAGCGAGCAGCTTCGATCTCTTCTTCCGACAGGTCGTCGTAGTAATGATCGAGCGTTACTGCCTCCTTGGTTACAGCACCACGTTCCCACATCATCAAGATGCGAGCCCTGTACTGCACGTCCACACGGTTAGGGCAATCCCCCAGCGTGGCTACCAAGGACAGCGCTTTACCCAAGGGACGGATGTCTTCCTTGGTGAAAACGTAGACGCTGATCTGCGCAATCGCGTACTGCATGATCAGCTTGAGCTCGGTAAAGAACTCGGGAACTTCTTCCTCGAGTACTTTAAAACCCAGCTGCTCGGCGCGCCAGTCTTCCATGGCGAACTTGATGCCGCCATGCTCAACCACTACCAATGGACCGAAGTTCAGTTCGATGCCAGAGTCATGCATACGGATAATATTTTTAACCATGGTAAATCTCCTTAAATGTAACGGGAATGGAATTGGGGATCTTCGGACATCAACTTAAGCAGAGATGGGCTGGACTTCACCAACGAACTCATCTCAACGTCGAACTTACCATTCTTCTTCACACGAAGAAGCCCCAACTCGTAGCCAAACTCGATGCTGTCGAATTTGATGAAATCACCTTCGTTGCAGTAGGTCATAGCCAACTGCAACATCCGAGGCATGGCGGTGTCGAAATAGCTGTAGCGGCGGACCATGATGACTTCTTTCGAAGTTGCACGGTGCATGGTGGCCAGTACACGATAACGAGGGGTGGTGATCTCAATGCTCATGTATACAACTCCTAAAGGTGAAAGACTTAGTTGTCTTTATCCTCTTGGTAATATAGGTCTGAAAAAGAATGTAACTTAACCTCAGTAGCCCTTAGGGCTACTGAGGTTAAACTGATTCATTCAGTTAATGTTGAAATGCGCTTCCAAGCTTGCGATACCTTCTGACATCTTCCCGAATACACCGTGGTGGTGAACCTTGTTGCCGTCAGATTCGATGACAAAAACAGTCACCTTAATCTTGCCAGCATCAGGTCGGGTCTCGATGGTAACACGACGAGACAACTTATCGGCTGCCGCATAAATCGCATCGAGACGCTCGTCGTTAGGTTCGTCAAAGATACCCCAGTCTTTCTGTGGGAAGTACATGTTCTCGACGTACGCCAACAATTCGTTTAATGTGTCAAACCACTTGTTACGACGAAGCTGACTTTGGTCGGTATAACGAAGGTCCCACCCACGCCGGGTCAAGTGGCGCTGCATTATCTTCAACCCGAAGGCTTCTGTAGAGAAGGAGTTGTAGCTTGACTCTGCTTGGAAAGCGGCTTCAATACCCTTACCCAGCAAACGGTTTAGGAGATCTTGAGCCCGAGCACCGTGTACTGCAACTTCCTTGGCGAAATGGGCTTGAGTTTCCGCTTCGAGTTCTTCAGCAGTAGGGCAAGGTAGAATTTCTTTCATGGGTATCCTTATCGACCTTGGTATTGTTCCCAGAGTTCTTCGATCTCTGCTTTGAGTTTCAGCGAGTCTTGGAACGGTTTACGGTTTTCCCAGGTGGACTTCTGCCGCAGCTCGTCCATCTCCCGACGGAGCACCACGATACGGGAATAGATGGCTGCTTGGTCCACAGCACGGTTACCGGTGAGGTTAGTCAGTCTGGCCATGGGTAATCCCTGCGAATTCTTCCTTGATGCCCAGGTGTTCCTCGATGCAGACGATGATGTCCATGAAACTGCTGCTTTGCAGTTCACGAACACCAGAGATACCTACCGTCCACTCACCGGGGTAATGCCGGATACCGATGTCGATAGGTTTATTTTGCGCTCTGGCGACTTCGCCGATGCGTTGCATCCGTTCTTCAAACGTTGGCATTTGACACTTCCTCCTTACCCGACAGACGTTTCACCAACAACCAGAGTTTCTTCAGGAAACCCACCTTCTTCGGACGGTGGCGGGTGTGAACTTCCTCCATCCGTACAGCGTCCTCAGAAGGCCCCAATGGGACGTTTTCCCACGAGACCCCACCGTCACGTTCAGCTAAGAGCAGTTGGCGCATGGTGGACTTGTGACGGCGTTTGAAGGCCGCTGCCAGTCGGTGCATATCGCGCTCGTGTACAGCGTAGATACTGGCTTCCAGTTGGTCAGACAAATAAACCCGCAGCCGTACATGATCGGCGAAGTACTTGACCTTACCCGGCACCAGTTGTGCTTTGAGCAAGATGAGAATTTCTTTATGGGCTAAGACTTTAATCCCGTCAATAAGACCATTTACCAGAGGACCGTAAGACACAGGGGTACCGTTTGCATGCTTAAGTTTGATGTACTTGTTAGGGAAACGAGACATTAGACTATCCTTGTAAAAGTGTTGGCATATACAAAAGATAGAAAGTCACGTAACAAAAAATAAAAGGACCAAGGGAGTCCGAAGACTCCCAAGGTTTACTGCTTACAAATCGAGTGCCTCTTCCATCGCCTCGACCATTTCCAAGAAGGTTGCGTCGTCCGCCACCTGTATCGTGTTAACCGCCGCGGTCCAGACATTAGAGACAGAATCGAAATAGATGTTGATGTCTTTACAGCAGGCGGACGCGCGCTCTCCGATAGCGAGCATCCGATCTTCCAAAAGTTTATTGCTCATTGCTGTTCCTTACGGCTTGTGGGATGAGTTGAAAGAAAAGACTCCTCAGGCGATCAATCTCGCCATAGATGGAGTCCAAGAAAATGATGTGGGCACTGCCTTCCAGTTTCAAGTTTTGGATTACCTGATACCATCGCGAGATCTCAAACGGGATATCTGAAATGAGATCTCTGCCTTGGGATTTACGGCGAATACGGCATTCCGAAAGATAGACTACCTGGCCCATGGTGAGACATTCCTCGAAAGGCAGTTGGGATACTTCTGGTAGTAAGCCTCTGCCAAGGCGTCAGCGTGCTGCTTGACCTGCATTGATGCCTGTTGCAAATCAGCAGCTTGGTGTTCATCAGTGGTGCACGCGCTGAGAGCAAGAAGACCCACTGCCCGGTCTTGAGTCTGCTGAACGATATGAAGCTGTTGCATGCGAGCGCGCACTTCGGTTACGTTATTAGTCACTTACTGACTCCTTGTAAATGAAAGAGAGGTGGGCTAATTGTTTTGCCCGTAATAAACCGCATAGACAAGATACGACAGTATTAAACCAACGATGCTTGCCAATGCGTAAGTTGTAAATCCATTAACGAAATCACTGTACTCCTTGTGGGCCTTTCTGCGGTGTTCTCGAATCTCTTCGATACGCCGCTTCCGTTCCTCCGCGGAGTCTTGCATCAAACCACCCTGCACCCAATGTGGGCTTTCAATTCCTCGTAGCTTTCCCACCCCCAAGGGGCGTCTTCAGGCTTACGAGGCGTGTAGTTAGGATCGGTCAGGAAGTTAAAGTAGCTACGACTACCCGACCGGGTTAAGAAGAAACGATCCAGCTTGTGGTCATCGCTCACAGTGATCACGTAGACGCGACGCGAAAACTCAGAGTCATTAACCAACCCGAAGACCACCGAACCACCCAACTTCTGGTTGTCCTTGATCTCAAGCATGTCCACCAGGATCGGTTTCTTTTGGAGTTCTACCGGTGGGTACATCAGTCTTTCTTCCTTTCTCTGATGACAAGGTTGTAGCCATTGAGCGCGTCACCATCAGTGATGATTTCGTAACCAATAGCCGCAGCTTCCTTATGCGCTTGTTCCGCCAACTCAGTGGCTTTGATAACAGCCTTCTCACGCATGTACACAGTCCCTAACCCCGGCATGTCACGCATGGTGATGATACTCTGCCGCATCAGTTCCCCGATGTGACGAACAGCCGCTTCTGTTGCCACCGGGTTTTCCACCTTCTTGCGAGGGCGGTCGAACATGTTAATCACTTCACCCATACATCACCCCGTAATTAACTCGTTAGAATGCGAGTCGCTAATACGATCAAACAAAGGACGCATGAATTCCTCCGTTGACCGCATGGTGCATTCTTCGAATTCTTCCATCTCCCACAGCACTGTCGGTAGATCGTCTTGATCCACTACGAAGAAAGGATACGTCTTCCCTTGGTGTTGGAGGAACATACAGAAACCCTTTACGTACTCGGTGGGTTTTGTGTTAGTCACCTTGTAGACGTCGAACAAGATATCCACTACCCAGGCAATGCCGATGAGTTTGACACCATCCACTTCAAACTCGATCATGTTTCCATCATCGGCTGGCGAAGGGAAGTGGTGGTTTTTGCCGATCGACATGGTTAACTCCTTGTTGATTGAAAAGCTTGTCATAGCGAGCTTTGATAATGTTCGCCTGCCGCAACAGCGCTTTGCTCTCCATTCGGAGGTCACGACGCTCATGGATGTTGTGAGAAGCACATGCCATGCGTGACAACCGACGAGCTTGTTTTTCAAGCTGGGTAATGCGGTGAGTCATCATATCTTTCAAGTGCTTCAAATGGTCCATGGTCGTTCTCCGATTAGTAGATAATAAGCGCCTTAATTTGTGGCATTCCTACAGGTAATATAGGTTTCAAATCTACTGCAAATTAAACGTCAATCGGCTCTAACAAATAGGACCCGCGGTAAATAAATAAGCGGAGCGGGTTATTTTATTTCGATTTTATGTTGCACTCCCTTAAGCCACCCGGAACCTTAAAAATATGGCCCTTCCAAATGAAAAACTCTTTTTGGATCGGTTTGTCCTTTACAACAATGAACGCTACAAGGATGAACCCCGAATCGTAAACGCGCTCAACGCCTTGACCGTTGGCAACGTTGTGTTCTCCAACTACCGTAAGGTTCCGCTCGAAGATGGTTCCAGTGAGATGACTCACTTGGTGGACCTCGACCAGCCAGGGATCTTGATTGCACACGACCAGCAATATCTCCCGGCAGACTATGTCGAGAACGGCGCTTCCCAGGTAGCGGAAGTGGATCCTTTGGCGTTGGAAGAACTCCAAACCCGTAAGTTCGATGGTATCTACCGTCTCCAAGAGAGCGTAGAGCCACCGGCTCACATCGGGGCGGTTCTGGTGCTGAAAGGGGAGAAGACAGCTGAGAACATTCGGCTGGTAGTGAAGGAGAACTGCTTCTTCATGCTGGACGACGAGGAGATTGTCATTGACGACGAACTCACTCTCGTGACCATTGATTCCCACACCGTTGTGGGTGTCTTGCAGATCGTCGAAGGTATTTACGCTCGTGGTGAGCCGATCTACGACGGTACCTACAACTACGACGGTACGATCACGTACTAAAACTCGCTTATCAAGGTAAAGAGATCATGGCGAATATTGAAGAAGAAAGTGTCTTCCCCGAAGAAATCCCGCTTATCGAGCGGGGTGAGAAAGTCGAAGGTGGTGTGGCTGGTGCTTCCAACCGCGCACTGATCCTGTTTGCCATGCGTACTCGCTGGCTGAAAGACCAGCTGGAAGCCCTGGCTATCAACGGTCTGGACATGAAGGGTACTCTTCCCGATGAAGAAGCTCTGCTGGCCATCGATACCGAAGACCTTGCCCGCGGTACCGCCTACGTCGTTGATTTCGCAATGCGCGTCTGGAACGGCACTGAATGGGCGAGCTCGGGTTCGCTGCGCGGTGCGCGTGGTCTGAACATCCTGGGTCGTTGGCCAACCAATAGCGATCTGCCTGTTGCGGAAGATCAAGAACTGGGTGACGCCTTCCTGTGGCGCAACGACGTTTGGGTGCTGACCCCCGATGGTTGGGAAGCTCTCAACATTCGTGGTGCTGACGGCAAAAGCGCTTTCGACGTCTGGTTGGAAATCCCAGGCAACGAAGGTAAGACCGAGGAAGAATTCGTCGAAGCCATCAAAGGCCCCGTCGGTGACTCCTTCCTGGATTCCTGGTTGGCACTTCCCGGTAACGAGGGTAAAGACCTCGATGACCTGATGGAAGCGCTGAAAGGTCCTCAGGGTGACGTGCGTCCTGCCTTCGCAGTGAAAGGCACCAAGCCAACCGCTGAAGATCTGCCACAACCTGGTGTTCAAGGCGACGCCTGGTACGTAGGCCTCGACCTGTACTTCTGGGTCGAAGAAGACGCCAGCTACTCGATGATCCCAGGTATCGGCGGTAAATCCGCCTTCGAGATCTGGAAAGAGAACGGCCATCCAGACGGCACCATGGAAGAGTTCCTCGAATCCATGATGGGTGGCGAAGGCATCCTGATGAAGGGGCGTCTGGCTGACGAGGAAGCACTCGCAGCTATCGATACCACCAACCTGAAACTGGGTACTTCCTACTTCGTCGATTTCGCGATGCGTGTATGGAACGGTACCGAGTGGAGTAGCTCGGGTTCCCTGCGTGGTGAGCGTGGTATCAACCTGCTGGGTAGCTGGCCAACTGGTAGCGACCTGCCGGTCCGTGACGACTACATCGTAGGTGACGCGTTCCTGTGGCGCAACGATATCTGGATCCTCCTGCCTGAACCTGAGGGTTGGGAGTCCATGAACATCCGTGGTGCGGATGGTCGTTCGGCGTTGGAAGTATGGCAAGCCATCGAAGGCAACGAGGGTAAAGACGAAGAAGACTTCTTCGAAGCCCTGCGTGGCCCTGCTGGTCTGTCGGCTTTCGCTGAGTGGCAGACCTTCCCGGGCAACAAGGACAAGCCGTACTCCGAGTTCCAAGAGACCATTCGTGGTCCTCAAGGTAACCCACGTGCTCCGTTCGAAGTAGCTGGTAGCGTTCCCAACGTTGGCGCTCTGCCAACCCCTGGCGATGCAGCCAAAGCCTACTACATCGACCGTGACCTGCATGTGTGGGTGGAAGACACCCAGAGCTACTTCGTCATTCCTGGTCTGGCCGGTAAATCGGCGTTTGAAGTATACACTTCGATCCCAGGTAACGAAGACAAGACCCTGGGCGAATTCTGGGAGTCGCTGCGTGGCCCTCAAGGTGAGAACGTCAAGGGCGATCCTGGTAAAGACGGTGCCAACCTGAACGTGCTGGGTCAAGTTGCAAATCGTGATGCACTGGACGATCTGCAAGACGTCAAAGACCAAGACGCCTACAGCCTGGCTGACACCGGCCACCTGTGGATCTACTCCACTGAGAAAGGCGGGTGGGTTGACGCCGGTCCTTACCGTGGCGTGGATGGTAAATCCGCCTTCGAGATCTGGAAAGAACAGCCAGGTAACGAAGACGGTACTGTTGCTCAGTTCTTGGCTGCACTGAAAGGTAAAGACGGTACCAGCGTCAAGATCCTGGATGTGTTCGACGAGCTGTCGGAACTTCCTACCGGTGCTGCTGAACAAGACACCTACGCTGTCCGTGAAACCCGGTCGATCTACACTTGGTTGAACGGTGCCTGGGCTAGCCTCGGTACGTTCGGTAAAGATGGTGCGGACGGTAAAGACGGTAAGTCGCTGGATATCATCAAAATCCTCACCGAGGACGACGATGCCATCCCAGCAGCTGACAATACCAGTCTCGGTAAGGCTTACGTCGACTTGGACAAAAACGTCTTCGTCAACATCGCCAACAGCTGGGTAAACGCCGGTAAGTTCACCGGTGAGCAAGGTGAGATCGGTCTGCCAGGTCATAACCTGCGCCCGAAAGGCACCATCGAATCGGTAAACCAACTGCCTAACCCTGCACTGGAAGGTGTGGAAGAAGGCGACGCCTACGTCATTGCCAGCACCAAGCTGATGTACGTGCTGGTGGACGGTCTGTGGAATGGTCCGTTCGACTTCATCGGCCCAGAAGGTAAGGACGGCCCTCAGGGTGCTCCTGGTGCGTTGATGCCTATTAAAGGTACCTTCGTATCCATGACTGCATTGCAGGCCGCACACCCTACTGGTGAGCTCGGTGACGCGTACATGCTCATCGACCCATCCGCTCAACCAGAACCACTGCGTAACCTGGCTATCTGGTCTCCAGAACAAGCCACGTGGGTCGACACCGGTCCTGCCGGTATCCGTGGTGAGAAAGGTGAACCTGGTAAGGATTCTACTGTACCGGGTGTCAAAGGTGACAAGGGCAGCCAGTGGCTGATTCTCGATGAAGTTGATGAGCCGTCCAACACCTTCAACGGTCGCGTAGGCGACTGGTGTGTTACCCGTGGCATGAAGGTGTACTACAAGTCGCCTACCGGTTGGCAGTACTGGGGTATGTTGATGGCGGGTGATGTCAACTCGCCGCTGCGTAGCCTGGGTAAGGTCGTGCGTTGGGGTACCGAGTGGGTCGCTCTCCCGGTTGATGAAGTTGAAGCACCAGAAGCTGGCATGTTCTACGCCCGTATTCTGAAAGAGGGTTCTCTGGATGAAACCGAGTGGGGCGTGGTCGAATTCCCGAAAGGGATCGAAGATCTACTCACCGATGATGGCAAACAATACGTTCGCGTATTCGCTGCTGACGGGGAAACCCCAATCTGGGCAGAGCTCGATATCAGCGACCAGCTGGAAGGCTTCATCAAAGACCCAGAAGGTGCTGCGGCTAACACCCTGTGGCTGCGTGCCGCCGGTGAGAAAACCTGGATCGAGTACAAGAAGGCGCCTACCACTACTGGCCTGCAGTTCCTCCAAATCGGCGGTGAGTGGAAGTCCTTCGACCGTTACGACTTGCTGATCAAAACGGCTAACGCCACTCTCACTATCAACCCTAGCGTCGAACAATTCGTGAAACTGGATAACTCCGGTGCCACGGCCAAGGTCGTTAGCATCAACAACCACGGCGCCACTCGTGGCATGTGCGTGGTGTTGGAAGTGGTGGGTGTGGTTGGTGCGATCAGCTACGGCGGTACCAACATCAGGTGGGATCAGAACACCATCCCTAGCTTGACTGGTACCAAGAACCTCATCCTGTTCACCTGGGATGGCGATGTCTGGATCGGTTCCAAAGGTCCTGGTCTGCTCAACTAAGTAGGTTGGGGGTAGTAACCCTACCCCCGCCTTAACACAAGAGGTTTCTATGACCATTGTAACTGCAAACACCCGCTTGATCTATGCGGAAACGGGCGAATACCCAGTGTTCCTCAGCCAAATGGGTTCCCGTTTGGTTGGTTCGTTCGGTGAACAAACCGAATCGGATCTGTTGGAAGAGTTCGGCTACCATGTGGTGGTTGACACTCCTGTTCCAACAGGTGATGTTGTCATCGAGGGTGCTCCTGAGCTGGTAGATGACGAATGGCGTCGTACCTACATCGTGCGTGCCTTCGACGAGATGGAAGTAAGTGCCCAGCTGTCCAGCGAGCGTGCTCAACATCTGTCCAACATTGAACAGTTCCGGATCACCAATTTCGAAAAAGGTTTTCCTTGTCTGTTCAACGGCGGTACTGATCTTTACTACGTTCAAATCCGTAATAAGGATCTGACCTTCATCACCGCACTGCGTGTACTGGCCAAGGAAGCACTCGAAGAAGCTACTCCATTCAGTGTGGACTTCCGCGTATACGAAGACGTAGGGGTAACCCTGGATGCAGAAGAAGTAGTGCGCGTGTCGAACCTGGCTAACTTGCACGTTCAAGAAGGCATGCGTAAGTACTGGGACCTGAAAGACGCTACCAAGGTAGCGACCAGTAAGGAAGCATTCCCGGAGATCCCTGCCGAGATGTTTGAACTGAAATAGCCCATCACTCCGTACCAAAATAAGGAGCTAGGTGGGCACCCACCTAGCTCCTTAGAGGGTTTTTGTATGATTGAAGCATTATTACCACGGAAAAGTGATATTTACCCTTGGCCGGGTGATCAGTACTTAGGCGAAGTTACCAGCGCTAATTTCATTGATGGTGTCGCTTTGGCATCATTGTTGGGATTAACCAGTGGCCTGGTCTCTAACAGTGACGCAGGCTGGTTGAAGTTTAAAAAGCAAGAAGGCGAAACCCTCCTTGTTGCTAAGAAAACTTTACGCTACCGTTTGTCGTGGAACCAGCTAGAAGCAGCGCTGATCATGTACGGCGAACGTTTGATTAGCATTCAGGGTAATACCTACAAGGTACGGTTGTTGCGAGGGGCTGAGAAAGACCCTAGTGATTGGCGTACGTCGATGTCACAGGACAACCCTCCAGAAGCGGCACCGTCTGAGTGGAACCGTTTGATCCACCGGGTGGCTGTGGGTAACCCCGGATTGGCACCGAACTTTGCCACATTTCCTTTGACGGACTTGAGCATTGCAGTGTCTGCTACAGGGCGTATGACCCTGTGCCAAGAAGCCCTCTCCGAGAACACTGGTAACGCAGTTGCTCGGGGTAACACCAGCCTGTCAATATTCAACTACGTGCTCAAATCTGATGGTGCTGCATCGTCTGCGCAGGATCATTACGGTTGGCGGCCCGTGTTGGAACTCGTAGGTCCTACCAAGTACTACCCAGGCTCTGGACCTGGTAGCAAGACGTTAGCGTTTGGTAATGAGCAGCTCGGTTTCTTCGGTGAAGTGGCTGCTTCAGAGATGGTAACCAACACCCAGTTGAAAACACACTTGGGTCATGCGGCAGGTACTGCTCGTGCTGATCAAGGGTGGTTAAAGTTCTTCTATAAAGGCAAGGTTATCTTCATCGGGAAAAACACCTATTGCTCTGGGTTGACGTGGAACAACCTGTATGCAGCTGGTGGTATTTACGGAACCAACGACAATGGCAAGTACCCAGCAGCTACTCCAGTAAATCAGTACAAACCACTGACCTGGAATAGCGAGAACAAAGTATTCAGGTTAATTCCTCGCGCCACGACCATGTCGGCTGACCCGTTTGAAAACGGTGACCCGGTTACTTCGGATAACGAGTACTCTGACCTGCTGGGTCGGTTGATGGTAAACGTCGCGTTCCCGGGGAGTGGTCAGTGGGGGCGGTACACCGCAGCACAGCTCAACATGCACATTGTTCATATGGGTCCTGGTACTCGCGGCTCTGCTCCTACCTATGCGGCAATCCGTGGTTATACTGGTGGTACTAACTACACCAGTTTGCTGAGCCTTACTAAGGCAGATGCCAGCGGGTACAACCAACACTTCCGGATGACCTTAGTGGTTGAAGGTGACCCTAACGTTGAACCTATCTCAAGTAACTGGAGCGACTCCTTTACTTTTGATCCAGGTAGCAGCGGAGTTTCTCTTAGCGGGAAAACCAACGTTACTTCTGGTGTCATTCGAGAAGAGCCACCGTCCATCGGCGACGTAACAGTGTCCTTGCCGCTTGGTAACTTGGACAACATTACCTGGGAGTTTGATCAACCGCTTGATTTGTCGGCGCGTGACTGGACCCTTGAATGGTCTTCTCGTAACGAGGCTAGCGTACTGGCAGGTTACGTAGCGGATACCGCCTTGTTGTCTACGGCTGGTTTAGAAGCTGTTTGCGCACGCTATGGTAACTCTGGGTATGGCGATCGTTTCCAGTTAGGTGGCAACATGGCTACGTCGGCAGTGGTCTGGAACAGTCGGTTTACTAAATCAGCTGTTAACGGGGTACTGAAAAACTACGCGTTGGTTTCGGTTGCTGGGCAGATCTCTCTGTACGTCGATGGCGTGAAAGAGATGTTGGCCAACGGAACAAGTTCGAACTACACTGCAGCCTCGTTTGCTTCTAACGCTTCCCTGACCGCAGTTAAGTATATCAGATTGGGTGGTTACGGTGCAAACGCCATTACCATGCCAGCGAAACGTGGTAAAGCACGGTTCAGTCTGTTTGCTCGTTATAGCGACAACTACACACCAACCCCTTTCTAGGATAAATGAGTATGAGCACATTCACGCGTTTCAGTGCAGAAGAACAGTTGGTTTACCAGCGGAGTCTTAGCCACGTAGTAGGGAAAGCGTTGTATGCTGCTCTACCTGGTTATCGCTACTACATTGGATCGGAGGACTCTAACCGCTGGGTAGACGTGGAGACCGGGTTTATTACTGACGGTGCAACCATCCCACGGATATTCTGGTGGTTACTCCCGCCAATCGAAGAGTATACCCAGTGTACTACTTTGCATGACAAGCTGTGCACCACGTACTACATCATTGAAATGCGCGATGGTGTGGAATACCAGGTACCAGTTACCCGTGCAGAGATCGACGAGATTCTGAAAGAGTCCATGGACGTGTTGGAAGTGACCCCATGGAAGAAGAAGTTTATTATGTTCGGGGTTAACTTAAACCGACTGATCAAGAAACCAACTAAGCCAAAACCAGTCTACTCTTTGGCTGCATAAGGCTGGAGTGAAGACATGATTGAATTATTGAATCACCGCAATAAAGTAAGGGGCGGTCCCCAAGAAAGTGGCGAACAGTTGGTCTGGACATCGGCCCCAACGGAACCGGAACGCATCGGCCACAGTTTATTAGTTGTGGGGGATGAAATGTTTATGGCGGGCGGTCTCAACGGCAGCGGGGCCTATCCAACCACTTTCCAAAAATATAATTTCCTTACCAAACAATGGGCCGTGCTGGCGCCGTTACCTACTACTGGGTTGCGTTATTCTGCTTTGATTGCGGTTAATGGTGACATTCGACCAGTTGGGTTGAGTAACCGTAAAGAAGCATATGCGTTAACAGGAAACGCTTGGCGCTCTTTAGGAACAGCCCCTGAATGGGTTTGCTACGGATATATTTCTGGTTGGTACAACGGTAAATTTTATCAGATTGGCGGAGATGGAACAACTGTAAACGGTGTCACGAGGACTAGACAAACTTTCGCTGAATGGGATCCTGCCACAGATAAATGGACAACATTACCAAATATACCTTTCCCCTCGATGTATGCAGTTGGCGGCGTTGTTGGTAATAAATTCTGGGTTTATGGGGGTAACGGAACATTGGCCGGGACCCCGTATATGTGGACTTACGACTTCATTACCAAAGTCTGGTCACGAGGACCTATGCATCCAAGTGGGCAGAGTCGCGCACAAGCGTTCAGCGGTAGTCTAGGTAATCGAATAATTGTTGGTGGTGGAACTGATGCAGTAAATGGCCGGTCCAAAGAAGTTTATGTTTTCGACTTAGACACAATGGGTTGGGAACGCCTCAAGGATTTAGAATCTGGTATTAGCGCGACATGTGCTGTTGTGTACGATGACAAGATTTGGGTGCACGGAGGACAGGCTACTGCTGGTATCCTCAGTAAGTTTTTCTCCTACGATATCAAAAGGAGTTAACAAACGTGATTGAACTATTAGCAGGAGGCGGGGCAAAAGGCAAAAACTACTTCCCCGACTCCGGTCCCGGAGAGAAGACCCTCGTTTATGGTAACGAGGAACTGGGGTACTTCGGTACCCTTACTGTCGACGAGTTCATGGATTATAGTGAACTCCGACGACAATTGAAGTTCTTTTTAGGAAGTGCGCAGAACTCGATTAATAACGAATGGGTTAAAGCCATCTACAACAAAAAAGTCATCTTCTTCCCCCGGAAATATATCGCCAGCAGTATCGGGTGGAACATGTTGTATGACAACGGCTTGATCCATGGTGTTGATAACAACGGTGCGTTCCAATCAGTTAATGGTCCCGTTAACCAACAGCGGTTGGTGAGTGCTAAAGGCAGTACTTTCAGGGTCCGTGTGTTTGCATCAGATAAATCAGATCCTACTGCCTTATCGGGAAGCTTCAACTGGGGGAACCCCACCACCCAACCTCAAATTGATGTTAACCTGTCTGAATTGGGGAGCATGGTAAACTCTCTAAAATCCGGGGCTCCAATAAGTTACCCTGGCCCTAAATGGGCGGTGCTCGCTACAGACTCCCTATTTAACGGAGCCAACGGCATAACCAAGCAAACTGTGAGTAGTAATAACCTCAACTTCTTGGGGGCGATCGCGGCAGTAGGTGTTGGTCCGTATGCCAAAGTCAATAACTCCTATGCATGGCTTCCTGTATTGGAACTGGTACCTTCTAACGAAGTGATCATTCAACCGGTGGCGGACGTCGAATCGCGTAACGCACTCATACTGGAACCTGTGGTAATAACTGAGGTAATCCAGAACGTTGGTCTACGGGCTATTCGTAACCCAAGTGTTGTTAGTGTTGGGCCGGAGCCTGTTCATTCGGTCTCGGTTACGTACAGTTAAGGAATCCTCATGGACATTAAACTTAAGTGGGTTAACCGGAACACTACTCCGGTGACCATCAAGATCTACCGCAACGAAACCCAAGTCCCTAACGAGCAGTTGGGTGACCCCATAGCGACGTTGGTTGGGACAGCGACTGAATGGACTGACACCACAGCAGTTCGTCGAAAGACGTATTACTACACCATCGAGACCACTGATGGTAACGTGCGCAGTTATTCCTTGCCCCGGAAGGTCTTTGCTGATTTCAACAACGGCCCTGGGCCGCGTGAGTTAATCTGGGGTAACAGTGATTACGGTTACTTTGGTATCGTGGAGTCTCCTGATTTCTTCAGTGCTACCGAAGTGGCCGCACTGTCACAGGCTACCTTAAACTCCCCTCCTTCCAACCCTACCCCAATCTGGCATAAATGGATACGCCGCGGCAAGATCTGTTTTGTACCAGCCCAACCACTCGCTAATACTGTTACTGTGATACAGCTTTATCAGGCTGGCTTGGTACACGGCATGGACAACCCCGGCCCCTGGAATCCCGGTTTGGGTACTGCTGGTAACGTTAACCAGCTGCGCACCATCGAACGCGGCTATGATAAATTCATTGTCCGACTCCCGACCGCTTCTGATGACCGTAACAACCCCAGCCGTGCTATCTCAATATCAGGGCAAACCCCAGCAGTTCGTCGTTACAGTGAGGTTTCAGACCTTATCTATCCAGGCGTGCGTGGTTTTGTGCCTTCATCCCAACGAACGCCTAACACCGAGTATTATGTAGTGCCTGGCCAGCAGAACGCTGGTCGCCAAACAGCGACTTGCACCATGTTCGGCACTACAGGCACACTACAAGGTACCCCAAGTACCGCGGCAACAACTGGGGTGGAATTGGAGGCCATTGGTGGCGTTGCCACTTGGGCCACTGCCTTGTCTTGGTCCCCCATCTTGGAAATGGTGCCACAGTTGACAGTGGAGATTTAAAACATGAGCAACACTTTAAAGTGGACCAACCCAAACATATCGTTCGACGAGATCCAGATCTATCGGTCGGAAGTTAAACCCACTCCCAACGAAATTCCTACCAACAAAGTAGACACCATCACCGACGGCGCTACCACGTGGACGGATGACACAGCAGCGCTCAACAAGTACTATTGGTACTGGATTGCCGTAAAGATGGGTACGGAAATCGTTTACGGTTACCCGATCATGGCAATCAACATGCCCTATACTGGTCCTGGCCCTCAGGAACTGCTGACGGGTGACTGGAGCCGTGGTTACTTTGGGTCTGTAACCAGTGCGGATTTCTTTACTAACCAAGAGCTGGTCAACTGGTTAGGTGCCGGGTCTTTGTACAACATTGCACATGCCTGGCACAAATTCATATTTAACGGCAAGATCCTGTTTTACCCTGAACGGTACGTGGCATCTGGCCTGAGTTGGAACACGTTGTACTCGGCAGGTGTTATGTATGGAGTGGACGGTAACGGCCCTGCTACTGGTCACGGACTTACCCCAGTCAACCAGAAACGTGTCATTACCAAGGGTGAACACAGTTTCATTGTTCGCTTGCCACGCTGCCAGAATACCCCAGATTACTCGTTTGTTACGCGACAGGTGTTCGACAGTGAGTGGTACTTGACCCTGGGTTCCGCATTCGGTGCGTATAACCCTGCCCCTGCGCTTGACTTGGCAGAGATCAGTTACGCGCCATTCCCCACAGGGTTTGCCCCATTTGTTGAGTTCAATGCTGTGGGTCCTGCTTACCTTTCCGCTACCACACCAGCGACACCCAGCAGCGGTAGCACACGAGCAACTAACGGCCTATGGCGACCGGTGTTGGAGTTAGTCCTTCTGTAAAGCAAAAAAGAAAAGGCACTACTACCTCCTACCCGTAAGGGTAGGAGGTAGTACACCGTCACGTTACTCGGCTGGAGATTTGTTTAGCAACATCACTTTCAACCGTTTGATTTCGGTATCCAGAGCTATTCGCCAGCCACCAGGAGACTTCAGATACATGTTCAGCAACAGGTGAATAACAAACGCCTGTTCTTCTGCTGTGTCATGCGGGATATCCGGGTGGGTTGTTTGTCGGAAGACTGCTGCAATGTGAGTGCAACGATCTGCCGACATCCCCATGATGATCCGCAGGTCGTAGGTCAACGGAGGCAGCTGACCAACCAGATGGGGTGGTTCTTCTGGTGTAAGAATACGGCTCGACAACACCTCCTTACCCAAAGTCTCCAATTCACCCAATACCTTGTCATCAGGTTCAGGTGCAATGAAAGACTTGTCTTCACCAACTGTATCAGACATGATAACCTCGTTAAGCTGGAGATCGGCTGAAGTGGGCCATCAATGCATGGAGTTTTTCACGGCTCGCTTCTTGCCCTTGTTTGCTTTGTGGGGCCTTGAAGACGAGGCCGTTACCCACTTTGCCTTTCTTGACGGCCCTGTCAGTCTTCGAGCACAACTCGGAGCAATACTTCATGACTCCGTCATTGATCTGCTTGGAAGGGTAGTTGTTCAGGTCGAAGTCGTAGCACCACCCACCAATGCTGATAATTGTAGCAGCACGGTTTTCAGGATCGAAGTACAGACGGCAAGGTACTGGCTTACCCTTTGCAGTGGTCAGCGTGAAGGGAATAACCGTGCTATCAAAGAACACTGCCTCCAGGACCTTGTACCAGTAGTCTGGGAGGTTTTTAGAGGCACTGGTATACAGACGTTCCCCTCGGTCGATGTTCGTCTCAAACAGCCGCTTAACGGCCTCCTGAGCATCCCCTGCATTCCCCCGTGTACGCCACACGAAATCGAAGTGGCCTTTCTTGAAGGAGAAGTACGTCTGCTTGACTGTACGGAGAATCCCGATAACAAAGTGATCCCCGCATTCACTCTTGATGACGGAGTGGCCAATGATCGGACTGTCGATCATGAGCTCGATAACCTTCTCCGGCACATCTTTCCACACCGGCAGGCCAGTTACCAACGACAGCTTCACCACACGCTCTTCGTGAGAGCGGATAAAGTCCTGGGTGAACCCCAAGTCAAAAAGCAACACCGGTTCTGCAAAGGTATCCTTCACCAGATCCAGTGGTTGGTTTTTACCCGTGTATTGCTCCGACATAACTGCTATCCTTAAAAGTGTTTGGTCCAACGGACCGAAATACGCTGAGGACCAATGCTGGCCTTCGGCTCTTTTTTGTCGTTGAAAGGGTGGGTGTAGCCGGTTGGGATTTTGTTGGTGTTTGCAATCTGTACTTCGCCAACCAGCTTCATTTCTACTTCGTCCAGGATGAGGTATTCACCCGTGACGTGTGCATCCCATACGAGACGGTCTGCAGTTAATATACCTGGAGTCACTACCCGCTCATCTCCCTTGAACACGGGAGAGTAAACAAAGAAATTCATGTTGGGGTATTTGTTGACTTCGAAGTACTTCGAGACATTGGGGTAAACCCCGGTGAAACAGCCCTGGATATCTTCAGCGACCGAGATACGACCGATGTTAGGTTCAGGGTACCACGCTTCCTTATTGGGATCCGGTACTTCAGGGTGGTTCTCATCAGGCTTCTGGTTAAACTCGGGATCCCATAGTCCTTCGAGCTTACCGTTGAAGCTGATGTGGTACAGTTCTTTTACTCCCAGGTTCTTCAACCGGGAACTGGGTATTGACTTGATGTCCATATGTATCCTTAGTTAAGTTGTGGTCTCCCATCTGATGGGAGACCACAACCTACCCCTTACTTATACGTCAGTGAATTCTTCCACCGTATACATGGTCACACTTTGCTGGATGTACGCCGCGAATTTCACCCCTGCGTCAAACCCTTGACCCTCTTCGGTGATGACGATGTATTTACGCGGCCCGCCACGATGAGGGGCTACTTTCACCTTGCAACCCATTCCAACCATCGCCTTGACGAATTCTTCCTGGGTTGGAGCGTTGGTTGCGAATTCAGTAACGAGAAATACATGAGACATTTGAGGATACCTAACAAAAGTTTGAATGGGTTACTTGCGGATCATACCAAAGCCGGTATAGACGAAGTTGTCGCCCAGGCCGGACATCAGCTCTTTCCGCGACTGTTCTACACGCTCGCGGTAGGTCATCTTCGGAAGAACCCCCATGCCGCCGATTCGGTCAGTGAACCTGAAACCACCAGGTACTTGACTACGATCTTGGCTGGTCTTCGCCGAAACGACCCCATGGTACCCACGACGGAAGCCACCACTGATCATGAAGTCCCTCATGCGTTGTAGGATGCGCTGACAAGCTTGCTTGTTGTCATCCTCCAAGCAGAACTGCAGTTTCGGTGGGTAGTCGATACACAGCTGGGTGAGGGAGCGGTGACCACCGATCACCGGCTCTGCGCGCATACGTTCACGGAACGCCAGAGAGTCGCCGGCGAAGTCAGGGAACAGCGGTTGTTCTACACGGGCTACCATCGCGCCAGCCACACAGATTGCATTGCCTTGCATTTGGATAAGTGCTTTCATGTTACACCCTCACACATTGAAGTTAGGTTTGGTTACTGCGTAGAAACCGTGGTCACCAATCAGTTTTCCGATCACCCGGGATCTTTCGTCCGGCGTGTTAGCCTGAGCTAACCGGACATAGGTAGAGATGAGCGCCTCGTTGCCGAAGTCAATGTGGCCAACAGTCCCTACATTAACCGGGTGAGTAAATACAGCCTTGGGGCGATGGCATTCCGCGTACCGTGGAAATACCTGCGCGACGGCATCCCACACCCACTCCTGATAAAGGCTAGGGCCTTTAAGGATTTCCGTGGCATGCGGATACATCAGTTCCAATGGGTCGGGTTCCCTATCGGCAAAATGCTCCCGGTAAAAATCCTCCATTGGTTTTGCATACGCACGACCGGGATGGAACTCGTACCGCAACATATCCCCAATCACAGAAATGGCTGGGTACGAGTGGACACGTTTACCGGCTACGCGAAGGTGCCATTCGTCTGTGTCTATCACTGGACAGTTTTGCCCAGTTACAACATCATCAGGCTCCCACAGGGGATCTGGAACCACATGAGTGGAAATTACCGTATCGATGTACGGACCATGAGGACCCATCGTAACAAACTCGTTACGATGGTCGTAGAACAAGTAGCCTTCGGGAGACCATGCTAGACCAACCCCACGATAATTATCCATTACCAACCCTCCCCGAACTCTTTGTTGACAGTTGGGCGGTTGGGATCACGCGGGCGACGACCGGGTGGCATGTACTCACCGTCGATAGGACCCGAGAGGAGCTTCTCGATGCTGCTGGAGTACATGGTCAGCGACGGTGTTTGGATACCCGGCAGTTCGATGGCGAGGGTAGGGCTACCGTCGACAACAGGACCCACTTGGGTTTCCAGCAGGCGCCCCACCGGGAACCGTGGGTGAGCGGCCGCGTGAATACGGGACATGGCCATACGTTTAAAAGAATCAGGTTGCAGGGGCATAATCTTTTTCCTTAACCGAGAATTTCGACGAGTGGGTGGGTGTAGAGCGAAACAAGGTTGCTCTTGCCGTTAACGTCCATCAGCACAGAAGAGGGCGATTGCAAAGGCATGCGCTCAATGTCCAAGTTAACAAGCAACCCTTTCCATTTACCGGTGATAGTGACGTTGAAGTCATCTTCCTCTTTAATGGTCCGGAAGTACTCGATGAAGAAGTGCTTCATCAATTCATACAGCTGGATGGTGCGAGGACGGTCATCCAGCATCACCGATTTGAACAGGTTGATCCAAGCATCCTCAAAGGAACGGCTTGGCATGTGCGCTACGTAAGTAGCCCGGGTGGTTTTCGAGAACCAGTAGTAACGGGTATCTCGTCCATCACTGATAGCTACCACACGCAGTTCGGAATGTTCTTGCCACGACTTAGGCTCTTCCTTGCCTTTAACGTGAGTGACACAGTAGTAGTTGATCGGATACTTCAGGCCAGGGCGCACGATGTCTACCAGTTTAGCCTTCTTGGCCAGGTCGGTGCACATGTGAGAGGGAGTACGGTCTGCTTTGAGGATAGCCAAACGGTTGTCTACCAAAGCGAAAGGGAAAGGGCCTTTGTGTTCGAATTCTTTATGCAGCATGATAAGATCTCCGTGATCTATCTGAGAGGGTTTAGCTCTTTGGGTGGATTACTTGCAGAAGCTGTTGCGGGTGAGGAGGGTGGTTTTGTCTTTCTCGCCTACCAGCCAAAGCTGGTCTGCGTACTTCAGCTTACGGGAACCAAACTCGCCTTTCGAGAAGTTCATCCGCCAGAACTTGCCTTTGGGATGTTTCTCGGTAATACGATTGTCAGCCCCCAGAATGGTGAGGGTATCACCGGGGAGTTTGATCTCGTCGATGATCTTTGGATGAGACCGATCCAACAATTGGTAACCGAACAGACTCTTACTCGGGTACTCGTAATGCCGGACAACATCGAGCTTGCCAGTACCCCAAGGCACGGTGCATTCGTTAGTGGTCACATGAACCGATTCCACAACGTTCTCGGCCAGGAAAGCTTTACCGGCAAAGAACAACGTCAACATCAGGGTAACGAACACAATCCAGAACCCGACCCGTTTGTACTTCCGTTTACGGATGTCCTCTTGGGCGCGTTTTATTCTTGTCAAGGCCTGGAGACCCTTATCGCTGGCATCCTGTTCCAAGATGCGGATGGCATCGTCCACAGACATGTGGGGATCGATCGCTGGAGTAGGCGGAACAAGAAGCTGACCCATTGGATGATAGTTAGGGTTTGGGTTCATCGAAGGTTGCATCAGGTGACTCCTAGTCAAAATAAGGTCTAGCGAGATTACGAACGTGGGGTGTGGTACAACGCGTATTCTTCACTATAGGTGATGTCCCACGCACCGACGATAGGGAGGTTATGCACGTCACGCAACCGTTTAGCCCACAGGACTTGGGTAATCCGACAGAACGTAAACAACCCCGTCACGTTGACGATAGCCTTTACAGCAGGGAACACCACCGCCCCACTGTGACCGTCGTACTCCGGTTGGATGGCCATCTGCTGAACCCGACCGTAACCTGCAGTATTCGCCAACATCTCGATCATCCAGGTGTGGGGGTCCTTCACGGCTTCGGCATAATCGCTGTCGATGTCGCCTTCGTAGTAGAGTGGCATAAAGCCTCCTAGTCAAAAACAAATGCCCCTAGTGGGGCGGAAAAACCAAGCCCTTCCTAGTCGGTTAGGACTAGGAAGAGTTGGGCATTGCCTTAGGCTGACAAACGGTCAGTCAAGAATGGAATGAAGATTTCTTTTTCCGTCTTCGTATCCTTCAACAGGATCGTCGAGTAGAAAGGCACGGCCATGTAGGTACGTGTCAGAATAAGTTCGTAGGGTGTCCCGTCCAAGGTGAACGCGCCGTAGGGCATTCCGAACGCTGTGAAGAATTCATTGAAGATCTTCAGATACCCTTGAGTGAAAAAGTCCGAAATCAGTTCTTCTACCCGAGATCCAACTTGCACGCCCTGGAGGCTTTGGATCTTGGTGAGCTTTGCAGCATTCGTGAACATGATTGCGCCCCGGTGTGGTTTGGTGTACACATCCGGGTTGTTGAGCAGTCGCCCGCTCGGGAAGCCTTCGAAATCACCAATCTCAGCCATTGCATCAATTGCGTAAACAAATTCCCGGAGTTTGTGAGTGTCCTTGATTTTCTCCATCCACGCGTCCACGAATTCCGGGTTCATGATCTTGCGGTAGTAGCCGACGTGGTTGGATTTCACTTCGGCCAAAACAGGTTTCACTCCATTGATCCCCTCCAATGCTAGAGCTTGATTCATACCTTTTTCCTTTCGATTAAACAACGTCAGTGTCATTACACGAGAATGATGTAGGTCTGAACGCTTCCTCAACTTAATTTGCAAAGTAGGCATGCAGGCTCCACCCTGCCAGGAGCGACACAACTCCCAGCGCAAACATCAATACCTTAAACCGACGCATTCGCCGGCGTTGTTGCTTCTTCAGCTTTGCTACAATGTCATCAGGATCCCATTCAGAATCCGATGGGGTGTTGATAGGTCCGCCTGTTGGATCCAAAGCCATAATGTTTCTCCTTAGCTAACCATAGGGAGGTCAGCGCGGTACAGTGCCAAGCGCAGCCGATCTTTGAGGAAGGGCAAACGGACTACCATTTGGCGTTCGAAGTCTCGGTACTCCAACACGGAGTAACGGAGGTGAGGGGAGTCAATGTTGATAGTGATCTCGTACGGCAGACCATCCAACGTAAACGGCATCTCTGCGTAACCCATGCGCAACATGATCAGGTAGATCGAACTGATATAGTCCTCGTCAAAGAATTCTTGAATGCATTTACTGGCTTGCTGGTTCAGCGGGACTACTCGCCAGTATTTGTTACCCGATACCTTAGCGAACCGGTTGTACGTGTCGATGGCATTACGGCAGTGCTGTGCATCGATGTTCAAGTCAGAGCTGTGAAGCATGCGTCCATTCTTGAAGTCACGTGTCTTGGTAAGTTCGTCCAGGTGGTCCATGGCGTCTACGAAGAACTGGACGTTCTCGTAGGGGATGTTACTATCCTTGAAAGCCGCCACAAACTCAGCATTGAGTACCGCAAATGCGCGCGAATACTTGAACTCTTCAGCAAAAATGTCAAACGGGGACATGCAAATTCCTTATTAAAGACACGGCTAAGTTCGTGTAGAGAATAGCCGGGGAGTGATATTAAATTGCAATTTACCGAGTGGCGTAATAGACCCTTACGAGCAGCTTTCGCTACCCGTAAGGTATCAGGAGTGCCTTAAGGCAGCGGAGCTTCTTCTTCGACATCCAGCTGACCGTAGTAGGTCGGCGGGATGACAATGATCTCAGCAGCACCTTGCACCCATTCCAGGGTACCCAGGAAGGTATCACCGATCAGTTCGATGGTGGTACCACCTTCCGGAACGTTCACTTCCGGAATGTCGTATTTCAGCGCAGCTTTCAGGGCGGTTTCAACAGCAGCCGCAAAGCCCGCTTCTTCCACTTCGGCGGAGATCACCACAGCAGCCTTAACGGTTTCGCCGTCGAGGTAGCTGTACACGCCAACAGCGGTTTGTTCCTTCAGGGTTTCGAGGTCCGCGATAGGTACCAGCGGATCTTCGTTGCCCAGGGTGTAGAGCTTGACGTTGGTCGCAGCGTCTGCTGGGGTCCAGTCTTGCTCGATACCTTTGAAATTCCGTGCTACCGAAGTAACAGTGGAACGACGGCTACCCTCCACCGGCTCCGAAATATCGGTGATGTCAGTGATGGAAACCATACCCAAGGTCAGACCTTGGAACAGCGGCAACATCTTCGGATCGTCTTTGTAACGATCCAAGTTGAATTTCACGAAACGTTCGTGAAACAACTCCAAGTGGGCCTTAGCCATGAGGCTTCTCCTAAGTGATGTTCAACAAGCGGGTTACTCACCCACTGCATAACATCAGAAGAAGATAAGGTCTACGGCAACAAGAATGGGCAGCATAAACGCACAGAGTCCAAGATTATTGCCAACACAGTAGTGTGGTTCTTCTTGCTTGATTAGCACTTGATAACCCAACCGCGCTGAACAGTAAAAGAACGCTACCCAATAACCCGCCAAGAATGGAACTTGACTCAACCCTACCATCAACAATATAAAGATAATTGGGATGGGTTGGAGCAACAAACGCATTTGTAACGTCATGTTTACCTCAAATAGGAATGGGGTGGTGTTACCCACCCCGCTTTAGTTAACTGATCTTCACAGCGCCGTGGCGTTCGTTGACCAGGATGCTGCTCAGCGTTGCCAGCAGTCGAGCCGTTTGAACACCGCCCTTCAGCGCAGTAATCGACGCATAAGCTGTGTCGTAAATACCCAGTGCTTCCGGAGTGCCAGTTTCACCCGTGGCCAAGTTGACCACCTCAATCTGGTCCAGCTCAGATGGCTTCGGTACCGCAGCCTCTTCGCCGACCAGGATCTTGTAACCCACTTTGGAAATTTCACGGATAGCCCCGATGATGTCGATCTGCCGAGGGGTGATCTCCTGACTCTTCTCAATGTACTCTTCGTACAGCTGACGCTCAGCCGCCGCTGTAGCGCGAATCAGGGCGGTGTGTACCCCAGGCAGGATACCGTTCTCCAAAGCGCTCTGTACCGCACGAGAGACATCCTCGAAGCGGTCTTTACGCTCACGGATCTCCGACAGGGTTTCACCACCCACCAGCACGGTCACCAGCTCACCGTTCAGAGCACGCAGACGGGCTTCGTTGAAGCGAGCACGAGGGCTGAACTTCTCGGAGAGTTCGAAGGTTTCCAGCTGCTTCTTGATCTCACCGACCCGGGCTTCTACACGTTGCTTGGCAGCATCGCTGAGACCGGTGACCAAGGAACGACCCGAACCCAAGGTAACGTTCTCCATCACCAAGGGAATAACCTGGCTGGTAACATCTTCGCGGCTGGTGAACATCGGTACACCGAAGACAGTGGCAATGTCCTGCATCAGCGACGTACCCACCGAACCACCGAAGTTGGTCTGGAGACCGATGACTTTCGCGCCGTTATAGTAACTGCCCTTCACGGCGTTCTGCGCATTGATAGCCGCCAACACCGAGTTGTAATCGTTGTCGATGCTGCGAGTAATCAACAGGACGTGCGTGATGATGCTGTTCTTGTACAGGTGTTCCATCAGGTCGGCCACGAACTTGACCATGCTGCGTGGGTCGTTGCCGCGGATGGAATCGTCCAGCACCACTGGATAGAACGTATCCAAGGACCAGTCTTCGCCGGTGCCGTTTGGCGAGAACAGCGGGTTGCTGTACACCATGCGCAGTGGGAGACCGTTGGCACGCTGGACGGTGTCTTTGCTGCTATTGGCTTCCTTGAACTCGATCTGCGGGTACGTACCCTTGCTGGCGTGGAAGATGTCGCAGATGATCTTGCTGAGCTCTTCGTCGTTGTTCGACGAGGTCAGCGCCAGCTTGTACAATTCTTCGCTGTCGGTGTTGACCGAGATGGTCGCCTTGGTCAGGTTGGCGATGATCATCTTGGTGTACTTGTCGATGAACTTGTGGTCCACGAACTTCGGGAACTTCCGGTAGAGGGTATAGAACTCTGCCGTCAGCATGGTGGTAGTGGTGGTACCGTCACCACATTCCACGTCAGTCTTGATTGCTGGTTCGATCATGACACGAGCAACGGCGTCTTCGATCGGGTCCTGGAACGAGATCGAACGGGCCACGGTGACACCGTCCTTGGTAACGGACACTGAAGTCCCGGTACGAATAGCCGACAGCTGGCCATCCGGACCCATGGTAGCGACCACAGCACGACGAATCCGATCGACCACGCGTTCTACTACAGCTTGGGTGTTTTCAATGGTCACGAGTTTGTCATTGTTGTACTGCATTATGTTTCTCCAATTATCAGGGGTGTTACTACCTAAGTAATATAGGTTTGACTTATTTTCGTTATTAGTGTTCGTGCATGAACAACACTTTGGTTTCCCAATCGAACTCGTTTAACATCTGCTCAAACTTGTTATATTCTTCTAGCAGATATTGCCAGGTATCCGAGTGGTTGAACTCGTCTTTCTGACGCACTGCTTGTTTACGGCAGGTTGCCAGAAAAGCCAAGAACTGTTCCTTGGTAACCATGTACGAATCAGGAGTCTTCCACACCAACGGCAGGTCATCACGTAGCCCGTCCAAGATTTTACCGCTGGTCGGCGAAATCCAGAAGAGGGAGAACCCTTCCGCTTCACCGAGAGTAACATCCAAGTCGCTGATTCCCTTACCCTCTAGACCTGGTTTAATATAAGGGTACTTCTCGGCATTCTCTTTGGTGATCTGGTACACGTAAGCTTCAGAACTCATGGGCTTTTACCTCCGAAGAAACCAATAAAAAGGCAAACAGCCAGTAGGACCCCCAGTGCTTTAAGGAGGTCCCGAAGGACCCGGCGAGGGGCCCTTTTCTTGTGGGGTTTAATCATCGAGTTCCCTGTCGAAGAATTTGCGCAGTTGGTCAATTGCCTTCAACGCTTTACCAAGCCCTTTAGAAAGGTCTTCCAGTTGTTTAATAAGCTTATCCCGAGACGTGTCTTTGACGATCTTGTCTTTATCGTCCAACCACACGTACACCCACCAGTGGATGGCTTTGTGGCAATCCGCAATAACGAACACACCATCGCCGTTCTCATCCAGCTTGCTGCTGGTGTAGCCTGTGAAGTGGGTATTGCCTTCATTGAGCCAAGTGCGCTCTACCAAATGTTTCTTGGCGGGGGTCTTAATGCGCTTCTTGTACTCGGCTACGAAATGATCGAGTTTCTCTTTAAGCAGAATCAACTTCTTCTCTTGCTTAACCAGCCCATAATCGTGCTCGGGGCTGTGCAGGTGAATACGCGCCGAGCCTACACAGATGTTGATGTGACCAGTCCAAACGTAGTTCACCACTTCGGCTTTGGGTTTACCCTTCTTAGGAGGATCCGCCCAGTCCGTGTAGGCTTCGACACTAAACGCGTAGTCGTAAAACCCTGTGTCGGTCTTGTAAGCCCCTTCTAGGAAATCCCGCCCCATTACCAAAAGGTTATCGAACTTTACAGTACCTTTGGTATACTTGTCCATTACTTCCCCCAAACAAATAAAACAGCGTACCTCTGCCTAGGCGAACCTAGGCAGGGGTTACCACCGTATCAAGGATCCTGACGTACCAGGACGAAATGGGTCTTGAGTTGGGTGAAGTGATACAGAGCACCATCAACATGCCCGGTGAGCTCCACTTCCAACTTACGACCCAGGTTAAATACCGAGGAAACCTTCCCGATATAATCCTCAGGGGCGATAAATTTGATGTGGGGGTTACAGCCGATGACACTGACGCCTTCGGTTTTGACTTGGTCGCTCAGACGCTTGAATGCTTCCAAGCCGAGCTTCTGGTGAATCTTAACTTTGGTTGTTGCCATGACAGCTCCTTACGACTACAGGCCTACAACGGGAACGAGGATGATGGAGACCAGCATGACAATGACCATCACGATAGTCCAGCCCACCAGGGTTTCTGAAGCTTCCTTGTAGCTGACAAAACGACGCGGTTGAACAGTGCGCGAGCTCCAGTTGAAGAAGGACCACCCACGAAGCACAACCGGTGCTTCTTCTTCAATCTTGAGTGGTTCCGACCACATGTACTTGATGATCTTGATCAGGATCACACAGATGGCCAAAGACGCAATCATCATACCGATCAGCTTACCGAAGATCTTCAGCAAAATGATCGCTATCGTGAGCATGCCCGCTGGAGTGGTGATGAAGTTGTTTACTTCCACGCCAAGTTTATTGGCGGCAATACCAATAGCTTCAGCCACTTCCTTTGCCACACCCGCATACTCAGACACCTTCTTGGCATTTACCGGAGACGCCACCTCAGCAGCTTGAGCTTTCAGGCAGTCCAGCTCTAATTGCTTCTTGCTTACATCAGTAAGACCGGAAGCAGTGATGGTGCAATCAGCCAGTGCCAACGGGCTGAACAACGCCAGCAATACAACGAAGATCCAATGTTTCATTACAACTCCTTAGATGAGGTGAACTGTTTTCCAGACAAGGGTAATACCGAGGACCACTACCATGTATACGAAACATACGATCGTGCACCCAATGAACTTACCGTCCAGGTCTACGAAAACCCTTTCATTTTCCGTAGACCTGATATGACGGAAATCATTCCACGCTTTGTAACGCGCGAGATACAACCGAGCCCAGAACCACACCAGCAAAAGCAGAACACCGAAAACAACTAATCCCATGACAACTCCCTAGTAAGTGATGTATTTACACAATGCTGGTTGTCCATACGACAGTGCACAGACAAACCCGTCGAAGATCACGTACAGTAGCACCAGCACCAGGAGTACGATGACCACGCCAATTATGCGGGCTTCCCAACGGCAGAAGCGTCGAGCTGCCTCAACGCTGTACTTCGTTAGCATCACTTCTGCCATGGCAGGACCCAACCAGGCCATCCACAGCATACAGAATGCCAAAAACCCAATAAAGATTCCTACAAGCATCATAGTCACCCCTTAGATTTTGAAACCGCCGTTACGGTCGAGTGCATCGTTGCGTAGACGACCCAGGTGTTGAGGCTGGGTACGGCAATCGACGCACAAGAGCAGTTTGAGGTCTTCGATGTTACCCTCACCGCGGTCGAAAGGAACGTACTGCTGCAGCTGAGCCACATGGAACTCCCCGCCGCAATCCGAACACTCGCGGAAGTCTTCCGCCACGACAACGGTTTCGTTGCACTCAGGGCCGATGCCCGGATCCCACAGGTTCTCATCACCCTCGGTGAGTTCCAGTTGGATATCCTGGTTGGTCTTGAGCAGTGCTTGGTGTTCGTCGGATTCCCAGCACAGTGTGCACACCGCCAGTTCCGTTTCCTCGACCGACAGACCTTCACGGTCATACGGTGTCCACATACGGATCTCTTCGCGGAGGAACTCGGTGGCGCAGTAGTTGCAGCACACCAGATCCTTCGCACGCTTGACGGTGTAAGCGTCGAAGCAGTGCTTGCACATCAGGTTCATGTGGACGTCTTCACCCACCTTGAACGACGAGTAACCATGTGCTTGCTGGTTACGATTGAGGTGGTCACACTTGCTGTGTTCCACCAACAGGCCCTGACGATTAAAACCTACAGACAAACCAGTCAGTCCGTGCCCGTGCCATTCAGCCATTTGTACGTACTCCTACAACAATTTTGTTAACACACTTAGAATAACGCCCAGCGTGGCACGTTATTCCGATCGTTTTACGATGGAAGACAATCTCGTCCCAATAACCTTGACCGAAGATCTCTTCACAACCCTTACACCACCGACCAGTACATTGATGATCCGTGGGATCTTCTGGATCAGGCTCACAGTCATCCCAATCCTCGTCAGGGATCAGGAAATCTTCCTCATCGTCATCCTGCTGGCGGAGGAATGCATCATTCTCCAGACGTTGGATGTGACGATCCTTGGTTTGACAATCCTTACAGACCCACCGCTTGGAGTCCTCGTTCTCGCTCGGCGATCCGTCCATGATGTATGGGACGTACCGATAAAGCGTGTTACGCGGGAACTCCTGACCACAATCGTCACACTCTGTGGGCTCTGTTTTACGTACCTGGAGGAAAGCCTCGTAGCAGGGCTGGCACTTGAGGTAACGCTCTTCACCAAAGCTGTCTGCTTCCCCGGAATAACCGAAAGCAACATCTCCGTCTTTCAGGTGCCTGCAACGACCACCCTCATCAGGTTCAGCGCCAACGATCTGTTGTGTCCTGCCATGTACGTACCAGTTCATCGGTATCCGTCCTCGTCGTGAGCATCATGGTCGTAGGTGTCGATGAACTCACGTACCTCTTTGGCGCGCTGAGTATCACGATCACCGTTCTTCAACATGAGCTGGAAATAGTCCTCCAGCCACTTCTCCGGGATCCCGTCGAGGATCCGTTCGCCGTTAATCAACTTCATTAACGGCTCAATGGCGTGGAAGTTCCGTGGATCCTTCTTGTCGTACCAGCGCTGGATCTGATCCGGGAAGTCCAACGGGTTATCGATTGCCAACACGAACGTCAGAACCCCTACGCCTGGTTCATTGAACAACCAGTCGAGGGATTCGTCTTTGAGGTAGACCTCGTCGTCTTGGACAATCTTCCAAGTCTCTTTAGGCATCTGGGTTTCTATCACCAGGTGCTCGCCCAAGGTCATGGAATGAGCCCGCAGGTTAGGATCACTCAGCGGCAACGCATAGACCAAGAAGCACTGGAGCTTCTCCCAGTACTTAGGGAGTTGCTTCTTGGCGGCGGGTACCACAGTGATGAAAGCGCCCATGCGACGGAAGTGACCTTCCTGTTCCATCTTGACGTCTTTCTCACCCACCTTGACCATGACGTTGCCTTCGTCACCGTAGGTGTAAATCCGAACTTCTGGCATAGCGGTTCCTTAGAAAGTAAAGACAGGGAATTTAGTTCCCGAAGTGTTATTGGTACGCACTACAGTTCCAGCGATTTGTTGCTTACGGGGTTCTTCGAAAGCACAGTTGGTGAAAACCGACTTGTCTCCGAACACCGTATCAGAATCCTTCTCGACATGAGAGATCCCCACTTCCCGCTGACCTTCGTCGTTGGTGTAGAAGTAAAGAATCTTTTCCTCAGTGTCGAGATAGTAGGTGATGGCAAGGCCTTCTAGCCCTACCATCTCCGGGTTTACCGACTTGAACACATCATCACCGAAAACAACATCACTCCCTTCCAGCTTGAACGTACTCACCAAAGGGAGCGTCTTGATGGAATGGAAGTCTTCGGCTTTGTCGGTGTACCCGTAATTCTGGCACACCAACTGTTGCTCGGCCGCTTGCGCAGGCCGAGTAGTAAACATCAGGATGATGATCAATGCAGTCAGACCACCCATCATACCAAAGAACCACTTGCTGTGCTCATTCATTACTTTTCAGCTCCGTCCATGGTCTCGAAGAACGATACATTTTTGACATCCTGAATATGGTCTTCCAGTGTTTTGACCATATCCAGAATTTTAGCGTAGAAGCTGCGATCAGACGCAGCATTGTTGTAGTCTTGGGTGATCTCGAGGCCATTGATGCCTTCCCCGAACATCTGGAAGACCATGCGGTTACGACGACGTACCGCGTGGAACATCAGAGGGCGGTTGTTCTCGAGAATCATCTTGGTAAACGCTGGCCGAGGGCCATTGTCCAAGTGCTCCAACAAACGAGCCGGTGCGCTGGCCCAACCGTAGAACTCGTGCAGGGCGTCAACGATTTCTTTCAGCTCCGCCTGGTACGCCTTTACGTGCTCCATCACCTTGTGGATGCGAACACCCTTAGGCGAGAAGGTAGCACGACGCTCCAGACGACCTTGAGCACCGAAGTCGATGGTGACCTTGAAGACCACTTGGTCATCGACAGTGCGAATACCTGTCGACTGGTTAACGATGTTGCGGTTAACAAAAGCAGACGACAGTTCACGCGAATGGAAAAGACTAGCCATTTTTAATACTCCAATAATTTCGAACCACGCAGAGTGGTTTCGTTAATAGGAAAAGCAAAAATCCGCCAACCCTATTGATTGGCGGTGAGGTTACAACTTACTTGTCTTGGTCTTTGGGAATGCGGTTCTCTGGGACCTTGGTCAACGGCTTAGCGTCTTCGAAGCCCAGGTCACCGAATTGATCACGGACCTTTTGTTGCGATTCAGCAATCGCCTTGTCGACTGCCTTGCGCACCTTACGGAGAGCAATCAGACGGTCGATATACTTCGCGCCAGCACCCAGCGCATCCTGGACAAGGTGGAAGTCAACATCCTTCGCTAGGCGACGAATACGACTTTCCGCTTGACGATGGTCAACCATGATGGGATTGAGTCCCAGCTTGGTGTGTAACTCGCTGATTTCCTTGAACCAGTACGAATGAGGATTCTTTTTCTCATCGTCAGTCAGTTCAGAGTCGTCGCGGGTTTTCTTGGTCCCTGGGAACACGACACCGGCTTCATGGGAAAGGTAACCGTGTTCCTTGAGGTGTGAGTGGATAGCAAGGCTGGCGCCACCCCCAACGACGACGACATCGTTAAAGAGCTGCGGTTCCCGCCCACGTACTCGGACACCCTTGACATCTACACCGAAAGGAGGTTCTTCACAAATAGCTTCACCTACGGTACCGGTAGGGCCACCCACAGACCGACCAGGCGCATGGAAGCGGGATCGGACCAATACCCCTTCAGCGTTGATCACGTCTTCGGTGAACGGAACGTACTTGTTACCTTCTTCAAACAGCCGGTGGACCAAAGCAACATACGCGTCCCAACGAACTACTGAGTCAGGATCGGTCAGCGCTTTGGTCACTTCAGTTATTGTGACACCAGGAAGCACATCTCGCACCACTGTTGTGACCTTGGGCATGTTTAACGTCCAGTGGGCCAACCCAAACGCCTTGTAGAAGTGTCCGGCGTTCTGCTGCCAGTACAAGCCAGCTTTCCGGTAACGGAAACCAAAGCGGTCTTTCCCTAGCGCCTCACTCAAGGTGTCGGCACCACCGTCCGTTATCAGAGCCTTCTTGGCTGATCGGCTTTCACCCAAGCTATCAGCCAGGTCAATGATACCGTCAGCGTAGTGATCCATGATTGGACCCTTCAACAGCTCTGGATCCAGGGTGACCTTTGGCTGCACCGGGTAAGTACCCTGAGCAATTGCCAACTGACGCGACAGCCAACGAATACGCTCCTTGACTGCCGTCATGAAGGCGATCTTCGGGACATGACCGTCTTTTCCCATGGCCAGCATGACACGGATTTCGGCGTCCTGGCTGCGGTCGTAGTTCATGAATGCGTAGTTAGCCAACTCGTCGTCCGAGAAATCCGCCATTGGGAGGTCCTCACGAGGACGATCCAAGTAGTTGGCAAATGGATCTTCCTTCCCTTCTACAGCCCAACGGAACTGCACCACATCTTTCTTTTCACGAGCCATTGTAAAGTCTCCTAATTAAAGGGGGTAATAGATATACATCCAGGTGTAGGCCAACATCTGGAGGATGAACATAGTCAGGAAGAAGCAACCTTCCATGTAAGCGGTATGGGCGATGAAAGGATTCTCGGTTCTGTCCATACGACGTACCGAATATCCAACACCGACCAAAGTAAATACCAGCGGCGCAATAACAGCCAGTAAGTAGTGCATGACGATTCCCTAAAGAAAGTCAAGTTACAAATAGATAATGTAGATGTGAAACTTACTGCAAGTTAATTGTACTTTGGTCGTTCCATCAGGGGTTGTTTGATCCCGTGTTGGACCGGGTGGTCTTTGCACTGCGGACGGAAGGTGAATCCGTTCTTGCGGTAGAACGACAACGCAATCTGGTTCAGGTCGAAACAGTTAACCTTGATCTGTTCGTACGGATGTTCCGCAGCAAAGCGAGCGATGATCACCGACCCGTAGCCCATGTTCCGGTATTTCTCCTTGATGAACATGGCGTTGATTTCGTAAGGCTCACCGTGGTTGATTCCAACGAAGCCGATGATCTCGGTATCAGTTCCCGGGGTTATCACGAGGTAGAAACCTTTCACCGCCATCAGGAGTTCGTCCAGGGTCATCTCCAGGTTTGCTTCGATGTAGTCTTCCGCATTTGGGGTAAACGGCATCTCGAATTGCAGCAGGTCCCGGTACATCCCCCGGATCTCTTCTTGGCGCTCCCGGGAAAGTTCCTGCATGGTAGTGAAATAGCCAATGCTGCCAATAGGGAAGTCGCGTAGTTTGTTCATTGTAATCGCCCAAAAGAAACAGTCTGAATGGAGAGAGGCGGCTAAAGCGGAGCGGTAGGCTTTACGCCTCCGCTCCGCTAATTAATAGGCCGTACAGTGGTTATTTAGTGGTGCACTGACCGAGTACAACTACCCGGTTAGCTTGGTTGGCGTCGAAGAAGTACACCATGAAGTACGGGTTACCCGATTCATTGTGCTTCTTGAAGAACAGGTTCTTGGTATTGCTACCCACACCACCCCGGGTATTTTCCGAGGTGCTGTTCAGGACGGTCTCTTTGTCCCAGATCTTGTTCTTGTCGATGGTGAACGAGGTTTCACTTTGGTGGATCACAGTGATCTCGTTGATAGCAGGGTTGTCAGTTTTGAAGCCTTCTTTCTTGCTGTACTCGTTGTCGGTGTACTGCGCGCACTCGTAAGTCTTTTCAGTGAAGGGGGTAGGGTCACCCTTCTGGACGCTAGCAAAGGCCAGGGACGAGAAGAGGAGAATCAACAGACCGAAAGATTTCATGCAGTACTACTCCTGTAGTTAATTATTAACGCTTTACTGGTAGACGCGGGAAACGGGATTTGGTTTGCACCAGTTTGTTCAGCACAGCGCCGGTAGTGGCAAAGTAATCCGCCATCCGGTTGATGCCGAGTACCTTGAGTCCTTCATCGACCTCGAAGGGCTGCAGTGTGAGCAGATTGATCGAAGGACCCCGATCGCCTTCGAAGTCGAACAGCTCATACGCCCGGTTCAAAGCAATGGCCCGGGCGCAGCCGGTTTGACGCATGTACCACAACACCCAATCGTTAGATGGGTGAGTACCGGCCTCGTTTGCCAGCTTGGGTTCTTGATCCAGCTGTTTTGCCAAACGGCAAAACACTTTGATCATGTTGCTGCCCATTTTGTTCAGAGGGGTAGTGTTCATACTTCTTCCAGTTTCTTGTACTTAGGGTAATGACGACGGCGCTCTACAAAAGGTGTTCTAGCATCAGGTAATACACTCTTACCTACTGCCCTGACCACTTCCATCCGCTGGTAAACCACAATAGCCGCAAAATGAGGCCGACGCTTCATAATGCGTTCGATGATGGTCACGTCCTGAAAGTAGCGAGTGGGTCCGCCTGACATAGACAACTGGCTACCGTGGGCACCATGTGGATAGCGAACAGCGCCGATGATAAAGTTACGATCAGGCCCACCGGCAGTCTTGATACCGTCGAGGGCTTCGCGGTGGTCGGTATACGGTAAGGTAGCCATTAAAACAACTCCGGGTTTTCAAGATAGTTCTGGCTGTCCATCAGGTCGTCACGAGCGTTAATTAGAGACGGTTCTGCGCCCATTATCGGCCCTTGTCGGTGTGAAGTTGAGAATGGCGTTGTCCAGGATCTCTATTAGCTGGAAGTCCTGTACATCGCCGTCGAAAGCAAACATCGATTTCTCGAGAGCCATGCCCTCGGCTTCGTCGTAGCTAACGGCATGGGCCTGCATGCACCATTGGAGCCATGCAGGGTTGAACTGAATTTGGTTGACGATGTACAGCGGAGGCTGTACAAGGACATTTTGAGATTGCCCCAAGTGGGGTAGAAGATTAACCGGGTTACATGGGTAAAGGATCTTCATGGTTTGAACTTCCTTTTCGGTTTTGGTCTTCCGATGCGAAGCTCTCCCCGACGGATCGCTTCTGCTCGGGTGCAGTTGTTAGTCAACATGCACCAATCGATCCAATCGGAGTTGAGCTCAGGAGGGTTGCCAACAGTAAGCGGTGGTTCTTCTGAGGTAATGCTGGTAAGTTTGATACAGTGTTTCATAGATCTCCTATATGGTTTATTGTTTAATTGTTTTGCCAAGTTTCTTGGCTTTCTTCCGATACTTCCGCATCGCTTCCTTACAGGATTCGTCTGCGTTGATATAGAACTTGATACCCTCGACGATATCGTCCCAGGTAGGATAGAGCTTGCAGTTATCCATGATGAACTTGACGAGCTTGCGATTGGTCAGGTCTTTACCCAACTTCTCGAGCTCTTGGTTCAACCGGCGGAGCCAGCTGTTGCTGAACCCGGAGTTGCTGTGGATCTGACGGTGGCGTTTCGCAACGGCGCGCTTGCGGGCTTCCTCTTCTTCAGGCGTAGGGCCGTAGACGAAGTTGAAGTCTTCCAGGTTCACGGTCATGATGTCGATCTCGCCGTCACCGAGAACTTCCATGGCCTTTTTGACCTGAGAAGGTGTCAGCCCCTTGCTCTTGAGGAACTCGCGGATCTGCCCCGTCTTAACGATCTTGGCGGTGGCCTTACCGAAAAGATTTCCGTCGAACATTTCCTGACGTGCCTTGGAGGCAATCTGGATACCTGGCTCGCATAGAAGGTCGGTATCACCAAGACTACCCGAGGGACGCTGGTGGCCGAGACGAACACCCAGCTTCAGATCGTGCAGCTCGGACAGCGCAGCATAAGAAACGTTGGTCAGGGTTACGGTACGCCCAGAAGGCAGCTTGAAGATACGAGGACCGATGTCACCCTCATTAATCTTTATGACCTCCCCCAACGTCGGAACTTTCAACCCGAGTTTAAGCCCACTGAGAGGCAATTCCGTGTTATAAGCCTGTTGGTTTTTGGAGATTTCTTCCTCAGCTTTAGGTGGAGGAAGGACTACACCCAGAAACTCCAACCCGGTCACATCACGTTTGCTTGTACGTCCTGCTTCGAGCAGCTTACTCCAGCCGGAGTTGAAAATACTGTTCTCGGCGTGGCTCTGGACGATCGCGTGGCTGAGGGCTTGCGTGAAGAACGAATCGTCACCGGTGAAGATTTTCTTAAGCTCTTCAACCGTGCTGTTCTCTACCAGTTTACGAAGTTCTTCCTTACGGTCGCCGGCAAATTGATCGAGCTTACCGGCTTCAAACATTGCCAGCAGTGCTTCTTTAAGATTGTTAGCCATTCTTCTGTTCCTTCAATTCTTCAATTCGGAGTTTGCAAGCAGCGAGGCTTGCCTTAGGGGAATAACGACGACGCAAACGGAACCACGTCACCCAAACCGGGTTAGGTTTACCGTTAGCCAGAGCGGGAGGAGGCTCTGGCATTTCTTTCAAACTGTCGTTGAAAGCATGGTGTGCTTCTTTGTAAGACACTCCCTTTTGTTGCATGTACGCTTGGACCCAGGTGTGATTAATCTCACCTTTCTTGGAAATCAAAGGTGGTAGTGTGTTCATAGGGTCACCGTAAAAGTTATACCGTCAGCGCATCGATTTCTTTACGCTGTTCTTCCAGTTCCGCACCAAAAGCTTTGATGTACAAATCCGGATAACGAGCATAACCACCAGTGCCGAACTTTTCCTTCAGATGCTTGAGAGCACCTTCACGACGCTCAGCAAGGGTCATCTCAGGGTTGTGCTTTTCTCGGTACATCACAGCACGATAGCGCATCTGAGTAACCCGACCTGGCAACCCACGATCCGCCGAGTTGATCAGTTCAGCAAATCGATTACTGAACTCCCCCTTGAATGAAGCACGATGTTGCTGACAGCCCAGGTATACATTCCTGAGTTCTTCACCTTGAAGGTTGTTAACAATCAGCGGGTGGTCAGTGGTAACCAGCCACTCGTAGCTGAGGGTGTGGTGATTATTACGGCTCCACGCGAACATGTCGTGGAAGTAAGCGGCGAACAACATCCACTTAGGGTCGTAACCCAACCCTAGGCGTTGATCGATCACCATAGCGGTTTGGAACACTTCTTCGAAATGTTCTTTGCGATGAGCTTTGTCATTCAGTTCCCAAAGCTCAGAGAACGACTCGATAATTTGTTTACGCAGTTCGCCAATCTGTTCTGGGGTGGTCATCATGCGTTTCCTTCTTGTAAGAGTTTGAGTTTAGCCAACCCGCATTTCTTTGCGATGTTGGTTGTTACGTTGTTGTGGATCCGATACCAGTGGACCCACCGCACACTGAGGAACTGACCGGTCTTCGAAAGCTTAGGCTCCGGCATAGCCTTGATCCGTTCGATATGTTGGAACCGAGCAGTTACAGGGGTACACCCATGTTTCTGTTGATACCACAGCTGCCACGCTGGATTGAACCCACCATTCCCATCAATGAGACTGGGTTCTTTTAATAGGACCTTCGGCATAATAATCCCTGAATATGTTAGCTATCTAACACCTTAGTAATATAGATGGGAGATCGGCTAAAACTTAATACCGATGTATCGGGTTAATAGGTCGTATCAAAAAGAAATATAACCCCCTACTGCCTTTGTGGGGCAGTAGGGGGTTATATTCGGTTACTCGTTAGCCGAACAATACGGACAGGTCAGGTTTAACCAAGTTGAGTAGCGTTCTCAATTCTTGATTGGCCGGATTCATGACCATTTCGTAGTGAGGGTACTGAGGTGTCCACTGCCGAGTGTCTTTCAACGGTGGTGGTTTCAGCCCACAGAATTCATCGATGATGTGGTCTTCTTGCTCCAACATCATGTTGAACCGGACGGAACTGAGTTGTTGGTGACGCATGAGTTCCCCAACGTTCCATTGGGTATTATGGGCCATTACATCCATCCCAAGGAAATCCATCCAGGCCCTTTCGTTGACACGACCGTCTACCTTACGCAGGGGTTTAGGTCGGACTACTGTTGGGCGAAGACCTTTACCACGACCAAAGGCAGCAATCAGATCGAGAGTAGAATTATTAGAACGCATAACGGTTCACCTCGGCTGGTTCGGTAGGGAGCCACAACAGAACGGCACCGGCACCATGGTCATCGGGCAATGCTTCACGAACGGTAGCCCGCTGGTAATTGTCGAACAACCCTACCTCGCCGTTGAACTTCTGCTTGAACGGCAGTTCGAGTCCAACAGGTTTGGTATAACGGATAAAGCCCAGTACCCACTGCTCGGACTTACCGCCCCTTTCATAGTGACACACCACGATGAGCCCGTCACCGTACTCGTTGACCTCCAACTCGAAAGTCCGGGAGTTGAAGACCGTGTGGTTATGGAACATGATGAAAGCCAAGAAGGCTTCTTTCGTTGCCGGGACCAACACCTGCGGGAAACCGCTGTCGTTGAACATGTCACGCTGAACGAACAGACAGTACTCGCCCGGGAAGGACTGGTCTTTACCACGAACCATATCCCAGTATTGTTCGGAAGTTTGGTTCTTGATGATGTCGATATAAGGATGCATGTTCTGTACCTTTAGTTATTCAGATGGCCCGCTGTTGTCACTGCCGCTACTACCGCCGTAGTCGTTGTCAGACCCACGAGGAGAACACCGGGGCGCGCTCAGAGGCTCTCCGGTGCCTAAATCAGGGCCGTATTGGTGATGGTGGTGGATATGGGTGACGTTGCCGCCATGACGTTTAGGAGGAGCTGGCGGAGGCCCTTTTGGAGGGATCTTCGGTAGGGGGTTGCGACGGCCAGGTTCTAATGGTGGAGCTGAAGCTCGTGGATACCCGCCAGCTTTACGAGTCTTCTCACCCAACGGTGGTTGACTGATGCTGTCAATCGTTAAAACGATATCATCAACACTATAGGCTTCGATGAAATCTTTTTCACTCTTACCTGCATTACCTTCGAGTGCTTGCCATACTTCAAATGCCGAACGACCCAGTCTTTTACTACGCTCGAGCTTACGGATTTCTTTCTCGGCATCACGGAACTTCTTTTCGAACTCGTTAGCCCGACGAGTCTCACGACACCACATAACGAACGAACTGATTACTGCGATCCAGAACAACAGGAACAGAATAACAGCCGGCAACATAGCGGCGGGGTTTAAGTGGAACGTCATCACTAGCTCCTGTATTGAAGGTACAAGAGAGCCCACGCAACAATGTGGCCTCCCAATGCAATCGAAACCCCCAAGACCTGCCACCGATTCTGTAATGGCCAGTGGCGGCGCATCCGTTGCCAGCGTGTGGCATTCGGTTGTACCGGGGGACGGTTATCAAGCATCATCAGGATATTGAACGAGTCAGTTTTGAAGTGCTCGTCCACCATCCGTTTAGCTTCCTCGAGGTTGCCAGGAACCGGATGGCTTTCGATGTTAGGTTCGCGGAACTTGAGAATCTTGGCTGTCATTTCGTTTACTCAGCTCTTCTTGTATCAGCCAATGGTGTTCTTCGGTAATCACCAACGTGGGTGGGCCAAAGCGGTAGTATTTGAACGTGAAGCCACCGGGGAGCATCTGGTTCATGCCCCTCAGTGCAGGGAGGTCGAGAGTCTCAACGCACCGTTTGATGCGTTGTTCTTCTCGAGTAAGAAAGCGAAGCACCTTGCTCATTACCGGATTCCTTGATCGTACTGAACTTGTTGCCTGTTCAATGCATAGGCCAGAGAGCACACCTCTTCTGGGGTCATGCCGTCCCGCCTAGCAATGTCCATCACCCAACGTTGAGACAACTGCCCGTTGGGTGTCCACATGGACGGTGGTTCGTCTGGCAGTTCGGCTGTCAAGAAGTGCAGCTCATTACGAAGGCCTTGTTTCAACATGTTGGCCATCATCAGAACTGTTTCTTTGTCTTCGGGGTGGACGCTTACCACACGTCCAGCCTTAGCCAACTTCTCGGACATCCAGTTGGTCCATTCGAATGCCACACGGTCTTTGTGGGAAGTAAAGACCGTGGGTTCATCTTCGCCTGCTTGGTAACCCTTGTAGCCTGGTGGAAACATAAATCCTCCTTTGTGCTATTAAATGTCCTTCACGTCCTCCACCAACGTCAGGGTCAGCACAGGGGAGTAGGTGAGTTGTTCTTTGACAGGTGGTGGTAACTGGGCGATGAGTTCGGGGGTGAAGTGTAAACGGCCCAGCAAGGCAACGGGTATATCTTGGTCCAGTTCCTTGAGTCTAGCTAAAAGTTCTTTTTGACGATCCATGAGGTATATCTCCTAGGTCACATACCGAGTCGCTTAATGGCTTCTTGCAACAACTGGGTGTCAAAGGTCTTGCCAGCGATCTTGCCATCGCGTGTCAAGGAAGCCGCCAGGATCTCGAGGTGCTGGGAGATGTCCTTGTTGGTCATGTCGGATGGCGCTGGGATAAATGTCTTAGCCAGTGGGTTGTCCAGCATGGCCCGGAGTTTATCCAGTTCCTTGGTGGCCATCTTCATGCCTTCACTGAGAGCACCAATTGCTTGGATGCCTTTGAGCATGCCTTCGAAATTAGCGGCGAAGTTGCTTCTAAGGTCCGCAGGTTTGATGGAGTCGGCGTGGACTTTTTCGAGCTTACGCATCCCTGCCCCAAGACGCAGGCACATGTTCAGCTGTTCGATTGCAGCAGTGCGGTATTCCCGACTGGTACCGTCGGTCACAGGCAGTGCCAACACCATACGTTTCAGTGCACCCACTTGCCGTGCGTAATCATCGAGATCTTTGATCATCGGGTTCTACGCCTCCTTTTTCAATGAAGTCCTTGCCTATATGGATGGCAGCGACCAGTGAGATGTCATAGTGGTCACGCGCCCACTTAACCCACTCGTAGTTAAGGCCGCATTGCATGGAACCACTGAGTTTAGGTTCGCCGGGACGGCGGGCCAGATAAGTCCCTTTGGCATTCCAACGTTTGAGGAATGTGTGGATAGGAGAACCAGGGTTTTCCCTGATGCTGATTTCCAACGGAGTTTTATCGACAAGGCGACGACCGCTCTTGAAAATCCCCATCAAATCCAGACTGCCGTCTTCAAGGAAGAACTGACTGATGTCTTTGAAGTTGCCCCTGCCACTGACCGAATCAAAACTGGCTTCCGCATCTTCGATGCAGCTGAAGTACTGGCCGTTAGGAGGCAATTGGATCCAGCACTCTTGAGGAATGGCTTTGATCACATCCTCCGCCGACAGGTACTTAGGGATCCCACCAAACACCGTGCTGAAGGTACCAGGGCGAAGTCCGCCGTTCAGCAACTTATCCAACGTTGGAAAACCAACACTGAGTTTTTCCAGATGTTCCTTGGGGACCGGCTCAAATTCCGGCATTTTCAATTTGAGCCGATCAAACAAATCTTTATCCATGTTCCATCACTCCAAAGGCTTCTTCACGTTGTGCCTTGCTCATCTTGCGCATTGCACGCTTTTTCTTGCGTTCTTCTTCCTCGCGTCTCTTTTCCTCTTTCTCCTTTTCGGACACGTCAATGGCGACGTACTTGGCGAGGTCTTCCTTGAGTTTCTTCTCATCCTCTTTACGCCAGATTTCCTTCAGTTCTTCGATGTGCTTTTTCGGCCAAATCTGCTCGATGTAGAACGAAATGCCCGAGAAGCCAAAGTCACGGAACAACACAATCCGGCCCTTGAACTCCGTACGACGGTTCTTCACCATCCAGGTCGCCAGTACTTCATCGACAATTTTGGCTTCTTGATCCTGGGCCCACAACTCGTTCTTGTTCCTGAGCCAGTTCTTGTTGGTGTCCAACGTCACTGGGTACAAGGTAGGACCGTCCATGATCATGCCGTGGTGACCGGCGTCCATGAACTCTTTCATGATGATCGGATAAGCTTCCATTTCCCGGAAGCAACGTTTCATCCACTTCACCGGATCACGGGTGTTTTCCAGTGTGTCGAACAGGCTGAGTTGGATGAACTCCGGATGCAGGTGGCGGATCTTGCGGGCCATCTGCAACAGCTTCTTCGGGTTGTCCGTCATGTTGTCACGGAACCAGGTCAGGATGTGGATCTCCTGATCAAACGGTTCCAGGTTCGGGTTGAACTCGTACGGGGTTGGGGCGCCTTTCTTTTTGCTGTGTGCTGCTTGCATTGCTTTACTGTCCTTGGTAGGGGATAGTGCCGTGAATGAGGAAGTTGAGGATGGCGTCGTTAGCGCCAGTGATGAACGGATACTGCATTTTTACAGCCGCCGCGATTTCGTCGCCAGGCAGGTTGTAAAACACATCGATCCAGCCGTCTTCTTTTGCGGTTACGACCACGGTACGAGAGATAGGGCAAGTCTCACCAGGTTTGCCAGTACCGGGTTCGGTCTTGTGGTAAGTCAGTGAATGCCCTTCGATGGTCGACACCACCACACCGTTGGTTTCTTTGGCGTACTTGGCTTGTTTGGCCAGATGACCAAGCTCGATTTCAAAAGCAATCAGGGACTTGAGGATAGTCCCCTGCAGAATGGTAAAGGCCATGACCTAGTCCTTAGGTTGTGGGTGGAAGATAAGGTCGTCGAGTTCTTCAACCGACAGGGGGCCGGGATCAGAGGAGAAGCCAGCTTCTTTGAGGGCTTCTGCCAGTGGTGGGGCCCCCAGGATACGAGGTCTATGTTTATCAAGGCTCGAAAAGGACAGACTGGTAGGTCTGCTTCGGCCATACGAACCCGTACGGATGAACAGGTGTTCCGCTGGGTTGTAGTACCGATCCGGTTTGGGGATATACCTGGCTTGGTTTACGGTGAGTTGATCAACGTAGATATCCCTGTTCTGCCGGAAGTCATGCAGGAACAGGTTAACCCGAGTGGCATGTTGCGCCATCAAGGAGATACCCACGTTGATGATTTGTTCCAGAGACTTGTCCGACTGGGCCACCGCCTCGTTGACCCACAGATGGTTCAACCTACCGTCGTCGGTGATCAGCGTGATGGACATCTTGGCGTCACGCGAATGACGGTAGGTGTCTTGGACCATCAGGTCTGGAACATTGGCCAGTTTGCATTTGGCCAAGGCGCTTTCCAGCAATTCGAGTGCTTCTTGTTGCTCATCGTTCATTTTCGCGTTCCTTGTCAAAGTCTTCCCGGGTCTTTTCATCGAGCACAATGAATGCACGACCACACTTGCATTCAGATTGGCTCTTGATCTTGAACCCGTACGAAGACAACAAAATAGCCCGGCCGTTAGCCAGCGGTTGGAGACAGAAAGTCTGTCCCTTAGAGGCAAACTTCAAGCGACGAAGTTCGTTGACGATCGAGACGTTGTAATGCGACTGGCAGTAATCATCGATCAGTTCTTCGAATACGTTGCGTATTTCCTTTTCATCGAGACCCTCAAAGAGCTTAGTCAAACGCTCCCCAAGTTTCTCCCCGGTCTCTTGGGAGTAGAAATGAGAGTCGTGTTCGGACATTACAACCCCGTGGCTTTCTTCATGGATTGGCGAACTTCCACCAGGCGCATGATCAGCCCATCGACGTCGTCCTGCTCGAAGATCAGGAAACGAACTTCGTCGCCTTCATATGACCCATCACGACCAGTGCCGTCGTATTCAGTCGGCAGAGACAAGTTGGGATCCTTGCGAAGAGATTCCACTTTATCCCACAGATCGTCGCTGCCTGTGTTTGCAATTAGAGATTCAGGTGCCAGTGAAATAGAAACAAAGTCATTGTCACCACAGGCACCAGTTCCGATGTACAAGGTATCGTCAGTGCGATTTTCCCAGATCTTGGTGAACAGCACTTCGTGTTCGAGTGCTCTGAATTCAGCGCGGTTTACAATACGCATTTACGTTACTCCAAATATAAGTAATTACCAGCCCAAACTACAGGCTGGTAATATAGAGACAAGACTTACTACAACTTAAGGGTAGACCTTAACGCGGAACAGCCCGTTGGTCGAGGGAACAGCTTGTAACTCCCACGTGAACGCTCCAACCGGTTTATCAGCAAGCTTCTGCGCAATCATGAGGCCGCCTATACGAGCAGCTTCCATGAAGCGGTGATCACCTACCATGGCTGGTGTTCTCCCATCCGCCGACATCGTGGATGCACGCCAATGGACCCATTCTGGATTCAACAACTCCGGGTGTTGGTCGGCATCAACTTGAAGCTCGGGAATGAATTGCATGGGATTGCTCCTGGTTACAGGCGAGCTTTCTGCTCGATGATTATTTCTGGGTCACGTTGGGAGTTATCAATGGTGATCTCAACGCTAGCTGGACGACCGGTCGGGAACACCATCTTTACTACACGTGCGATAGCCTCGGTCCCGGCTTTTTCAGGGGTGTTGCTAGGATGTTGCGCCAAGAACCATTCGATCCAGTCGAAGGAGATGAAACGGCGAACGTAGGGGTGGTTACCCGTAGGCTGTTTGGTGATAAACAGATCAGGTTCGGGTACGGCCGCTTGCGCTGCTCTGCCAGCCGCTTCCTTAAGTTCTTCACCGGTGAGCACGTGAACAGACTGACCTTTCTTCAACGCATTGGCCAGCTTGTAGAAATGGCTAGCCGTCGAAGCGAGCAATGCCAGTTCCTTTTCGTCGATCCGGCTATCAAAGCCGAATGCATTTTCGAAGAAGCCCAAACGGCGCAGGACCACGCGGAGTTCTTCAGACTGCCGTTCTTCACCCAGCTTCTTGGCCGCATCAACGTTAGAGTCTCGCAGCAAACCAGTGAGCGCCGGAGAAATGTCCTTGAACATACGGACGAGGTCATAACCGTCGAGGCCGTGGGACTTGAACGCATCGTCGAAAGCGTACAGGCGGTTCTGCAACCAATCGATACGGTCGAGGACGTTGTTGAAGAAGATCTGGGCTTGTTCTTTCTTGGCACCGGAGCATTGCTCGATGATTTCTTTGGTGCCAGCCTCGAAGTAACCCTTGAAACCGAAATCGTTCTTGTCGGCCAATGGGCGTTGTTCGTAGTTGCACATGGTAAGGTTGGTAGCTTCTGATAAGCGCATAGTGGATTCCGTTCGAAGTACTGGCATGAGTTAACGACCTTTAGGTGGGTTACGTGGACAAGCTTTGCCGTTGGCATCATAGGGCGCGCTTGGATCAGGCAGTGGCTGGTAACCATTCCCTGGCAAACAACCGTCTGTACGGTCTAGGTGTTTGGTGCGTAACAGCAGTTGTTTCATTTCCGGCGACGGCACGAGGACAGGAATGTGCACAGACCGAGGGTTTACAATCACGCCATTCTCTAACATGACGTGCGGTTGGTCTTGTTCTACTTTCACTTCACTACGTTTACGCAACCGCAGGTTCTTGCTACGCAGGTTACGGTTGGTGCGCTTCAACGAACCGATCTCGTTGGACATGTACACAACGCGCTGTACGAGGCCCGCTACGTCCCATTCGGTTAATGGGGTACCATTCTGCTTGTAGGCGGCAAACGCCACCAGGAAGCGCTCTGCAGCGTCCAGGTTGGTGTCTTCCGGCAGGTAGAAGTCATCTCGGCGGATGGGTTCTTCCAGTTTGTGCTTGCCAATGAAACCGGACAAATACAGTTTCAACTTCTCGGTAACTTTGGCGAGGGGGAAACGCTTCTTGCTTTCGATGGCCATAATTCATCTTCCTGATAAGGTTGAGGGGTTACGTAATAGTAATATAGGTTTAATAAAAACTAACACGGTATCAAAAATAAAGCCTTAGGCGGAGCAATCCGCCTAAGGTATAACACTTACTGGATGAGTTCCAGCTTACGGCTCAGTTCGATCTTCAGCGGGTTGCCGTTGTTCGGGATCAGGTTGTAGCGTTCCAGCTCTTCCGGCTTCTTCTCGCTGGACATGACGCGGTAAGCACCCTTGGTCCACGCCAGTGCGAAACTGCACGAGTGGACGTTACGGTACCAGTCGATCCATTCCTGGGACAGGGTGTGGACTGAGGTGGTGAGGTTGGGTTCTTTCGGGCCCTTGTCGATGAACTCTTCCAGGCTCTGCGTGAAGGTCTTCAGCGCGGTCATTGGATTGACTGGACGTTGTTTACCCAGCTGGACAATGACCATGTCTTCGGTGATCCGCTTGGCGTCGAGCCGCTTGGCTACCAGTTCGCCAAACAGCTGGTAGTATTCCGGACCGAAGTTAACCCAGTTACTACCACCGCCACCGAAGGTGTTTTGCAACGAGAAGTAATTCATTCCCATGGTGAGGTGGAACGAACGGAAGAGTGCGGCCAGGCGTTCGTCGTTGTAAGAACCGACAATCCGACGAAGGAGGTCTTCTTTCTCAAGAACCGGTTCGTTCTCGGCGCGGTTGTCGAGCACACGCTCGAAGGCTGCCAGGACCAGTTGTCGAGCAATAGGGAGTACTTCGTTCGGGTACTCCCAACTGCGCCCTTGTTCGCCGATGATGACGAAGGTTTCATCCGAACGTTCCGCCCAGGTCTGCTGGATCCAGAACAGCATTTGCTTGAAGTTCATGCCAGCAACAATGCCCTTGAGCTTGGCGGTGACTTCCTTGCGTTTTTCTTCGGTGAGTTCAGTCACTTCTGGTTCCTTTTCGTTAATAGTTTGCTTCTTGGCCATTTCAAGAATGCGTTGCATGATACCAGCCGCCACAGAGAGACTCGCGGGACCTTCGTAGCGGTACAATGCGCCGGTGACAACATCGAACTCGAAAGTGAAATCTTGTTTCGACTCGGTGGTCTCTAACCGGTAATTGAAAATGGTGCCTGGAGTGTCTCGGCTTTCGGTCACGTCCAACCGCCACCCAGCCTGGAGACCCTGAGAATCACCGTCGAGGTAAGCCCAGTTATGACGAATAAACAGCTTCGCCAGTTCCAAAGAGTGTTCCATTAACCTGCCTTGAGCTGCCGCCGAGTTGTTCAGCTTGTCAAGGATGTAGTTATAAACCTCCGAGAAGACTTCGTACACATCACCAGGGCTGGTGCCGAAATCCAATGCAGTCAGACGGTCCCCTGCAAGGTTAGCCGATACTTCAAAGTCGCGGATAGGGACCCCTTCACCACGGCCGGAGCTGTACTTGAACCCGTAACCAGGCGTACCGGCGAAGTATTGCAACCGCCATTCACCGATGGTCAGCCCAGGGGAGTAACTGGACCAGTTCATGACCGCGAACACACCGGCCAGTTCTTTAATTTTGTGGGCCAAGTCGGCAGCTTGTTTCAGTTCCATGTCCTTACTCGTCATCACGAACAACTCCATATTGATATTTCGCGTCTACCTTGTAACCAAGAGACACCCTTTCTTGCATGGTGACCTTAGCACGGAAGCGTGCTTTGTTCGTCCCGGTCTCGCGAACAGTGAAGGTTACTTCCGCCTTACGTTGCCCAACGCACACCGACGACTTGATCAGGGCTTCTACAAAGTTGTTGAAGTACCCTCCCTGACGCAAGTCTTCAGTCATACGCCCCACGAAGATACCGGTTGCAGCTACAGCGTTGGTATACTCGAAGGGCTTGCCATTAGGGTCCAGTTCCTTCGGCAACTTGTCCGGTGCTTGGTAGGCGTCTTCGAGGAACAGCTTTTGAGTAAAGCTATCCGCCTCTACCTGCACTTCGATGTAGCAGTTATCCAGTTCTGCTTCAGACATTACTTACTTCCCCTGATTGGTTTGCAAGAAACTTCGATGTTGCTGCTCGTCCCGTTACGAGCCTTCATGTACTGCGTCGACGACGAGTAGACGTGGTTACGAAGCCCCACATGCTCTACCACGGCCATCATGGCAGAACGACACTCGTTGGAGTCTACGATCTGGGAAATGTTCCCATGGACCGGCTGACCGTTAACACTTGCCATGAAGTAGGTAGCAATTAGCAGGGCTTTCATAAACGATAGGCCTCTCAGTTAAACGAAAAATAAAAGTGGACCCGAAGGTCCACCTTTACCACATTGCCTGTAAGCAGTTGCTTACATGGCGCCGATCATGCCCGAGACAACGGAAGGATCCACATCCAGGGCGGATGGTTCAGCGGCATTACCCAGCAGGTTGTTGCCTGGCAGCAGCGAACGACCCACTGCCGAACCCACAGCACCCAGGGCCAGGCCCGCGGTACCAGCAGCGACGTAACGACCGAACTGGCTTTCGATGTTGCTGTCGATCAGCTCACCGGCGAAGAAGCTGCCGATGGCGCCCGCGACGGTACCCAGTGCCGAACCCACGGTCAGGCCACCGCGTGCTGCCATTTCCATGCCACCGCCCACGACTGCTGCGCCGACGCCGATCCAGGAGGAGCGGACGCCTTCGTCGCGTTCGTTCATCAGGCTGAAGCGGGACTTGGCTGCGGCGGCGCCCTCGGTCAGGTCTTCGATCTTGAACTGGGTCAGCAGGTAGCCCATGTAGGACTTGGTGAACTCCTGCTCGCTTTCCAGGAAGTTGTAGATGCGGTGGTCGCTGTCCATGTCAGCAGGTGCCGACGCGGAGAAGGTCGCCCAGCGCGCCATCACTTCTGGTTGGCCTTCCATGAAGTTCAGGAAGACTTGGGTGCGCAGGCCGCCGTCGATCATGCCCTTGGAGCTCAGGAACATGATGAAGCCGTCGAAGTCTTTGGCAGCGTTGTTGTTGTTGGCGGTGGTGTGAGCGTTGGCGTTGGTCATGGTGTCTTCCTCGGTATTCGCAGATTGGGTTTGGTTGGTTTGTTGTGCGGTGTTTTGAGCTAGCTGGTCGCGACGCTCTTGGGAGATGTTACGTTTCGAGATCAGTTCGTGTTGGGCATTCATCACGATCTCGATGATGTCTGCCTCGGCGGTAAAGCCGGTGTATTCGATGGTGGTGTCATTGACCCTGTAGCCAGTAAGGTTCACCACCTCGGGGCACAGTTCTTTGATCCGTTCTTGCTGGTGTGCCACGATCTTTTCTTCCAGCGTCAACCAGCTGAAGTGGTGACCGGTCGGTGGGAAGATAGGTTCCGAGGATCCGTTTTCACGGCTCAGTTCGGTATCCGCATCACGGCGTCCGCCCACGACAATGTCGGCATTCACCGGGGTATCGTCTTTGAGGGTCTCGTGGTCCTCGATGACTTTAACCACCACGCCTTTATCGCCAGGAAGATCAGTCATCTTGAACTTCGGTTCAGGATGTTCTTGGGAGGCAGCCATATCAACAGTCGCTGAGCCGTGAAGCTCAGCGACTGGGATAGGGTTAGCTGGGATCGAGGCGGGTGCTGCAGCAGCTGGGGCTACCGGCTCTTCGAGCACGATGGTCTTGGCTGCTTTGATCTGGGACATCGAATACTTCGTGCCCAGTTTGTGGTTCACGTTCGTCAGGACTTCAGTGCGAGACTGTTGCCGTACGAACTTGGGGTCGAGGAGCTTGGCCTTGATGGCGCTCTTCTGCTCTTCGACGGTGCCGCCCTTTTCACGCATTCCTTTAACAATGCCAACGATCGTCTCGATGGCAAACTCAGGAGTGGGGAATTGATCGTCAGCCATGTTTACAAACTCCTTTATCAGTTAGGTGGATTATCCAATCGAAGTCGAATAATCTTGTTATCTTATCACCCAAGTAATACAGGTTTGAAAACAACTGTAACTTAAATTTATCCGCACTGGATAACAGGTTTTGGTGGAGGGTTGGTAGGTGGAGGGAACTTACGGACCAGTTTTAAGTGCGAACATTTGACCAATGCAAGTTCACCGAAGTCAGTCTCACCTGTCGACGTCACGTACTCCAGTTCGCATGGAGGTGTAGCATGGGCCACTATCCATGCTGCATCGTCCGCGTTATTGTCGAAGACGTAGAACGACGTCTCATGCTTCGAGTTACCATCCCGCATGCAGGGAATGAATCGGATCAAGTGAACGTGGGTGCCGATGTTGACCTTCGTGATGTCAGCATCAGTGATGATACAAAGATCACCTTTCTCGAGCTTGTCCATAGTTACCCCTTAGGCTTCTTCCAGCCGTAGTCAGCTTTCCAGAACACCAGTTCTTTACCTGGCCAATCAGAGAACACACTGTTCAACGCCATGATGTCGTATTCATCGAAATCATAGGCAATCGAAATATGGGGGAGTGGGGTCTCGTAGGCATGCTGGTAACCGGCATCCCGCAAGCGGCGGAACTCTTCGTTGAGGTCCGGGCTGGTGAGGTGGAAGACTACACCATCACCGAGGGGTTCCAGCTTGGTGACGAATGCACGGAACTCACGCTCCGGGTGCAGTTCAGCCAGTGGGCGGTCGATACCACGGTCGTCGAAGATTATGGTGGAGTGCAGGTCATGCTTGGGGATCTGTACCCCACATTCGCCCAGGAGCTTGTAGATCTCCATGATGAACTCGGGTTTCAGTTCTGCGGCTACGTAGCTGTAGTCACGTTCCATTATTTCTTTTTCCTTGTAACGAAGATAGCGTGGATATTAGGTCTACTGCCAATGCGTTGGTTCAAGCGGCGACCCACCAAAGCTTGTTTAGAACTCGGGTGTGGGCAATCGTAAGCGAAGTAGGAAGAACCGTTGGTAAAATAAACAAGGTCAGGAAGTTCCGGGTAAGGAGTAAAACTCATCCCCCCAAAAGATAACACGCCCAGGTCTGAGTGATCACAAGTGCCCGTCATCACTATTCTTGGAAACATAATCACCCCAAAGCAAAAAAGAAAAGGTTAAGTACCGTCCGGGTAACCGGACGGTATTGTTACTGAATAATGCTTACAGTAACTTGGATCAACGGGCCATCTTTACTCAGCTTATTGGAGAGCCGGGTAATAGCCTGGCGCTGTTCGTCAGAGAACGCACGGAGACTGCTGAACACGTTCGTGGTGAGCACGTGATTTCCGAGTGTAAATAACACATGTTTCTTGGCGTCATAGCCGGCTTTACGAGCAAGACCGAGAAGACCGCTCATTAGTCGATCGTCCAGCGGGGGTTCTTGATGTAGACCGACTGGATGGTGCCTTTCTTTAGGCGTTGTTGCAGACGTTCAGCAGCGGCTTTGGATTCCTCCACCATGGCGAGAGGACCGCTGTGGGAGAGACGGTGTGCATCCACGAACATCAAGTACTTGCTTTCCATGGTGTTACTTCCTTTTGATTTTGACGATGTAAGGTGAAGACGGCGACGAAGAGAGTGGGACAGTTTCAAATTCCCGACCTTCGAAAACAGCTGCATTACGTTCAACAACGCTTCGCGTAGCTTCGGTGACAGCCTGAGCGAAGGCAGCTTTGGTATAGGTTGCACGAGGACCTCCGTTGTCAATCCAGTGGGGTGGAAGATCGACATGAGGGGCAAGGGCCTCTACAAACTTTTTGGCGTCGGCTTTGTCGATCTCTTGTGCCCGCCATTGCAACCAGTCCAGGTTGATTACGTATGGACTGACGTCAACTGCGTGGAGCAGGGGTGGTGGTATTTGCATAAGACCTCCTAGATCTCGTTGACCGTAAACTCCAAGGTCTCCGAGAAGCTCATACCGTTCATGAAATCTTCCCCGATCTCGGCTTTGGTGATAAAGCCGTTCTCGACAGTAATATGGTACTCGTGGTCGGAGATAGTTGGGTGCTTACGGATGACCACCACCTTAGGCCCGCCCACAACACCCAAGACCTTTTCCAAGGCATAGGTGTCAATCGGTTTACCGACGGCAGCGGCTTTAGGACGATACATCCAGTCGTTCTTGTAACGGTAGAAGTGAATCATGGTCAATCCTTGGGGTAAGCGTTGGGATACTTGCTGTCGTCCTCGTCTTCGATTTCAACCGCCCAACGATGGGTAACCATTTCCAGTGCCAAAGGATCTACAACACCACCCATCTCTTTGGCCACTTCCGTAAGCAAGGTGGGGTGGTAGTTGTGGTCACCCATTAAGCAACCGCCGACCCTTTTCTCTACTTTCCTTAGTACATCGTCGGGATCGATGTTTTCTACCCGACCGTCGGGATGGAGGGCATACACGCTGTACCACTTGCAGTAGTTCTCCATGGTCACAATAGGTCGACCTTCCGGGTCAATCTCTTGAGCCAGCAATGGAATACCGCGGTGACTTACGTACTTGGCCATACCTTGCCCTTTAGTCGGTTGTTGTCCGTAATGGAAAGAACTTCAATTTTCAAGTCATTCATCAGGGTGCAATGATCGTTGTCGATTTTCGTGGCAACATACACATAGGTCTGACCGTGTAGAATGCCCTTTAAATCACCATCCACCCAACGCTTGTTAATGACATGAACAACCTCACCTACATACTTGCCTTCACTGTAAGAGAATCGACAGTGGATGTCTACGGTGTGGTCTTTATAGGGAAGATCATACACGACACATAGCGCCTGGCAGGTACGCCAGAAACCAAAAGTGAGTGCTTCTTCGTAAGAAATCTGGCGATTGCGTCTAAGGTACAGCGTGGCTATCCTTACCGACATCGCCGGATGAGGGTTAAAGTGGGCTGGGTCCATTAAGCAACCTTCTTGTATTCTTCGTCATGGACGGTAGGGTTACCGGCCGCTTCCTTGGCAAGCTTATCGGCTAGCTCGTTATCGGGAATACCCGCGTGGGCTTTAACCTTGATAAACGTCACCTTGTTCACCGCCAGCAGTTCGTGCATGATCCGCCACAGATCTTGGTTCTTGATCGGCTGTTGGGTCTTCCACGAAATGTAACCACTTCGGTTCCAACCCTTCAACCATTTGGTCGAACAGTCAATTGTGTACTGCGAGTCTGTGTAGATCTCGAAATGTTTACCCGGGCCGAATTCTTCCAGTGTCGCAATAACCCCCATGATTTCCATACGGTTATTGGTCGTCAAGTAGTAGCCCTTAGAGAGTGTGACCATCAGGTCTCCGCATCTCACTACCGACGCATAGCCCCCAGGACCGGGGTTGTTCAAGGCGCTACCATCCGTGTGCGCCTTGATTACGACTGGAGGCGTTTTACTCTTCGCCGCCTTTTTGGCCATCAGTTTCTCCTCGCGGGTCAAAGTGCCCCATACGTTCCATCGCCTCGATAACTTTCATACGAGACTGAATGGAGTCAATAACGAACTGCGCTTGACTTCGGGTGAAGTCACAGATCGGACAGCCATCCGCAACCATGTTGAGAATTTCATTTTGGAAAGTCTCATCAAACTTACGGTCAACTTCGACGCTGATATAACTCTTGTGCGAATCGACACAATAAATACCGTCGCCAGTGTGGTAAAAGTAGTAGAAGGTGTCTGGGGTATCAATCCGACAAAATTGGAACTGGTCCCATACTTGGAACTGGATCGGCTTGAAGCGCATGTCATTCCAGTGGCCCTTCAGCAACAGGATGCCAGTTTGACAGTCAACACTGATGCCATTCAGAAATGCACGCAACAGGATCAACTTCCCACCTTGTGCGACGAGGTGAGAGTTCTTCAACTCACTCGTCTGAATGTCAATGCCGTACACGGAGTACAGGGAGGAGTCGTAGATCGAACTGCTGCGAATGTAAACATCCGCGACACTGTCCGTCTCCGTCCCATCCATATTGCGATCGGACTCAGCTGGCAGCCGGGTGTTTTCCAGGTGGGTAGATTCCAAGTGGGCACTCTCCACATCCCGGGAGAAGATATTGGACCACTCCTTGTTGAACCCGATGTAGGAATCCCGCATGTAGCAGTTGGTCACATTGGCGTGGACGATGGTGTTGTTCTCTCGCAGCTTGATACCGTCCACTGTGCTGTCGACGACAGTTAGGGTAGCGAGGTGGCGGTTAGCTTCAAAGTCCTTTGCATAGAGCCTGACAGAGCTCTTCCCATCGACAGTGAGCATCAGGGCCGTGTCGTTCACCGGAATACGGTAAATGTCGTCCCCGTTGACCGACGCATTACCCATGTGCTCTGTAAGCACTCCCTGGGCATTTGGAGCTACGTTGATCTGTTGAGGGATCAGGCGAACGCCGTCCATGTACACTTCGCTGTTGAATTCGAATTTCTCAGTCATGGCAAATCTCATATAAGTTAAATACCCCAGCGGATAGCTCCGCCGGGGTATTAATGGGGTTGGTTAATTGTCGAGCACGTCGTCCCAACGATCGAAACGACCTTCCACGGTACGTACGATCTCGGTAGCCGAGTCCAGGATGCGGATCATTTCCAGACGCGACATTACCGCATCTACCGCATACTTGATGATGCTTTGTGCCAGCGGGTTGTTGTCAGGTGCTGGGGCGATTTCTTCCCAGCGGTAAGCGCGGCCGGAGATCACTTCGGTGACCACCTTCTCGATCGCTTCACGATCGTCGGTGAGCAGGATGCGCTTCGGTGTGCCGGTGAAGATATAGATATCCGCTTCGGTAGCCGAGGTACGACCCATGTGCAGTGTATCGGTCGGCAGGTCAACCTTGAGGAAGTTGAACTTGTTCTGCATGTTCAGCGCACGCTGGGAGATGTGCTCGCCGTTCAGGGAGAGGTTACGCAGGGTAACATGCCCTTCGCAATGCACCGACGCTTCGACTGCATTCACGCGTTCCAGGAAGACTGTGGAACCTTTGATCTCCGCATGATCGAGGTAACCCTCGACAACACGCAGGTAACGATCCGATACCAGCGTGGAGCCTGTCACCGTAACCTTCGAGTAGAACCCTTCCGGTACCTGAGAGTCGGCGATCTGCGAACGGCGCAGACGCAGACGTTCGTGACGGTGACGTTTGAACTTGAATTCCTTGTCGGTAGTACCCCATGGCTTGAGCGACTGACGGCTTCCATACCGGTAACCCTGGTATTCACGCTGGGCACGAATGACGGACACATTCATCACCGAGTTCTTCACGTCAACGTTGTGCAGCTGGTTCTCACCCAGGAACAGGTTGTTCTCGCTGCTCGAGTTGATGAGCACCACTTCCGCTGGCATGGACGAACGACGGGAGACGTAGCAGTCGTAATCATCGCCATGACCCAGCTTGTTCAGTTCCATGACCACGCTGGACTTGTCGTCGAGGTAGTAGGTCAGGGTAATGCCGTCAACAACGACGTAGTATTCGCTGATGGCGGTGTCGTCCAGGCCGTACAGGCTGAATTCCATGCGCGGCTGTTGGATACCGGCATTGTCCTTCGCAGGGTCAACGATTCGGCCACGGTGGATCTTCAAACCAGTACGACTCGGCGCAATCTGCATGCTGTTGACCACCACGTAAGGCGGTTCCAGCATGGCGATGTCACGCTCGGTCAGAGCGACCTTGTCCGGGTAGATCTGCATGTACGGCTTGCCGTCACCGTTGAAGAGGTTTACTGCCTTCACGGGTTCAGCAGTCGTGTCATACGACCACGGTAAGCCAGTAAAGGCGGGATCGGTGCTGGTGACCAGGGTCTTTCCCTCGTGGTCCTTACCGACCTCTTTGATGGCAGGTTTAGCGGCACCTGCCTGGCTGGCGTTCTTGATCTTCTTGGCGACCATGGCTTCCACGGCTACCGGAACATCGGCCTTGGCGATCAAGTCTTTGGTAACGTCCTTGACCACTTGATCTTTGTCTTTTACTGCAGTTTCTTTAGCCACTTATGCCGCTCCTTGTTTGATGTGCTTGATGAGAGTGTCGATAGAATCGACTTGGGTTCCGCTCACTATACGGATACCCAGCTCAGCTGCTTTTAACAGTTTACTGTTACTAGGCTTCTCCCCCACGATGAGGAAGTCGCAGTCCTTACTAACGGTGTTTACCAGTTCAACCCCGTGGTGTTCGAAATACCGTGTCAACAGATCACGAGGTTGACCCAATTCACCGGTAACGCAACCTTTGAGACCACTGCCCAGGAAAGCCATTGGAACCTCCTTGAGGGTGCTCAGTAACAAAAGGGCATTATCCCTCCAGTCGGGGTCTTTGGCTGTCTCGGCGATCGGAAGTGCTAAGCCCGCTGAGAACCCGGAGATCTTTACGATGTTGTCCACATCACCGAACCAATCCAGCAAGGCCGGTGAAGAACCGGAACCCCACGCCACCGCCAGCTTACGCGCGCGGGTCAAACTGATGTTAGGTAAACCCAACGCACAGATGATTCGATCCAGTGGTTGTTCTTTGGCGCACTTAACCGAATCAAGGTTGCCATTGTTCAGCCACGGGTACTCGACAGCAAAGATATCCGCTGGGCGGTTGACATGACCCTGGTCGATCAAACGACCCATGACAATTGGACCGATACCACGGATATCCAGACACCGTTTACCCACCATTGCCAAACACCGCATCAGAAGCTGTCCAGGACAGCCAGAGACGTTGTTACAGAAGAGGTCGGCGCTGGTCTTGGTAACGCGCAGTTCCAACACGGAACCGCAGTCAGGACACTCCGTAGGAGCTTCCAGCATCTTGCCTGTACCGTGATCAGCCACCACTGACACCTGAGGGATCACATCACCGTTACGGGTGATCACTACCTTGGAGTCTTCCCGTAGCCCTAACTCCATGAAGTTGCGGTAGTTGTGGATCAAAGCCCGAGAACACCAAACCCCACCCAGCTTAATCGCTTGGTAGATACCGGTCGGTACCACACGCCCCACTTTGCTGGTCGCCCAGTCGATGCTCTCGAATGGCGTGGTCGCTTCGGCAAACGGGAACTTGTACGCTCGAGCTGAATGACTAAAGCGGTTGTTGTGACCCAGTTCAGCAACCACGTTCAGGTCGTTGTGCTTGATCACGATACCGTCGGATGGCCAGTGAATGTCTTCACGGTTCTCTTTGATATCTTCAATGTCGCAAGGTGGTGCGGGACGGAACCCTGCTTCTGACCATTCCCCCAACAAGTGGCTGTACTCGGTTTGACCCAAGTTATTATCGCTCCAATAAATCCGGAACGACAACATCCCCAGTACAGCTTCGTCCTGGTTCTTCAACAACGCTCGTACCCAACCACTGACCGCATTACGTGGGTTAGCTTTCTCCTTGGTGGAAATCTCGTTGTACTGCCGGTAGTTCTCGTACGAGATAACCCCCTCGCCACGAATCTCCATGTCAGCCGGCCAATGACTCGGGATATATTCTGGAATGGAGTCGTCAAACAACCGGATGGAATGAGTAACATCCTCGCCGTCCAACCCACTGCCCCGGGTAAACATCCCCACCCGTCGCCAGTTCTCATAACGAACGGATAAGGCTATGCCGTCCAACTTGACTTCGTACCAGTAGAAGGTATCGGGTGGAAACTTCTTCTGGAACTCTTCCACTTCTTCCATCGAGTAGACTTTCTTCAAGCTGATCATGGGTTGATCGAACTTGATAATCTTCAAGCCTTCGTTGGTAGGGGTGTGAATTGGCACAGGGCGCTGGTGAATGGCAAACAGTTCTGCCAAATCAGGACGGTGTTCCGCCAGCACATCCCAACGCTTCACCAGATCGTCGTAAACGTGGTTAGGGATCTCTTGCCTGTCCTTATTAAAGAACAGATCCGCGTGGTAGGTGATCTGACGAGACAGGTTTTCCATCTCCTCGAAGATGACGTCCTGCTCGTCACTTTCGGTAGCGGGAGCAACTTGAAAGGCCATAAGGTGCCTCTTTGAAATTTGAACTATCAGCTATAAGGCAAGCACTAGGGGGTTGCCCGCCCTAGTGCTCGAAGATCATGCACAGACTTTGTTCTTTTCTGCCTGGAGGTCGTTCAGCAAACGGATGTCAATCAGGTCTTGATCTCGTTTGGCTTTTGGACGTTCAGGCTGGGCGTAACCACCCCGCTTCTGGATCATGAGGGTCAGCGGGTCGAAGATCTGAATACCTTCGACGTTGTGAATGCCGAAGTAGGTGTTACGCTTACGGATCCAGATCGGGGCTTCCTTGTCGTAATCCTCGCCGTGACCACTTTTGTACTGGAACGCTACGTCGACCATGGGGTGGACAATGACATTCTGATGGGCGGCGATCTTGAGGAACGATTCCTCATTCAACCACAGGTTAATGTCCTGGGTATTTTCACGCAACTCCATTGCAACTAACGCACCCCCACCGCCGACGACCATGTGGTCGAAAGGAACCGCATGATCTTCGAAAAGAGTACGCAGTCTCAAAGCGATTTCATAAGAGCTTCTGATCATTTCAAACCTTACTCACGCCACGATCCGGGCGGTAAATCTGGATTGTTTAAGGATGTGTTCGAGTACCGCCACTTCGGCAAGATCGACCACACGTTTTTCTTCTTTACGGTTGGGGTGAGTTGCCAGGTAACGCTTTTGCGTTAACATGGACTGAGGGCTGTAAATCCAGACACCGTCCACGCAGACAATGCCTGTATCCTCGTCCAAGATGTGCAGGTCGATGTCTTCGGCGTATTCGATACGCTCTGCGAAGCCTTCTTCCAGCAATACCGTTCTGCTACCTGAAACCCAACGGAAGACTGGAGCCAATACATCAGCATCCAGATCTTCCGCTTCATCACGGACACCCATCATTACCAGCGCTGCTCCCGCACTCAGTACTACGTTGTGCGGGTCCTCCTTCAGCTCCTGAACAAGCGCATTGTAACGTGCAATCACTTGATCCTTTTTCATGATGAAATCCTGTTGTGTTAAGTGTTTTTTCTAGTTAATGCACCAACTGAGGCAAGTGGTAGACCATGTTCTCGATGCTGCGAGGGTCCGCCATTTGGTTCAGTACGGTGTACCCAACGGGCTGTGTGCCCGTAGCATCAAAATACACCAGTACTTGGTTCATGCCAGCGAAGTTCACGATGGCGGTTTGACCGTTAACAGGGTCAGCACTCCAGGTTACAGTAGCAGTACCTGGACCTTGTGCATCCGGGAAGAGGACGCCTTCTGCGTTTTGGTTCACTTGAAATTGAGTGTTCATATATGTTCTCTTCTGGAATGCTTCATAACCATGGGATACACCAGTTCGAATACAACCAAAAGAGTCAGAGAAATGAACACTCATCTCTCTGGACTCCACCGTAGTAATATAGGTTTATTAAATTACTACGGTGTTCTGGTTAACCTCCCCGGTGAGGGTAAGTCCTTCGTAACGCAAAGCCACGATGTTCGGCTTGTCGAACACACTGTACTGGCTAACGTAGTGAGAGACCAAGAAAAGTTGTCGGGCATCTGTACGCTGCGTGTATTCGCGGATGAAGTTAAAGAATCGCGTCCGTTTGATCTCATCCAAATAAGGCCCCACCTCATCCATAATCAGGGGGAACGGGAACGGGTGATACGGTGCCAAAACGAACCGCCACACCCAGTCAAGGATATCGATCTCACCACCACTGCAATCCGCGATGTCTGGAGAAGGAGAATAGTCGCCGGTCACTACAGGGAACTTGTAGGTCAGGTCACCGTTCTCTTTACCACAGTGCTTCACGTAGAGCGGGGTGTTCCAAATGTCCTTGATAATCACGTTAGCATTGCCACATACGGTCTTGATGAAGTCCATCATCAGTTTGCCCAGCAATCCCTTATTGGGGCACAGACCGTTCATCCACACTTCTACAATCTTCAACCGACGCTTCAAGCGTTCGATATCCGACGAGATTGAATCGACCACCGCCGACAACGATTTGTTCTTGATAATCGAAGTCAGGATGTGTTCCTTATCCACCGACAACTCGTGGATACGTGTATCAACCGATTGACGGAGGGTTACCTTACTCTGGTTCCCCAAGCCCTGGACAACTTCCTTACGCAGTTGTTCTAACCGCAACAGGTCGTCGTTATAAGACGTGATGGTTTTGAGTTGGCGTTGTAACCCTTCCAGACGTTGCTTGTGCACACGGATCAAACTGTTCTGAGTGATGAGCTCTTTCTCAGTGTGAGCCACATGGTTCGCAATATCCAAGACCTTGTTCTTGTCTAAGACGTTTAAACGCGCGTGTAGCACGCGTTTCTCACCTTCCAGTAGTCCGAGTTGGTCGTTGAGCTTTTCACGCTCACAGTAGGCTTGCAGAGCGTTACAGAGCCGCGCATTGGTGACCTTGCCTACTTCAAACTCTTTGATCAACTCTGGCAAGATGCGGACGTGGTTATTCTCCCGAACCATGGTAAACAACTGGTTCATGGAGCTATACCATTCTGCGTCATTGTCGATCAGCAGTTTGAGACGACTTTGTTCTTTCTCCAGTTTCTCAATCTGGTTCAGAACACCCTCGTAACTCTTCTGGATCTTCTCGGCATCACCCGGTTGCACACCCCGCTTGAACTGGTGAGTACAGTCAGGGCATTCGATCAGGTCCATGTTCTGGATATGCTCCAGGTCATGTTTAAGACCTTGCGAAGTGAGGGTCAAGTTACGAATCTGAACGGTGTTCTGTTCATACGTCGTCAAGTAACCCTTATAGGTAGTGCCTGTCAGTCCTGCATCACTGGCAACAGTGACACGGTGGAGGTAAGACATAAAGTGATCGGTGATTCCCCGCAGACCTGTCAGATCGGCAGATGGGTCTTCGAACACCGGGTAACGTTCCAGCGTCAAATCCCATTCGGCTAACTGATTGACAATCCGGAGTTCTTCCGCCTGTACTGTCTTCGCTTGGTTTTCGAGCAGTTCGGGGTCCTTGAGGAACTCTTCCATGCCATCCAAGAAGCCAGCGTTGTCGCTGATGATGCCCGACAACACAGCTGCTTGTTCCTGATGGTAGTCGATAATGTCTTCGGCTGTTTCAATTGCTGAACGAAGTTCAGGCTCTGTCAGGAAGAACCCACTCACCTTGTTCACAGCCAACTGATCCGCTAACCACGTAAACCGCTGGATCTTCTCTTGCAGTTCGCCATCAACGGTAATACCTTCCAACTGACCGCGTACCAACAAGGATTGCTTGAGGTCCACATCGATCAGCTTGATGCGCTGTTCCAGTTGTTCAATGCCGCACTCGTTGATCGCAATCAGCTTACGGTTCTCTTCGGCAAACCGTTGGGCTTGGTTCTTGATCGCCGCGCGGAGTTCGTTACGTTCCGTCTTAAGCTTGTTATAGCGACTCATGGCGTATTCCGTATCGTTTGGATACAGTTCCATGAGAATGTCTTTACGACGTGCTGGTGACATGGCAGAGAAGCGGTCGGTGATACGAATACCACCCAAGAACTTCAGGATATTCAAACTGGCCTTGAGGTGGTTCTCGACCAATTCCTTCTGTACGGTGTACGTACCCCCGGTGTTCAGTTCTTTACCGACTTCATCACCTTGTTCGTACACTTTGAAACTGTGGCCGGTGCCCGTGTGGGTATGCGAATCCAACACGTACAGTCTGCCGTCGATAAACCATTCCGTCTTCTTACGGCCATCTTTGTAGTTGGCGTTCTCAGGCGGGAAGGGATGGACTTCTTTCAGAATACTGGTTTTACCCGAACCGTTAGCAGAGATGAAAAGGTTTACCAGTTCATCTGTATCCAGTTCTACTTTATGGATATTGCTGCTTAACAGAGGGATATAATTCTCTAATGTCAGTTTGAGCAACATGGCTGGATTCTTTTAAAGGTATAATGGTCTAAAGGATGGGGATGCGAGTATGAGTTTATTGCATTGTCTGGGTGTCGGTACCGTTACTCAGACTAAGGAGACAAACACCGACACGGTTATGGTGTACTGCCCGTTCCTGTTCCCTAACGCCGAAGGGCGTACCGTTAACAACGTGGAGCAGGTTGAACAAACCAGTTTGAACGCCAAAGGCGAAGAAGTCAAAAGTAACAACATGCGCAGCAACTCGGTGCCTGCGAAGTGGATGAACTTGGGGGATAACAACCGTATTACCTCCCCAGACGTCCGAGAAGGGTCCCAGGTAGCGATCTACAACGTGGACGGTGGTAACCAACTGTATTGGACCACCCACGGCGTTAACAGTGAAACCTTCCGGTTGGAATCGGTGATGTACGGCTGGTCGTCTAACCCTAAGCTGTCTGAGAACACACCTTTCGATCCGGACAACTTCTACACCGCCAAGGTTTCCACCCACGACGGTATCTTTGCTTTACGTACGTCTATGGCGAACGGGGAGAAATCCAAGTTCGACGTGCAAGTAGACGGCATGAACGGTCGGGTCTCGGTCGGTGGTTTTAATAAGGGGTTGTTTGTCCTCGATGATGTCGAGAGCAGTCTGACCTATAGTAATAAAGAGGGTTCGATTGCTCGGGTAGTGAAGAAGCAGGCCTTCATTAAAACCGAAGACATGATTGGTTTCTTTGCAGCTGAAACCCTGAACATCAAAACCAAGGTGATCCAGGTCCAGGCCGAGTTAGCCAAGATCGACATCAAAAGAACCCAGTGGTTGGGGGACATTGAACAGACGGGCAACACGGAACAGAAAGGTGACTACACCCAAGAAGGTGATTTCACTCAAGTGGGTGACTTCTTCCAAGAAGGCGATACCGTGCGTAACGGTGACAGTACGTCTACCGGTACGGTTACTGGTCTTACCGATGTCATTGCTCCACCGATCAGTCTGCGTTTCCACCTCACCAGTGGCGTACGTGGTGGTCCCGATACTTCAGGCCCTCCTACACCTGCGTAACCTTACTACTACTCTCCCGGGCAACCGGGAGAGTAGTAGGGGTTATGTTTAGCTGATCTTGTCGCGCTTGGTGAAGAACTTGTTCACCCCATCCGCACCGTTGTCACGGAAGCATGGGATTACACCACCTGCACGGACATCGTTAACTACCCGGTTGTCCATGACGATGTATTCACGGTTGACAGTCATTACACCGTCCACAGCAATACCGAACAACAACTCACCGTTGTTAGGCTCCCGCTTAACCGAAGAGGCCAGCGTCGCCAAGGTGTTACCGTAACGTACCAAGTAGCAGTACGTGGTCCCGGTGGCACTCACCTTAATCGGATAGTCCCGATCGAGGATGTAGGTCCGACCGTTCATGACCGCACGACCCCCTGCTGGCAATCGAACCCAACCGGCTTCGTTGATCTCAAACGGATCGAACTTACGAGTACCGCCGATCTCACTCATGTTCGACGTGAACCGGGTGTTGTCACTGTCCATCTGGTACATACCCCGGTTAGGGATCATCACCAGTGGGTACAGTTCCTCGGTTACGTCAAAGGTCGAACCCTGGACGTACAGCTTGGCAGGGTTGACCACCACAGGTGTGAAGACTGGGTTAGCGCCAGTGATGGCACTCACGGTGAAAGTGAGGTCACCGTAGACTTCCCCGAACGGACGACAGATACCGATCTGGTAAGCATTGGTACCCGTCTGGAGGGCGAGCATGTCCGAGTAGGCCATCCATACCCCGTCACCCGTTTGCGACTCACGCGTGATCCCAGGAACTGTCAGACCCGTTGCGGTTACCGGCGTCAACTTCAAACCACCGGTGGTGATGTAATCCAGCACAAAGCTACCACCATCCACCGTGAAGTTACCGATACCGGCTTCTGCATAGCACACACCGTCCGAGATCAAGATCAATGCTTTGTTAGCCGTCAATGCAAAGACCTGGATCTGCGATACTCGCAAGGTATTGTTCACCGCAGGGTTAGCTGTACGGGCACGACCCATGACCTGAGCTGCAGTCGCCTGCAAGGTCAGCAAGCTGGCAAACGACAATTCCAAGTCAGCCCCCAAAGTGAGAACCTTGTTGGAATACGCCAGCGAGGCTTTACCCCGGTAGTTGTTCTGCGTGGAGAATGCCATGGCGTTGACTGACGCACCTGCACCGTTCTTGTTCGCCACAATGGACAAACCGGACGGCAGAGGGCCGAGGTTCTTGTTCTCCTCGATTACCGGGGCTACCTTCACCCCGATACGGTCAGCGGTCTGAGCACTGATAATACTTGCCTCAGGCCATGCCATTTCCACCCACTTGTACTGACCCACACCTGCGTCCAGTCCGTAGACCAGATACTGGGTACGGCCGGTGTCGTGGGAGAACGGGATGATCCGCTCTGGGAATGCCGTGAAGCAGTTGTGGCGAGCTGGCATGAACACTTCAGTTGCCGCCAACCGGGTGTCGATTGCCGGACGTTTGTTGTCCATCAACCAATCGGCCAACGTGGCATAGCCCGAAGTCTGATAGCGCTTGACCCGGATACCATACTTACTGGCAACCGCACGTACCAACTCACCCTCACCGACCATTGCACCCGGAGACTGCAATGCGTTGGCAAAGTCAAGACGGTTGTTGACCCGCAGCATGGTGGCGTTAGCCCCGATCGTACCGTCTGCATTAATCACATCTTTGGTACGGGAACCCAACGAAGTGATCTTAGCACTGCCGCCCGACGCCAGTGTACCTGGGATGTAGGCTTCGGTCAGGTTCAACACGAAGTCGTAGTTCACCGAAGCAATTCGCACACGCACAGGAATCTGCATGTTCAGGTAAGCTTCTTGGTCCTGGACGTTCCAGAACAACGAACACACGATGGTGTGGGTGTTCACCCCCGCAATGCTGACCTGAGACCCGGCAGGGAAGTCCACGTACTTGGTCAAGTCAATGTCATGGCTCAGGCTGGCCGGGCCACTGTACGGCGTTTGCCCCATCAGGTCATACTGCGCCAAGTAGGTCTGGTCCACGATCTCTTGAACGATCGGGTTAGTCTGCGCTTGGTCAACGTAGAAGAACCGATGGTGCATGGTGATGATGTTGCCACTGAAGACATAGCCAACCGCCATGCCTTTAAACAGCATCGACGCATACCCCCGGTAGAACAGGAAGTTGCGCCCACTGCCTGGCAGAGTCAACCCGTTACGGAACTGATACAGCTTCTTGTCAGCCAAGGCTTTGAAGTAAGCAATTTGTCCGTTACTGGCCGAACACCCAACCTGGTTCCACCCCCACGAGTTGTAGCGAATGGTCAATGGAGGGGTCTCACCCAACTGAGTCCGTTTAACAGGACCCACTGGAGCCGACTCGAACGCCACCTGGTTCTGGTACTGCGCAGTGTCCGATACCGCCGACATAACCAACCGGTCGTTGTTCAGCAGAATCGCCACCCGCAGGTCAGCACCGAAGTAGCGTGTAGGCTCTACCCTGGTCAGGGTTGCCATCGGATACTTGTCGGGGAAGTAGAACGAACTGAACTGGAACAGGTCGTTGCGCTGGTAGTTATCCAGCACAAACTGAGCGTTGTTCGTTTCGATCGACTGCTTGGCGCCCTGGGGGGTTACAAACGCATCAACCGGAGTCAACGCAATCTGTTCCGCCAGCGTAGCCACCCGGAAGTTGTCTTTCTTCGACAAGCCAGCAGTAGCCTTGGTTTCACCGTGTACAGCACCCCGTGCAGCCAAGTGGGTATTGGTAGGTCCCACCACGCTGTTCACGAAGTCGTTCAGGTTAACGTTCAGCTCTTCCAGCTTCAGTTTGATGTTGTCCCCGAAACTAACGGTCTTCTGTTCGAAGGTGTACGCCAGTTTGTTGAGTCGCTGGATCACGACCCCCAGTTCGGGTTCTGGGTTTTCAATGTGGGGTGGTTCCCCACCAAGAATAATCATAGCGACACTCCATGCTAAAAGAGTAGGGGAGGTTACCCTCCCCCTCAATGGTTATGGCAAGAGCTCCGCCTCACGCAGGAACGCGAAGATGCCCTCGTCTTGTGGGAACCCGGTACTGATCGGAATGATCCCCCCTTCACGGGTGAAGCTGAAGAGGAAGTCACCCACCATGAGCGGCTGCAACCGTTGGATACTGAGGATCTGCAACTGAGCGGTTGTGACCACCCCCACCAACATCATCGAACCCGACTTACGGAGTTTGACACCAGAGATGAAATACCCGGGCGTGTCATCCTCGATTGTCGCGTAGACGTAAAACGTCTTGTTCGCTGGGGCTGGGTCGATATCCCGCAGGTCTATGGAACCCCCCGGCATCTCGTAGTTGGTTCCGTTGATCATCATCCGGATACCATCCTGGAAGAACAGTGTCCAGCCTGTTTGCGGGTACACGGTAGGACCAATATACCAGTCAATAACCCCGGTTGTTTCATCGGTCTTGTGCAGCAACCGCGCGGCACCGCCGGTGTAGTCGTAGACCGCTGGAGTCACGGTGTTGATACGGCCAGTGTCCACACCCCCCGTCAACCCCACATCACTCATACCCACCTTCGGGATTGGTGCACACAAGTCTGGCACCGACCACGACGCTTGGTAGGAGAAAATGTTCTCGAGCTTGTTGGTCGGGATATCCACATCAAACCGCGCCGTTTGCCGGGTATAGATGGTTGCTGTGGTGTTGGTGGTGTAGGCATTCATGTTGTATATCTGCAACTTGTTACCGTCGCGGTAGATGTACATCCCGGCTTTGGAACGAGTACCTACCAATCCCAATAGATTCTGCTCGGCAACCCGGTTGTTGATTGCGCTGCTATAAGCCGCAGACGTATCCAGGACAGTGATGTCCTTGATCCAATGCACATCCGGATGGTCGGCATTGGGTGCTTCTACTACGGGGCGGAACAACACAAAGATCTGGCGGGTGAACTGCTTGGCAGGGTCCTGGAACGCAATGATTGCAATGCCCAAATTCAAGCCTTTGAACATCCCACCCATCTCGTTACCAAGGATGTGGAAACATACCGACCATGGCTTGTGTGCCGTGTAAACTGCCGGAATCATCGCTTCCATCTTGTCGATGAGTTCTTTCCGTACCCCGTAGAAACTGGTTGGGGTATACGTTGCCCGTTTGGTACCGGCATCCAAGACCTTGTTGAACGTCCGTGCGCAGGAGATCAACATGCTGTTGGCTGCTGGGGCCGTGAAACCAGCCGACCTCGGGTAGGAATGCCCCGCCCCCATGGAGGAGTACCCCATAGACGCCAATGACGTACTACCGCATTCTACCCCACCTGCTGTCAACTCAGCCGCACTTCCGGTGATACCGATAGGGGCTTCGTAATACGCCATGTTGGTTTGGTAGATGTCGTTGGTCAATGGGCGAGACTTGATCCCACTGACTTCCGTGTTGGTCACTTCAGGTCGTACAGCGTAAGGACCCGAGACTTTACGGAAATACGTCGCACGGGTGTTAGTTACCGGGTTTGTCGCAGAGTACAGTTCACCATCAGCTTCGTACGTCATGGCTGCTGGGAACACACCACTCAGCAATGGAGAACCCACCATCTGACTCACCCGGCGCTGTTCCTTGACCGGGGTGTAGATAATGTCCATACGTTGCGACAGAACTTCCGCGGCGGTCTTACGGCCTTCATACACCAGCTTGGTCATGTACGCCGGGAAGTTGTTACCCCCCGAAGACGTGGCCATGAGAATCTCACCACTGTCAAGAATAACCCCACACGAACCAGCAGCCTGACCGTAGCCATCGTAGAACTGGTAGTAGTGGGCCCGGGTGTAATCCTGGCGTTCGGTTTCCGTGGTGTTTTCGTAGTCGGCCGTCCAAGATGGGTTACGGAACACCTCCGTGAACACGCCTGTCGCTGGGTTGAACTCGTAACCGGTTCCCATTACCGACGAAATGTTTCGAAGTTCAGTAGCGGTACGGTAACTGGAGTTCATGCCCTGCAAGATGAAGAGGTATTCAGAAACCGAGTTGTTAGGCTTCTTAGCGTTCAGGAACATCGTCTTACCACCACGGTTGGTGGAAATCGGAGGTTGCATGAAAGTGATCGGACCCCAACCGGTGAGGACGCCGTTAGTGCGGACTTGCTGCATCGGCTGGAAGCGCTCGACGTTGGTCTGCTGAACGTTCTCGTAGTTCTTGTAGGTGAGCAGGATTTGCTCCCATTCGAGAATGTCGTGGTTCTCTTTGAACTTCGACACTGGGATCCGGAAGAACAAGTGCACGTCAACGTTGCTGGTACCTGGGGAGATAATCAGAACAACATAATCACCCATCAGGTGGATGCTCAGGCGGTTATCCGTGTTGGCATAAACCGACAGCACAGCTTTACCCTTAGCCAGCACTGGGGCCATGTTGACTTCCGTGTACTGATGCGCGGTAGCATCCAGTGTACCGTTAGTCAAGGCAACGAACCAACGGTCCAAACCATCATCACCTACCATGATCACACGGTGGTTACTCCCACCCACCACGGTCGTTGGGTTGAAGTTCTTAGCCAACAACGAAGGGGCTTCGTACTTATAACCGGTGTAGGTGATCTTTGGGTTGGTGGTGAAGAATTCGGCAATCTGGGAGTAGTACAACCCCTCGTTACGACCGTCGTTGTGGCTAGTCAGCATCATGATCAGCCCGGACTTCTCCAAGCAGAATGCCGACGATACCGACAACGACCCTAAACCTTCAAAGGCACCGGAGATGTTTGGCGGAATGAAACTCTCACCACCAAACTTACTGATTGGCATGATACCCGTACGCATCGCTGCATCCGTGTCCGGGATGTACGACTTGGCGAGTTCCTGGATACCCTGAGGAGTCGACAGTACGTCCGCACGAATACCTGCCTTGTCCTCTGCCAACGTTGCCGTGGCGAAGTTAGGGTGGTTACCCATGAGGATGTCGAACTTGGTGATCAGGTGTGGGGAGTGGTAGTTGTCGTCGTGGTTCTTCAACAACGTCATGTACTGTGCTTTGGTGGTCTTCAGCACGTTGTACGCGTTGGTGATGGTTGTGTCCACGTCAACGCCCGTCGACGCACCTGTGGTCTTCCAGAGGCCTTGGAAGACCTTACAGAAGTAGGTGAGCTCCCACCAGTCACCAATCTCGGTTTTGATGTTCTGGATGTGCAATGCCGGAGGCAGGGTCTCTGGCATCCCGAAGACCTTGTCCCACGGGATAGGGACCTTACCTTTGTGGAGCTTCTCCATCCACCCCGCCAGTTGACTGCGAGGGACGAAGTACGCACCGATCGATTGGTAGTCGATGGTGATGTGGGTGTTCGCTGCCAGCACCGCATTGGACACACGGATGAAACTGCACACCGACTTGTTGGACGCATTACAGAAGGGAACAAACTCCCCCTCGAAGAAGTAGTCAGTGTTAAGCTTGAGCAACCCACCGGCTTGGTTGTACACCTTCACCATTGCAGGTACTGCAAAGAACGGGGAACCATCCGGGATTACCCAGTTCAACGTTTTGTCTTTCAGAAGAATCTTTTCACCCGGGATGGTGTTCACCGGGTTTGTTGCGTGGACGTCAAACTCTACCAGTCGAATGGGATCCATGATGTAACCCTATATGAAAAAGAAAAGGGGTAGGAGGGGGTTACCCTCCTACTCCCTCTATAAAGTTGTCAAGGGAGCATTTCAGTCGAACGCAGCCATGGGATCTGGCCTTCGTCGTTAATGAGACCCGACGACGCTGGAATGCTGTTACCACGCTTCACTTCAGACACTCGGTGGCCGTCTATTGCAAACACGTTGAAACGTTCTACCGAGATGATCTGACGATCGTTGGTGACAGCCCTGCCGACCCACAGTTGGAAGTTGGATTCCAACCGCTTATCTTCCGACACTTCGTACTTCGCTTCCCCGCCATCCATCAAGGCGTAAATGTAGAACGTCTTGTTGGCAGGGGTCGGGTTGATATCGCGCAAGTCGATGTTCCCCGTGGGCAGAGTATACAGCTTGCCGTTAAAGACCGCTGTCAGTGCTGCCGAGAAGTACAACACCCAACCTGTTGCAGGGTAGGTATGACCGTACAGGATCTCCTTGGTTGGCCCTTGGAACATGGTACCGGCACCACCCGTGGACGTGCTATGGGCAATGGCGTACACCACACCGTCATCAGGTGCCACACACTTGTGGCGACCACCACCGCTTTGTCCAATGATGGTTATCCAAGTACTACCGTCTGTAGACCACCGCTTAGTGGTGCGGTCAAAGCTGAAGGTGCAGTACGACACCAACCCGTCACCTGGACCCGACGCATAGATAGCCGGGTCAAAGAATCCGGTGACTGTGTTACCGTCCACATGGAACCCGGCACGTTGCGTACCGTGGGTGGAGTTCGGGTTGCTGTTGCCCCACAGTGCGGCGTCCCAGTAAGTGCTGGTCAAAGAAACCGCGCAGTTCTCGAATATGGCGTGCATCTTGTCCAGAACAGTGAACCCAGTTACCGTACGGTTGGTGGAGCCGGAGTAGATGGGGGTAATACTCAGCAACGTCTCACGACGGTTAGTGGTCCCCACCTTGCCCCAACAAATTTGCACCAATACCGGGAGCCAACCGAACTTCGCGGTCAGAGGACCGTTAGGGTCACAGATCGACACGAACACACTTGGGCAAGCGTTCAACCCAGCCACATCGTCCACTTGCTGCTTGAGCAACGCCACGATAGCCGCGGGATACAAGATCGATCCCGTAGGAACAATGGTGATGGTCCCGTTGGTTTCGATCTTCCGGGTGTGTCCGGTCATGATCATGACGTCTTCAGGGTTGCTCCCCATAGGCCATGCACTGGCACCTGGCCACGCAGACAGGTCACACCAGCGTTTCTGGGTCCCAACACAAAACGCATTCTCCGCCAAGTCAATCCCGTACGTGCTCAACTGGGCTGTTGGGCAAGTAACACTGGCGGCGCCCACCCGAGGGTCTGCGTTGACCAGTCGAACGTCGTTACTCAGTGGGCGTGACAACACATTCGGGTAGAACAAGTTGGTCACTTCCGAGCGCTGGGCCAAACGACCGTTACCCACTCGGTAGAACAGTTGCAAGTAGCCGAGGGTGTCTGGGTTTGGCGTGGTGTAGAAATCACCGCCGTTACCCAAAATGAACGAACGTGGTTTGATGCTGGATTTCAACGGGCTGAGCACCGACTCCAGCACATCACTGATCTGGCTCATGGAACCCAGTTGAGTGTTCCACTGCCGGTTCATGGTATCATAGCGGGTCTTCCAGTCCTTGGGACGCCATATCACCGTACCCCGTGGGAATGACTGGTAAGTCCCATAAGACACCACAATAGAACCGTCTTCCAAAACAGTCCCGCCTTGGCAGTTATCTTGGAACACCAGGGCGTTCATGCTGATCGGCCCGATACTTGGTAGGTTGGTGTAATCCAGCGTGTACCGCGGGGTCTGGTACAACAACGTCATGACGTTGGTAGTTGGATCGAACTCATAGACCATTTCGATCATGAGCTCATAACCTGCCGTGAACTCCGGGATGGTGTACTTCGACCACCACGCACCTGTAAAGCGCAACAAAAACTTCCCAGGTTTACTCGGGATGGGTGAAACGTACGTTTGCTGTGAGCGGTAGCACCCCGTGCACGAGACGTTTTCCGTCTGCACAATGGGGAAGTACCACTTCAAGAAGGACGCCCCCAAACCGTTAGGATGAGGGATCGGAGTCCCCCAACGCCACACCGGGGAGTTGGTCCATTGCACACCCTCGCCGTCTTTAAAGGTCAGGTTAACCAATGCCGCAGTCACCGGCAATTGAGCTTCGACGGTCGCCTTCGGTACCCGGCCAATGTAACGGTAGTTGAAACCACCCCCCACATCAGCAAGTTTGTTGCGGTACGGAGTAGCCATGATGATGTAGATCCAATCCCCCACCAACACCACGTTGGTGTACTGGAGGAAAGAGATCATATCCGCACCCGCATTAACCGCAGGGGCAAACGCCGACATGTCCAGCTTACTGATCACGTGTTTCGACGGGTTCAAGGATCCGTTGGTCAACCCAACATACCACTGGGCTTTACGGCTGTCGGCCACCAGGATGACTTCGCCACCACTGCCTTGTGCAATGAAGTTCGGGACAGTCCCGTCTGCTTCAAAACGTTGGTGGTTGTAGCGGTAACCGGTGTACTGCCGCTTGGGGTTGTCGTACGGGGTTTGGACCACCGAGTAATACAGACCGTCCACACGACCGTCCATGCGGTTTTCCAAGAACACAAGCGAGCCATCGGTTTCCATGCAGATACCGGCGGTCTCGTACATCCCACCCAGACCTTCAAACGAACCGTCAATCGATGGTGGAATGAAGTTGGTGTTACCGAAGCGGGAGATTGGCAGGGCGTTGGCTGGCAGGAACTCGTCGCTGTTAAAGCCGAAGTTGTCAATGATGGTCTTCAGGCCCGACACCGTAACGTGGAGATCGTTACGACCTTGCAGCAGAGTGTTACCCCGCGCTGTGGCAAAGTTGTCTACCTTCTCCAACCCGAAGTCTGCCGTCTTCAATCCGTGCGCGTTATACGCATTGATGTGGTTGTTCAAGAAGGTGGTCAACATCTTCTTGTTGAGTTTGAGGTAGTTGTTGAGCAGGTTGAGGTAGTGGTCTACCCGAATCTCGATCGGCTTACGCAGGCCCGACTCGGCGTATTGCAGGATGGTGTCCAAGCAATCTACCACGTCCTGGAAGGCCACAATCGTGTACAGCAGGGAGTGACCATGCACCGGCGGTGGGAAGACGATCGGTTTGTCAGTGAGATTATCCCAATGAACAGGACGGTCGTCATTCGCAGCGGCGTCAATCAGTTGGAGCATCGACGCGTCAATCAGCGAGAATTCACCCACTACCTTGTACGACACCAACACGTCTTTGATGTCGGTATCGATCATTTCGATGGTGCAGGAAACTTCCTTACCTGCCAGCGCAGTCAGACGTGACATCAAGGTGTAGATGCGGTAGTGAACATCCGGGACGAGTGGACTCCCATTGGCCGCTTTCAGTTCGAGGCTATCGACGAAGAAAGGTGCATGGCGTGGAGTCCAAACGATCAACCCCTCGGTGAGTTCCTTGGGTTCATCGAGAACGTTGTTATCCGGATTGATCCCGCGGATGCTCGTCTGGTATTCACGAACAATGGGAAATTGCATAACCCGATTCCTTTAGTTGATGTTCAGGGTACCGTTTGCCATGCGACGGAAGGCTTCCTTCATGACGCTCAGCGGCACCAGCTTGTTGCCACTGTTGGCGTCCAGGTCGTCGACGGTAGCGGCTGACATGTTCGGGGTCAGCCCCAGGCCGAAGTCATCAGCCGTGGCGGCGTGTGCCTGGATAAGATCCTTGGCGATGTGCTCTTCGAACAAAGCCCGGATGTCGGTAGCACCCTGTGCTTGTGTGACCACCAGCAGCAACGACTTGAACTGGGTGATGAACTCCAGGTAGTCATAGGTCTGAGCAGCTGGGTGTGGGTGTGGGTCTTGCGGAAAGGTCGATGGGATGGTAACCCCATCCAGATCTTCCCACGACGCGATACGCGGCTGGGTCAGGATGTTGATGACCAGTTCAGCGAACGCCACCTCGTCCAGTACGAATGGACCACCGATGGTGTCGTAGCCGATGTTGATCACCTTGTTGGTGAAGTCTTTCAGCAGAACGACGGAACCGAAGGCGTTGCGTTTGTAGGTGGTGATAAAGCCATCGAACGGGTGGGCAAAGGCGTAGTCTTCACCCAACTTCAGGTCGCTGGTAGCGCCGGCTACACGAATGCTGAAGTTCTTGCTGTAGAACGGAGCGGCACGAGGAACGAATTCACGACGGGTGGAAACAGCAGAAGTCTTGAGGACTTCGGTGGCAATACGGCAATCGATACGTTCCTGGAAGGGGTTCCATTCGTAGACAACGTTGGCCATGATAGACTCCTGTTGAGTAAAAAGGGCATCTTATGACCTGCCCTGCATAGTGATTCCTAAGCCTATAGAAGCCTATAGGCCTGGGATTTTTCATAGAATCGAAAGGAGTAAATCCCTTATGTACACTTACAAAAGGGCAGTTGGGATCAGCCAACTCGACCCTAAGGGGGAAGAACTTGTAGACATCAGTGCTATCCCCGCGAAGGACCTTTTCACCCAATTCAGCTCGCTGATCATCGTGGTAACCGATGGGTTGATCTCTCAGGATGTCGCCATTGACTTGGCCACGTACCGGGGTGAACTGGCCACGTACACCGGTGTAATCCAAGCTTGGCTCAACACCAAAGCCACGGTTGTGTTGAAAACATCGAATACACTGCCGGGGAGTGAGTACCGTTTCGTGACCTCCCACGACATTCAGTACGAATGGTTCAGCTTGCTGCCTGGGGACGCCTCATTGGGCGATGACCGGCAAGACAAGTTGGATGTTCACGGTGCACCTGATGTTCGGGTACGCAAGACAGACAACACCACGGTCGATTACCAAGCGCTGGTCGACAACGCACTGTGGACCTACAACGGACACCTGTGCCGTGCGGTGAAAGGGGACAACTGCATTCTCCTGCTCAACGCCGGTAAGCACTTCCATGTGGCTGACCACGGCCATGTGAACTGCTTGAACTTCAACACCGTCTCCAAGCTGAAGACCTACGGCATCCAAGTCGGGGACCTTCAGTATGAAGACAAAGGAACTTACCAGTTCCTGCACTATAAAGCCCCAGTCTCGCTCGTTGGCAAAACCGTATGGATGTCGATCGGTGGGCGGTTGTTCTTTGACGATGTGGTTCAGGTCAAGGGTAACAAGGGCATCACTATCCGCACGGATCGGGTTAACTGGCCAATGAGAATCTTTGATTCGAAGGAAGTCATTGACCTGTCCAGCGTGATTGACAAGGAACGTCAAGTTGTACCGAGCGGCTTCTTTACCACGGAGTCGTTCTTCAAGGCCCTGCTTACGGACCCGTCGTCTTTCCTCATCGTGTTGGATAATCCCAACTTGTATGTGGATGTGAAGCCCATCACGACCTACAACCATCCGTTTACGTATCACACCGCCGAACAGCGGAAGATACCGTTAATGACTGGCGGTGGGTTACTCCCTAAGTTCTACACCAGAAGGATCATCAACCGCCGACTACTCGACATCGACCTCGGTGTCAAAACCCGCTACGTCAACAACCCGGCTGGTCCGTTGAACGAGGGCAACCTCTATCACACGTTCACCAACCGTTTCCGCCCCAGTGACTACCACACGGGGTATCAACTCTACATTCGCGGTGTCTTCTAGAGGGTTAAGCCCATGGGCGAAAAAATCCGCGGTCTGTTCTTTACCGACCGTTTAAGGAGCTTGGTGTCAACCATCATGCTCATCCTCATCTTCGGGGCTATCTTAGTCTCGTGGATGTATCCCAAGACCCCTAAAGCAGAGATCGACCCCAAGTCGATTGAGCTGTTTGAAAAGGTCGCGGACAAACTCGAACGGGCAGCTAACACGTTCGAACAACAGGGCAATAACACCGCTGCCCTTAACGAGACCCTGAAACGGCAATTGGACCTTCAGGATCAGCAAAGGACTATCGCTTATGACGTGCTCTACAAACGTTGGGGGATTGACCCCGCGGGCCCTCCTCCGGGCGAAGTTGGCTTCTCTGATAATGCCCCGCCTGCACATTCCCCTGTTACTGTTCCTGGTATGCATACTCGTCAGCGGCTGCAGCCACCAGACGACCATCTCCGAGGCGAGTACGTACCTCCAAGCGAAAGCACTGGAGGTCGAAATTACCAGCTACAAGAACCAGCTGCAACTCACCAAGAAACGTTTGGTAGAAGTGATACCCGAGTTCCAGGAGGTAACTCCGCTACCACCGACCGCACGGGTGGGTGAGCTGGCCAACTTCTTGGAGAACAACGACTGCGAAAAGGTCGAGAACAAGAAGTACTGTTATCAGCTTACCCGCTACAGGCTTATCCAGGTAACGCAGATGTTGGATGAGGCGTCTGCGGAAAATTGGGCTGCGAAGCTCACGATCCGACAACTACAGGATAACGTCAGTGTCATCATTGACGGGTTGGGTCAACGTGAGAAAGAAGTAACCGCACCCAAGCAGTGAGCAATAATCGGGACGAAGCAGACATAACCCCCCTACGAGCCCAGGACAGGCTCGTAGGGGGATGTTTACGTATGGCCGCTACCTGACTTACTCGACCTTGTCTTTCGGCGCAATAGCGCTTGCTACGCGTCTCCTGACACTGTCACCGATCCCTTCCGTCTGGAGGATGGTAGAGATGGTTTTGCTGGAGCCCATGAAAGTCCATACCACAACAATCGGACCCACGTTGGCAATCAGCATGATCCACATGTCAGGCCAGCCACCACCACCCTTGATCGAGACGTGGGTGCTGTAGGCGTTCATGGCTGCAATGAGGCAAGTGGTGATAGCTGCCAAGAACCCACCGATGTTGCGCAGGATGATGGTCCACTTACCGTAGATCTCACGTTCGATCCCTCCCGACTGTGCAAGCGCGGGTACTTCTTCTGGGGGAGGATCACCCCCTAGTCCTTCAGTTGCCATCGAAGACTCCATAATGTTTGGCCAAGCATTCTGCTCGGTACAGGCACACCGCGCCAGCATCGACAGTGTGTTCGTCACAGTCGTCGAGGATAAACCCGTTGGCATTGAGGTGTGGGTACTTCAGCAGACCGATCTTGACATCTTCCTTTTGGCTGCCCTTGAAGTTCGCCCCCACAATGGCTTTCGCCGGGTTGGGTAAAACAAAGGACAGGTGGATGTTGTTTTCAACAAACGCTTCCCGTACCTGGCTCATGAACATCACCAGTTGCTTGAACGTCAGCGCACTGGCCCCGAGGTAGTTGTCTTCACAAATACCAGCGTCGGGTTTCAGTTGTTCAACGAGCAGGGAAAGCGAACGCTTGAGACCATACCCGCGAGCCATTACGCCAGTCTCGTTGGTATCGTCGAATTGCACAGGAACGTCGTAGGTGACCTTATCCCCATAAATGGTGTTGGCGTACACCAGCTCGAAAGGAGCCTTCTCGTGGAGACACACGTCTACGACGAACACCCCCATGTTGGTAGTCGAAGGGTCAATACCCATGACCCTCGCTACTTGGGGGACTTTTACGTCCTCAGGCATAGATACCCTTTCTTCGAGCCGTGGTTGATCTGAATAATCGCAACCATTGGGGAGTAGTCCATCAAGAACCCATCAGGGGCTTCCATGGACCAACCTTTGAACACCAGGGTGAAACCACCAGCGCACAGATCCCCGAGTGTACCGGAAACCCATTTGCCCATGACTTGTTGACTGTTCAATAGGGTCGCCAGTTTGAAAGCAACCGAATTGTCAGTACCCTCGACAGGGTAGGTCTCACCGTTCCCCAAGGCATCCAAGAATGTCAGTTCTTCCTCGGAGTGGAGTTGGACAGGATCCGTCAGCCACTCGTTGTACTGCGACGGTTGGAAGATGGGGTTGGTGAGGTTCCAGACGGTGTCTTCTTCGCCTTGCTCCTCTTCTTCAGGGGCTTTACCCACTGTAGTCGATTTGTTAACGAAGGTGACGATCACCTCATTGGTGTCCGGGTCCAGCAACTCGAGGGTCAGCTGCCCTTCACCGTTGAGGAACGTCTGGGTCTCTTGAAACGCACTCGCCTCCAGCTCAGACTGGTAGAAAGTGTTGGCCAGCACAATTGCTTCACTGGCCAGAGTCCCTTCCTTCAACGGCAGGTGGGGTGTCCCTTTCAACAGTGCAGGGATTTCCATACCGCCTCCTTACGAAGCAATCGCAGTCGAACCTGCGTGCAGGAGCATCGCTTCGGATGCACCGTGGTCGAACCCAAGCTTCACGCCGACGTTGTTCAGCATGGAGCGGGCGTCGCGTTCAGTGATGTAGTGAGCCACCACCGCCGACAGGACTTCGGTGTAACGCACGACCTGGCCTTGGCCCACTGCACCGTCGGTCTGGGTATCGATACCCCAGATGAGAGCAGTTTCCGATATTGCGGCCAGGCTCGCATCACCGTACAGGATACGGCAAGCGTCAGCGCATTCCAGCAGGTCAGCAGTGGTCAGCGAGCAGTCGAGGATCGCCGAGCTGTTGATGTAGACGTTGCTGACCGGTACCGAACCTTCGCTGGTGAAGTCCAACGGTTGCGGGTTCATCAGGTCGTCCTTCACGGGCACGTACTTGACCGGGGTCTCGTTGCCTGCGCTGTCGCGAGTGATTTTGTTCACCGACGGCGCGTAGTTCAGGAAGCTGATGAGCTTGATGTAGTAGAACGCGTAGGCCACGCCGCCGACGTCCTTGACCACACGCATGCGGTACTTCGCACGGTTGACGTTGTCGAGGTCGTTGGCAATCGGGCGGCAGATGAACGGGATCGGCGAGAACAGGTTGCCGTCGATCGGTTGGTGCTGGTTGACCTTCAGCTTGGTACCACCCAGTACGTTGGTGCCGTTGGCGTCGAAACCGCGGATACCGATGGAGAAGTACTTGAGGGTGTAGTCACCGCCATTGCGCAGACCGATGGACTGGGCTGCCAGGATGTTGTACGCCTCGTTGAGGGTGGTGTACTGTGGCAGGGTGAACTGCTGACGGGTGGCCAGGCATTTGGCGATCAGGTTGCCGTAAGGGGTGTTGGTAACCGCCTGCGTGGGAACCTCGGAACGGTTCGAATCGTTTTGTTCAGCGTTGGTGAGAGCCATGGTCTAGGAATCCCTATAGACGGTTGAGCTGGAAGCTGTTAGCGAAGCGCATAGAATCCGGTGAGATAATGACCGTCAAGGTCTTCTCTTCCCGCACCAACGCACTGATGTCAGTATCAATGAGGTGGTGACCAGTAATCCGGTGGACCCAGTCTGCGATCATGGATTTGTTGTGCTGTGCGTCGAAGTCGTTGCGGTACGTAGCCGGGATGTCCAAGCTACGCAGGTTGCTCAACCCCGACAAATTAACTTTAGGGTGGATGTAGTAGTCATTATCCCCGTTGGGGTGTTCGACCAGGAAACAGTGCTCGTCGGTAGCGCGGCTGTAAGAAGCCCAGGTGATACTGATCGAACTCTCATCAGTAATCATCCGGTCTTCACAGAAGCGTTTACGAACCAAATTGATTTCCCGGTAGTCTGTAAAACGACGACCCATTACGGCAACTCCTCATCTTCGACAACACGGATGTACGTGCTGTCAGGGAACTTGATCGAGGTAGGTTTGAGGCCTTTCTCGATGTCGTAGAACCTCAGTCGGTCTGGAACCACCACCTTGATGATCGCTTCCGAACCCACTTCAAGCTGTGGACGGTCTGGGCTCACCACCGGGATGTTGGCTTCGAGGATACCGATCAGGTCGTTGTTCGTAGGTACATGCAACTGTACATACTTGAACTCACCTTCGAGGTCATTACCCTTGCCAATCCAACGTGGATCCCCCACCGAGATTTCATTCGGCACTTCCGTAACGTCAGTACCGTCGTCCATCTCTTTGATGGTGTGAATGGTGTAGGAGCTCAGGCCCATCATGATGTCGATGAGGTCCGACTGTTTGATCCGCATTGACGGTTGGGTGTTGGTGTCCCACCCAGTCACACGTTTGAAGATCTCCCAGGCAAAGCCTCGTTTCTCTTCAGAGGTGTATTCGGAGAAGTCGAACTTGTAATCGAGCAGAAGCGTCCTGTAGTCCGTGTAGTTGCCGAGTTTGACAATCCCCGAGGCATACATCAGCTTCGTGGTTTGCTTCACCCTAGCGCGCTTGTTGAGGTCGTAGAACTGACTGTAGAGTTTCTTGTGGCTCCACATCCAGTCATAGACTTGGAACGCGTACTGGATCAGGTAGTCAGGTGCAACAAACACCGCCACTGGATCCCACAGCGCTCGGATATCTGCTGCCAGCTTTGGATCGATGAACGCAGGCCCGCCCATGTTGCGCAGTTGCGCGATGGTAGGCGGTTTGATCTTCGAGACGTTCTGGTAGTAGACCTTGTCGATCTTGGTGGGTTCAATACCCCGAGACGACAAGATCAGGTACTTCCAAATGTGGTACAGGTCGGTAACCGGGATACGGTGTTGTTTACCGCTCTTCGGATCGACCACCACCGAACGGCCTTTGAACTGACCGTTACCCGCCAAGTAGATCCACTCGTTGTACGCCACCGACATTAAGGTATCTGCGTGCCGGTTGGTGTAGTCCATCATCGAGGACTCTAATGCCTTGGTAGGGAGCTCAGAATGCAAACTGAACTTACCCTTCATCAGGGCATCTTCCAAGTAAATCGACGTGTTGGGGTAGTTCTCTTTGGCTTGGGTCTGCTGCTTGTTGATCATCACCTCGGTTTCGATGAACTCCGGGGTACGGCCGTAGTCTTCGATGAGGTTCAGGTTCATCCGACGGTACAACGGGTTGGGGGTAAGGTCCTCCAAGATGGTCTCGGTGGATTCAACCATGTCGTACTTGGCAATCGGGATAGCACCTGGGGTCAGGATGTTTTCCACCAACTTGTTGAAGCTGTACATCTGGCCCGGGTTGTTCTTCAGCCATGCAATGTTGCGGAACAGCCACATGATCTGTTCTTTGGTCATGCTTGCCTTGTACTGCGAAAAGTCACCGAACGAATCGATGTGACTCCACACGAAAAACTCGTGCGAATGACGTGTAAAAGCATCCTCTAGGCGAATGGCATGAACGACCTCGATTACCATGGCGTACAACTTACGCATCATCAATGTCAACATGAGGTCATCGGTGGTGATGTAATCATTCTTGAACATCATGATTACGTTGGCATTGATATGCCGTTGCAGTTTCGAGATCAACTGATCCTCGTTCCACAACACTAAATTTGTATTCCACCGCAGGATTTTATAGTCTTCTGCCTCAATGGTCTCCTCGTAGGGGATCGGCGACAGGATGCCGTTGATCAAGGCAGGCTGGTGTGGATAGGCCTCCATCAGGCGGGTGTACCAATGCCCCCCTTTAGAGTATTCCCGCAGGGTTGCGATGTGATCCTGGAGGACCTCTTTGGTGAAGTTGATTTCCTCACCTGTATCAATTGAGGTTACCACCATCATGTCATCGGTGGGGTGGTAGTCCCCGTTCAAATTCATGTAGTACCGCCAGGTACGTTTATCGGAACTGACCGGGTAGTTCGCAGCTATCAGCACGTCATTGTCTCGCTCGGCAACTGCACCGATCTTGATGACCATGGTCCTGACCAAGCTGAATGTATCCCGGAAGTACCGGTCTATATCAACACTGTTCATAAAGTTTAACTCGTGAGGTTAGTATGGGTTACAGCGATAACACACGCAGTAAGACACAGGGCAATACCCATGTCGACTACACCAAGATTCGCCAGGCACTGAATGAAGTCTCGCCGGCTGTTTCGGCCACGCTGCGTAACGCGGTCCCACGGAACGGTTCTACGCCTGAACGTGATGAGATCAAAGGTAAGGACACCATCAACCCTTACAAGCTCGCGTCGCTGAGCAACATCATCAGCAACAACATTAACGCCGTCGCTGACCTGCGTGCGATCACGCCGTATATCGACAAAGCCGAGCTGATCTGGAACACCATCCTGCTTTACCCTAACGGTAAGCAGGACAGGATTCTTACCCGAGACACTTTCCCGACGCGCTATAAAAGCACAGCGCTGCATGCGCTGCTGTTGAAAAAGTGGGACAATTACTATACCAACGACTATAAGATCGAGTCGGAATTGGGGCCTTGGATCAACGATATCCTGTGGAATACGGGCAGTGTGACCCTGTTCAACTTGAGCCGTCCAGGGCTGGATTACCTGATCAACGGCAGCGAGATCGACCCGAACGATCCGAATGCACGTGCCGGTCAGGAAGCCTTCAAGAACGAAGCGCGAGTGAAGTTGGCCGCCGAGTTCGAATCAGTTAACGGCAAACACATCGTCCGCAACAAAGGCATGTTTGTGCGCGACCCTAACTTCAAGGCCACCAACGACCAGAAGCAATACGTCTCTGGTTTGGAAGCCTTGCTGAATGGACGTCCTAATTACGTCGGGACTGAGTTCAACCTGTTCAACGGGTTGACCGAAGAGGTTGACGGTAAGGCAGAGAAACTCTCTGACTTCATGAACGTCACCCTCACCGACAACCCGGCGATCCTGTACCTCCAGCGCTTCAACGAAACCACTCGCCAGCAGGATGTCCTGTCGGTCATGGGGATGGAGTCTTTCGATAACCTCATTGTCTCGGCTTTCAAAGCGGATGAGGCAAAGAAAAAGAAAGACGACAAAGCACTGGAACGTGACCAAAAGAAAAACGCCAAGGCGAAGCCTGAAGGTCCTGAGGCGACTACTCAGAACCTCACGGAAGACCAGCTGGAAACCCTCGGTCACACGATCTTCCGTGGACGTAACATTCGTCACCAGTCGATGCAACATGTCAAAACCCAGGACAGCCTGTCGGTACAACCGTATGGCCGTGGTCTGGTGTGGCACGTACCGAGTGAGGCGGTGATCCCGATTCACTACAACGGCCGTACCCGTCAGAAGATCGACTACATCTTCCTGCTGGACGATGAAGGTAACTTCCTGAAGACGTCGGGGGACGATTCGTTCTACCAGTCGACCACCAAGAACCAAAGCGTTCAAAACCGTCCCAAGGCAGGTAGCGACAACCACCTGATCAGTTCCTTGCGTATGGTGCAGGAGGGCAAGCCCTGTGACTTCGACATGTCTGAATTCGCCGAGATGGCCAAGTCGGCAATCATCCGTCGTTACATGCAGTCGGTGATCAGCAACACCGGTGACAACATCAGTGTGACCATTGATGATGAAACCAACAAGATCTTCTTGGCACGTATGTTCCGTCGTCAGGGGATTCGTTGCTTGTACGTACCGGGTGAAGCGGTTACCTACATGGCGTTGAAGTACAACCGCCTGGGTATGGGTCAGTCGCTGACTCAGATGGCCAAGATGCACATTGCCCGTCTGGCAGCCTTTGACTTCGCTGACGCGTTGGCAAACCTCCAGGCAGCCCAACCCCACAGCATGATGACGATCAACGTCGAGAAGCTAGATGGAGACCCGCACAACACCATTGCGTTGGCACGTGCTGCGTTCTTCGCGAACAACCCACGGTTGCACAACCTGTTGTCGACGGCTCAGTTGTCGGTTCCGCAGATCGCGGATGCTCTACGGGAATCCTCGTTGACTATTAAAGTCAATGCTTCCGAGAACCCGAACATGCCTACGCCAGAGATTGATCTGGCGCGCATGGACAAGGAGCATTTCAAACCGGTTGACGATACCAGTCGCCAGAAGGTGCTCAATGACATCTCTAACTACTTCCACCTACCGCGTAGTTGGTTGGACGTTTCGGATGACCAGAACGAATTCCAGATTGAAGCTTTGACCGAACACCAGATGGTCCATAACCAAGGGGCTAACTGGCAGTCGGAATTGGCGGATCATGTCATTGACTTCGAGAAGAAACACGCTCGGGTTAACGGCATGTTCTTGAAGGACTTCGTTCAGGAGATCATTGACAACAAGAACCTGTGGAAACCTGACAGCAAGGAAGAGATTCCTGGGGATGAGAACCAACAGGTGAAGATCATCCTGTCGGACTTCTTCTCTGGGCTGTTCTGCTACTTCCCAGAAGCCTCCAGCACCGAGAGCACCAACAAGCTCAAGGAAAGCCTGGACGCGGTACAAGCGCTGGTACAGGTGTGGGAAGAGTTGTCGGGCAGCACGGTGGTGATGGGTCAAATGGCCAAGGAGCTCGGTCTGGAAGACGAGAAGTACAGCCAGGACGAGATCAAGGCCTCGATCAAGTCGGTGTTCATGACCGAAGCGTTCCGTCGTTTCAACCTGCCGATGCCTTTCGACGAAATCGTCAACGAAGGCAAAGGCGGTGGTATTGCGTCGTTGATCCACAACATCGTCCACCAACGCAACAACGTGGCGGAGTTCATGATCAAGTTCTTGGAAGAACGTTCTAAAGCGGACGAGAAGACCAAGAAGACGTACAAGAAGGTCTTGGAGAAACTCACCGCACCAGAAGAACCGGAACCGGGTCAACCAGGACTTGATGAATACGGTAACCCAATCGAACCTGCTGCTGAACCGCAGTTTGACGATGACGGTAATCCGATCGAGCCAGCGGCTGATAGCGGCGAAGTACCAGCCGTTCCAGGTGAAGAGGGTTCTGAAACTACTGGTCTGGATGACAGTGGTTTGGGTGATGTGGAAGGTGCGCCACCAATGCCTGGTGACGAAAGCGGAGCAGCCAATGCGGAAGGTGGTGAAGCGGATGCAGGCGGTGACGCTGATGCAATCGCAGCAGCTGCAGCCGAGGCTCCACCGATGCCGGGTGAGGAGGGTAGTACCGAAGATGAACCAGCGGTAGAACCTGCTCCGGGTGAGGAACCTGATCCTCTGGAAGAACCGGAGGATGCCCCGGCAATGCCAGGGGAAGAGGAACCGGAAGAAGGCGGGGAAATTGAAGGGAGTGACGATCCTGAAAGCCCCAACTACAACCCGTTCGGAAAGAACGGAAAAAAGAAATAAATAAGTAACCATACCCTACCCACCCCGTAAGGGATGGGTAGGGCTTATGGCCGCTTAACGTTTAGGAAACACTACAACACCTGGTGGGATGTCCTTGTAGACTTGCAGGACGGCGTCCGCTTTACCCTCTTCGATCTCCTTCAGGACACGCAACAATTCTTTTTCCGTATAGATCCTGATGATGCAGTCCAGGACTTGGTTGGGCGCGACGTTAGCATTGATGTCCCACGCTCTGCCAGGTCGACCGTTACGGAAAGCCTCGGAGAGTTGGAGTTTGGGTTCACCCTCAATAACTACGTGTTCAACAAACACTGAAAGCGGAAGGCTGATGGTAGGGATGCTTTCCCCACGACCGGCATAGTAGCCGGCACCCGCGTATGTATTAAGAGGAGCCATGACCAGCACAGGGTCCATACCGCGATGGAAGATCCGGACCTGGGCAACGCTACAAGAAGCCGCGGCTTTTTCTGGAATGGAATACAGATACTGTTCCCCGTAAACCTTGAGCAGGTGAGCCAATATCATTTCTGGGGTAGGTGCGTTTGCTGGCCAGTGGGATGTATCGAGATCTTTCTGTACGGCAATCATGGGGTCTTTGCCGATCTGGGAGGTGAACAGGTGGGTGAAGGCGCAGACGAGTAGTGGGATGGCACCGCCCTTGAAGGCGTTCCCCATAGGGCGTCCTGGCCATGGATCATTCACCATACCCGGCATGTGGAGTGGTGTTCCATATGCATTGAACTGCGGGCCGAAGACGCTAGGTTGCATTCCCACAGATTCTTGTTTACGGGGCTCGACGGACAGGAAAACTTCGTCGATGCTGTTGAAGGTGATTTTCACCTGTCTGGTGAAGAGGATGGTCAAGGCACCTTGTTCTTCGTTCAACCACTCGCACTGTTTCAGCTTATGGATGATCTGATCGATCACCTCAGGCTGGAAGGAGAACAAGGTGCCGAGGTGGGCAACATGGCCGTAGACCACCTCATTGAGTCTGAGACCAGGGCGCATCATCCGTGCTGTGTGGATGTCTTCGTTGTTGATGGAGATGGTGGTAGTGACATTACGTTGATCGGACATGATGATTCCTTATTCGTTGTCGGGTTTTTCAGCGAGGCGTTCGCCGATAATGGTCAGCGTCGTCCCCAGCGGTTGTTCCGGTACGGGGAAGAGGTTGGGTTTCGGTTCGGTTTCACGCAAACGCTTTTGAATAAGCCTGAGCATGACAGGACCCGGGATATCAGCACCCCGGGACGTGGCGTACAGGTTATACCGAAGCAACATATCTGCCAGCTCGGTATTGGTGAGGTGGTCGTAGTTACCGGACATGTTTACCTCGGCATGGAAGTAACCGTGTAAGTTACGTCAGTGAAGTTACCCATGGCAGTGTTGACGTAGACTTGGTATTGCCCGTCTACCCTTTTGCAATAGACGTGGAACTGTTGCTTGACCGATTCGAAGTAGACACCCTGAATGTTGGCCAGTTGCGCTGAACCCAACGTCGTAAGGTCGACTTTCACCATGCCGATCTCACCCAGGATTTCACCCGCCTTACCCCAGTAGAACGACGGCACCAGTCTAAGTACACTGTGGGCCATGGTTTCCCAGTCCCTGAGGTACACGCTGAAGGTTTCTTCGCTGGCCTGGATCTGAGGTGCCTGTGTTTCAGCGGCTTGAGCGTAAATGATCCACGAATCGATGTGACTCCGCGCGAGCACCTCACCTTTGAACTGGTGGTGGACAATGTCCCAGCCGAGCGTCAACAGGAACTTCGGACCACCCGGAACGTTCTTGGCGATCAACCCCAGTTCGTCGATCTTCTCGAGGATGTCGGTGATTGTCTCGTCGCGAGAACCCGGGAGCACCACGCGATATTCGGCCATTGCTTCAAGGACGGTATCACGGAGGTTGATGTTGCGTTCGAAGTAGTAGTTCAGATCGACGGTGCAGTAACGTTTCTTACTGTCGATCTCAACATCTTCAACTTCTTCTTCGGTATTACGCAGCCGCTCCTGGATCAGCGAGATCAGGTCATGGCCGTACGGGATGTACTTGTCCATGGCCTTGAAACGTTCAGGCATTTGGTCGAACTGAATCAGGCGGTTGAGACCGATCAGCTGGGCCAGGTCTTCGTTCGAGAGGTACGGGTACTTGTTGTTCTGTTCCATGGTTATCTCCTTAAGGATTGATACGTTTGAGTTGGACGGACCAGTAAGAATCCGGCACCATGATTCGGTCGAAAGGCGACGTGTTGTACGTCAGCAGGCCATAGCGGTTGCGGGGTTTCTTGATCGTGAGGATAACCTTGGACACAGGCACCCGCATGATGTCGTACAGGCCGTTGCACTCAAAGTGCGAGGCAAAGGTGGCTACCATGTCCTTGGGGGCAGGCAGTCCTTTGGGGAACTTGTCTTCTGGGATACCTTCCAGGGCCCGCTGGACGTATGCCCAGAAGTCAGCTGGATAAGCTTCGAACTCGCGGAAGCACACGTCCAAACGAATCTGGAGCATGCCTTCAATGTTTCCGAAGTTCAGTGTCGTTGGTTTATTCTCGGCCATCGTTAAACCCTCTGTATGTTGGGGGTGCAGTTAATTTCCCACGCAGGCATTGGAGTGATCTTGCGTTTACCGCTCGCACAAAGGATCCGCGAAGTGGGGAACCGTAGGGTGCTGGTGTTGTAGATGCACAGCTTTGTGGTTTGTGTACGGGTACGGATCTCTTCGTAGACACCACCAGCTTCAAAGGTCTCCCGCAGTATACGGCAGAACGTGTGGACATCCAGGTTGTTGGGGATACGGATCAAAGCACCTTCCGCCAACCCATCGATGATCTCACGCAGGAAATACCAGAAGGCATCCAGTTCGTTTTCAAGATCGTAGTCATGGAAAACCGAACTCAGGTTAATCTGGATGAAAGTGTCCTTACTGTGGCTGTAAGGTTCGACGGCATCCAGCATGGCCTGGCGACGGTTGTCACGTTTAGTATGGTTGGTCATTTACAGTTCTCCGAAAAAATAAGGGATCCGTGTGGACCCCTTTGCAACCAGTGACTTCCTGTTAAGCCAGGAAGGCAGCAGGTTGCTTGTTAACAAAGGTGTTCAGCAGTTTCCCGTTGAACTCCATGTGTTCTTTAAGCGACTTAGGGAAGTCGGTGATTTCCAGCTTGGTGAGGAACGCGTACAGACGATCCTCCAAGGAGAGGGTGTCGTCTTTAACGCTGCGAGCACGTTGTACTTCCAGCATGCAGCGGAAGCGTACGAGTTCTACTTCGGACTTCGGAAAATCAATTACCGAGTAGCCCATCAGTTTGTCAAAGATCTTTGCGACACCCATGTCAATCTCCTTAAATAGAAGTGAGGCGGACGTCTGTCCGCTCTCGTATTAAACGCCGCCGCCTACCTCACCGAATGCACCGATGATTTCAGACACAGCGATTGCAGTGCTTGCACCAGTCAGACCTGCAGCCGCGCTGTTCAGGATCTTGCCGGTAGTACCGAACAGCTCAGCAGTCTTGAAGACATTGCCTACAGCGAAACCAACAGCAGCGCCAGCAGCAGCGCCCACCAGGCCTGCAGCGATTGGAGCACCCTTTGCCACAGCTGCAGCGCCGCCCAACAGGCCGCTCGCAACACCTACACAGACACCTATCGAAATACCTTCTTCACGCTTATTGCTTTGCAGGAAGGCGTTCATGGAAGCTTGAGCAGCAGCGTTGTTCATTGCAGTCATGGTAAATCTCCTAAAAGTATTAAGTAATGGGACAACCCTGTGTCATCCCATTGGAACTAATTGATTGAAAGTTGGATTAGAACAGAACCACGTTTTCCAGGGTGCCGCAGCTCCACTGGTTGTCGACTTGTGCGGCGTTGTACTTGTCAACGCCAGCTTGCAGACCATTGGCTGCGCTGTTGATGTTACCACCCACCGAAGTTCTGCTGATGGTTGCCTTGCCAGTCTCATCATCCAGGTAGACGATGTTCAGGCAGAAGTGGGTGTTGGCATACAGCCCAACGATGTGACGGTGGCCATTCTTATTGACCAGTTCAGCCAGACCACCAATCGAGCGATCTTCGCGATTGTTGTTGTGGTCGTCGCTTACTTTCAAGTTGTTAGCTTTAATAGCTTCCAGGACTTGGGCGAAGGTAGCTTGTTGAGTGCGGGACATAGTTGTAACTCCTAAGTGTGAAAGACATTGATTGCCTTTATCACCCAGGTTATATAGGTCTGAGATAAACTGTAACTTAAATATTTCAAAAAGAAAGCATATGGGAATTATACCTACCTAACCGGATATCCGGTTAGGTAGGTAGTCATCCTGAGGTTACATCAGTCCTGAGGCAGCAACACCAGCGGACGATCCGTGGCAATGTGGCGCAGAGTGGCGGTGTTCGGGTCGAACGAGGAGTAGTTGAACAGCCACATGTTGTCCGAGTCGCTGAAACGCAGAATGCGATCAGTCGTATCGAACGGGGTGGTTTCACCCATGGTGGTTTCGAAACCGGCTTCTACCAACTGGAAGTATTCCGGGTATTTGCTGCGCTGAATGATCACAGCTTCACCCGGCGTGTGGATTGGACCACCGCGGCGGTTGACAACGGCAATATACATCTGCCGTTCTACAACCAGTGCCAGATCCTGGCGCATCTTGTCGATGTCCGAAGCGTCTTCGTCCAGAGCCGGTTTGTACGGATGGTTGAAGAGGAAGATTTCCAGGCCTTTGATCAACTGGCTGTTGGCATCGGTAACGTGCAGCTCACGGCGGTCGTCTTCCGAACCGCGTTCTTTCAGGTACTCGCTCAGTTCGCGGATATCACGAACAGCCGAGCTGACCGACAGGTGGGTACCCTTGCCCTTCTTCGGGGTGTAACCGCAGGTGTTCACCAGCCAGTTGTTGACCAGCAGAGTCAGGCGTTCGTCAATGAAGTTGCACAGCTCTGGGTTGACGATGCCCTGGGTGAAGTAGGTGTTCAGTGCGTTGCACGCCTGGAAGAAGGTCGGACGATCTTCACCCGAGATACCGGAGTCCTTGAACAGGAACGGCATGTCGTTGTACAGGCGGATACGCTCTTCCGGAGCTTGTACGTTGAACACGTCCCAGATCACGGCGTTGAAACCAACGGCGTTTTCGGTTTGGATGTTCTTGGTGATGGTGGTGTTCATCGCCTTGATGGTCGATTCCAGCTCGCCGGCGCTGTTCGAAACGATCGCTTCTTTCACGGCGATCAGCGGGATGTCGACCAGCTTCTTCACAGTGGCCTGGGTGATGGTCAGGTTACGCTTGGAGGTAACGTCTTCCACCGGCACTGGTACTACGTTGTAGTCCGGCTTTTCCGGGTTGTCGATCAGCGGCAGCAGCAGTGCCGGGTTGGACAGGATGGTTTGCACGGTAAGCCCCTCGGCGCGCACGATGAAGCTGAACCAGCCGGTGTCGCCATCGAAGTCCAGTTGGACAACGCGGAACGAACCTGGCAGCACGGTTTCTTCCGGACCTTGTTCAGCGTGTTTACGGAAAACGTGCTGGATCTGTTTCCAGTCGCTTTCCGGGATGAAGTAGTGGTTCGGTTTGCTGATGGCGTGGAAATAACGAAGGAGGTTGAATTCCTTCATGTTTTGCCTGGTGAGGTTTTCCAGGTCAGTGCGTTGATTGTTCCAGTCGATCACAGTATTGTCTCCCGTAAGACCATGCTGTTGTTGGTTTGTATATTGATACCCGGAGTTGCCCCCGGCTGCTTTCCGACGTGCCAGCTCGAGGATCTCACGGTAGGCGTAGTCGTCCATCACTTGCGGTTGTTGCGGATTGTGACCAAAATTATTGTGGTTGAACATTTCAGCATTCTTTCCATAGAGCATGTTCCAGTCTGGTCGAGTTGTCTCTTGCAGCTTGAACTCCAAGCCGCCGTACGGCGAAGTCTGACCAAACATATCGTAGGCGGACGCAGCGGCTTCCTTGAAGTTCTCCAAGTGGGCGAACTTCTCCAGGATGCTCTTCGGCAGTTGGCGACACATTTGCTGGCCCTGCGGGGTACGCATCAACCAACTGACGAATTCGAAGAACAACACGTTCCTGGCAGCAACATAAGCCAACTCCAGGTACTCATTCGCATTGAGTCCATCTTTGTTACCATTGCGGAGCTTTTCTACCACCCCTTTACCAAACATCGGCAAACTGGTGTTGGCTACTACCCGGGTGAATTCCGCTTGCCGGTTAACCGCTTCAATGAACGCTTGCCGTGCTACACAGGTACGACCGAACTCGTCTGCCGAGAACGAGTCTCGTGCGTTCTTGTATTGGTCATACAACTGTCCAGTACGGTAGTAGATCTGGCGCCAGTACTCTGCCATCGCCGGTGCTGCACGATCGATAAAGTACTTGAGGTTATCAGGGTCGCTGTCCTGACTGCTCTTTAAGGCACGGAGACCTTCGTCCTCGTACGCGGACTGACCGTAGGTCGCCCAGTTAAAGCTAGCCCCGCTGGTGTTCGCAGCTACGCTAGACATCTGCTGCATGATCATTTCGCCAGGCGACATTTGCTGCATGCCTTGACCCATCATGGGTTGTTGCATACCGCCCATGCCTGGCTGCCCCATACCAGCACCCAACGGGGTGCGGGCCATGCCAGGAGCACCACCCATTCCGTTATCAGGTAGACGGACACCGGCTTGAGGTCTGATCAGGTTATTGGGGTTTTGGTTCATTGGTTAGGTTCTCTTTACTGTGCGCTATGGAGGATTACTTAGATACCTCTCTATAACGCAGGCGTTTATCTGTTTTCTCGAACAGCGGCTTGAACGTCGGATCAATATCCGTGATCTTACCATCACGCAGATAAATGCAAGGGTTTAAGTAGCCGCGAGCGTCGGGATAAGGGCCGGTAACACGACTGGAGCTGAAGACGAACGGAAGCGACGCGTGGATGTGACCCGCGCTGTCGGTGATGTCAAACTCTCCGCGTTTCTTCGCTTTGGCCGAGCTGGTGTAGACACGGTGCTGCGGCATACAGCCCAGCATGTAATCCACAAACGGGTTATCCGTCGGTGTAGCTTCCTGGATAAGGTTGGTTGTCCGTGCATTATCGATCTCCTTGATGTGGAAATGATTATGCAGGAACCGCGACACCTTCTTCTGACTGAGTTCGGAATTGTTCTTGATGTCGTGCTTGAAGTTGTTGGCAGCGGTGATCAGCTTGTCCAACGTGAACTCCAGACTCGACAGCTCCTTATCGAAGCCAGAGGCCCGATCCGAAGTCTGAACAATCTCGCTACGGTTTGCGATAATGTAGTTGAACAGGTCGTACATGTTCGAGACCACAATGCGTTGCTTCGCAAACTTCTGGATCGACTCGTCGTCGAGGTACTCGTTAATCGAGTGGAAGTGTTCATACATCAAACGCATGATGTAATCAGCCTGGTCACCTGCTTTCACAGAGCACCGGCCAATCAGGAGCTTCCAATAGTCGGGATTGTCAATCTCGTCTACCTCGAAGTGGGATGACATGCAGTCCATCACGAAGAGCAACGCAGTCGCATACTGCAAGCCCATGGTGCTGAGCTCTTTACGACTGGCGCTCTTGTTCCGTACTGCAATCCCAAGGTCATGGCTAACATAGTCACCCAAGCTCTTGGAGTTCCCATCTGCCGATGTGGTCCGGGTGTAGATTTGCCAGCGGTCCGATTTGGACGCTTCTTCCACCAGGGCATCGACCGAGCCTACCATGAACTGACATTCACCAAAATCTTCCATCGCCTTACTGAAGCCGATGTTAGCGAAGATGTACCAGGCCAAGAGTGGCGTTGGCGTTTTGGAGTCAGTGATCTTGCGAGATTCCGTCGGCGAATAGAAACGGTTCGCCGCCATGTTCGTCTGATGGTGGTGGGTAGTGTACCGACCAGTGTCCCAAAGGATCTGATCGTAGTTGAAATGTTCCACCCCAATCTTGAACTTGAAGCCCAGTACTTTAACAAAGATGGAGTTTTCCTTGGTTACGGGTAGCCCACGTTCAGCCAACACAAACTGCAGACTGTAGTGAACCCCCCGCAACCAGATATCCCCGTAACGATCGGTGTACGGGAGCATCGTGTACGCTGGCTTCAGCTCGATCATCGCCCCAGAACGGTCACGGTAGTCGAACTTGATCTTCACAGGATACAGAGTCTCCTTGTGAATGTCGTACATTTTGGTACTGCTGTTCAGCAAGTACTCGTTATACTCCCGCGGGGACACCCGCTCCACATCCCGGAAGAACACGCCGCGTGACTCAATACCCTTTAACAAGGTTCGCAACGCTGACCGGTAGTACTGTAACCCTTTCTCGAATTCCTTTTGGTGGAAACCCTCCACAATCTCTTGGTTGAACCTGGGCATTGTCGCGTCGACTGCCCGAGCGAGTTTTGGTAACATGTGGCGCTCCATTAAGAAGTTAGCAGTTTATACCCCGTAAAAGCTACTCCCGCTAAAGTACCAACAGCTTTAGCGAAATCCCCCCAGGTGTTCTGGGACCCTTTACTCTTCAACATGTCGATGTTCGCTTTACTGACCGTCGCATTCAGACGGTGCTCGTACTTCGACATATCAGAGTGCAGCTGATGGTGGATCTTCAACTGAGCGATCTCGTTCTTACAGTCAGCCTTGACCTTGTCCATCTCAGTAACCAACCGGGCATTATTGAACTCGGTTTGTTCCAGGGTACTGACGGTGGTTTCAAGGGTTTTCTTCAGGGCGTCAATATCTTTAATGAGATCTTTGTTCCTGCGTTCTACGCTCAGGTAACGCTCAGTGTTCCCGCCTTCATCACAGGCTGCCTTGGTCCCAAAAATCCCGATACCTTCTAAGAGCTTAGGTTTTTCGAGGTCTTCGAAGGTGTAGTATAGTACTTCCCGTGGTTCAATACCGCAAGAAATACCAACATACAATCCGGGTTTCCGGTTATCGTCATACAGAATAGGGACCTGGTGAGATTTCCCCAAGGCATTGGTATAGAGTGGTTTACTAATCCGCTTAGGATCGTTCACGTATACAACGTAAGACAATGTTCCGCTACAGGCCATCTCCTTATTGATTTCTGCCAACTGTTCGTTGAACAAATGTTTTGGGGAATTCAACGCTGGGCTGTTGATGTTCATCTTACCCAGGTACAACGTGATTCCCAGCAACTCACTGTGCAGGGCGTTGTTCTCTTCCACCAACGATTTACCCAAGTATATCTGAACCTGCAGACTGTTCGGCAGATCCTTGTAATACATTTGGTTCCCGTTGCGGAGGTTCTGCTGTTCTTTAGACAGCTCGCTCAGGATCTTCTTGTCCAACTTCGTCAAGGCGTCTCCCTCATTGATCATGAGGTTTTCCAAGTAGACGTTTGCAATGGTTACGTACAAGTAACGGTCTTCTCGGAAGGTGGCTTCAGAGCTGGACTTAATAATGTACGCCAAACCACCTTTAACCTTGACGACTACTTCATCAGCGGAAGTATTAGTTACCTTATACTCCAGCTTGAAACTGTTCACATTGGCGCTCATTGTTAAGTCTCCAGCTTGCTAGTGCTTCCAAAGAAGCAATAGTTAATCTTTAGTCCCCTTGATAATGTAGGTTTCAAAATTTGTAAGGAGGCAAAAAAGAAAGCCTCCCACCCCACCGCCCGGAAGACCGGACGGCAGGGTAGAAGGTTCTCACATCAAGCCCGGTAAGGCTACCAGACACCATCAGTCTTCAGGGTCAAGGACCCCGTAGTAGGTGCCGGGTAGCATTATGGGTTTGGGACAGGGGTGGTCCCCTTGGTCGCGTCGATCAGTTCGGCCATACGGCCGTCCAGACCATCAACAGCAACGCGCTGTTTAGCCAGCTGAGTAAGCAGGCCTTTGTCACCCAGGAACTCGTGGGCATCTTCGATCGTCAGCGAGCCGATGATCGGGCACAGCGGCCAGTGCTTGTAGGTCGGCAGGGTCATCACGACACCGAAGTCCTGCTGATCACGAGTCACGTTACCCTGTACGACGATGTTCTCTTTCGAGATGTTCACGCCGATGCCGCCCAGCGGGTTGATGAACTCGCTGGTCGAGGTGTTCTTCGGCACGATCAGCAGTTGGCCGATCTGGCTGTCGAAGTTGGTTTCCTGCACGTCCAGGGTCTGGTTTGGACCGATGGAACGAGCGTCGCCCGAACGCATGATGAAGCGCGTCAGGTTCTGGTGGATGACCACGGTCCACTCCGGTGCAGCAGCACCGCCGTATTCCGAGATGGCCGCCAGGCCGGACTTGGTGTTCAGGGCCGCGGTGATGTCGCTGATCTCGTTCAGGAGAGAAGCGGTCACGTTGTCGAACACACCCTGCGAATCGACGCTGGAAACGACGTCACGCAGTTTCATGGTGCGGTTGACAGCCGAAGCAGTCACGTAGTGCTGGCCAGCCAGAACGTTGGAGCCCTGGTTGTTGCCGACTACTGGAGCGCCGTCGATGGAGGTGATGTAGCGCAGGTGTTCCTGAGCGACTTCGAACGCCTTCTTCGAGCACTGGTTGTTGATCACAACCGACATCTGCTGGATGGCGAAGTCCAGGGCCGACTGGTTGTTGTCGTCAGCACTGATCGGGTACTTGACCGAGATCGGGCTGTTGCGACGAACCGACAGACGCTTGAAGGCGTCGAACACTTCGATGCGGTAGCCGAAGTTGCCGCGCGAGGTGTTGCTCACGTTGAAGGTGAACTTGGCGGCGGCAACGGTGCCGTCGGTGAAGCTGCGGATCAGGGCTTTCTGCTCGTCGGTAGCACGACCAACAGTGATGTCGTTGCCGGTAGCGATTTCGCGCAGGGCAGCGATTTCAGCGGTACCGCCCAGCAGGCGCAGTTCGTTGCCCTGGCGCTGGTAGTTGCCGTTGAAGGAAACGTTCAGCAGAGGCTCGAAACCAGCATCCTTGAAGGCCTTGAAGACGGTCTCGCCGACTTCTTTGCCGTCTTTGTCCAGCACCGAGAAGCCGGTGTGCAGACGCAGGTACAGGCTCAGGCCACGGTCATCGCTCGACTGAGCGGTGGTGGTTGGGCCGAAGGTGTTGTTCGACATCGCCTTGGTGTTGATGAAGAACGAGGTCGCGGTGCCGCCGAGCTTGCCGGTGATACCGATCGACGCCAGCGAGATCGAGTTGGATTCGATTTCGTCGGTGTTGGTCCAGGAGCGCTGGCCAGGAGCCTGGGTCAGAGCCAGCAGGTTCGGGATGGTCACCGGCACTTTCAGGTACTGGGTGCGGTGAGCGTCACGGCCGTAGGCGTCAGCATCTGGGTAGTTGACTTCGGTCGGAGCCACCAGGGATTCCGGAGCGAAGAGCAGACGGTTTTCGTGGCTGGCGGTTTCCGGGTAAACCGGATACAGGGCCAGGACTTCGTCTTTGAACATGTCGCCGGACTTCAGCAGGCCGAAGATCGGGCGCAGTTCCGAGGCCGACTGCCAGGCGCTGTTGCCGTAGGCGTAGTGGCCCAGACCGGCAGCACGAACTTTCAGGCTGGCGCCTTCGTCTTCGTACTTGACGGTGATGGTGGAGAACAGAGCCTCGGCTGCCTTGGTCTGCAGGTGCGACTGGGCGTTGAGGGTCAGGTTGGCCGCTTTGATGTCCTGCTCTTTACCAGGCTCGTTCTGCAGCGAGAAGCCTTCGTAACCAGCTACCTCGGCGAGGGTCTTGCCGACGTCGCGGAAGTATTCCAGCTCGGCCGACGGAGTCACCTGACGGGTCAGGGCGCCGTGGAAGGCGTCGAATTGCTTGTGGGTGATGCCCTGAACGATCTTCTGCAGCTCCAGGCTTTCCTGGCCGGCAACGTTACCCAGGCCACTGGAGAATGCAGAGAAAGACTCCGCGCCCTGGACAGCGGCGAAGGAGGACGCTTGAATTGCGGTTTTGATCGCGTGGAAGGAGTTGCCGCCTTCCTTCAACGACGCTTCGAGGTTCTTGAAGGCCATGGATTCGAATCCTATTCATGACTGGGATGTGAACAAATATATTTGTCTGTGTACTGCTACACATAAAATACAGTGAAGTACTACGGGTTCTCGATACTGACCAGCTTGTAAACCTCAGCCATGGTGAATTGGCCGAGACTCGGTTTTACTACTTTTCCGAAGTGAGTCTCGAAATAACCCACCTTGGCTTGGAGCGTTTCCAGCAGTGCGCCGGAGAACGTTGTGGCCTCCAAACGGTCGAAACCACTGACGTGTACATCGTCCGAATCGTTGAACAACACGATCAACACGTTTGCACCCGCCGCCAAAGAATTAAAACTGTTACATTCTTTGTACTTGTCGGATAAGGTTTTACCGTCAAGCCCATTGAATGAAGCTTCCACCCGACCGCCGTTGTAACCGTCCCCGAAGACATGCTTCGGGTCTACGAGCGGAACACCCATCTGCTGAGCCACTACATACTGAAACTTCAGGATGTTCGCGATCTCATCGAAAGTGAGTTGCTGATGATATGATGAAAGTTTGAACGCGTCCTTCAATGGGATCGATTGCTTGACCAGAAGACGGTGCATCTCACTGGTCAAGAAGAACACCGAAACAGGCGTCCCGTGGGGGGTCTTAAGAATCATGCTCAGCTCCTAGGAGTCATCGAATGAACGATTTGCTGGTACTGGTTAAACTTTTGTGCGCGATGTATCAAGCCAAGAAGCTGAAAGATCAAAACCTGATCGCAGAGCTGACGGACACATTGCGAGAGTTGCCGGTTCCTCCTACTGATATTTACTCTCAGGATAAGGAAACCCGTGACAACATCAAGGCGACGATCCAGTGGCTGGTTAAACAGCCAGAAGATGAAGAGATCATAAAATCAGTATTGATGCAGCGGGTTCGTATGTTCTGCAAGAACGACGACACCCTGAAAGAAGTAGTAGAAGCCGGTCTGGAAGATTACCCGACCGAAGAGATGACCCGTAAGGTTGTCTACAAGCACATCACCGAGATCCGTTTGAACTCGGAAGGTGAAGAGTTCGCTAAGCGCTTTAAGAAGGTCTTGAAGGATTTCACCTACAAAGACCTCGGCGACATGGAACTGGCTGACTGGTCTCACCTCGCTGACCTGATCAACGAACGGATGGCAGTTCAGTTTGATGAACGTCAATCTGAGATCGTCCACTCGGTCAACAGCGAAGACCCTGAATCGTTCCATGCCATCATTGAAATGGCCAAGAAGGAAAACAGTAAGGAAGGTATCCTTCGTTTGGGTATGCAAGGGGTTAACGAAGCCCTTGAACCTGACGGGGGTCTACGCCGTGGTAAGTTCTATCTGTTCAACGCACTGACCAACCGTGGTAAGTCGTTGACCATGGCGCACGTTATTGCTTCGGTTGGTTTGTACAACAAGCCTCTGCTGCGTAACAAGGCCAAGATCCCGACGATCCTCCAGGAGTCTGCAGAAGACACCATGGACCTGATCATCATGCGGATGTACAAGTTGGCAATCACCGTCAAGAACGACGAGCTTGCTGACTTCCAGAACACCGAAAAAGAAGATATCGTTCAAACCATCGTCGACTGCTTCAAAGAGAACGGATGGTTCCTCATCATCAACCAGATCGAATCCAGTAAGGACACTGCCAACGCAATGTTCGACCGTGTTCGTAAACTGGAGATGAAGGGTCACGAGATCATCTTCTACGGTTACGACTACTGCGGCCTGCAAAACATCGACAAGATTCCGGGTGAAACCAAATCCGATAAGCTGCAGCTGCACTTCCGCAAGATCCGTGCGTTCATCATTGCTCGCGGTATCTGCTTCGCTACACCTCATCAGCTGTCTCCAGAAGCCAAGCGTAAGCTCCAGGAGTCGGATGAAGAGTCTGAGGTTTACTTCGCCCGGGAAGTTGCGGGTAAATCTCTTACCGAAACCTCTACCAAGATCACGAACGAAGTAGACGTAGAAATCACCTTCCACGTTGCCAAGACTTCGTTCAAGAACTATTGGACCTACTGCGTTGGTAAACAGCGTGGTGAAGGTTGTGCTCCAGAGAAGCGTTTCGGTATTTACGACATTGATCCTGACAAGGGTCTTAAGCACGACGTGTTAGGTAAACCGCAATTCAGACGTTCACTTGCATTCCGCTTGGATGCCGATGGCAATCAAATCAAGGACTTCGACGCGTTCTGATGTACCACTATACTCCCTCTGGCTTGCGGGCCAGAGGGAGTATAGGTTTATAGCCGCTACTTAGCCCATGTGGTCACGGGACTGTGCGGGGGATTTAAAGCTATCTGGCATACGGGCCGCCGAGCTTTCACAGAGAGACTCTACCCGACCTTCTTTTTTACCCTCAGCAAAGGCATACTCAATCATTTCCTTGACCTTGCTGCTGTCCAGCCCCAGGTGAGCTTTACCCATCTTTTCAAGAAGCTCCTGGGGGATATCTTCTTGATGGCCGATGCGGAACTTGCCATCGATCCATTCCTCGACCGACTTCAGCGCAATGGCAAAACGCAGGAACCGGATTTGACTACCCGCCGTATCGAGGTCGGTGGGTTGCTCGAACAACGCCGCTGAGTTCCAGTTAGCCAAACGGAGCGCGTCGTGGTAGAGCCCCGAGAAAGGCAGCGATGGCAACTCTTTGTAGCCTGGGTGTGCTTTGATTTCTGCCTCGATTTTCAAAACAGTTTCCAGTGTGTCTTGTGCTACCTTTTCTTTTTGGGCTTGCAGCTCTTCTGCAAAACCATTTACTGCTTTTTTCATAGCTTGTTCTTTATAGTTCATCGTCCCTTTCCTTTGGTAGAGCAAGAGCGTTAGTAGATGTCGCTAACGCTCCGCTAGTTAATATCGTGAAACTCTCCCTACTCCCCCACCCGGTTTCCCAGACGGTTTAATTACATACCAATAGCAACCCCATTAGACAATCACTGGACTGCCTTCTCTTCGTTGTTGATGAAGAAGGAGATCTTGGAATGCTCACGGAACACAGGAGACTGGCTTTGGGTATCCATACGCAATTCAGTGTACAGATTGGTGATACTACCCTCCTTGAACGTGAGGGTTTCGCTACCACTCATGTAGAAGTAACGGCACGGGGTGTCAGGTTCAATCCAATCAGCAAAGGAGTTGTGCCATTCGACTTCCATCTCTTGGCCGTCATTGTAAGCGTTCTTGCTCAGCAGTTTACACATGTTAGACGACGCCTTACCGCTAAACGGCACCATCTCTTCACCGCTGGTACGCTTGCTGGTCTGGAACTCCGACAGGGAATCACCCCGGGTGGTCATGTTCTGACCCTTATTGTAGTAACGCCCCGTTTCACCCATGATCGCTTCAGGGCTGGTCACACGGTAACCCATCCCTTGGTTCTGACGTTCAATGTCCCGGTTGTCTGCCATGTCACCATCACCGGTGGACAAGATGGTCATCTTGTTGCCTTCGATGAAGTAACTGTTCTCGATCGTGGGGAAGACGTTCTTAGGTAGGCGGTAGATGTCAACCGTCTTACGGGCTGTCTCGTAGCGTCCTACCTTGTACAACGGGTAGATGTACCACATCCCTTTCCGGTAATACTGCCCCATCCCCTTACTGTAAAAGCCGAACTCTTCGTGTTGCTGGAACCACTTAGCCAGAATCACCAGAGGAACAGCCGCAGGGATGGAAATACGACCAAAGGTTCGGTCGTTATCGAAAGGGGTTTCGATGTTTACACCCCGGAACTTATCCGGCCCTGTCAGGTTCAACAGGTTACCGTACTCGGTCAGGATACCGTGGATAACCTTATCGAGTTTAGCCATGAGGAAGTTGTCAGTAACCAGTTCGTTCTTCAACAAGGCAAAGCCTGGCTCCAGTAACTGGAACGAGACTGTCACCATGTTGAGGTCGTCCTTGGCTACCAAATCCGCCAGTGCCGTGTCGTTACCTTGCATCTCAGGGTTGGTGTCCCCGAGTGGTGTCGCACGGTAACGCTTCATGGTCTGCGTGTACCCCACACGGTTAACTACCTCGATGTAGAGGTTGTCCTTGTAGGGAAGGATCTGCTTCATGTACACACCCGGTTGGATCTGCGCACGTATCTCGCAGTCATCCGATGCGCCACCAGCAAAGTTTGCATTCCGACCAAACCCGTTAGGGATCAGCAAGGGGATCTGGTCCACCGGGGTAATCACCGTCGCTTCCATTTTGATAAAGCGACGACTCCCTGAATCGTTCACGGCATTTGCGTGATCGATCAAGTTCTGTAACGGACGCGGGTAGTTCATCAGTTGCCTCCGTCAAAGATCCAGTCAGGGTTACCCAAAAGCAGGCTATCCTTCATCGGGCTGATGGTAGCAGGGGCTTGGTTGAACCACCCCGGCGCTTGGTTCTGTTGGTAAGTAGCGCTTGGCAGGAACTCAGGTGCCGAGTTCAAGTCGTCCAAGTGACTGATAAAGGAATAGTCGTCTTCGCCCTTACCAGTACCCATCCGGTGCATCATGAACAGAGCACCCATACCCATGAGGCCCTGCGCGTTGTGCATCGCGTCATCACGGTACTTCTCGCGCACTTCCTGATTGACCCGGAATGGCTTAATGAGCTTGTACTTGGGGTACAACAGGTACGCCACGCTTTCCAGCTTCTTCAGCTCCTCCATGGGAGGATAGCGCCAGCAGTTGGTACGGATGATCTCACACCACAGTGCAAGGTACTCCTGGATGGACTCGTACATCTCCACCACGTTCTTGTTGGCGTTCTTGAAGCCCAACTTATCAGGGCTGTCGATGTGCTCCAAGATATCCATGATGCGAGGGACCTTCAACTCCCGTAGTTGGGGCTCGGAGAAGAAGTTATGGTCGTTGGCAAAGCCTTCGTTGACTTGTTCGTAGCGCCCACGCAACTGTTCGGTGGTCATCAACGTTTCCGGAGCAATCCAGACCGGGTAGGCCTGGAAGCTCAGGAGGTTGTACAACTCGATCAATCGCGCCCGGACTACGCAGTATCGGGCGTCAAGCATTTAGAGGGGTCCTCCCAAACGACGCGTCAATTGAATCAGGAGCAGGAGAATAGCTCCGTTGTACAATTGTTCGGTCTTGGTCAGTTGGAAGTACGTCTTGCAATACTTCAACAGACGGGGTTTATCCACCAAGCGGTTCTTGAGGATGTCGTAAACCAACTCCTCGAATTCCCCGGACGGCTTGTGTTGGTAGAACCCTTCCGAGAACAGGTAGGTAATCTTCTCCTCATGGCTAGGCCGCAGGATCGGGAAACCTTCCATGTTGTAATACTCTTTGTGGGTCAGGTACCGCTCTGGGTCCGTGGCCACGAAGTACTGGAACTTGCTGGAACGCAGGTTGCCGTAGAAGCGGGTTTGCACTAGACGGGTAGTCTCAATGATCTTCGCTTCGTTGGTGCACTGGTCCAGCAGGTTGAAGTCACCCCGCAGCAACACCTCCCAGATGTTGAGGTCACCGCCCTTGCCGTATTCCCGTGCACCGTACTCCGTGGAGAACTGGTTGATGATCGGGTAGGTGGTCCGGTAGTCCGGTTCCATGACCGCATTGATGAAGTTCACCAAGTACTGATCGTAAACCTTCTTACCTTCGTATTCCCACGCAATGGTGCGTTCAGGGTCCCAGTAGAAGTTACGCATGATGGCGTTGGCAATGGTGCCCTTCCATTGGAACAGCTCACCGGCTACCTCGAACTCTTTGGTGGTAACCAGCCCTACACCGCCGTGAAGTACCGAGTCTTTGCTGTAGACCAGTTCTTCCACCACCCGGGCATCCAACTCAGCCCACAGGTCCTTGGTCAGGATACAAACCATCTGCACCGTAACGGAGTAGACCTTGTTCGCGGTGATGTTACGAATTTCGGGCTGGGTGGTAACCCGTGCCAAGCCTGCATTGCCGTCACCGATGTCAAACACCATGACAGTGTTGATGGTCGGGGCGATGTCAAAGCTCAACCAACCTTGGTAGGTATTCGAGCTCTCACCTTTCTCGGGGTCGAAGTCGAATGCACCATCACCTTCCTGTTTGAACAGGGCTTTACTGATGCGGGTGTACGACTGGTAGGTTGGGCAGTTCGACGGGGCAAACGAGAAGGTCTCCTCGTCGGCTCCCAGGAACGGACGGTAGATCTCCGTCAACCGAGGAGTGCCGTCTACCATCGACAGCAACGACATCTCCGGTTGGTACGCGGAATCTACGATCGAATGGCGGTATGCGTCCGAATAGATCTTTGGACGTTCTTCTACTGGGGCGTCTACTTGACCCAGTGGGTTAATGGCAAGGGACATTATGTTCTCTCCAGAATGTTGTGCGCCTGGAGGCCCAGGGTCGCCATGTAAATACCGTAGTGTTCGCCAGGCAACCCACGACCTTTGTCAATCTCGCGGAGGATCTTCGGAACGTGGTGACCCCATGGACGAGGGAGTTTATCCCACGGATACCAGACGAAGATGGTTGGCATCAGGTTCCAGTCTTCTGGGTGTGCGTCCAGATCCTCCCAGAAGCTCGGTAGGTAGTCGCGGATGGCATAGTCGAGGGTTACCACTATCCGATACGTGTTTTGCATCGTAGGCGGTCGTGTGAGTGTTACAACGCCATTCTCGTCCATGACGATCTGCTCAGGGCTGACTTGGATGTCATCACTGAACACTTGGACCAAGAACGGAGACCAGAACTGGTGGGTAACCGTCTTGTGCCGACGGAGCATGTACTGCTTAACCTTCTCGTTCCACTTGAACCCTGGAATCTCAAAGATGTTGCACAGCACTTGGCTTTGCACATCCTGCAACTTCAACCGGGCTTGGATGATCGGTTGTACCCACGGTTGCTTCTTCATGGTCCAAGGGTCATGTGCAGGCAGACGCAGGTAGTACGGTGCCTGTTGGTCCCGGACTTCGGTAAACGGTTGGATGAACGCCATCTCGGGGGCCATCTTCACGTCAAAGCGTTGGGTGAACTGTTCCTGTGGACGAGGGATCCATTTCTGATCGATCTCGTCTTGGTAGATGTTGAGTGGGTACTCCAGTTCCCAGTGTGTGAACTCCGGGAAGAAGAAGGAGTAGTTCAACTGGGCTTCCCACTTACCCATGACAGAAGCCTTACGGGCTTGTGCCACCACAGGCTCTGCAAACATGATCCCGATGTTGTTCAGCTTCATCGGGGTGACAATGCGCTTGTGCTTACCCGCCACGTTGGAGATGGTGGTAAACGGTGCCTTACAGCGTTCACTGAACCACTCTCCCAGTTCAGGGGTGGTGGGGTCGTTCTTCTTCCACAACGTGTGGACGTGTTCCATGAACTCAATGATCGCTGGGTTAAGCCCCAGGTGCACGGTAGCACTGAAGTTCATGTTAGTGACTTGCTGGCTTTGTTGGTAGTTGATACGACGAATAAACTGCTTAGCCAACTTGTCACTGTTGAAACCGGCAATGACCGATACCCGAACAATCGAACCGGTAAAGCCTGGGTAGATCAGCATGGGTTTTTCTTGCGTGTCCATCCACACCGCCCGCTCAGTCATCTCACGACGCTGGTTGGCATTCCCCGAGTTAAACTCGTGGGGTTCGAATTCGGCTACCACAAATAGCTTGTTGCGGTAGACGCCGTCAGTGAAGATGTCACTGCGGTATTTGTCGGTGGCGTTAGCCCCGATCAGCTTGGCAACTTCGTCTTGACCGTTGTAATAGATCTGGGCGGTAGATTCCAAGCCATAGAACTTCAGCATCTGCCGAAGGGAGTCGAGCACAGCCGGTCGGACAAAGGACCGATAATCTTCTTCTGAAGGAACAGATGTTTTGAGGATCATGAGTTGGAACCCATTAAAAAGAATATAACCAGTACTGGTAGGTAGCCCTACCAGTACTGGGCCGGTTATTGCGTTGCCTCAGCGTAACGGATCAGCAACACAGGACCGCGAGGAGGTTGCACCACGGCTACACCGCTTACACCGTCGTTGAACTTCTGGATAACCTTGGAGGTCCCAAGTTCTTCAACCGTGAGGTCGCAGATGTTGAGTGGCTTGAGGTAGGCGATAACAGCCTTCGTCATGGCGCTGGTGAGCTGGCTGCCAGTAAAGACAGAACCCTTCACCGAGAAGACCTTGGAGGTCAACGCCAAACGCAGGCGTTCAACGCACAGATCAGGCTTAGTCCGATCCTTAGGACGACCCAAGACAGCTTTGTTCTTCACCTTGATGCTCAGGGTGCCGTACAGGGTGATGCAGTCGGGTTGGATCCCCACCGTCAACACCTGTTCGTTCGACGTGGTGAAGTCAGCCACCAAGTCTTCCGGCTCGAACATCGGGTAGTCGATACCCGGCAACAGGTTCAGGTTGTACTTCTCGGAGAAGCGGGCCATGAACGAGGTGTAGGTCTCACCTTGATCTGCGTCGATCTCGCATGGACGACGACGGAAGACCTGTGCGACGTTAGCCTTGGGCATGGGTGCACGACGGACCTTACCTTGGTATTCAATCATGAACACCGCAGTGGTTTCCGAGGTCGACATGGCCGAGTTGATCACAGCGCCCTGGGGGAGTTGCTTCTGCACCGTTTCCAGTGCTTTGGGGTGTACGTTGTCCAGGGACATGATTACTCCTTGGTTTCCGCTTCTTCAGTGGCTTTAGAGAAGATCTTCGGGTTGATCCCGGAGATAGCCTTGTCGTAACCCGACATGCGTTTGTTGTGGCCCTTGAGTTCCTCACGAACAGACTTCAAGGCTTCCTTCGCATCGGCGATACCCTGCTTAACCTTTTCACGGTTAGCCGCTACCACGTCGGAGTTCTTCTCATCACCCTGACTGGCGCCGTCGGTGTTCTTCTTCAGATCATCGAGGGCTTTCTTGGCTTCGTTACGTTTGGTTACCAGACCGGAGTTACCCGACACTTCCTTACGGAGCAGACCCAGCAAGGAGTCAATGATGCGAGGTGCAATGGCTGCCGTGGAGATGGCGTTAACCGCCGTCTTCATTTTGCCCGTCGGATCAGTTTCTTCAGCCAGCTTGATAATACCCTGCTTGGCCGCGTCATTGATGGCCACCGACTTGTCTGCCATGGCTTGCAAGGCTTTCTTGTTGGTGTCTGCCTTGGCAATGATCTTGTCAGCTCGCGCTTGACTGTCTTCGGGTGAAACCATTTCCATGATCGCATCGAAAGACTCCAGCAAGGATTCGTAGGCTTTCTTACCCATCTCCTTGATCTTGTCGAAGACCTCACCTTCATTACCTGCCCGGAAGCGGATATCGTTGGCCAGTGCCACACCCTGCATGTAACGTGCCGCAGATGTGTCTTCACCGTTAAGGTAGTCTTCCAAACCTTGGAGAACCTCGATGCCGTGGTCCATCTTGCAACCACACTCGCAGGATTCATTCGCTTGGCATTCCAAACCGCCAATGCTGAAGTCCGGAGTAGACACCGGGTGGAGTTCGTTCTGGTCGATCGGGGCGTATTCTTCTACGCCATGACGTGCACCGAACTGGCTGGCCACGAAGACGTCGAGGATGTGCAATACCTTCTCCATGAAGTGGAGAGTATCCACATCCCGCTGGAACGACAGGAAATGGATGTTGCAATCCTTGGTGACGTAGTCCATCCAGTCGTCAAGACGCTTGTTGGCGAACTCAACGATAGCATCACAGCCTTCGGTGTATTCGTCATCGTCCAGCTTGTTGCCCAACGCGCAAACCGTCATCGCCACCGAACGCGGTTCAGGGAAGGTAGGTTTCTCGGCCCAACCCATACGCCGTAGTTCAAGCAGGTAATCGTTCAGCTGCTTGTTGACCTTCAGCTCCGAACCGTCGTAGTAGTCGAAGCGATCGCGAATGCCTTCCAACATGCCGTGGAAGATCTCACGCAGTTGTTGGCCACCCTCATTGATGGGTCCCAGCAAGCCCAGACCAAACATCAAGTTACTCAGGTGGGGATTCTCCTCT